CCCTCTGCACCGCCTGAAAGCGAGCCAATTTCTGGAACGGATCCTTTGGCTGAGCCTGAAGCTCCTATCTCTCCTGAGCTTCCCGGTGAAGAGGGATCTGAGGAAGATAAAGATAAGGTTACAACTAGCGAAGAGGCCGGCGAGGCTCTTGAGAAGGCTAAAGAATCTCTTACTAAAGTTAAAGACTTTGTAGTTGATGAGCTAAGTTCTCCTGATTTCGATGCCTCTAGTGCAGATGCTGGCGTTGATATGGTTGAACAGGGTAAGGGCCTTGTTGAAAAGGCCGAAGGTGAGGGCCCCGAAGCGCTTGCTTCCGAGTTGATGGAGTTCGTAAAACACGCAGAGCTTTTCTTAGAAGCAAAGAAGAAAGCTCCTAAGTGCAAAAAGTGTGGTAAAAATCACTTCCCCTTCCAGAAATGCCCCACCGGAAAAGAAGAGAAAGGTAAGGGTAAAGAGAAAGAAGAGAAGGGTGATAAATCCGAAGGCAAGAAAAAGGAAGCCGCAGCCACTGGTAAGGAAGTAAAAGATATTTCCGCTCCCGCTAACAAAGGAACTGCTGCTAAGGATCCAACGGGTAAGGAAGTAAAGGATATTCCTGATGTTGTTTCTCCTCTTGCATCTGACTCAGTAGATAGTGATAATGTTGGCGGCCAAGATATGCGCATAGAATCTAAGCCCGAGCAGCACGCAAAGGATATGGCCGCCGCAACATCCACCCCCTCTGGCAAGGTTGCTTCCGAGAGCTTTGCTGAGAAGGTTGGTGCTACCATTCAGGCCGAGCAGCTTCGTCGTGAAAAGGACCTTGCAGTTGCTAAGATGAAGAGGGCTTTTGATTTAGCTTCCATTCTTGCCAGCAAGGGCCATATTGCAGATACCGAGATTCGTAAAAAGGCTGATGAATTTTACGAGCTTTCTGATGATGCGTTCTCTTCTGTTAAGAGAATTGTTGAGGCGATGTCTAATGCTCAGGGTCGGGTTAAGGTAGCCAGTGCAATTGCTTCTATTGGCAATGTTAATGGCGAACGTACTTTAACTGGTGATACTCCTGCAGATGAGAAGTCTCTTACTGAGAAACTCTCTGGTATCTTCACTGGTCCCAAGATTCGCTTTAAGTAAAATATTTAGTGGTGAGGGGGTCTATATGACCCCCTCACTTTTCCTAATTTTTTAGGCGGAGGATGATATTATGGATATCGGTAAAGAGCTTGTCAAGTTGGCAGACGAACTCGATAAAGAGGGTTATGTGGAAGCTTCTAATAAAATTGATGAAGTTCTTACACGCATTGCCGCCAAAAAAGATGACAAAAAAGAAGAGAACTTTCTACCTGTTCTTAAAATGCGTTGCACAAAAGATGGCGATGATGGTTCTTATACTGTTATAATTGAAGCTCCAGCGGGTATAGCCCCAAATGACCCAGTCGTATTAGAATACATGAAAAAGTATGGGCCATATGATGATATTGATGTTGACTATAGAGATATGATGGCTGATTCTGATCCATCAAGACTTAATAAATTTACTTATACCATTCAAAATAGAGGTAAGAGTCAAAATCCCGAATTAGATATATCTGGAATTGTCCCCCCTAAGCCATAAAGTTAGACAGTAAAGGAGAAGCTTATTATGATGAGGCCGTTAGACGTAGAAGGATTACCGACGGGTCTTTATAGTGTGGACCCAAATGCCACGTTTCAACCTGGAATGGTCGGCGGTCTGCAGGCTATTGGTGGTGAAATTTTTATGACTGTGTGTGATGGTGTAACAGTTCCTCCATATGGTATATTTGATGATGTTAAAACTCATGCTTTTACTAAGCCAGTATATCATGAGCGCGTTCTTTTAACCCCAGATCCAACTTTTGTTAGTACTGATCAGGCTGGAATTTTATATATCAATCGGTCTTTAGATAAATCTTTAAGAACTGGAAATATTATTCCATATTCTTTTAAGGTGGACGTTGATGTGGTTTTGAATCCAATTAATGGTATCGTTACTTTTCCAGCAAATACCCCTCTTAATTATTCTGTGTCTGGAACGTTACCATACGACTCCATTCTTGCTGTGGCCTCTTATACATTTGAAATAGCTGGCACTCCTGGAGATGACACAACGAGGGGAAGTGGGAAGGTAACAGTGTGGAATAGACGTGGAGAGTATATTACTGATCAGTTTGACACTCTTGCCACCTATCCACTAAACGCTCCATTATATGTGTGTGGGGGAAAGTTAACCACCACAGCCCCGTGCGATACAGCACCTATGGTGGGATTTGTTACTGGTCCGCCTTCTACTATTAATGCGACTTTACAATTCCTTTGGTGGTGATAGATGCCTAATGCGAACTTAAAAGAAAAGGTGACCGAACGTATCGCGGATACTTTACTTAACACTCCGTGGTGGACAGTATTCAAAGAAGAAAATTATAGACTGTCCTTAGCTAATAAGCTAATCAACGCTTACCTTATTAATAAAGGCAAGAACACACTTACGGAACCTGAATTAAACGATTTACTTAAGCGTGTTGTTTCAGCGGTTACATACGCCGCAGCAAAACCCTCTGATTTATCTAGAGGTGATTTAGCTATGGCTCAAAAATTTACACACGATGCATACTCAGCAATGATTACAGCACTAACCCCAGTAACACATATTCCAGAAAATATTCCAGAGACAATGTCTGTTCAACCTTATGCTGGAAAAAATGAATTTGATTTACCATTACCACGTATTGCATTGGGTAAAATGTTCAGGGGAACTGTGGCTGACATTTTTAGTATTCAATCTATTTCTAAAATGTTGGATGAGGCCCTTGGTGCACCAGATAAGGAAAATAGAAAAAACTTTTCGTTTACAGAAATAGAGGGACTTTTAAAGGCTTATTTTATAAATGGTGTTTCTGAAGCTTGGCGTAATGCTGTGAAGGAAACATATCATATTTCCGCTCCAACTATTTTTTCAATGATTAAAATCGCTGATGCTCTAGACGAAGCGGGTTATGAGCAAGAGGCTAATGAAATTGATTCCATTGTAAGGGGGCTCTTAGATGACCAGCAAAATTGATTATTCTGGGGCGTTTGTCGCTCTTCACCGAATTGCAACTGTACTAAAAGAGTACGACAAGAGTGTTGAGGCTGACGCTTTAAAGGCGGTTATGTGTAATGATATGGCCGCATTAGAGAAAACCAGTTTGTCTGGTGAACAACTTTTGAATCTTCATAATGAGATTCAAGCTGCAATGGACGAAGAGAAAGCCCCCTCTGTAGTTCGCGCTGCAGTAACTGAAATTTTTAAAACCCCGCTTAAAGCCATGGGAGTGAAAATGTCTAATAAGAAAATAGTGAGTTCTAAGGTTAAGATAGCTGCTAAAGCGCCAGTCACCACTTATCTTAGATTGGAATCTGACCGCGCCTCTCGACCAAAAGAAATCACTCGTCCCTTGGTGTTGCGTAAGAATCTTAAAATTGACACCACTGGCTATAGTAACTTAGATCAGATTGGGAGTGGCGAAATACCCTCTATGGTTACAGATGCTTATGATAAAGCAGAGGAGAATTATAACTCTAATCCTAACTCTAATGTTAATAAGGGCCGATTTAAAGATACCCAAGAGGCCCATGATAAATCTGGTGTGCTAATTGTTCCATCCTATATGAATTATGGTGTTATGTTTAGAGATGATGTATCTCATATGATTATGGAGCAAGTGGCTAATCGTGGAACTACGGGATTGTCCACTTATGTTGGTGGTGTTCCTTTAAATAATAATGATTTAAATACCATTGGTGATGTGGCCGTTCGCTTAGTTCTTAAAAATGAAACCAAACTTGCAAAGCGCGCCGCAGCAATTATTTATACTGAGTTGTTGAGACGAGCTGCGGGAAAACCAGAGGGACTTAATAAAGCCGCTTATGATAATACATCAATGGCATGGCGCTGGCCCATGGTTTCTAGAGAAGTGGTTTATCCTATTCGCCCAACATCTAATGCTATTCAGTATGCACACCCAGATCAAGCCGTGAGTATTGACCCACGTTCTTTATTCGGTATTATAATGCGTATTGATATTAAAAATAAAGTAATGCAGAATGCAGCCACTAGTCGTCCTATCGGAAGATCAGCTGAAGATTTGAAAGTTCATTATCTTAAAATGTTAAATGCTGGCGAGTTTGCTGAAGCTTTGAAGTTTCGTAAATCAGCTGCTGATATTTATGATGTAAATTGTGGAGAGTATGACGATAAGATTGTTGAAAGGGCCCATAAAGAGCCTTACGTGAAAGTGGAAGATGGTATTTTCCCAACAATCACCAAACAGCAGGATATAGATGAAGCAGCAGCTACAACTACTCCTACTGGAAAAGTAAGTGATGAACCTAAACACTTTGCTTTTATTGATTTGAAAGATCTAACGGATAAATTCATATCAGCTAAAAAAGAAGAAGATAAAAAAGATGAAAAAACTAAAGAAGAATCTGAACCAGTAGATTTATCTTTTGTTGTTCCCTCTCTTGAGGATGAGGGAGAGTATCCTTTTTCTCGGGACATTGAAACCAAGGACATGGAAGATGTTTTAAGTGGCCCTGAAGTAACAGAGATTGGAGAAGAGGTAGAGTCTCCTCTTGGGGAACAGATTCAGAATACTGGTATTAATTTTTCCATTAATCCAGATACTGGAATTGTAACACTTAACGTTAATATGACTGCTAATAAAACTTTTGATTCTACTGCAGAGGCTATGGACTGGGCAGTAAAATTAAGTGAGTTGCTTAATTCCAGAATGGCAGATATTAAAGCAGCTGGTTATAAACTTCCTGCTATTATTAGAGCTGCACAGGTACATAATGAGTTTGTTAAGTTTTTAGCCTCTAGTGTTATTTTTTCTAGAAACATTAACACTCTACTTGATATGGTGGGTGATTTTGATTAAACATAGTGATTCAAAAATTGAAATTATAGAAAAGGCCACTTCTTTTATTACTTCTTCTAAAAATAAACTAGAAGAGGGTGATAAGTTTGGAGAAGAAGTAGTTGCCACAAGCCAGGCTTTAATGAGTATGGAACTGTATTCTAAAGACGCCACTTTACTTACTCAGTTAATTGGATCCGCATCTATAGTTCATGATATACAATTGAGAACTGGTCTTTTAGATACAATTGATGTAATTTTTCAAGAGTTTGGTATATATGCTGGTTACGTGATGGGCATAAATGATACCATTGCTATAGAGTTCACGTCATTAGTGGACGAAAAAGTATTAATTCCCACAGCCCAATTAAGAAAAGTAATTGCTGATCTCTATGAAAGTTCTGGAGATAAAAAATTATTAACAAGCCTTTCTATTTTAGATGGCATCAGGGCACAAGTAGAACAAAAACTTTTGGGTAAAAATACCGATGAGTTTTATGTTTGTAAAACAAAACAGGATTTAAATTGATATCTATTAATATTTTCATTTGAAGGTGGCTTGCAAATGTATATAGTTTGCAAAGCTTATTACTAAAGGAGGATGCAAAATGCTTTATTTATTTTACGAGGGTGGCAACCCGTTCGGATTTTTTGATTTTTACAACGATGCCACGTCCGTCGTAACCACAGCACCTCTCATTCAGGGCGGCATGATTGGCTTCTTTAAGTCTGTCAGCGGCGGTCCCTTGGGTGATGGGTACGGTCCAGTTATTCCTCTGGGCGATGGTCAGGACGAAGGCGCTGGTTCTCAAATTAAAACGGCGATTGCTCCCGCAACAACTCAGAACGGTTATGTTCACGAGTCATATACTCCGCTTGTGCTGATTGATGACGGCCACACGGGGTATGGTACTATGTTTGGTCATCAGTTTGGGTATGATAGTGGTTCCACTGCTTACAAATATTATCACGGTTGGCAGACTGGCGACCTAGTTGGTCCTAATACCATGGCGGGTTCTGGTAAAGTGACTGGCTGGTTCCAGAATGGGCTTTATGGTACGGACAATTATTTTGTTTATGATGAGGCTACCCCCGAGACACCTGGTACTGCTCTTGCGTGGGATGTCGTTGGTACTGCTGGTAACCACGGCGCTTCATTCTATAAGGGTGGCGGAGCCACCACTGGCACCGATTCTAAGACAACTGCTTATTTCGTGTCTTGGATGGGTGACCCATCTTACGTTTCGACGTCTTTCGCCGGCGTCGGTGGCGACACTGCAAAGAGCGTGATGCTCTTCGCGTGGGCGCAGTAAGGGAATTTAAAGGAGAAATGACGATGCCTAATATTAATTCTAACTCTCAAGTAGATGCCCTTAAGGAGCTGGTACGTTATGCTCAGCTTATTGCAGAAGGCGGCGAAAACCTTCCTAGCAATTTTGGACTTTCCAGCAACGAGTCCAGTTATTCCGAAACAGAAAAAGAGGCTCTTCTTAAAGAGGCTCTCGCTACTGATTCTGGCCGCGTAGCCCTCGGTCAGGCAATGGCAAATCCTATCCGCAGAAACCTTGACTACCAGGGTATTGGTCGCAAGGCCCTTATCGTAGATCCTCTCCCGCCCGGCGCCATTGCCGTATACGATAAGGATATCGACGTGGGTGCAACTGTTATTTCCTCTAACGGTGCTGCTCCTGAGTCGCGTGTGTTCGGTGACAGAGTATCTGTTCCCGAATTTGAAGTTGTTTCCTATCCTACAGTCCGTATTGCTGAAGTTCGTCGTCGTAGATTCAATGTAATCGACCGTGCCCAGCAGAAGGCTCGTCAGGAAATTCAGGCTCAGGAAGATGCTAATATCTTCGCGGCTCTTGATTTTGCCGCTGGCCAAGAGAACACTGCTCAGTCGATTCCTGCTGACTTGACTGTTCCCGACCTGCTTGCTCTTAAGAAGCAGATTGACCGCTGGGACCTTGTTACGACCAAGTTCATGCTTAATATTGAAGAATTCACCGACATCATGGGGTGGTATGCATTAAACTCTTCTGGTTATGGCGTGGATATGGTTACACAGCGTGAGATTCTACAGACTGGTCTCTACGCTCGTATCTGGGGTGCTGATATTATTGTTAGCAAGATGGTTCCTCGTGGCACCATTTACGCCCTTACGGACCCAGAGTTTGTGGGTGTAATGCCCGTGCGTCAAGATATCGAGGTATTGCCCGCTGATGAGCCACGACAGCTCAAATTGGGTTGGGTTGTTAATGAAATCATCGGTATCGCGGTTGTAAACGGTCGCGGCGTAGCCAAAGGAACAAAGGTTTAAGTTTTTAAATATCAATAGTTACGCTTAATAGGGGGCCGGAGAAATCCGGCCCCCTTGATTTTTGTCTATTAATGTATTATATTTACAGTGTAAACCTAAAGACATGAAGGAGAGTAAGATGGCGACTATGGGAGTATATGCAATTAAAAATAAAGTGAATGGTAAAATATATATAGGTTCCTCAAATGACCTTCATCGACGCAAGCTGGTCCATTTTAGGGAATTAACTAATAATAAACATTGCAATCGTTGGTTACAAAAAAGTTTTATCAAACATGGGATGGATAATTTTGAGTTTGAAATTATTGAAGAGGTTCAAGATGAATTAAAATTGATTGAGCGAGAGCAGTATTGGTTAGATTTTCACAAATCATATCAATCTCGAAATGGTTATAATATTTGTAAAGTAGCTGGAGGAACAGACGGCATTACGTATACAGAAGAGTCCAAACAGAAAATTTCGGAATCCAGATTGGGTTGTCCTGGCACTGGTAAAAATACAAAAGGGGACCCAAATAATTTTAAAGCCAAAACATATTGTTTTAAAGACCAAGATGGAAATAACATCGAAATTAAAAATCTAGAAGAATATTGTAGACAACATAGTCTCGATGAATCTCATATGAGAAAAGTCTTTTATGGTCGAGCTAAAACTCATGCGGGTTATTCTCTACCAGACTATAATCCTCCTCCAGTTAAAGAATACGATTTCAAGGACCCGCAGGGGAATATTCATCACGTAGTTGGGAATCTCAAGAAATGGTGCAGAGAAAACAATCTTCGATACAGTTCTGTTCAGTATCTAGTCTCTGGCAAAGTCTACCAAGTCCAAGGCTGGTCCCGCCCCCTTACCGAGCTGAAGTCAGCTTATTACAAAATCCAACATCCAGACAATAGTATTTCAGAAACCAATAACCTTGCAGAGTTTTGTAGGCAAAATAATTTGGACGGAGGCGCCATGGCTTTAGTTGTTCAAGGCAAACTCAAACAGCATAAAGGATTTAAGGTTTTAGAATCTTATGTTCCGCCTAATAAATCTCGGCGTAAGAATGTTAATTAACATGAGTCGTCGAGGCTTAAGAAATTGGGTATGGTTTAGCCGATATCGAACCGCAGTATTGGCCCCATGTTATATTTGTGGTTGGTTGCTCTCTTTTGATGAAGCCACATTGGATCATGTTGTGCCTAAATCCCTTGGGGGAAAAAACGAATTAAATAATTTAGAAATTTGTTGTGCGAAATGTAATCATAAAAAAGCTGACAGGCTTTTAAAAAATAACGGTTGACATTCCCTCTCTTTTAAATTATATTTCTATTGCACAACATATATATTAATAAAATAAAAATAGCGTGATATCACAATGGAGGGTGACCATAAGGTGAACGACGATTCGTCGCTAAAAAATAACTACTTCCCTGAAATTTCTATTGAAGACTGGAGCGATTGGAAGTGGCAATATCGTAATAGAATCAAGACAGTCTCAGGACTGTCTAAATTTTTACCTGTAGACTCTGAATTGTTTAAACGTAGCAACCATGAGCTTCACATGGCTATTACTCCTTATTACCTTAGTCTTATTGATAAGAAAAATTATCACGATGATCCAATTTACAAACAGGCAGTACCATCATTAGAAGAATTTAATGATGCAGGGTTAATCGATCCTCTTCATGAATCTGAGCAGTCTCCAGTAGACGGCATCGTTCATCGCTATCCAGATCGTTGTTTGTTTATTAGTACATCTTGGTGTGCGATGTACTGTAGATTTTGTACGCGAAAAATTCAATGGGAACACGGCGAGATGCCTAAGTCTCGTCGTCAATTAGAGGCGATGCTGGACTACATTCGTAAGACACCAGCAATTAGAGATGTTATTCTATCTGGTGGAGATCCATTATCTCTTCCAATGGATACCTTGGAATTTATTCTATCTTCTCTTCGGAGCATTTCTCATGTTGAGATTATTCGAATCGGAACGCGTTTTCCAGTAGTATTGCCCCAAAGAATAACAGAAGATTTAACAAACATATTAAAAAAATATAGACCATTATATATCAATACTCATTTTAATCATGTAAATGAAATTACAATAGAATCTTCAGCTGCATGTGATAAATTACTTTGTGTTGGTATCCCCGTAAATAATCAATCTGTACTTTTACGTGGAGTTAATAATACCACTCAGGACATGCTAAACCTTTGTCATGGTTTATTGAAAATTGGAGTTCGGCCCTATTATTTGTTTGCTTGTGATGCTGTCAAAGGGGCTGAGCATTTTAGAACTACAATAGAAACGGGTATAAATATTATTGCTGGTATGCGTGGTTTTACTTCTGGTTTAGCTATTCCTCAATTTGTAGTTGACACAGAGGGGGGTGGAAAGGTTCCAGTAAATCCACATTACGTTGCTCGTAATGAAAATAATGAAATTGTATTGTATAACTATGAAGGTAAAGCTTTTAAATATAAAAATCCAGAAAAAAACAATAATTGACTTTTCTAGTTCTCTGTCTTATATTTCGATAGGAGAATAAAAATGAAAGATATTAACGTGGTGTTGTCGTGGTCAGAATTGTCTGTTGCCGCAGATGTTGGAAAATATAGACACATTCGCTCTCTTCAAAAAAATCTAAAAGATAAACATGGTTTTAACGGCGATGATGGATGGACAATTCATGTTGAAGGTGCGGCAGGAGAGATGGCTTTTGCTAAAGCAATGAATGTCTATTGGAGTATGGCCTGTGACGTGTTTAAAGCCCCCGACATTGGTGGTAACGTACAGATTAGAACTAGGAGTAAGGATGACTATGAACTCATTGTACGACCCGGTGACAGCGATACAGACGCTTTTGTATTGATGACTGGGAAAGCTCCACATTTTTGTATTAAGGGTTGGGTTACTGGGAAAGAAGCAAAGCAAAAAGAATGGAGCAAGGCTTATGCTAATCGCCCTGCCGCCTTTTTTGTTCCTCAGTCAGCCCTACATGATTTATCTACATTAGTAATCCAATCAGAAGTTGGTGACATTTATAATAGTGTTACTGATAAAAATGCTATCGTAAAGGACGACACTCCTCGGTTTAATCTATAATGTATGTAGAAATATCTCCTAGACAAACTGGTAAAACTACTAGACTTATAGCGGCTATTAAGGCTCATTTAGCAGCTCATCCGTCAAATGAAGCTATACTGTATGCCGTTAATTATAATTATATTTATAATTCTATGCCTCTTGTGGATCAAGGCCGCATTAATCGTTTCAGTCGCTGTAGCTATGCCGGTCGCAATAAAATTAAACTATTTGTAGATGAATTCGATTACTTATTATCAATGGAAGATTTTAATGAAATTCGTTGTAGATATAATTTAAATAATTCATATTGGAGCACAACACCAAGGTTTATAAGGAATTCAATTAAGAAAGACGATGATGTTTTATTATCTATCTTATTTCTTAATGGAGGAAAGTGGTTTAGTATGAATAAGGCTAACGTTAGACATGTTTGGAGGAATCGTTTTTATCTTAAAACTATTTCAAAAGAAGTTATGAAAATAGAATATTTTGGTTACTGGTTTCCGCCGGGAATGCTTCCGGTGTTATCTAAAGATGTTTATAGTCCAGCCGGATTTATAGAACATTTTATTCCACCTAAATGGCTTGACTTTTGACTATTAATATTTTATATTATTAATGAAAGAGAAATGAAATGAATATAGTAAATAGTTCACTCCTGTTATCGTTGTCTAGTCTTCCTAGCGCCCGAGGGGTGTTCTAAGTCTATCTCCCTTTAGACTTTTGACAAGCCCCTCGGAAATCGGGGGGCTTTTGGTTTTTTATGCGGATATGGTGGAACTTGGTAGACACAGAAGTCTTAAAAATTTCTGGCCCATGGCCGTCCCAGTTCAAATCTGGGTATCCGCACCAAATGCGGTGGTGATGTAATTGGTAGCCATGTCAGCCTTAGAAGCTGATGGAAGAAATTCCGTATCGGTTCGAGTCCGATTCACCGCACCAAAAAGGGGATACTGGACGAAGATTAAATATGGTAAATTATAATGGGCCGGTGATGCAATTCGGTAGACATCAATCTCTCAAAAAGATTGTTTTAAGGTTTCGAACACCTTCCGGCCTACCAAAATAATGGAGGGTGGGGCCACTTGTCTAGTGGACACCGCCTTGAAAGCGGTTGAGACTTTAGGGTTTTCGGTTGAATTCCGACACCCTCCTCCAAATGGAAGATTGGCCGAGTGATTTAAGGCTCCGGTTTGCTAAACCGGCGAGTCGAAAGGCTCCAAAGGTTTGAATCCTTTATCTTCCGCCAAACGGAGAGTGAATCGGTCGGGGACCGAACACGCTCGGAAAGCGTTGTGTATCCGCAAGGATATAGGAATCGTGCTCTTCGCTCTCCGCCAATTTATGGGAAGTGATCTGAACCGTTGTTCAGCATCGTCTCGAAAACGAATGGGACCTTCGGGTTTAGGGTTGAACTCCTTCGCTTCCCGCCAAACAAAAAAGCCCAGGTATAAATACCTGGGCTTTTATTAATATGTTATTGGATTTTATTTCTTGTTATACAATTTCAAATTTGATCTTTTATTAAATTTACTTATTGATAAATCTGAGCCCTCAATCCATGCAAAAAACTCGGCTCTAGATAATGGTACAGCTTCTCCTGTTGCATAATTTTCTATATATATACCAGCTGGGGTATATGATCCCCGCACATATTCTTTAATAAGATTTTTTTGTGCACTAGTTATGTTTCCATCTAATCTTATGGCCATTCCGCTACCAGGAAAAACATGTATCTCAATGGCATTCTTTCCTTTAACTCCTAAAGCCTCTTTAGTACTACGATGTTTACCATTTAAAGTTGGAACAAAAGAACCATTTTCTAAAACTATTAAATGTTGTCCTTTATATTCTTCTATATTGTTAGCTGGTTCTATTTTTAAAGCTTGAGCTATAAAAAGACGCATAGATAGTCTCCCAATCAGGCTATAATTATTAATAGCTTGACTTGAACCCTAATGAGTATTATATTATTATATGTTACATAAGTTTGAATGTTTATTAGTTAAACTTAAATTATATGATTTTTGGTGGAGCCTACAGAGGCGGTGGTGGCAAACACATGTTATCAAAAATAAGACTCTTATTCCATGTGGATCATATTGTTATTGTTATTTAGATGACTTGATTCCAAACAAATATAAGCTAATTACAAAAAAGAGGTGGAAAGCTTGTCCCTATCTTAGAAATAAAATTAATGCTCCTGATCAAAATTACGGTTATTGTATTTATTTAGATTTGGGAGATTTTGACGACACTCCTTATATTTCTTTATTGTGGGATCAATGTAAAGAATGTGGAATAAACAATGATCTTGACTTTTAAATGTATTTATATTATATTTATATAGAGGGTAATATGAAGAATGCAGCAGAAACTTGGAAAAAGCTATGGAACGTTAATTATAATATTAACTTTAAAGGTTTGAATACGTTTGGTAGAATTGTCTTTTTTCCTGTTTTTATTGCTGGTGCTTTTTGTATTGTTTTAGAATATCCTGTATTTTTATTTCAAGGGCTATGCGAAAATTGGAGAAGATTATGGTAGAAATGAAAGAAATCCCTATTTCCGAGTGGCCCGAAGAAGATCGAGAACAAGTTCTAAATCTTTTACAGTGGTCAGCAAATAGATGTGTTCAAGCGGCCAAAGAGGCTATGGAACAATCAGATATTAAATTTACAGAAGAAGAATTAGAGGAAATGGGTAAAATAGATGTCTAAGATAGGATTATTTAAAACAGCCATATATCCATTGCCCGTTATTATATCTGATAGTAAATCATCTATAGATGGGCTTTGGGCGAAGATTAAAAATACACCAGATTACAAACGTTTAATCCAGCATCCAAATAAATATAAGTTTAATCAATTAGATATGTTGGTTAATAGAACTTTATTCTTTGCTGTGATATTAGCTGATAGTTTAATCTTATTGAGACGGGACTATGTTGAATGGAAGGCGGCTGGTAGTAAGGACCTAGACAAACAACGCCTCATGGAAATAGATTTAAATAAGTTGAATAGCCTTTCTAAGGCTGGGGGATTATTTGGAGTTGGTATGGAAAAGCCAGAAATTTCAGATATAGCTTCAGAAGTTGCTAGTCGAATCTCGTATTGGAAAGACTATAGATATATTCATGAATTACTATCTCAATTTTATAGAGATACTTTTGGAGGAACTATGTCTTAGAATTCTTCGGTTGGTCCTCGCGCACCTCCTTATTAAATTAGTGTAAAAACATCTATCACGCTAATATAATTGGAGGACACAATGGATACGTTCAAAACTGAATTTAAAAAACTTGCACACGAAAAGAAATTAACCCGCTACGACATGGCATTATATTGTTTGTCAAAGGCGATTCTGAAAGATAATAGTTACGAAAGAGCGAGTATCTTTCTTAATAAAAGTTTCACCCCTGTTACTAAATCCATAAAATTAAAAAATGGAGCACGTCCCTGGTTTTCATTGTGGGACGCTCTTCATTCTCTAGATAAGGCCCTCTTAACTATAAGAAAGCAATCAGAATTATTTAATTATAATTTCTCTGGTCCTTGGGCTGAAAACATCAAATTGTTAACTAGTACAATGACAGAAGATGATTTAGTTAAGATATCATCTTTATTAATTCAGTTTAAATCTACTTATGGTGAGATTAGATTCTATGAGAAAGTTGAGGTGGTATCATGAGCCTCAAATCTCTCAGAGAGGTACAGAGACTTATAGAATTGGTCATAGCACATGTCTGGTAAATCTGAAGATGAACAAGATGTCATCAGAGATAATATGGGTTTTCTCTTTCGTGATATGACAGATGAAGAGAATAAGATTGTAGAAGAGCTATCAGCTAATCTGTATAGGCTGGAAGATGTGTTGGGAGGAAGTCATGAGTGATACTCCTTATACTTACATCATAGTCCGTAAAGACATCTCTCCAGAGCAACAGACAGTACAAGCTTGTCATGCTGCATTGGAGGTTGGGTTTAGATTTGAGAAACCAGAAAAAACATCTTTCTTGATTTTATTGGAGGTGGTTAATCAAGCAGAATTGTTAGCCGCTTCTTAGGAACTTGACAAAAGATGCATTGCTAGTTATATTTTCTTTGAGCCGGATAATAATATGGGGTATTCGGCTCTATGTACTAAACCTATTTATGAAAGGAAGGAAAGAAATGTCTTTAACAGATGGAAGCTCTTCACGGGATCTAGTAAATTATGAGATTGTGCTGCGTGGTCCCAATGGAATGTTTCAAGTGGCCGAGCAAGATAGTGCTGTGGTTTTAGTTAATGAAGAAGGTAAGGTTATTGAGAGCAGATTGTATGACGATAGAGACTTTAGAATTATTCAAATGTTCAAAGCTGGTTTACGTCATACTGGGATCGGAAGTTTCTAAATTAAGTTATTTTTAAGGGTCCAGTTAGCTCAATTGGCTAGAGCAGTATTCTCTAAAAACACTGACATCCGTTCGATCCGGATACTGGACACCAAAAGGAAATAAATTATGCCATACATACCAGAATCAGATAGAGACAGATTACGTCCTCATTGTGGACCGGAAAACGTTGGTGAATTGAATTATGTTATTACATCAATTATTGATAATTATATCGGTCCATCTATGAGATATTCAGATATTAATGCAGTAATAGGTGCTCTGGAGTGTGCTAAACTTGAATTATATCGACGTTTAGCGGCTCCATATGAAGACGAAAAAAAGGAAATAAACGGAGACGTTTATCAAAATAGATAGGAGATATGGAAATGCAGAAAAAGAAAGTTCATCGAATCCTTGCTCCCCGCCCTAAAGTTTATTTGGCGGGACCTATTAAGGATTGTACTGATGCAGAGGCAGGTGATTGGCGTAAAGAAGCTACGGAAAAACTAGCTGAAATTGGATATGACGTATTAGATCCATTCAAGCGAGACTATCGTGGTGTCGAAGATAATCATTGGCAAGAGATTGTCGAGGGTGATAAACACGACATTGAAGCGGCAGATTATATAATTGCTAATTGCCCAAAAGCCAGTGCAGGGACTAGTATGGAAATTTATCTATCTTGGGAAATGGGAAAGGCTCCAATTGTTATTGCTCCTAAACCTGTAAGCCCATGGGTTAGATATCATGCTGCGGACGTGGTTGATAGTTTAGATGAAGCTATTATGATGTTGAAAATTTTTGGGTCTCGAAAAATAGCAAACAAATAACTTGACTTTTTTATAGATCTGAGTTATATTATCAATGCACGCTAATCTTGAGGAGGATATTTAAAAATGAAGAAATTTATTTGCACAATGTTGGCAGCGGCTCTTGTGGGGCTCTCGGCCTTTGCGGCTGCACCTGAACGTAAGTATGAGCTAACTTTTGGGCCTGCTTATACTTGGTCTGAATCAGCTCATATGCAGAGTTTGAATGGTCTTTCGTCCGCAACTAATATTAAGCTTTCGTTTCAAGATGATATGGGTCTTTATGTCGGGTTTTTCTTGCCTATTAGCAAGAATTTAGGATTTTATCCTGGCCTTACGGCAAATTGGGACGGAAAGTTTTGGAGAGATGGTCAGTCTTATAATCAAATTACCTTTAAGACTTATGCTCTTGATCTAGACGCACGATACAATTTTAATTTTAACAGTGGCACTTTTTATTTGATGGGTGGACCTACTATCACTTTCCTTCCCGAAGGGCAGCGACTTTCCGCGAATGTGGGTGTTGGTCTTAACTTTAAGTTGTTTTCATCTGACGCGTTTCGTCTTACCTTTGAGGGTAAGTATCGCGTCAACCCTAGCACTTTTTCCTACACTGATGTTAAGGGTGGGGATTATGAGTCTGCTCGTCCTGAGACTTGGACGGCTTTTACTGGCTTGACTTTTAAGTTCTAAGGTTGTATATTAATATTTATTGTAATAAATAGAAAAGAGGAGAAAATGCTTTCTACTTGGTCTCACATCGAATTTGCCGAACGCCATAACGTGATGTTTAATGATATCGCGGGCGTTGGGAGCATTTGTTTGTAAGGCCAAATTAAAAGGCGTGCAAACAAAGGCTCCCGGGAAACTGGGAGCCTTTTACTTTATGTGTGGTGACGGAACGCGAAGCGGACGAGCGGACTGTCTGTGAAACAGTTGATTAGAGGTTTCGAGGACCTTCCGTCACACCAAATATGCGTCTGTGGTGTAAAGCCTAAGCATGATGGACTCCAAACCCATCGGATTCAGCTGGCAACTGAGCGGACGTGCCAAAATATTCAGGAGAGCGCATATGGGTTGCGACCTGGCTGTTAACCAGATGCGAAAGCACACAGAGTTCGATTCTCTGCTCCTGAGCCAAATATATGCCCTGGTAGCTCAGGTGGTTTAGAGCAATCGCTTGATAAGCGATAGGTCGTAAGTTCAAGTCTTACTCGGGGCACCAAATGCCGCTTTAGCTCAGATGTAGAGCGCTGGCCTGAAGAGCCAGGCGTCGGAGGCTCAAGATCTCCAGGCGGCACCAAAAATTGATGCGGGGTAGACTAGCGGTTCAGTCACTTGGTTCATACCCAAGCCGCACGGTAGCCAATCCGTCAGGTGGGTTCGACTCCCATCCCCGCCACCAAAAATTTATACCTTGGTCACCAAGACGGTAAGGTGTAGTCCTCATAAGACTATTATACGGCAGTTCGAGTCTGCCCCAAGGTACCACTGCCGTTAAAGAGGAAGGACACGACTCACCTGCCTGTCACGCAGGGGAAAGCCAGTGGAAGTCTGGTTGGCGGCGCCACTTATGGGTCTATCATCTAATAGGGCCATCCGTGATACTAGAGGTATTTAGTACATGCAAGGGCGAAAATTAAGATGCTCCCGCAGAAAGGGAGTCATGTGGGTGCAAGTCCCGACGGATCCACCAAGTTTATGGGGTAATCGTTTAGTGCTAGGACGAACGGCTCTCTACCGTTAAACCGGAGTTGAATTCTCCGTTACCCTACCAATGGCGTAATCGAATAATATGGACTAATTCGCCAGGCCTTCACCCTGGATGATACGGGTTCGATCCCCGTTTACGCTACCAATTGACAATTCCTATTAATGGAATTATATTTATTTCTTAAAAGATTTATGCGCCCTTGGCCTAGTGGCGAAGGCATCTGGTCTACACCCAGAATATCGGGAGTTCGAGTCTCTCAGGGCGCACCAATTTTGGGCCGTGGAGTGTGACGCGAGCACGTTTCCCTTGCACGGAAATAGAGGGGTTGAACTCCCACACGGTCCACCAAAATCCTTAATCATCTGATAATTGCGGGGCTTCGGCCCCGCTTTTATTATATTTAAAGTCTATTAATTATAGATCATCTTTCTGATGGTAGTTCTCATCTCCCCGAACATAGGAGTTTAAGTGTCTAGATTTCTAAATCGTGTGGCTTGGCCACCCCCACCCCTATCTATTGAACATGGCGGAACCGGCGCCTCCACTCAACCTGGCGCCGCTAATAATATCTTACCCCCACAGGCTGGCCATAACGGTGACATACTTTTTACGGATGGTTCTAATGTATCCTGGATTTCCCCTGGTTCTGGAGGAATAGTTACCTCTGTTATAAACTCGGATAGTTCGTTAACTATTTACCCCACCATTGGAGACGTTACAGCTAGTATTAATTTAGCCCACTCCAATGTTTGGTCCGCCTCTCAATCTATTGTTCTTGCAGATAGTTCTGCAGCTACTGATTTTTTAATTAATCCTGCAATTAAAACAAGTGGTAGTTTATTTAAATTACAGGTTAATGATGTAAATAAATTTGTTGTTGATTATGAAGGTAAAATCACATCTGCAACATGGAATGGAACTACCATTGAGACCCTTTATGGTGGTACGGGACTTACATCATATTCCAAGGGAGATTTAATATATGCCTCTGCGATCAACACGCTATCTCAATTAACTAGTGCGGGCCATTTAGAGGGGCAGGTGTTAAAATTAATAAATTCTGGTGGATCTTTACTCCCAGAATGGTCAACACATAAAGCTTCTGTGGGCGTGGTGTCTACTCCTTCTCCTAAGTACACTGAGAATTCTGATGGTACCATTACAGTAGATTGCTCCGCAGCGCCTGTGTCAGTAGCATTAAGATCCACATCAGACTTCTCAACCCCGATTGTGAGTTACTCTTTAACTGGAAGCTATGGCCCATTCACAATTGTTCCCACGGCGAGGAACTATATATACATCGCCTATAATGGTGGGTCTCCGGCTATTTTACATACTACAGATGTTAGTCTCATTAATGAATCTGACTCAACACCCTATATCACAGTGGGTAGAATTGATAAATCAGGCACGGCAAATATAACCGATGGAGGCGCTGGCACTATTTTAGTGACAGTTACTCCAGCCTTAACCCAGCATGGTTTAGTATCCACTTGGGATGAGGTAACGATAGCAGGAGCTGTAGATCTCACATACAATGGAACTTTCACAGTTACCAGGATAGACGCCTATTCTTTTAAGATAACACCACCTTCAGGGTATACTGCTGATGATACTTGCACCTGGTCCAGCATCGAACTTGACGTATTGGATTGGGACGAGCCTGGCAGTGGTCTTCAAAATAAATTACATCGTAGGTTTGTAAAAACACAACGATTTGCTAGGGAATCTGGACTTGAATTATCTGAAGACACCGGTAGAGTCGTCGTAGTTCCTACAGGTGTTGCTTGGTATGGTGGCAAAGCCATTACGATGGCCGCTACGAGATCTGACACAACTACCTCCCGAACTTACCAGTGGCATCACGTTGGGGGTGTCTGGACAAAAACAATTACCACACAATACAACAACAGTCAATTTGATGACGGCACGGACACACAGTCGCTAAGTCCAGGAAGATTTGTAGCTAACTGGATTTACCGGGATGTCAGCGATACGGATAGATGTCTGCACATCATTTTAGGTCACGGCACAGGCACCGGACACACCGTACTAGAAACAATAGGTGAGGTAGCCCCCACTTCAGCGGAACTTCCACCTGAGATGAGTGTCACCGCGATGCTGCTTGGAAGGATAATCGCTCGCCAAGGATCAGAGACGGCTGAACAGATAGATAGCGTTTTTGATCTGATAGCCTATCCCTCTGAGCACATTGTCAAAACCGCTCTTGACACCGTTACAGGCTATGGTGTCGTGTCTGGAATGAGCCTTGCCTCCGATAATGAATCTTGGACTGATTTGGAGATAGACGCAGCGGACAACACCAAAATCAAATCCACAGGAAGTACACCCAGAGCGTTCGCCGCAGGAGATATAGGGAAAATCATTACTGTCACCGCAGGAGTAGGCTTTACCACAGGAGCTTACACCATCACTGCTGGACCAGATCTCAATGGGTTTATGACTCTATCGGGAGCGGTGGGAATAGTTGGTTCGGTGAATGGCTCAGCCACTATTGCAGCTTTCAAAATCAACTCTGGAGCATATTACACCCCGTCTACTGGAGAAAGATATTACACCACAGAGACCAAAATTGCTCTTCCCAATATCTTAACCCACCTCGTTACCTATGTAGCCCTGGATGTCGATGAGACCGTTATACAACATACGAGTCCTTTCACAGATGCTGAGCGCAGATCCCAATTGTTCTTGGGGGTTGTGGTTCACAGTAATCATATCTCTGTTAATGCGGTCAACAACCTTCCAGATGTTGGCCTCGCCGCACTTTCGCAATATAACGACTTGTTGGACGCGCTCAAAGGTTTCAATGACAGTGGGAACGATTTTGAGGCTAATGGTGCCAATTTACAAATCAATAAAACAGCCGGTACTCTTTTTAAGCGTGGTGTCAACTTCGCTAATGATACTACCACCCCTCATGTTATTACTACTGGAGCACTAACTGCCCCAGCTAATCTTCGTTTCCGAACTCAAACTGGTGTAGAGACAGCAGATTTAAACTACATAGACAGCGGTTTCTATGATCTCGCTGGTGTGAGGACTGCGGTGTCTCCCGCAGGGCGTTTCCAGATAATGCGGATTGCTCTATTCCCCTCTAACTTAGTGCGCATCCAATATGGTCAGCAACTTTATGTGAAGATGTCGGATGCTTTCGCAGGTCTTGCAACTGAGCCCTTTGTAGTGGAACAGAACATTAATGAGAATGGTCTCTTCAGAGCAATTCTAGTTGTACAAGGGAATGCGACAGCTCTAAATGATTCTACACAAGCCCAGTTTATTATGCTCAATCGTTTTGGGGACGTTCCTCAAGCTGCGGGAGTAACTGGTGGTGTAGATCTTCAGAGAGCCTATGAAAATTCCTTACCCAATCCTGAGATTCTCACAAATCTCATTAACGGCGCTCTTAATATTCGCAGAGGAACAGCAGCGGATACCGACTCCGTGTGGACCGTGCAGAACAACGCAGGAGATAGTGTAGCGATATTCGATGCTAACGGTCTTCTCACTTTAGGTGCTGATTTAGCCACCAATGTTCCAGGCTCAATAAAGATGTGGGGGGCAGGAGCTAATTCTTGGTTTACCTCATTTATTACTGGAACCCAAACGGCTAATGTTACATATACTTTACCCACAGCAATGCCAACACTAACGGGACAAGCTCTTGTATCTACGGACGCTGGAGTGATGAGTTGGGCCACTGTTACAACTCCACCAGCAGGACTAGATACCTACATACAATATAATAATAGTGGAGTTTTTGGCGCTGAAGCAGAATTTACTTATAATTATTCTACTAATCTTCTCGCTGTTGGTGAAACTTCTATTTCTTCTAATGTCATTACTATGTTGACATCGGATCCTAAAATTTTCTTACGACATGGTCAAGGCAATCTTAGTGTTTATTTTAGTGGCTTAGGCTTAAATGATCTTACCGCAAACGGCCCATATATAGGAGCCGAAGGAAGATTAAACACTTATGATTTTATTATAGCTATTGACAGTGTCTCTGGTCCAGTGGACACTTTCCAGTGGACAAGTCCCACCAATATTCAGACTTTTGGTGTGGCAATTACTGGTGCCGCCCAGTACTTAACTGATGGAGTGTCAATTACTTTTGCTTCAACAACTGGACATACACTTGGAGAATATTGGACGATTATTGTAGATAATACTGATCTTTTTCAATTAGTAAATGCCGCTGGAACTGTAGCTTTTAATGTGCAAAATGATGGCCGGATTGGTTCTAGTTTACTAAATGCCAGCGGCTTGCCTAGAATTCCTATTTTAGCTGAGCAAGGATTTGGTTTTACTTGTGCGGGAATGATTCCTGGTGGTGGTTTCCCTGAATATTTTTTATTCGCTACTGTTGGTGATGGCCTAGACACAACGCCAGTTTTTAGACTTATGGCCCCGACGAGTTTATCTGATGGCACGCTTATAGACTCTACTTGGTGGACACCAACGGGCGTTCATTTTGCTAATGATATATATTATTCACCTGCTGGTCCGTGGGGCGTAGGAGGAAACACTCCTAAACCCTATGCTACGCAATTTTGGGTGACTTCGCAGGGGTATTTAACTGGCGCAGGTGGATCAGATACATATGTACAATATAATGCTTCAGGGGTATTAACTGGTGATTCTGGCCTCACTTACCAAGCAGGTACCAGTGATTTGTATGTGGCCGGATCAATCAGCATAGCAACTTCTGCTGTAATGACACCCAATGTGGCCGATGGAGCTTTGGCAGTAGCTTATTTGTTTGATTCTCTTACTGAATTAACTAATGCCGCAGGGGCAAAGAACCTTGTCGTAGCTAATGGCACGGTAGAAAAATTTAGTGTCAATCCTCGTCAAACGGTATTAAATACTGAATTAGTTATCCATCCTCCTACCTCCACAACAGAGATCTTTGCGGCTCCCTTTTATAATATAGACTCACGAGATTCTAGCGATGTGTCGCGTTTCAAAGTAGATTCCGATGGCAACGTTACCATGTCCTATGACATAGCCATAGGACCAACCACGTTACTATTAGATGCCCCGCCAGCTAATGGTTTAATTGTCGACACAGATGCTTGGTCTCCAATTATAGAATTTGAATCCAAATTAGGCGATCAAAGTGCTGTTATGGAATTTGAATCTAAAGTAGGAATGCAAAGTTCGGTAACTGAATTAGAAACTGCATCCACTAGAACAGTTGTTGTTGGAAGAGATCGAGTTAGATACAATTATGATTATTCAAATAAGATATACACTACTGATAGCACCGATGCTAAAATATATGCTACTAATGGAACTATAGCAAAAGTGCAAAGTCAATCTGCACCTAGTAATTCATTACATTTTCTTATAGATAACACGTATGACACACTGATAGATGGAACGGGTTATTGGTGGGCAGGTGGGTATCGGGATATTGGTGGTGGACTTGGCAATCCAGGCTTTGTTGTTGACACAACAGCTATAACTTGGTGGGCCGGCACAATCTATAATTATATGGATTCTAGTGGTGTTTGGACAACCAACGATGCTGAAACCACATACGCTTGGTTAGATCCAGCGCAGGGACTAAATCTTTATTCAGATACAATGACTCTTTTAATGGGAGCCACAACTCCATATTTGAAGTTTAATCCTGGAGTAGCCTCTTCTGGTACATCTATTGCTTACTTATTTGACACAGTAAATAATCTTAATACACCAGGTGATAGACTAGTATCAATACAAAATCAAACGGTAGAAAAATTTAGTATATCAGATACAGATGTGACTAGTTTAGTACTTTTCACAGCACCAGATGTATTTGTTGGTGACCTTAATCGCTCAGATGTCACTTATTTTTCAGATCTCAAGATGGCCACTGGTGTGCCCTTCAGCGAACGCCAGAAGTTTAAAATAGCTGTCACTTATAGTGGTGGAAATGTTACAGCCACTATTTCTTTTGTGGGTGCTTATACAGATTTCAGTTACTATATCAGCGGTAAGAAGTTTACAGTTACTAGCACTGAATTAGCTGCTTATACAGCCACGACGGCTTCGGCAGAAGGTGTGTGGTTCTTTTATATCAATAATACAACGGTAGATGTCGCCGCCCCCGTTATGATTCTCTCTCTCACTCCATGGGTGATTTATGATCCAGATGTTCTGTTGTGGGATTTCTATTTCAACGCATCTGATAATAGTATTACTTGGGTGGGTGAAGAGCGCCATACGGCAGGCCGAGACATTTTCAATCACGCCAGAAATCATGCTCAAGGTGCACAGTATAAAAATGGATTATTGATTAACCACTATAATAATCTGACCACACTTTCTGCAAACACAGATGATAACTTCGGTAGAGCATTAGTGGGAGTATCGAATGGTAGTTTCTATGATGAAGATATTTTCGATTCCATCGCTCATGCGGACACTGCATATACATCTACAGTAGCTGCCCCGGCCACCAACTGGAATCTCATCGTATCTCAATTCTTAGGTTTTACAGATACAAACAGTTCAGTGGTAGCCGGAACCCTTACCTTTCCCGCTTCTCATACTTTAGTCACAGGACAACCGCTTACAGTGTTTCAGGGTAACACTACCACTGTTCGTGGAACGTTTACTGTAACTCTTGGAGGTACTGGTGCCTCATTCTCCGTAACTACAGTTACTGGATCTAACGCTTTTGCTAATAATGATGTGGTAGTTGTGGGTAGTCGCATTCCCATCTACTATATTTCCTCAGTGGCGGGATCCACATACACTTGGAGGAAGTTAGCCACCACGGAGTTCTTAGGTGTCTCGGGTGGTGCGGCTTACACTACAGCAAACATAGCTTCCGGCGCAGCACAATATAATGACCCCTCTGTTGGTGGATGGCTCGGAATAACTGCCAATAGGTACTATCCAGTCTATCTCGCGGCGACCAATAGCACTTCTGAACCAGTCATTGCCATTATGGGCCAGTCATCCTCCACAAGCTCTATTCTAACTACTGTGTTGACAGAGAACGCATGGAATTATTCGAGTTTAGTGGGCTTGGCTGGTCTTAGTATTCAAGAGGTCGTGCCTTTTTACAGATTGACCTTTTACTATAACACCACCGGACTTTTTTCAAACACTCGCATTAAATTAGTGGACGCTATGTTCATCAATATCCGCGTTTCCACTGTTAGCGGTTCAATAGTCGCTCCTGCCTCGATCTCTAACCACGCATTACTTACCAACTTAGAATACCCCACATCGGAACACACCTACTTCTTGGGGCAAGATGCGACGTGGACGGCGCCCGTTGTGGGACAGATTCCATACGCCTATGATGTGACCGCTCCCACTAAGCCTTTATTCTTAGGTAGTTCTGATTTCATGTGGGCCACAGAGTTGTCGATTACTAAGAACAATATCACCACTACATCCACTGACGCCCTCCGATTGAAGAACACTACAGTATCTTTAGTAGGAACTCAAGTACAGCAATCTCCCAATTTAATGTTTGAAAATCATGTTTGGGATTTGGATGGGGCAGTAGATGATAAGTGGGAGTGGTTTGTCTACACTAAGGGAACCGCAACTAATATCACAACTAATACAATGTACTTCGATGTTAGTAAGAATGATGCAGCAGCTACCACTCCCGCATCTCTCACCTCTGATGGTGCTCTCTATATTAGTAAAGTCATCGGCCCAGTATTTGAGAAAACCTTTGGATTTGATGGCGTTCTAGTCACATTCACAGGGGCCCGCAGATGGTATCCGTCAACGGCAATTACAGTAATATCATGCACTGCCTCTGTCAACACAGCTCCTACTGGTGCCACTGTTTTAGTGGATGTTGATAAAAATATCAATGATGGAGGCGCCACTATATTTACCACTCAAGCTAATAGACCAGAGATAGCGATAAGTGGATACGTATCCGCAGCAGAAGTACCAGATATAACATCATTCTTATCTTCAGATTATATGACAGTGGACGTGGATCAGATAGGCTCTACAATAGCAGGATCTGATATCACCGTCACTATTAGATACACTTATGCGTAAGGAGTAATTGATGTCAGAAATAATAATAGGCACATCATATTTGGAACCCACTCAATGGTGTGTTGATGTTTTTATAGATGGGGCGAAGACTCAGCTCACTTGGAGTTTAATGCCCAGAGAATGCCCAACACAGGAAGAGATAAATATAGCAGTTGCTCATCTTTTAGAAATATTAAATACCCCAATTATTATACCTGAGGATGTGACATAAATGGCAGCAAGAACTAGTGCAAACAATGGTAAATGGAGTGACCCAGCATCTTGGAATGGTGGCGCAACTATCCCAGCAAACGGCGACACGACTACCATCACACATGCTATAGAATTCAATGTTGACCAAAATGCCATGGCAACGGGAGTTACGATAACAATTAACTCTCCCGGCGCTCTAACTGCGTCTGAAATATATGGGACCTACGCCTCTTGTAACGATGGTACAGATACTATTACTGTGAACGAAACTCATTTGTTTCAAACAGACCAAAGAGTTGTTTACAGAAAGAATACTTCAGCTGCAGTCATTACAAATTTAGTAGATGGAACGACATATTATATAAGGACTCCTTCTGGAGCTACATTCCAGTTAGCTGCGTCTGCTGGAGGAGCAGCTATAGATATCACAGGCACTGCTGGCGACCATACCTTTGAGCCTATCTATAATTTTAAGTGTGGTGCAGCGCACATTACCGTAGCTTCTGGAGGAACTTTCTCGGCTGGCAGTTCTGGTACGCCTTATGATAGTCATTGCCAATTTGTTGTTAATCTTAATGGTGCCCGATATTTTACGGGTGCCGGATCTTTGAATCTCTATGCTACCCATCCAACTACTCTTAGTACCACCCTTACCACAGCAGCTTTAACCACAGATACACATCTCCACGTAAACACTATCGATTTGGATAAATGGATACCTGGAACATTAATTGTAGCAGGCTCGAAAAACTCTCCAACTCAAGCAACATTGGGTAGCGGTTCCACAACCACTCAACTAGAATTATCTGGAGCGATAGGAGTAGCTAAACCTATAGGTAGTATAGTGGTAATAGCGACCAGAAACGTACGAATTACGGGATCGACGGGATATGCGGTTACGAATTTTACAGGACTAATTAACTTCAGTGCTGAAGTGTCTGGATGCACCAATTTTATGAATACAGCTACAAACGCTGTGATTTCTGGAGGAGCTGTCGTAGGGGTAGCCCAGATTGGAAACTCATGCTATGGCGTTCAGGTAACTGGTGGGGCAATATGTGCTACACAATACTGTTTCATATATTGCTATGGGGCTACAATAACTGGTGGCATCATATTTTCCAGTCCTTACGTGTTTTTTGCGGGCACTGCGGTGAGGCTACTTGGTGGTACTTATTTCGGTAATAACATTACCACAATTAACTCTGCTGATGTATGTGCTCAAAACATTACTATTGATAATAGTACCTACAGTTTTGCTAACTCCACAGGGGTACTGGATTCTGTGGTTTTTGCTAACACTTCTAATTATAATTTATTTAAGTGTCCTTTTTTCACTATGCAGAACACTTTTATGGATGCAGCAAATGAGGTTACCGGCTACTCTGAGACAAACAGTGGTTCCGTTCCTATAAATAATTATGCATCGAGCAGAGATCACGATCAAGTTGCTGGAGCGTACAAAGCCTGGAGTCGTGGAGGGATTATTGTTAAACAGGCAGTAACATACCCGACAGGATACTCGTTTGCATATCAGTTAACTTGTGAAACAGCATCATACTGGGGATACTATCAAGAAAAAGCCACTGTGGCACCGGGACAAACATTGAAATATCTGGTTTATAGATATCAGACTGCCGACACCTCCAGCAAGACTGAGATAGTGGCTCTAGGTAATGATCCTCTAATAGGTTCAGGTACGGCTTTAGCTACTACTACATTCACGACGGGGACAGCCGCTTGGGAAGCCAAACAAATAGAGTGGAAAAACACAGATACGATACCTAGAGAAGTAATGCTTAGGGTATCTGGTAAACATGCTTCTGGCGTATTAACATTTTTGCCCGTGCTAATCCAGGGCAGAGAAAGCTGGGGCTAATTTGAACAGAGAGCAATTAGAGTCTCTCCATAAATATCGCTTAGATATCCCAGAAGGGCAATCAGGTAGTTGGATTATTGAACGATATTCTTATATCGATACAGATGTGCTGGATCCTAAGAGAAATTATCCTTATGATCCTACTTATGTTCCCTTTGTGGATGTTACTTATACTCGTTTAAGAGTGCACCCACCCTTACAATTGTCCCCTCCTGAACAACTTATTAAGCCTTTTCCATCTAAATGTAAACAACAGTCTCAATTTGTAGCCGAACACTCACACGCACATTCTATAACAATACATCCAGTATCTGTAGTCATGTCGGACGAACCTTATGAAGTAGCCGCTGCATTACCCTTTGTAGATAAAGCATATGGTAGTGTACTTATGTTGGGATTAGGATTAGGTGTTGTATTAAATATGTTAGAAAATAAAACTGAAGTGATTAAAATTACAGTGGTTGAAAATAGTCCTGATGTTATTAAACTTGTGGGTGGGTATTGGAAGAGTCGTTTAGGGAATAAATTACAGATTATAGAATATGACGCATGCACTTGGGAACCTACTGAAAAATTTGATTGTATTTTTCATGATATGATTTCTTCATCGGATTGGGATGCTTTATCTGCACGTTACCCAGCTAGTGTTAATGAATCTTTTTGGGCTGATGGTTGGAATAGAGTTTTTAAAAACACTGAAGGAAAATATGTTTTAAAAAATATATAAATCTATTAATGATAATGGTTTGTATTATGGTGGGTCTATACCAATAGATAATTTAATTATTGGACCATGTGATGCTACCGTGGGGGCTATTGGTATTTGGCAAACTGATGATGCTAATAATAATCCAAATCCAAATACAGATGAAATAATTACATTTATGAAAGAGGTGGGCGCTCGTCGCGGATATACCCCCATTATTCCACCTTTCACACTTTAAGGAATGGAGGATAAAATGATTTGGTCTTTAGCTAGTTTTATATTAGGTGTTTTAGTAACTATTATAGCTTTATCTATAATTGCACCAGGCACTTCCGCTCATTTTTTAGTTCGGGTGGGTGAGAGGAAAGCACAACTTTGGAGATGGATTAAAGCTAAGGTTTCTGGGTTGTTTCATAAGTAACTTGACTTTTTTAAATTATTGTGTTATATTTACAGTGAATGAGAGATTGTGACAGAAACGGTTACTTCCCTTTGAATGGATCTAATGTACCGTTTCGAATGCTTCTTCTCTTGTTCCACAATTAAAATGCTCCGGCGATTGTGCTAGAGTTCGGTTACTTCTCCTATTAAGAGAGCGGTCGTGGGTTCGAGTCCCACGGGGTCCATCAAAAACAACACGGGCCCCTAGCTCAGTTGGTAGAGCGCTAAAAAATACCGTACTCGACTGTTTCTTCGCTGGGCTTAAAAATTAAGCTCGGCTCCGATTGTGCTTGAAAACGGTTACTTCTATCATAAGGAATAAACACCGTTTTCGTTAGTTTCTTCGGGGCCTATTTTAATCTAAGGAGAGAAAGATGAAAACTAATAAGAAAACTCATACTGTTGTTCATACCGCTGAAGGCGCCGTTGCAGCTAATATTAACGCCAAGCAACAGCTCCGTAGGTCCGTTATGAGCTGCCTCCTTTGGGAGGATTCCTTCTATGAGGAAGGTGTGTCCATTGCTAAGCGTATTACCGATTTAGTTAAAAAGGTTGATCCTGAAGATGTAGCTTCGCTCGCTATTGAAGCTCGTGAGGATTTCAAGCTTCGCCATGTTCCATTGCTCTTAGTTCGTGAGCTTGCTCGTGTGCATAAGGGAGATTCGCTTGTTTCTGATACTTTGGCACGAGTAATTCAGCGTCCAGATGAAATGGGTGAATTTGTAAGCCTTTATTGGAAAGAGGGAAGACAGCCTTTGTCTATGCAGGTTAGAAAGGGTATTGCTAAGGCCATGGGTAAGTTTAATGAATACTCCTTAGCTAAATATAATTCTTCTAAATCTAATATTAAGCTTCGTGATATTCTCCGTTTGGTTCATCCTTCTCCAGTTGGTGATGAACAGACTCGTTTATGGAAGCGTATTTTAACCGATGAATTGGCTACTCCCGATACTTGGGAAGTTGCTTTGTCTGCTGGTAAGGATAAAAAGGAAACTTGGACTCGCCTTATTGATGAAAATAAGCTTGGTGGATTAGCTTTTTTACGTAATCTTCGTAACATGGAAACAGCTAAAGTAGATAAGGATATTGTACGTAGGGGCTTTGACCAAATTAATGTTTCTAGGGTTCTGCCTTTCCGTTTCCTTTCGGCTGCAAATGCTGCTCCTAAGTTTGAAGTTGAACTTGAGAAAGTAATGCTTAAGAGTTTTGAGGGTCGTGAAAAACTTCCTGGCAAGACATTGTTTATTGTAGACGTGTCTGGAAGTATGGGCGGTTCGTTATCTCATAAGAGTGAAATGAATCGTCATGATGCAGCGGCAGCTCTTGCCATCGTTGCTCGTGAGATGTGTGAAGACCCAGTTATTTATGCTACAGCAGGAAACGATATGACTCGCATTCACAAAACTTCTATCGTTCCAGCTCGTCATGGGTTTGCCCTTAAGGATGCTATTCGTACTCAAGCTAACCAACTTGGTGGTGGAGGCATCTTTCTTAAGCAAGTTATGGACTATGTAAAGAACGCAGAGGGTGAGGCCGATAGAATTATCGTCATCACTGACGAGCAGGATTGCGACATCAAGCATAAGCCATCTACGGCTCAGCCATTCGGTAGGTATAATTATATGCTTAACGTTTCAGTAGAGAAGAACGGTATCGGCTACGGGCAGTGGACTCACATCGACGGTTTCTCTGAGGCTGTATTAGATTTCATTCTTCTTAGTGAGAAGGAAAACGAGCAGGAGATATGTCAGACTAACTAAGACTGTCACTTGCTCGGTATTTAAGGCCCCGGGTAAGTTTTCCCGGGGCTTTTTTACTTGCGGGAGTCGTCCAGCGGCCAGGACAGCGGTCTTATAAGCCGCCTCGCTCCAGATTAGAGCAAAACGGGGGTTCGAGTCCCTCCTCCCGCACCAAATACGGCCCTCCGATTCTATATCAATACTCAACCATAGAATCGGAGGGCCATTATGTCTACTAAGAAACCAGGTCCAGGCACTTTCCCAATGTGGGAAAACAGGATTGTCATTAAGAGGAAGATTTTTTGTTGGACATGGAATGTCTCAATTCCAGGCGCAACTGATACAGTTTTCTCTCAATTCGCTCTAGCTATGAAGGCTCTTGAGGACCATGGATATAAAGTATATGATATAGACACTTTTCCGTATCGCAAGGATGAAATTGGTCAAGTTACTGTGGTCGGAACGTTTAAAGTGAAGCGTCATTTTCTTTGGAGAGGCGAAATCCTAGCGACATATGTTGGGGAGGGCTGAATTTAATTTGACTTGACTTTCTTCTATTAATATATTATATTATTTGAGAGAGGACGATGAATATGTTTACCCAAGGAACCCCTAAACCACAGACAAGAACATACCAACGCTATTGCGGTAGGTATGTGCAAAATTTGGGGGCTTTGTCCTAAGTATCTGTATCGCGGTTCAAAGACAAGCCCCCGAGAAATCGGGGGCTTTTTATTTAAAGAAAAACGGGTCCGTCACCTAGTGGCCGAGGGTTCCAGCCTTTTAAGCTGGCGAGGTTTTACCTCCACCGTTGGTTCAAATCCAACCGGTCCCACCAAATATAATTTTGCCTCCGTAGCTCAGTCGCGTTAAGTAGCATCCGGCTCTTACCCGGAAGGTCGCAGTCATCGCAAGCTGCCGAGGGCACCAAAAAAGTCTGGGTGTAGCTCAGTCTGGCCAGAGCATCGCGTTTGGGACGCGAGGGTCGGGGGTCCGAATCCCTCCACCCAGACCAAAGGAGATAAAATGCCAGTGTGCGTTCTTTGTCATGCGGAGTTTCCAAATAGGCAGCGAATAGACGATAAGATTAGAAATTTAAAAAATAGGAAGCTTTGTTTAAAATGCTCTCCGTTTGGAGAACACACTCAGGCTCATAATTTATTGCCCAGAAAGAGAAATTTTACAGACGATCAGTTTATGGAGGCGGTAAAAAATAATATCACTATTAAGGCTGTGTTGTTGCAGCTTAAATTAAGCCCGAGAGGAAATAATTATAAATTAGTACATAGGCTAGTGGAACAATTTAATTTAGACGTATCTCATTGGAGTGTGGAGTTATCAAACTCTAATACTATGAAGAAGAAGTACTTAAGTATTAAAAGGGATGCGTCAAAAATCTTATGTTTGGGGAGCACAACCGGTCGGCGAGCGGTTAAGGCGTGTCTCTTGAGAACTGGAGTCAAAAACGAATGTGCAATGTGCCATTTATCTGTGTGGCAAGGCCAGCCACTGTCTTTGCAGCTACACCATATTAATGGTCAATGGGATGACAACAGAGAAAATAATTTGCTGTTACTATGCCCAAATTGTCACTCTTTGACAGATACGTTTTGTGGCAAGAAGAACGAAACAATTAATAAAGCTTGTGCTTGTGGTGCTCGCATAAAAAGTAAAAGTACACAGTGTGTGAAGTGTTACAAGGGGAGTCGTAAATTAGGTAAATAATGTCCTTATAGCTCAATGTATAGAGCGTCTGGCTACGGACCAGAAGGTTGGGGGTTAGAGTCCTCCTAGGGACACCAAATGGTGGGGCGGCAGCGACGGTGAGCTGCAAGTGGCTGTAACCCACTCGCCTTAATGGCTTAGGGAGTTCGAATCTCTCCCCCACCACCAATAATATACTGAGGAGTGGCCCAATTGGCAGGGCACGGGGCTTTGGACCCCGCGTGGTCTCCACATTGAAGGTTCGAGTCCTTCCTCCTCAGCCAAAATATGCAGGAGTCCCCTAGTGCTCGATGGGACCGCACTTGTAATGCGGCGGCGAAAGCCCACGTGGGTTGAAATCCCACCTCCTGCTCCAGCGCTTATGGATCAGTGGCGAAGTGTTAAACGCGACCGCCTGCAGAGCGGTTTATCGGGGGTTAAAATCCCTCCTGGTCCTCCAAAAAATTTGATGGGGAGTCGCGTAGCGGCCTAGCGCATCGGTCTCTGGAACCGACAGAGGAAACTCTAACGAAGGTTCGAATCCTTCCTCCCCTGCCAATGAGGATTTGGTATAGTGCTCGTGCCCTCGGTTGCCTGCCGAGAGAGGCGGGTTGGATTCCCGCAATCCTCTCCAATTGGAGAATATAATGATTAAAATAAAATTCACGTGTGAATATTGTGGAGTTGAAGGCGAAAGGCGAAAATCAGATTACAATCGAGCTAAACATCATTATTGCTCTCATAAGTGCAGTGTAAAGGCTTCGGATTCTATTGTCTACACAGAATGTGCTTTTTGTAGAAAGCAATTAATATTAAAAAGAAATAAGGTTAGGGCAAAAGCTAGAGTGTTTTGTTCTCATTCTTGTGCCTCTAAAATGATAAATGTGGAGCGAGGTGGAAAACTAAGGAAGGGAGAAATTAACTGTAGCTATTGTGGAAAAAAATTGGCCGGGGAGCAATTCAAATATTGCTCTATTTCTTGCCAACACCAACATATCTATTCAAATTTTATTAAAGCCTGGCAAGATGGAATAGTTTCTGGTTCCACGGCAAATGGAGGTGTCGCCTCGACCATTAGAAAGTATTTACATGATAAATATGGATGTAGGTGCGCCATATGTGGATGGAATAAAATTAATCCACATACACATAAAATCCCACTGCAAGTCCATCATATTGATGGAAATTCTCATAATGCCAGTGAAGATAATCTTATTTTGATTTGTCCGAATTGTCACAGTTTAACTGATAAATTTGGCGCCAGAAACAAGGGGAACGGTAGAGACTCAAGAAGAATACGAAGAGCTAATCAAAAATAAGCTTCCATAGTGTAGCACCAACACGACAGTCTTCCAAACTGTAATCGCGGGTGGGACTCCCGCTGGAAGCTCCAAATGTCCTCATGGCGCAAATGTATAGCGCGAGAGTTTCTCCTAAACTCTAGGCTGGGGGTTAGAGTCCCTCTGAGGACACCAAATGTCAGTGTAGACGAGGTGGTCTTCTAAACCACTATTCGTAATTGGATCTGAAAATGTGGGTTCAAGTCCCACCGCTGACACCAAATTTTTGCAGGCTTCGTATAGTCGTACTAGTACGCTAGTTTCGTAAACTAGAAACGGTGGATAATAGCCGCCAGCCTGCTCCATCGGGCCTGAATGATGAGGGTGAATCAAACCTGAATCATCCCAGATGTCCCATAAATGCACGGTGATGAACCGTGCATTTGACTTTTATAATCTTATATCTTATATTGTTTTGTGGAGGAAATATGACCTGGAACTATAGAGTTTTTAAAAAAAATTCAGTTAGCCCATCAGGCGAAAAGTCTTTTTATTATGAAATTCATGAAGTGTATTATAAAAAACACATAGACGACATTCCTAGTTTTGACGATATTGATTATATTTCAGTAGATAGTATATCCCCTCAAGGTGAAACAGAAGAAGAATTACGTTTGGACTTAGATATAATGCAAAAAGCATTTAATTTACCTACAGTAGATTTTGATGAATTATATAAAAATAAAGGATGGGAAAAATGAAAGATAAAGGTTCACAATTAGCAAAAATGCTAGAGGACTTGGAGATGGCAGAGGAAGCTGAAGCTAACGACGAGTCTTCATATCCTGCTATAGCATCCAATCCAAAATCTAGACCAGCAGCACCCGATATGGCAACCTCGACTCTTCAACGTGGAACAGTAACAAACTCTAACAATAAACATATCGCTATGGTTGATTGGATTCCAACTGTACTAGGTATTACCAGAGAAGAGCAGTTTCATAGTTATCTAAACGATATTAATGATACTACTGATGTTTCTAATTTTACGAGTATTGATTCTCGTATTGCCTTTTGGTATACTTTATTGACCGCTAATAGATTGAAATTAGTTTCTTTTGAAACTATTAAAGATGGTAATAAAATTATCTTGAGATATAAAATCAATACCAGTGATTTTGATGATGCATGTGGCTTTTCCGACATCACAATTGATGTATATTCTACTAATATTACTACCACTGCTAATATTAGTAACTTTATTTTAGATGAAAATGATGAAGATGATAAAAAATTAGTATTGAATAAAGTGGCCATTAATAGTTCTGGAGTGGATGACTGTTCCGCTATCGACTTGGGCATGGCTAAAATTACTACATCTAAGGGTGATGTAGTTTATATGTGTCGTCACGTTGCTCGGGCTATGGATAGAGCAGTGTCTACTGATTGTTTTTGGTTTGAAGACCTTGAAATTGTTCGCAATGTGGGAGATATTATTTGCGGACTTTATAAGGCATGTAGAAATAAAGAACGCACTGTCTATATTGTTGAAGGCGAAAATGAAGTTGTGCGAGACCAAGAAGGGTTTTTTATGCGAAATATTTACAAAGACATTGTGAATGATATTAAAACATTTTTGGATTCCAAATCTTTATTTAGAGAGGCGGGTATTGCTTATCGTCGTGGTTATTTAATGTATGGTCCTCCTGGTAATGGTAAAAGTCAATTAGCAAGATATCTTTTTAATGAATTTAAGGATTTTAATTTGTATGCGTATTATCATACTGAGCGTCGTAGGGGTGGATCGGTAGACGAACGTCTTGAGAGAACTTTTGCCCTGGCAAGAGACAACGCTCCTAGCTTTTTACTTTTAGAGGATTTGGATCGTATCGTTAGTCATGGATCTGCGTCTAAAGAAGTTATTACTATTGATAGATTGTTTAATATGATGGATGGTGTTTGTTCTCCCGAAGGAATTGTTTTGTTAGCTACCTGCAACCACCCAGAAAATCTTGATATGGCTTTACTTGGTCGTCCAGGAAGATTTGACAGGGTAATTGAAGTCGGACATCCAGATAGGGCAGAACGAGAATCTCTTATCGGATATTTATGTTCTTGTGGTGAAAAAAGTAAACTTAATGCTAAAGAAATTAAAGCTGTAGCTCAATTAGCAGATTCCACTGAAAGCTTGAGCATGGCTTATATTAAAGAATTGTATTCTAGAGCTTTTCTTAAACAACTTAATGCGGGTAATAGAAAACTTCCTATTAGTCCTTTTGTTCTTTTGGATTTAGTCCATGAAGTTGTTGATGAAAGCAGAAATGTAGATGTAATTGCTCGCCGCACGGGATTTCGTACTAATTATGAAAACTCTGCTAGGGGCGAGGATCATACGTCGTAATGAGGAAAGATAATGACTATTTTAATTATATTATTATCCCTATGGTGCATAGGGGACTTATCACTGTTTGTTTATTTCTTTAAATCTGGAAAAGCTGAACGAGAAGAAATATTAGCTCAAAGAGAACGATTATTTCAAGAAGAATCAAATCAACGCGCCAAGCTCAGTGAAGAAAGAGGGACCTTTTATGATGAGCAAGAGAAGTTTCATGCTCAACTTGCACAATTAACGCTTACTGCTTCATCTATATCCGAAAGAGAAGATAATCTTAAGGAATATGGCTCTCAACTTGATAATGCTAAGTCAGAGTTAATTGATAAGTCTGGAATACTCAATATTAAAGAATTAGCTATAAGTGCTAGGGAAAAAGATTTATCAATTAAAGAAGCTTCTCTTGAGCATTTAGCAGAGGAATATAGAGCTAGGGTCGAACGCGCAGCGGAAATGTCTCTTTCTGAGGGCAAAGCTATTGTTTTAGCTAGTGCTAAAAAAGAAACTGAACGAGAAGTGGCAATCCTCTTTCGTGAAGCTAAAGAAGAAACACAGCGTCTTGCAGATATTGAAGCACAGCGGATTATGACTTTAGCAATTGAACGGGTAGCTATTTCACAGGCTCCACTTAAACTTACGTCTCAAATTATTATTGCGGATGAAAACTTTCGTGGAAAGCTAATTGGACATGAGGGTAAAAATATTAAGTTATTGGAGGAGTTGGCAGGAGTTCAAGTCCTCACTAATAATGAAGACACTAAACTGCTAACTGTGTCTGCCTTTAACCCAATTTCAAGAGAATTATGTAAAAGAACTATTGAAGAATTAATGACTACTAATTTTGTTAATCCCAAAAAAATTAAAGAGATATATGAAAAACATTCCAGCGAGTTGGAGAAGGAAATTTTGAAAACTGGTAGAGATGCTTGTCGTGGTTTGGGACTTTCTATGCCCCATACAGAAATAGCTAAGCTTTTAGGAAAATTAAAATATCGCACTTCCTATGGTCAAAACGTACTCAATCATTCAATTGAGGTAGCTCAATTATGTGGGGCTTTAGCTGGTGAACTTAAACTCGACATTCGGTTAGCAAAACGCGCTGGCCTACTACATGATATTGGTAAAGCTATAGATATTGAAAAAGAAGGCACTCATCCTGAATTAGGTGGGATTGCTGCTAGGAGATATGGGGAACATGAAATAGTTATTAATGCAATAGAAAGCCACCATGAAGACATAGAAGTGATTAATCTCATCTCCATCTTAGTTGCAGTTTGTGATGGTATTTCTGGTTCTCGTCCTGGAGCTAGAAGAAACAATCTTGCTGATTACGTGAAGAGAATAGAAACATTGGAAGGTATAGCATTGTCTTTCCAAGGGGTTACTCAGGCAACCGCCCTTCAAAGTGGCAGAGATTTAAGGGTTGCTGTGAATGCAGATATAGTGGATGATGCCATGTCTTCTCAATTAGCTAGTTTAATTGCTAAGCAAATTCATGATCAAATGGATTATCCAGGTAAAATTAAAGTTACAATTATTAGAGAAAAAAGAATGATTGCTTCTGCGGGTCATTCCTATTAATATTTTACAATTCTACGGAGACTTGTGTCTCCGAGCCAGATAGAAGGAGGATACTATGGCTTTATATAAGAATGTTTCAAAAATGGCGTTGAATATCAGGACTCCCAAGGCAAAATCTTTCTCGCCGGGTGAAGTATTTGATTTAGACGCTATGTTTGCAGGGATGAAAATGGCAGGTTCCGATTTGGAGCGCTACATGCACAAGGGATTAATTGTATCTGTCTCCCCCGCAGCTCAGGTCATTAAAACGGCAGATGGAGCGGTAGTGGTGACTCCCACTAAACCTGAAGAGGGCCCATACATTCCCAAATCTGTTATGGGGACGGTAGAAAAGAGAGCAGGAGCCGCAGCCACTGTAGTCCCCCCTGAAGACATTCCTGAGGTTATTGGTCAAGATGCCGAAGGGGATGGCTTTACACCTACTTCCAATCTTAATCTCTCAGCGGATGTTTTAGCTAAGATTGAACAGGTTAAAAAAGTAATCTCCGGTGAGGTTGCAGCTCCGAAAAGTGAAATTAAAAAAAGCAAGAGCGCCCCGAAGACAGCTAAAAAGAATAGCAAGAAATAAAGGCCGCGCCTCTAGGAGGTTGTAGTGGCAATTATAATTGAAGCTAAAGACCCCATTACAATGGAGTCTACCCCAGTAAAAACCGCAGTTTTGGGGAGTAATTGTGATTTATCTAATGATAATGTAACTATTACGCAGTCTGGCGGGTGTTGTCCAGGTTCGTCTGGTAATAATCATCAGATTCCTGGTACTGCCCGTCAGACTGTGTGTTCTTCCTGTGGAACTTCATACCCAGTTGAAAGATCTAGAACTACTGGTGGTTTTAGTACAATTTCTTGTCCAACCTGTGGAACCGCTGCAGGGTATGTCGGCGATGGGGGAACCTGTCAATGGTATACCTGTAGTGGTTCTAGTTGTAGTTCTTGTGGCACTTGCCCAACTAAACGTATTATAGATGAGTGTGAATTAGAAATTCTCAATGATTTAATTTGTCAGATGAGGGCGGAATTGAAAGATTCCAATACTTCTTGTTATGCTTTTTCTGCTGCCGAATTGTCTGCCTTTTTAGATGCAGCTTTGTCTGAATTTAATGGTACTCCCACTTTTACTAATTTTACCTGGAAAAGTATTGACCTGAGAAGATTCAGGTTTATTATAGTTGAGGGAGCTGTATTATTAGCTCTTGGTGCTCAAGTTCTTATTGAAGCTGGTAGAGAATTCACTATTACTGAGAATGGTATTAATTTTAATCCAGCTCAAGTTTCTGCCGCTTTGCAGAATCAATTCACGGCGAGATTTACTCAATACAAGAATGATTTACTTTTTATTAAAGATCATTTCCGCGCTTCGCCTGCGGCTGTCCTTAATTACCAGAGTTTACTGGTTAATGATGGTATCCTTGGCAATCCCGCGATCGCGCGCCTGAGACACCTACGTCAGAGACGTATCTTTTGACAACAAAGGAGATATAGGCGTATGAACAGTGTGGCAAACGCGGCAATGCCTGGAGACCATCGTGAACACAAGGTTTGTTCAGTGTGTAAAATAAAAAAGCGACACTTAAGACCGAGGAGAATGAAAATGTCAATTAAGGTTATTGCAAAAAAACTTACCGGGAAGGCGAGAAAAAAACTGCCTGAATCTTCATTCGCAATTCCAGCTTCTCACCCACAAAACAAAGGCAAGAAGGACAAATTCCCGATTAATGATGAATCTCATGCCCGGAATGCAATTAGCCGAGCCAATCAGTTTTCCACTTCGCCTGATTGGTGGAGCGGCTCGGCTCAAGAGTTAGTCAATACCGTAACTAGGGCGGTTAAAAGTAAATTTCCTAAAATTGAGATTTCTGATAAAGCCAAGAAAAAGAAAGCTAATTTATCTGAAATTTTAGATTTAATAGTAACTGCAGCCGACGAGCTTGATAACCTGGGACTAACCAAAGAAAGTACTATACTAGATAATATCTCTCGTCTTCTGATCGCTACTGAACCTCTTAAAGTTCAGCAACCTCCCCCACCTTCTACAAATCAAGCTAAACCAGGAACTGGAGATGTTAATCCACCACCTATTCAACAACCTGAAACAACCGATGGGAAAACTCCGATAAATGTGAAAGATTCTAAAAAAACACCATCGCTAACTACCAAACCTGGGGAGGCAGCTAAACCTGTGGAAGGACAAACTATTTCTACAACACCTCCCGCAGAAACGCCAAAGGTATAATGGATAAGCGTAGGGGAGCTAGAATTATATCTCCCGCTTACGTTGGTTCTTATAGTAAGAAAGCTATAATTCAATCGATACCGACTGATGTTGAACCTAAAAATAAAAAAGAAACACGTTCATCTAAAAAGAAATATAAAACTCAAGATAAGCTTAAGAAAATTTTAGAACAAATTTTAAAACAAAAAGCTAAAGAAGAACAAACTTTTTCGTGGTTACTGAGTCCAAGGGGCGCAAAATTACGTGTAGATATTTATTTTCCAGATATTAAATTAGCAATAGAATATCATGGTAAACAACATTCTTATTTTCCAAATGCGTTTCATAAAACTGCTGAGGACTTTAGATATGCTAATATGTGTGATGTGTGGAAAAAATCTCAACTTCAATATCACGACATTCAATTGATAGAATTCTCATATAAAGATAAAATATCTATAGATCTGGTTCGTCGTCGACTTATCGGGTCGGGCGTGGTGATTAAATGATAAAAATAAATACAATTAACGTAAATGAAGTTCAAGATTGTGTGCAACAAGATTCTACTGTTCCTCCATCGCCCCATCGCCCCACTCCACCTTTTGTTGGAAATGTAGGTGGAATTCATATTGATACAATTAAACATATCACAATTCCTGAGTGTCAACATTCGTCTCAAAATTAAGCTATTAATAGTTTTAGTTAATTTTAAGCCGTATTGTAGTATAGTAAATATAGGGGAGAACAATGGCGACTATAGACGATGTTTATGATCTTTTACAGAGAATAGCGGACACCGTTGGTGTTAATGATGGTTATGGTGAGGGGTACGGTGATTCAGACGCTGACGGCTATGCGGATGGTTATGGTACTTATGGAGAGGGAGCTGGATTCTCTCTATATAAAGAAGTTCTCCGTATTCAGCAAATGCTTCAATTAAATTTAGATGCGCCCATTAGTTCTCGTGAGCCAGCTCTTAAAGAGCCAGGTCGCGGCCCATATTTCATTGCTAGATATATTAAAGATGACACTTCATCTCATAATCCAATTTACAATGCGCTAGTAGAGGCCACTTATAGTGGAACAGCTGATATTATCAGATCTACTAAAACTAATCAGAGTGGAAAATTTGTTTTATTTTTTGATGCGCAGGATCCAGTAGATGTTATAATTACATCTGATATTTATCAGGGCACTAAGTTATATGGCGTAATTCCACAACCATATTAAGTGAGACTGGATTAATAGGAGTTAATATGTTTTTTTTTGCTGCTGATAATTTAGATATCGTTTTTACATTAACTTCTAATGGACAAACCATCACACCAGACCCATATAATGTAGTAGTTTCTATATATTTAGATGGAATTTTACAAATAATGGGAAAACCGGTTTTATCTGGTCAAGTGTATCATTATGCTTTTAGTGTAGTGGACGCAGATATTTCACCTCAATTATATAATGTATATTCTTTTGTGGTGGAAACGTTTGATGCGGGACTATCGCTTATAGCTAATGGTTCTTTTATAGTTCATATTTCGGAGTATGACAATCTAGATTCCACTGAACTATATTTATCAAATGACTCTTCAGAAATATTTCTCGCTCCAACCATTAAAACTTACGAGGAGTGTTTAGTTGCTCAGCCTGCAAAACCCAAGATTATTGCACTGGAAACATTTAAGCAAACGGGGACAGGCTGTGACTGTCTAACTAGGTCGTAATGTCTATTCTTTTAACATTAGATCCACCAATCAGTCCAGAAGTCATTGATCGTATTCGCATTTATAAAAGTTTATTTGTAGATGGATCATATTCGTTAGTAGCTGATTTAAATGCGAGAGATGGTAATGGTGCTTTCATAACAACATATGAGGACAGTTGTGGTCATAGGGGCTATTGGTATAAAGTTGGTTATCTTAGTAGTGATTCGACTATAGTAGCTGGTTTTAAAATTTATAAAGAATTTAGTAATAGAGTAAATCTTTTTACTTTTCCTTCGTTGGCAACGGTCAATAATGGTCAAGCGGTTTATTTTGGCCAAGAAGGAAGTAGAGATGAATTTGAAGCAAAACATGGCACTTTACCATCTACCGCTTTATATTATTCTGTTCCATCTTTTTTTAATACACCAAATGATCAAGCTAAATTTAATCTTAAAACTGATACCAATACCGTTATATCTGGTGTAGAAATAAATGTTTCTGATCAATCATATATTTTGTTTAATTGGAAGCCGTGCGAAGTAATATCCGACCCAGTAAGATCCTGTGCTGTCACTCCAGTCAAATTAGAATATGCATTACCAGATGTCCCCAAAGACTGGCGAGTAACCGCTGTACACATTAAAAGAGCTGACGCAATAGATTCTACATATGAACTTATTGCAAAATTAAATGCTAAGATTTCTTATCATAATTGGCAAACATCATTTGTTGATATGGGCGGCTCAGATCAATTTTTTTATAAAGTAGCTTTTGAACTTTCTAAATGGGACGATAACAATTGTCAATCTCAAATTGTAATGAGTCAAGATTCAGATCCAATGTCACCAATTGTTGTTGATGGTGAACATTTAGTTAAAATTGTATATAATTCTCCAATTATTAATGACCAAAGAACATCTGAAAGTATTCCATTTAATACCTATCCTTATTGTGGATATCATAGATTTTCTCCTCACGATGTATTTTTAGGTAGAAGTGCCTCTCCATATTCTAGACCAAATGATTTAGCGCGAGGCAGTGATTGCGGTAGCCCAAATATGTTTGGTGGTCCATTAAGTATTTATGATCAAAACATTCAAAGGCAACTTATGCTTTTACAGGTCACAGGGGAAGCTGTTATTCTTTTAAGAAGAAAATGGACAGGACCTGTGTGTAAGTGTGTCGGCAAAACCGAAGAACACCCAATTAAGCAATGTGCATCTTGTTTTGGGACGGGTTTTACTGGGGGATTCGATAGGATTTACTTTAATGAAGATGCCTCTAATCCAGAAGGACGTATTTTACTTCGTTTTAATCCAACTGTTGATGATTTAAATTTAGGTAAACAAACTGGTCTTACTGTTATTAATCAACCGACAGCATGGACAATAGCCCAACCTATTGTTAGAGATAGGGACATTTTAGTTCAATTTGATCCAATAGATAAGAATAGAGAAATTTGGAGATACGAAGTCTTAGATGTGACTAGAAACGCTTTTATGGGTGGTGTTGGTGGGGCCCAAGTTATAAGATTGCAACGATTAGATAGATATAATAATATTGCCTATAGCGTGCCCCTTTCTGGTATTATGTTTACTGAAAAATGGGACATGGAATCTAATTTGCATAATTCATACGGAAATAGAACCGGAGAAAAAGATCAAGCAATTAATTTAGATGCTGCGACCCCCGTTTCTAAAACCTCCACAGAAATTACTGCCCTTTTACATAGTTATAGTTTAAAAATTTGGGCATTTTTAAGAGCCGGAATTATTCCAGGTTCCACCATGGTATCTCAATTTGTAAAAAATGATAACACAATTATTTATGCTAGCCTTGGAGATAAACTAACTCTTGTCCCTATAACATATGCGACTATTAATAACTATAGTTCATTACGACATGTCAGTGTGGAAATAGAGTCCGCACTTAATAAAGATTTAACTGTGACGGCTCGATATGTTTCAGTTCCCGTTCCACCCGACTCCACTATGTATTTTAATTTGGCAGCCGGGGAAACAGATACGATTTTAACAGATAATCGTATGTTGGTACGCGGCGGTGAATTAAGTCTTACACAATCCAGTTTAGTTAAGTCTTTAGTAATGATTTATTTAGATTAACGGAGAGAACAGTGGCCACTACTGATGTCCGTTCCACAAGATACCCCTTAAATCTTGACGATGATTCATCACTTCCTTATTTAATACCACAGGTTAGTGATGTTTCAGCAACAGACTACCTATCTCTTAAGAGTTCTATTCTCGCTCTGGAGCGTACGGTGGGTGTTTTTGAAGATCCGATTTCCGATCCCGAAAGTTATGAAAATGGTGAATTGATTTCGGTTTCAGATAGGCTCAAGAATTTTTCCACTACTGAATTTGTTCCTAGAGCGGGTAATGTTTTAATTACGGGTCCATTAACAATGGACAAACTTCAACGTATTAGTTTTGGTTTAAATTGTGAAACATATGTAGTTTTTGCTGGAGAAAATACTAATATTTCTACAACAGTGCCGGCCATTTCTGGTACTGTTGGCCTTTTTCCAAGTGATAGTGCTCAAAATACAACTGCTGTTGTTCCATTAGCAATTGTTGGTAATGATGCAAGTCCTAATTTTGCTCTATATCATCGTCGAGTTAAAATTTTTGATGATTTAGAAGTTAATGAAGATTTAAGAGTTAATAGAGATTTAGTTGTTTTAGGAACAGCTTATTTATCTGCAGATACTCTTATTGATAATCAAACGCTAGATCAGAGATACATTATGAAGGCTGGCGGTAATCCTGGTGGTTATATTACTGGCGATTTAAGCCAGTTTTCTGGTTCTTATAAAGTTTTAAATCCAAATAGTACAGTATCCCTTTCCACAACCGGCGTGTCGGGCTCACCATTATTGGTAATTGAAGACATTGCCTCTACATGGAAAATGGGGACTCAGTCTGGAACTTTACGTATTTATAGTTCTAATGCTGGCGGTACAAATGTAAGTATTTTTAATTCTTTAAATATTGCTGTCGGATTAACAATTAGTGGAAATGTTACAGCGGCTGGCCTTTATCTTGATGATGGCACTGGCCGAGGTATGTTTAGAGGGGTAATTAACAATACACCATTTGCTGGCTCCACCACGTCCCCCAATCATTATATGTTGGGGCCATCTCAGGCTTCACAGGGGTTTAATGGTGAAGCGAATTTAATTGATCATTTGAACAATATCAATGCTCACCACGAGGAATTACATTCCTTTGAATCTCATGTTGTTCAGGTGGGATACAATAGTGGTGTCTACAGGTCTTTCATTCAACCTGCTGGTAAAATTAAATCTTTGGGCGAAATGATTGAAGATTTGTTGTCAGGAACCAATGCTGATGGGTATCACACTCATAGTTCTCAACAATATTGGTGGACAATGAAGGCTACGGCTTCCGATTCTACCACTATTAGATCTTGGGTGGATGCTAATTATTGCTCTAAAACTGGTGGCTGTAATAGTTCTTCTTCTTTAGATGCCCATCGTACAGCCACTATTATTGATCATCCAAATCGATCTATTACTGCTGAAAAAATTGATGAACGAATAATTGGAATAACTTATCTTCCTGGTGTAGACTTGAGCTTACAAACTGTTAGTGCGGATATTATTGCCGCTAGACAGGGTAAAGCCAGTCTATATGCAGTTTTGGGATCTTTATCTTCTCTCACCACTCCCGTTACAACTGATTTAGTCGCAGCCATTAACTCAGCATATGCCTCAGCCATGCCCACAGGAACAATTACCATGTGGGGAGGAACTGCTGCCCCGTCTGGTTTTGTAATGTGCGATGGAACAGCCTACACAAGGGCGGCTCAAACGTATTCTGCTTTATATAGTGTAATAGGAATTAGATATGGCTCTGGCGATGGATCTACTACATTCAACGTACCAAATTTGAGAAGTAAATTTCCAATGGGCGGTACAACGGCCACAGATTTAGGCCGCACAGGAGGGTCTATTTCTGGACACACCCACGGCTCATTTGGTGCAGCAACTACAGCTGGATATAATAGTGGTGGTGTTAATGGTAATATTGATGCTGGTGACGACTTCCCTAATTGGTTGCAACACACACATCTTCTGAGGCCCAATGTGGCAAATTATAGTTCAGCTTCAGGTCAGGTGATGCGCTTTACTAGCGGTGGTTCAGGGATAACCAGAATTACAACACAGACTTCTGGAAGTATTTCTAGTTTTTCAGCTAGCTCTACAACTGGTTGGACGAACGTTACTTGTTCAGCCGCGCACAATCTCAAAGAGGGTAGTTCAATTACAATTTCAGGTACAACTGGTGGAGCATATGATGGGGATTATTTGATAGCCACATATGCCCTTGCTACTAATCAATTTTCAATTTATAGAACTTTTAGCTCGACCAGCACAGGTACATTTATCGGCGGATTTGCACATGGTTTATCTAATGGTAATACTATTAAAATTATGCAATCTACACATTATACTGGTTCTTTTATGATCTCAAATGTAACTAGTACTACTTTTGATATTGCAAGAGCTTACGTTGGAGACGAGTTAGCCGTTTGGAGCGTTTCTGATGCAGCTCTTCCACCATATGTTACTGTTAATTATATTATTAAATTGTAAGTAAGGCGGGGTAGAATGATTACTGATATCAATTCATCTAAGTATCCTCTGAGTTATGACGATGACGCAAGTTTGGGTTATTTAACTCCTGGCCAGAGTGATATTTCTTCTACGAATATCAATCAAATTCGTAGCTCTATTTTCGCCATAGAAAGAGTGTTAGGATTAAATCCTGGCGCAGGTAGGACGGTAGCACAGCGTATCACACAATTGTCGGGCGACTTAGAGAGTGTTTTTAATGGTTCTTTATCTCATTCTTTAATTTTTGGATATGATTCTCAGCATTACAGCGCCAAGGCTATTTTCGGCACTAATTGTGATGCATTTATTACTTATGATGGCTTTCGTAAAAATCGTAGTGTTGCCCCATTAACTGGTGATACGTTTCTTCCATTTGATTGTGAATCCAATACCGCATCAGTGGTTCCACTTTCTATTGTCGGTGCTCAGGCGTCAAGTGGAGATGATAAACATTTTAGAATTAGATTATTTGATGATGTGGAGATTACCGGTTCATTACGTATTATAGATAAAATGGTTGGTCCATGGGGCCTGTTAACTAAAGGTCAATATGATTATTCTAATGGTCAGTGTTCATATAATTTTTCGGATAGTGCCATGACCATTCCAGAGTGGGTCGATAGGGAAATAGAATTAATTGGCAATCCTCTGTGGGTAAATGTTTCGGGCGATTGCATGTATGGAGATTTAGCAATGTCTTTCTCTGTCCCAGATGGGTATGGAGACGGATATGGGGAAGGATATGGGGAAGGATATGGAGAGGGATACGGTTCAATTTATCCCGCAGCTTTAACATTTGGAGCTTGTGCTGCCCCATCAGCTATGATTATGTTTGATTTATACGGAATGAGAACACTTCCAGAAATTAACACGTTTGATTTATTTGTTCATGAAGCGGTAACTATTAGTGATGTTGCTCCACTCCTTATTTATGGTGTTCCAGCTATAGAACCTGGAATTGAACAAATTCAACATCGTCGTATTAAACTTATTGACGATATAGAGGTTGTCGGAAGTATTAGAGCTAATCAATTTATTTATGCTGGCAATAATACAGCTATTAATGTTCCCCCAGAACTCAATTCGTCAAATGCTATTGTATATAACCAATATATAGATTATCCAAGTGCTAGTAAATTTAGAAGTAATTTTAGTGCTGGGTTTGTTGGTCCTGGTGTAACCATTGGACATCGTCCTGGCCACACACATTCTACTCAAGATATTTTAGATCTCGCTTTCTTATTACAGGGGCCCCAGATTATTAGTATTTACGACACTTATGATACCGCAGGTGATCCGCCCCTTGGTCCCACAGAAAAAAGTGATGGCCTAGCTGGTAGAGCTGTGTGTAGACCAGATGTTGGAGCAGATGATGTGTTTTCCCAGAGCATGATTTTACGTGCTAATTATCTACCATTTATTGACGGCGAACCCCTGCCTCAAATTATTATTCGTGGACAAAACACTAGCACAGAAAAAACCATTGATGCTATTGCGGCTTGGACACTGTCCACGGGCGAAACGGAATTAAAATTTGATATTCCAAACACTTCACCCACAGATGATTATGATGTAACGGTTATTGCAACCAATGGACTAATGGGACGCTCTACTCACCGTGCAACTGTAGGTGGTATAGAGTTGGTGGAGCCATTAGCGGCTACATTAACAGGTGATGCCACTGGATTTACTAATGTAGATGCTTTGTTTTCAATTACCTCAGTGTCTGGTGGAAAACAACCATATGCTTATCAGTGGACCTTTGGTGATGATACCGGAGAAGATGGTAGTGCAGACGTGGCTCATTCCTATACTGATGCTGGAGATTATACTGTTACGGCCACCGTTACTGATGTTAATGGGTTTATTGTTGTAAATTCTCAGGTTGTCACTATATTAACCAATTGCAATGTATACGTAGGGTATACTATATAAAGAGAGGCTGATAATGTCAACACTTGTTAATTTTACCGCTTATGGAGATGAGGATCAGACTCAGCCTTCTACGGCTGATCATTGGGTGTGGGATTTTGGTGATGGTAATACAGCAACAACTTATACCAATGCCACCACTCATGTGTATAATCCAGATGGGGTGTTTCAAGTAACTGTATCAGCATATATATCAGCTGACCCATATGATCCATACGTTCAATGCGTAGCCACTAATATTATTAACGTATGTACTTTGTTTTCTGGTAGCTTTACATATTCTGTAAGTGGTTTATCTGTAACTGTAACTGGTTCTACTGTTGGTGCTCCAGCTGCCTCTTATAGTTATTATTATTATGATTTTGATGATAGTGGTTATGCATATGCGGTGGAGAGTAATACTGGCACCGCCCCCGCCGTAGTTCATGGATATACCTCTACTTCTGCTACTCCATATACCCCTACGTTAGTTTGTAAGAATGGTGGTCGTGTTGTAGACTTTGGTCCTATGGCTGGCGGCGAAGTTGATTTTTCTACTGGTGGCGCCCTAATAGAAAGCGGGACGGCTGTGGTTTTAATGGGAGCGAGTCTTAACCATTTAACTGTAGTAAGTCCCTCTGATTATACTGTTGGCACTGATAAAATTACATTAGATACAGGTATCACGGCAGGATATTATCTACAATTACTTTATGTTGACAGTGGTTCGGGGTATAATCAAACTTCTTCTGTTTATGCTGCAGACGTATTATTACCCGCAAATGGCTTAAGTGTAGGTTTAACTCCTTCCGGTATTGCAGAGTGTTTTAATGGCGGAATAACTTTTGTTAAATATGTATTTGGTGGTTCTGCCCCATATACCTATAGTTGGAATTTTGATTCTACTTCTGAGTTAGGAACTTCTTCTGCAGATGATACATGGGTGACCGTAGCTGGAACAGAAATTAAAACATCCACTAGTGCGTCCCCAGGTGAAATCATTTATAATGCAAATCCCACGGCTTCATTGCCGGTATCTACGATAATAACGGCAACATTAACTGTAACTGATTCTGCATTAGTTTCTTCTACAGCTTCTGCTGTTTTAACGTTCGGTGAATTACCAGCCGTGTTTCCCAGTGGATATGAAAATTTTAGCCGTAGATATATCAGTAGCTCTAGTGTAGGTGCATTATTTACTAGGGTTTATTCTGTTCAATTGGGAACCTCCACTGAAGCAGATCACAATTATATATGGACACCAGAAGATGATTTAGATTCTACCGTTATTGCGCAGCCAACCTGTACCCCAACAGCATCTTCCAGAAGATATCTTGAAACCATAACTAAGGTAGAAAATGGATCCTCTTGTGTAGAATATGTTGGTTGTGAAAATTTTGCTGAATGCTATGTGAATATTCCTTCTGTCACTTTAGGAGCGGTAACATTAAGTAGTAGTCTTGGTACTTGCCTCAAGGCAGTTTCTATTAAAATCAATAGCGTCAGCCCAGCGGCGGAGGGCCTCGCATTAATAGTGGAACGGGTTCGCGGAGCAGCTGGAACGGTTGCTGATGTGGGAGTTAGCGGTGACTTACCTGAAGTAATAGACTATACAGCTTCTCCAACTTGTAATTTTATTACTGCGGGTTTGCCTGGTGGAATTTTAATGCTAGACACACCATATAGAACTTTCAATACTTCAAATAGGGTGGCATATAAAATTACACAATCGACTACATTCCCATTGTATATTACGGCGCTAGACCCGGTTTGCAGTTCCACCACAGCAACTACACATGACTATAGAGTCAGATTAATTGATGTTGCCGGCATATTAGATGCCTCTGTTACTGAAGCTATGATGGTTGATAATTCTAGAGCCTCATTAGCAATTTCAAATGATATAACTCTTCAGCACACTGGAGTGGAATCTTGTTTATCTAGTGCTACAATTAACGTATCTCCATCTGGTCATCCAACTAATTATTATTATGGTGAAACTATTACATTCTCTACCACTGTTTCGGGTGGAGTCGCTCCCTTGTTTTATAATTGGAATTTTGATGGTCTTGGTAATTTTACTGGTGGAGGTTATTCTTACGAATTTGTTGATGGAACGTCTGCAACTAGTGCCTCTCCACAAGTTAGATTTTTAAGTCCTGCTTCTGCTCCAAATAAAATTGCAAGAATTGGATTAACAGTACATGATTCTAGTAATGGCGGTGCAGGTGTTGATATTATAGCTCCGACAACAGATCTAACTATGGAATACATCGCCCCCTGTGTGGTGTCGTGTTCAGCTTCGGTTCCAACCACGGCAGTAGTGAGCACCTCTGTTGCTTTCGCTGGATCAGCTCCAATTACTGGTTGTACTAGTAGCGTTACTTATGATTGGGATTTTGGCGATGGAACTGCTCATTCTAGTTCTCAAAATCCCTCACATACATATTCTACCCCAGATACCTACACTTGGGTGTTGATAGCCACGGCATCTGGTCCACTTGGAGTAACAACTTGCACACGCTCTGGGGCTATTGTAGTGAGTTCCGCTTGTGTAATTACGGCGTGCGGCACGGCCACTGAAAGTCCAGCCCCACCCGAAGTAGGATGTTATTGTCCGTGGGACGAAAGTGTTCCATTCATAGCAACCTATAGCACCACTGGCACTTGCGGCACGCCTACGTTTACTTGGAATTTTGGCGATGGTAATACTGGATCTGGTCAGAGTACAACTCACATTTATACCACTAGAAACACTACGTTTAACTGGACATTAACGGTAAATATAAATGGAGTAACTTGTTCAACAAATGGACAAGTTAAAACTTGCACTTTAGCTCAATGTGATGGTAGTATTCCAGGTTGTTTTGTGGCTGGCACTTTAATCACAATGGCAGACGGCACTTTAAAACCAATTGAAAATATTCAATCTGGAGATAGAATTATTGGGGCTGACGCTAGTGGGCACGTTATAGCTGATGTTCTTGCTCCATTGGTTCATAATAATTATTCTGAGTTTATGTTATTGGGAGTTTCTGCTGGTCCAGCAACAATGATAATGACTTCAGAACATAAAGTTTGGATTGAAGAGAAACAAGATTATATTGAAGTGAGCGAAGCTATTAGGGGTGGATTCACCGCCAAATTATTTACTGGTAAAACTTATCCCTGGGCTTTGGCTAGTACTGGTCATTTTGCTGATACTGTATACAATCTCACCACTTCTACTAGAAATTATTTTGCTAACGGTGTTTTAGTATCTAATATGAAAGCAGTTATAACGACCCCAAGTTAAACATAGGAGTGTTTAAATGGCAATCTCAAATGATGATATTTCTGCTCAAGTAGCCACACTAACCAGACAACTGAGCGATATGCGCACACAGGTAAATGAAACTAATCGTCTGGTAAGTCTGTTGTTTAATTCCATAAGTTCATTATCTGAGACCACTGCCATTGTATCCAATCAGGTAGAGGAAGTGGCTACTACAACGACCGACATGAACGCTATAGTGGTAACTCTTCCCACTACAAGCTATACAGCTACTTTAGCGGCTATATCTCAAACGCTTGGAACAATTAATACTAACTTAATGAATATTGAAGCTGCTGTTTTGGCGTTACCACATGATGCGGTTTTTGATGCCATGACTCAGTCTTTAGAAGACATTAAAATTATTCTAGGTGCCCCTCCACTGGGCCAAAATATTTGGTCTAGACTCTCCACTATTACAACAGTAACAACGGCTGATGAAACGGCTAAGGTGAGAGTATATGGTAGATTAACGGGCGAGTTGGTATGCCCCATTACTGTCACCGTTTTTGATTGTATGACCAGTAATACTGTTACATCTACTTCGGTTAATTTGACAGACGGCACATTCCAGTTCTATGTTATTCCCGGGAGATATGTTGTGGAGTTCACTGGGTCGGCAGTTAAGACAGTAAATGTAACTATCGACGTACCAGAAGTTACAGAGTTCAACATGACGCCCTAAAAAATGAGGAACCTATGATTTGTCCGCGTTGCAAGTTAGATAAAGATATTGATAGTTTTGATGGGTATAAGTCTTGTGACGCATGTCGTCGTCGCAGAGCTCAAATTCATAGAAACTATATTAATTCACATCAAGATAAAATGAAAAATTATAACAAGGAGTATTATCATAAAAATAAAGATAAAATGTTAGCTAATTATAAAGTATACTATGCCACGACAAATAGCAGAAGGCAATATAGACAAAAATATGAAAAAAATCATAAGGTAGAATTGCAAGCAAAAAGAACGGAAAAATATCAAAACAATCTTAACTATAGGCTTACGGCATGTCTAAGAAGCAGAATTAATAAAGCAATTAAGGGAAATGACAAGGCTCATCGAACAGCAACTCTTTTGTGGTGCAGTGTTGATGAATTTAAACTTTATTTGCAGTCTCGATTTCTTGATGGTATGACGTGGGATAATTATGGCAATAAGGTAAATCAGTGGTCAGTTGATCATATCAAACCATGCGCCTCTTTTGATTTATCTGATCCAGAGCAACAAAAACAATGCTTTCATTATACTAATCTTCAGCCTTTGTGGCACGTAGATAATATAAAAAAGGGTGCGAAATATGAGCGACCTTAAGAGGCTAGAGACAAGAGAAGATTTACTTTATAATACTCTGGCTGTTGATGCTAAGGATATTATCATTGGTTCATTGAGAGAGTGGTTTAGTCATGATAACATATTTACATTTCGGCAGGATGAATTTGGATACCCCTTAATCCCACAAACTGACTTAAGGGGCGGCGGCTTAGCTGGCTCTCAGGATATAGTCTGGGGGGTTAATTCAACCAAAATCATCATTACGGATGACTATCGTTTTAATAGCAGGTTCTTCCCAGCGATTACGGTGACAGATAACGGCGGCAATAATAGTGAAGTTTCCTTTAATCAGGAGATGGGTGGCGTTAAATATCAACTAGAGGAAGTAGTTATAGACGGGCAAATAGTACAAAGAAGGGTTCCATCTCACATTATTTTCGCCGGGGCATGGAAACAAAATTACGCTATTAACGTAGTGGCCGAGGACCATCAAACTCGCAAAAGGCTCAAGGATATCGTATCAATGCTTTTTGTAAATGTCCTTCGTGAAACCCTTCTGAGTCGTGGCATTTTTATAGAAAAAGTTGGTCTTGGCGGAGATAGAGAGGACCAATTTGCCAATGACTACTATTATTCTTCTTCCATAAACCTTGACTTGTATTCAGAGTGGCGTAGAGAGGTGCCAGTAATAATGTTAGTCGAGGCTATCGTGTCTCAATCTAATTTGTTATCAGCGGCCCTTTCCCCACAAGATTTACGAATAGTTAGAGATTGTGTTTCTAAACATCCTATGGCGGCTTTTTATTCTTCCCAGCAAAACGACGGAGCAGTCAATAATATTGTTCCTGGACATGCTCATGCCGATTTTAAAATTTTCCCTAAACCTAACGACTGTAAGAAGAAATAACGTTCATATGGTCATTATCTTCTATTAATACTTCCTGCTTCAACAGAGAGGCTGTGTGTTATTAACAGCATTTGAATTAGGAGGGTCTAATGTCTAATAATATTCCTGGTATCGTTGGGTATGTCCAACCTAACGCTTTCAGCCGTTTAATTTTTACGGCATCTGGTGTTGGAAATCCAGGAGGCGTACGAAACGTTGCTATCATTGGGCTTGGACAGCGCGAAGAGTATTTAGTCTATCGTGCGTCTGGCAATGGAACTGATGGCATAAACGTAACGACTTCACTGGAAAATAACTACAATGCTTTGTCAATCGGCATTGGGGTAGAATCACCTAACGGTCTAGTCTACCAAACTTCTAAATTTCCTATTGTCACTAATCAATTTACGCTGTTTCAGAATGGCAGCGCTTTATTGCGTTCTCGCAGTACTGTGGTTAGCGACACCACTCCTGTATTTGAGAGTGGAACAAATTATGCAGTAGACTTTGAAACTGGTCAAGTTTTACTTGCCCCCGCTTCAGCTGTGGTTTCGACTAATCTCACGGACGGCTCTTTTGAGCATTTAGCGGTTCCCGCCAACGTTCCCTCTGAGGTATGGACATTAGCCGCAATCGCTCAACCTGAAACACGCGGTACTGTGTTTAGTGTTATCGGTTCGAAAAGTGGCCAGGTCTTCGGTGCTGAGACCTTTACCGAACAGAGAAATACCACTTATTCGGCTGGCCCAACGTTGGTTAATGGTGGTATATTCTACTACGATAACAACGGCAATAGAAAAGCTGTTCCAGCCTCCTCTTATGTTACTTCTGAACCAGATATGTATTATGGTACAGTGGTTGTACCTCCTGCCACTGGAGCCGTGACACATGGCGGAAATATTATTCAGGACCCAACTAAAAATTTCCAAACCCTTGGTGTCCAGGTCGGACATTATATTGAATTTTTGGATAATGGTTGTCCTAATTTTGGACAATTTTATGAAATTTCTGCCGTTGGCGTTGACGAAGGTGGCGGCATGGATTATTCCAAGCTTCAGGTTTCTGGCTCCTCTTTGGTGAATTACGGTTCTACCGCTTATTCAATTGTAACTTCTGGCGATGTTGGTCAAAATTATTACGCTCGCCCATTAACTATCTATGGTGCTAATAAACTATCTACCTCTAGAAAACGTTATTTTGTTCGTGTTATCGGTTCATTACCTACTGATCTAACTGATCCAGACTATCCAAGGGTTTATCTTTCTCCTGGCCAAGCTCTTTATGCAACCTCCGATGACTATGCTTACAATCCCACCACACATGAATGGGGTGGAACTTGGTATGCTGGAGAAGATGGCACTGGATTAACCACCAATGAGGTTACCGGTAATATTCCCACTGCGGCCTATGGTCGGGCTGCATCGGTATCAGTTTATACTTCTGCTGGTGAAGATTCTGGTTTACTTGTAAACTTTGCAATGCCAACAGGTATTGATGATTTTGATGATTTTACGGCATATTACGATGCATTGTATAACACTATTCCCACTTCTTCTGCAACTGACACTGCCACCACAGCGGATGGGTCTATCGTAGAGACTCCAGATTCTATCATTAAAACTTTTACTATTTCCCCTCTTGGTGGCTGGGGTACGGACCAGGGTTATATTCAGGGTTCTTTAACTGTCACAGTAAATGGTGTTGAAGTAGATATCGTCGAACCCGATCCTCCGTTTGCCCAATTCATAAATCAAACATTTACCTTAGCTGTTGCTCCATTGGTTGGAGATGTTGTTGTCGCTACCTATATCGTTGGAGATCTTGGTGTTGCTCGCCAAGTTGGTTTTAGACTTGGGGATGTTTGGATGATCGAGGCTGACGGTAAATATGATAATGGTAAGATTTCATTCTCCCTCCTATCTGGTGAAAATCCATTTAGCGTTGGAGATGTTCTTTCTGTGACCGTAACGTCTGCAGCTTTAAGCACGGGAGACACGTTAGTTGCGGCTTATGTTTGTGAGTCGGATTTGAATGATCCAGAAGAATTTTTTGATCCGGTTTCACTGTATAAGAAACATGGATATCCGAGCACAACCAACACTTTGGCTTTAGGCGCTCAGCTTTCATTTGCTAATGGTGCTAAATCTGTAGTGGCTTTACAAGCTAAACCAACTTCTCCGCTTCGTACCGCTGAAGACCTTTTAGCTTCTCGGGCTTCTGAATTATTTGTGGGCAATGGTGGTGTATATTACACTGCCCACACTCACGGTGGACAAAATCTTGGGAGTGACGATCAGGATCAGGGCGCTAATCGCTCTCACACGCTTATGCACGCTGGTGATTATGCTGATGCGATGACCACTTTACATCGTCATAATGATGGTACTACTTATATTAATCCAAGCAAAGATAGCAATGCGCTTTATCTATTTTTGAGGGAAACTCCGTATCAGGACGAAATGCATTTCTTTATCACAACTGCGGCTTCTATCGTCCCTCGCCAAATTTTCCTCAATAAAGTTCCGCGCACGTTGGTAACGGATGTCATCTCCATGCCATGCTCTCGTAGTTTTGGTACTGAATGCAATACAGAAGCTGTAACAGCTAACCCATACTTTCTTGATTCCACTAGTATTTATTATTTGACCGTATTCCCAACCGGAAACACTTGGGATGTATATGGGGACCCGTCAATGACAGCGGCGTTCACTTATCCTGACTCGATAAGAAATACTTATTCTAATGATGGTCTATTCCCTATTCCTGACGCGACTGCATACGATTGGTCTACTAATTTAACATCTAAGAAACCTTGTGGTGGACTTTTCCGTTTACGCAATGGATATGACATCAATGGAACAGGTACTACAACCACAACGGTTGATGGCCTTCCTTTGTCTGCATATACCGACGCTGAATTAGCTTTTAGAGCTACTTGTTCTGATAGTTATGATGCTGTTCTTGGTACTTTCCTCAAGTTGCGCTATAACGGTGGCTCTTTGGATCCTAATGATCTTAACATTGAAGACGCTAAACTTTATATGCGCACTCAGCGAACAGACATGAGCTACATGGTTTGGACATCTGGCGAAATCATCTTGTCTGACCGCGCCGGTCTCACGGCTGGTGAGGGTATTTCAGTTTCCTTTATCGCAGTTGATGATGCTCCATTTGTTGATGCGGAATGGGCTGAAGCAGCAGCAATATTAGAAGCTGCTGACGCTTATTGGATTGTTCCATTGCCGACTGATCACATTTCTGCGGTACAGCAAACATTTAGGGCTCACGTAGAAGTGATGTCTGATACGCCGAATAAAAAAGAGCGTCAATTAATCACGGGCGCTTTTTATGGAACCACAGATGCTGGAGTTGAAATTCCTCTTCTTCCTCAGAATTTATATTCTGGTTCAACTAACCAACTTGCCATTGAAGATGTTGGAGTTCTTGAGGGTATTCAGTCTGGTGCTCTTGGAGAAGATGTAGCCAACTATGGTGTTCCTGAAAACTTTGGTAGATCTTATAGGACTATGTACTTCTATCCCGATAAGATTGTTGTGGATATCGCTGGAGTAAATTATAATATGCCGGGCTTTTACATGGCCGCAGCAGCCGCTGGTTTCTTATCTTCTCGCGGATATATTGCTGAGCCACTCACTTGGAAGCACCTTATCGGCTTTAATATTCCACGCGACCGTAACCTTTTAGTAACGAATTCAACAATTGCCAATAGACTTGGTGCAGCCGGTGTAGTGGTTGTACAAGGTCTTGCTGCTGGTGGTAAGGTTCTACACGCTAAGACCACTATCCAGGGCGGTTCGGCCTTCCAGGAAGAGCCTACGGCTATCGATGTTGCGGACTTGATTGCTAAAGAAGTCCGTGATGACCTTGGTAATAGATTTATCGGAAAAGCACAAACGACAGAATTACCACATGAAATTCTTCGTACCGTAAAATCTAATCTTCAGGGTGCAATGTTCCGTAAGTTGATTAGTAATTTTGATTCAATTCAGGTAACGCAGGATTCCGTGGAACCTCGTCAGTTTAACATTAGTTTCCAGATTGCTCCAGTTTTACCGCTACTCTGGATCTACTGCGAAGTGACAGTCGGAATATAGTGTAAATTTCTCGGGTCAGCATTTATTGTGCTGGCCTGAGATTTTTTCTTTATGGATAAGCTAATATGCAAAGCGGCGTTTATCTAATTCGTAATATTATCAATGGTAAAATATATATTGGAAGCTCTGTAAACATTTATAATCGGTGGAAGCAGCATAAAAGAGATTTAATTAAAAAAGTGCATAAGAATACTCATCTGCAGACCGCATGGGAGAAGTTACGGGGAAAAATTATGTCAGGAGAGACTAAAGCTAAAATTTCGGCAGCTCTACGGGGTAGGACGCCCTCCGCGAAGGCCAGGGAGAATATGTCTTTAGCTCAACGTGGTAATAAAAATAAACTTGGTAAACATATTTCTGAGGAAGCAAAAGTAAAAATATCTCTTGCTCAACGTGGGAAGTCTGTATCTCAAGAGTCTAGAGCCAAAATGTCATTGGCTTTACGCGGCAACAAACATTTGCTAGGACATCGACACACAGAAGTAGCTAAAATGAAAATGTCATTATCTCGCAAAAAATATTTAGAGTCTCGACGGAACAGAATAGCAAAAAAATTCAACTAAAGAATAAAAATGACTGATCAAAACTTTGGCGAAGCCTACCCCATTACTGGGTCCACCATAACTCGCAGGATTACTGCGGGTTTGTCTACACATATAATTGTATATGTGGAAACCGACTCTGGTTGGGAAGCAGTCGGTGCCATTCAAAATTTAACGGCCACAGAAACAAATGCCCTAAAGAGAATTGGGGAAACAAGAACTGGTCGGACTATAGAATTAATCCCACAAGGCCAAGATGTAGTAACGCTACAAGTTACTAGATTAGTATTTGACAATTTAAGACTTACTCATGCTTTAGGGGCCGGCTTTTCTCATATCAGAGCCCAAAGAATTCCATTTGATATTGTGGTATTTGACAGAACACACGATGAGGCAGCTAATGCCTTTAGGGGCCCATCTGCTCCAAAACCATATATAGTTATATATAAAAATTGTTGGCTTGGAAATCATACCACCACATATAATTCTAATTCATATATAATTACTGAATCGGCCACCTTAGAGGCTGAAGGTGTTGCGGATGAACATCCTATAATTCAAGCTTTAAACGAGCGTGGTATGAATACGAGACAAGATCAAATTGAAAGTGAATATGATATAATGGTAGACAACAGAGGATCAATTAGGCCCCCAGGTCCTCCATCTCAAGCCGATATGGACGCTAATAAAATTAAAAATGCTCCATATCCAAAGACTGGTATGGGAGTACCTTTTCCAGGTGTTCAATAAATATGTTAGTGCCCTATTAATATTTGTAGTTTAATTTGGAACAATAGTGTTTCTTAGGAGGAAGTAATGGCCAGCAATGTAAATACCGACTATCCTTCTACTGGCTCTAATCTTGATCGTAGAATTCGTACGGGTTTATCCCCACTTATTCTAGTAAAAGTCAACGGTGAAGCAGTAGGGGCGATTCAGTCTTTAAATCCAACAGAGTCTAGAACTCTGGCTCGTGTGCAAGAGCTAGGTACGGACGGCTTTATTGAGCTGGTTCCTAACTCTCCCACCACTGTAACTTTGCAGGTGACTCGTATTGTTTTTGATAACCTGCGCCTTCCACCCGCTTTTAGGCGTGGATTTGCTCATATTCAGGCTCAGCGTCTTCCATTTGATATTGACGTGTTTGATCGTTCTCATGGTACAGCTAGCCCGAACGTTAATATGCAAGTAACCTCATATCGTAATTGTTACTTCTCTAACTATTCAGCTACATATCAGGCTAATAACTATCAGATTAGTGAAACGGCCACAATTGAAGCTCAGTATGCTGAAGACTTGCTACCCGTTACCACCGCTTATAATGAACGTGGTCTTGCACCGGATATGCATCCCATTGAAAATCTTGCAAACTTAGGTATTAGAATCGGCGCCCTCGATTTCCCAGATTTAATTGATGAGTTCTGGATTGGTGGCGCTACTCCAGAGGAAGCTCCACCGCCACGTATTTTAGTTACTTATAGTACCCAACCTCAACGCACCGTTGCGTATCTACATGGACGCAATTCCCTCGGCTAAATTTCTTAATGGCTGGCGTCCCTAAAAAAGACGCCAGCCATATTTCTAAAATTAAAAATTAAAGGAGAGATAGATGAGTGATCTTAAAAATCCCATTCCAGATGAAATTTTACATGGACGGAGAGAGGACATCCCTAGGGTTACCGCTGCCAATACGGCCCCCACCACTCTGACCATTAATACCGGTAATTCAGTAAACACTATTGAAGATTTGCTTATGCTTGGATATCTGTCTAAAGCAGTTACAATTGGAAATTTTGTTTTTAAATTAAAAACATTAACCAATGAAGAAAAAGTTTCTGCATATACTTCCATTCCGAAGTTAGCTGAAAATACAGTAGAAACGGCATCTAAACTTCGAGATGTTTTGCTTGCAAGAGCTATTTCAAGTGTTAACGGTTCACCGTTGGAATATTATTATGCGGGCACCGTTACGAATCTTGCTGTTCATGATCAGCGTTTAGAGGTTATTAATAAGCTCTCTACACCAGTTTTAGATAAGCTTTTTTCTTTGTATTCCAGCCTTGAGGATGAGGCCGCGAAAGTCGTTGAAAATGTAAAATTTGATGACGTAAAAAACTCCTAAAGGAGTCGGGGCAGCGACTCCTTTGGAAGATTTGTAAATCTCTCGGTAAAACAATCGACGATCCAGTTATTAAAAACATGACCCGTTTGCAATTTTTTTGGTATGCTGCCAACGTTAACGCAGATGACGAAGATACACTGGAATATGATCGCAATATAACAGAATATTTAGCTGCTTTGTCTAGCAATGAGGGAGCTGAGAGAGTTAAAAGCACTCAAGATTCCAGAGAAAATAAGATAGGAGAACATAGTTCAGCCCAAGATAATAGTTTTGATGATACGGTGCAGGGCCTTTTTGGTAGGTCCGCCGGACCAGATGGAGCAAGCCCCCCAGTTATTTCAAAAAATCCTCGGGGCTTATCTCCTAAGGACCTAGATGACATACGAATTATTAAAAAGGGCTCCCACAAATAAGGGAGCCCTTTTGGTATTAATATTTATTAATGTTTTAGATTCTTCTCTAGGTGAAATCTCATGGCAGATGAAGTTACTGTAGATAGTAAAACTGGCGCAGATATAATATCTGCAGTTACCGCCCAACGTAAACTAGCAGAAGCTTCCGGTCAGGTAGCTGAAAATATTGCTCAATCTTTTGAACAAGTTACCGAAGTTTTTCAAAAAACCAATAAAGCTGTTTCAGAGTTGGGCGGTACTTTTACTAAATTATTTGGTGATATTAATTCTGTTAACGACATCCCGTTAATAGGCACTATTGAAGATATTGCTATGTCAGTAGATAAACGTATTGGCGTAGCAGTAAAAGCTCTTTTAATAGCAGCTGAAACTATGAATAAAATAGATAGTGCTTTTGTGGATCTTAAACGTAGTAGTGTTATAACTGGCGCTGCATTTGGTCAATCATCCATGGAAGTGGAAAGATATGCCAAGAGCCAAATGGCTACGCTGGGAAGATTAAGTCAAACGTTATCAGTTCACACTGAAGAATTTAATAAATATCAAGAAGTATTACGTAAAACAGCTTTTTCTTATAGAGATATGGATACTATGATTCAAGCTTGGGGACCAAAGAAAGCAATAGTTGACCATATGTTTGCAATGAGCAAAGGTTTGGGTATGGAATTTTCTACTGTTCTAAAGGATTTTGAAGATCTAACGTTACGAGCTGGTCATGCAACAGGAGATTTTGCAAAAAATGCCACAACAACCGCTCAAATTTATAGAGGATTTTCTTATTCAGCTAATAGATTAGGAATAACCGTTCCATATCTTCGTGAAGAAATTATGAAATCTGTGTCCGGTCATTGGGCTTCTATTACTAATATTGAAAATAGAGCTATGGATTTAAGATTGAATTATGAAAAATTTTATATGGGCCTACAGCAACGAGGTCAAGAAGGATTAGCTGGAGACTTTTTAGCAAAAGTGCAAACCGGCTTGACTGGCCTTAGCTCTGGAAACGCTGCGTGGTTATTGGGAGCATCCGGTGGCGGCACAATGGCCGACGTTCAAACTTTCTTTGCTCAAATCAGAGAAGCTTCTGGTCAAGGTAAAATGGCCCCAGCTTTATTAAAAATCAAAACTAGTATGCAAAAGTATTTTGGTAGTTTCGAGTCTGTCCCAGAGTTAATAGCTCAGGGCGTAGCTAAAAACGACCCACGGTGGAACGCATCATTTGTAGTTCAATCTAAAATTCAAGAAATGTTTCATGTTAACGAAGGAGAGGCCCAAAATCTTATTCAATTAGTGAATTCAGTTTTATCTGGTAAATTAACGGCTGAAGAAAAATTAAGTGCAGAAGAAAAAATAAAAAATGTTTTTGATCAAGGACAGGGAATAGCTCAGCAACAACTTACCACTTTACAAAATATAGCGATTAATGTTAAGGGTCTGTTTTTACATTGGGTATATGGTAAAAACGCTGAAGATTTATTAGAGAAAAATTTAAAAACTACTGCAGAGACATTTGAAAAACAACATTTAGCAGATAAAGAAGCGAAACTTAAAAGGCCTCTATCTGCAGTTGAAAAACAAAATGCATTATCAGAAGCCCGCAGCCTTTGGGTTTCCCTCAGAGAAATGGTTGCGGTGGGAGCCATAGAGCCAGATAGGGGTTCCATTGAAGATGCATTGGCGGAATTAATGGGGAAGGGAACTGTTTCTTCTACTGTAACTGGCGCTAGAGGCGCAGCTCGGGTTGGTTCTGGTGGCTCACCTCCAGGCACTATTAGAGGTCAATATGGGGAAACGAGAATAGACAGTAGAGGTCGTAGATATTTACATAGTGGAATTGATATTTCCGGTAAAGAAGGAACAGTATTTCCTTCTCCTGTGACGGGGATAGCCACCTATCACCCAGAGGGTTTTCCTGGATATAAAAATATGGGAAATACGGTTAGCGTAATTACTGGTAACGAGGAGCATGTGTTTGGTCATTTATCTGGTATTCCCGATGGGTTTAAAAACGGTCCAGTAAACATTGGTGAACCAATTGGTCTAGTTGGAAGTACGGGCCGCTCTACGGGCCCGCATATTCATTACGAAGTGAGGAGTTTAGACTCTTCTAATCGTTCACGCACGGCTGGTGGCAGAATAGTTACTATCGAACCACCTCAAAATAATGTTTTATCATTACGCGCAGCGGTAAGTAATCTTCCACCTCGTATTTCGCCCACTGTGCCTAAGTTACCCTCTTCATTGCCAACTAGTGACGTCACTTCATCGTCCAAGTTAATCGCTAGCAATGAAATGGCAACCAACACTAAAGCCCCTTCTTCGCAGATGGATTCAAATCAAAATGAACCCAAATCAAAGGGGCCCGTTAATAAAACTACAACTGTTAATGCCGCTCTCATTCAAACCAAAAATGCTCCTCTTGAAAATGAATCTACTGGCGGAACCCCAGGAAGCAAATGAACGAACAAGATAAAAATATTCAACGTGCGACTAAAGCAGCTATAGAATCTTCTAATGTTGCATATGAGTCATATTTACGCGTTCTTCAGCGATTAACGCGGTCCTTTAAGTTAATGGAAAATACTGCTGATGATATGAATAGTATTTTAAATGATCAAATTAAAACTTTATCAGATTCTGGTGTAATAAGAAATCTTACTTCCATGATGAAGAAAAGTGAAAATTTAAAAATTAAAACAGCTGGCAATTTATTAGAATCTGGAGCTAATCTTATAGACACAGTAACAACATTTGAACAAGCTATGATTAAAACCAAAACTAGTGCAATTCAATTAGGAGCCTCTTTTGGGCAAACCACGGAAGAAGTTAGTCGATTTGCTAATGCCACACTTTCTCATATTGGTGAATTAAAATCAACACTACATGTTCAGCAAGACAGAATAGATCAATATCTTAATACTGTAAAAATGATGGCAGGTTCTTATGCCATGCTTAATGCTCAAATTATTGATTCTAGCGGTAATGTTGTTGATAATTTACAAAGCACTTTATTTAAATTTAGCAACGCCTTTCAATATGATATTATTCCCCTCACTAAGATGGTATATGGCGCCGCTGGTAGAATGGGCGCCTCCGATGATCCAAAAATTGCAGCATATAGAATGATGGAAGCTTGGGTAGATGCAACTAAAATGTTACGTATAGTTGGAATGTCTACCACTAAGGGCCTTGGAGATTTAGCTTCAATTGTGGCTGGGACAGAAGGTAGTATTGTAGATGGAACTAGGCGCATTGCGAATATTACATCTTTATATACTAGTGTTTTTACTATTTTAAGAAATAAGGGACAAGAAGCTTTGACTGATGAATTTACGCGCATTATGGATGATGGAATGCGAAATTTATCTCCAGTTATATCTGGTCTTATGGTGTCTGGTGGTTTCGCTAAAAATATTATTGGTGATGTTCAAGATCCATTAGTTGGCGGTATGATGTTGCGTGCTGCAGTTCGAGCTGGAAAGGATTTAAGAACTGGAAAAAATGTTTCCACAAATGATGTTATGGATATGATTATAAACACTCTTGAGGGTTCTGCTAAAACGCCCCTCTTTGTTTGGGGCCCAGAATTTACTAAGGGCTTAACTCATTCACAAGCTAACACAGCGGCCAATCAATCTTTGTTGTTTGATCAATTACTGTCTAGTGTCTTTGGAGTTAAAGATAAAAACCAAGCAATGTTAATGCGTGGAATTTTAATTGATTATAAAAAAACTAATAAAGTTACAGAAGCTAATTATAAAAAAATGCAACAAACAATGGGAAATGGTTTAAGTGAAGCTGAAGCAATAGAAAGTATGAAAAGAACCACATTACAGCAAATTTGGGACCATGTTTCTGGTATGTATATGAAAGCGATTGGAATGGCTGGTAATAATGTAGAATCCACTAAACGTAAATCCGATATATTATTTTCTCTTACTTCTGGATCTAAACAACACTATATAGATACTAGATTGGAAACCTTTCAAAAGGAAAATAAAACAGATAAAGTAGTGGCTGCAACAGCGCTTGGTAAGCAATGGGAAAATATGAAGCGCGCAGATGTTATGGCTTCTTCTGATCCCATACATGGTTCAGAATATATAGCCGACACACTTAAAGAAATTTCTAAGAAATATGCATTACGTGTGAAACTAACTGCTGCGGAAGAGGCAATTTTAAATGACCCAGCTTCTTCAGCAGAAGCTAAAATGTCAATATATGGTAAGGCACTGGGAATAGTAGTTGCTCAAGATTTGTCGGCATCAGGAATTAAAGACGAAGCATACACCCGCGAAGCAATCACTGCATTAAATCCCTGGAGCGTTGAAGCAGAGGCTAATGAAAAACGAGCTAGATTACAGGGAGAAGCCTTGACACCTATGGGTGGTTCAGGTGGCTCTCTCGCCGCCGCCTTTAAAGAAACAACTCAAGGTAGTTCTACATCTTTAAAAGATATAAAACAACAAGGTATTCCATCTGGAGACACCGAGGGAGTTACGATGCACGGCCAGGGCCAAATTCTTAGACACCAAGAAGGAGAGGCTACGATAGGGGCTTCAGATATGTTACGTATTCAGAACATGGGTGGCTTACAATATATTCTTAGTAAAGCAAAAATGCTTTCTGAAGCTAACCTTTCTGGTGCAGCATTAGATGAATTAAAAGCTGAAGTAGCGGGAGTAGAATCTGGACCAGATGGATATTATGCCGCTAATAAGCAAACAAGTGCCACAGGAAAATATCAATTTGTACAAAGCACAGCAAAAGAGCTTTATGAAAAACATACGTCGGCATTTTCAAATATGGGTGTTTCCACTCAAGATTTTTCGTCTAAAGAGTCTATGCGCCAAATGATGTTTGGTCCTGAAGGTGCTAAAATTCAAGAAACAATGATGGGTTTAGCGGTTCAGGATTACGCTAAAGGGCTACGTAATATAAACATACCAGTAACAGCGGAAACTTTAAAATTAGTACATTTTATGGGTCTTGGTGGTTTTAAAAAATGGATTAAAGAAGGGGCATCATTAGATTATAATCCAACAGCTGGTGGTGTCAAAAATGCTACAGTTGGTCAATATTTAGGATTAGGTAGACGTTCTGGAGCAATGGCATCGGCGGTTGCCTCTCAGCTAACTGTTGGTGGAATGGATAATTGGTTTGATGTAGACGCGGGTCCTCAAGAGATTAAGATAGATAAATTGATTGCAGCAGTAAACACATCGGGTGCTCGCACTGGTGAAGAATATCGTCTTCAGGCAACTATTAGGTTTTAATGGGAGATAATTATGGCTGAGTGGAAAAGACACTTAATGGTGTGGGAACTATATGATGGAACTATGGTTGAAATGTATATTAATCCACAACAAGTAGTATTCAATCATACTAAAAAAATTACATCCACTCGCACAAAGGGCGGGTTTGTTGTGCAATATTGGGGAGACGACCTTGATACTTTACAACTTACGGGCACTACCGGCTCCGCAGGAATAGAAGCGATTGAGGTATTGTATGATATTTATCGATCTGAACAATTAAGTGAATCTGGTCTTTCCGTTTTAGGCCAAATAGAAAAAAGATATAACAAATCTTTAACCACAGACAAAAAACAAGATGATAATTCTCAAACAGCATATCATAGTTCAGATTTAGTGTCACGAGCCACACAGGTGACACTATGGTATGGCAATAAAAGATATTATGGTTTTTTCACAAATTTTAGTATTACTGAATCGGCCTCTTCCCCAGGAGAATATACATATACTATTAATTTTACTGTATGGAAGACGAAGGGTAGGGATGCCAATTATATGCCTTGGCATAGGACCGTTCAAGGTGAGCTTACCTTTCCCTCTTCAAGGGAAAACGAAAAAGCAGCTCAAAATGTTTCAACTCAGCAGGCAGCAGATAAACAATCTGCTTCTAAATCACAAATTAGTGAAGATTAAAATTTAATTTTAAAAAGGAAAGAATAGATGTCTAATCCCAATAATTATTCTATTGTGTTACATAAACCACCTAAAACGCAACCATCTTTACGGGTTAATTGGGAATATTCTCTGATAAATGGCGAAGCCCCTAACACTAGATTTCCTTATTATTATCAAGAAAAAGATCAAGTGGGCTCATTTGTTGAGCCTAATGAGTGGAGGAAGGACGAGTCTCCTGGTTCTTCGACTGGAACCTCTTCAACCCCAGCTGTTAATCCATCCCCCACGGCTACACCAGAAAAAACACAACCTTCAAACGCAGCACCCTTAACCACTCCGTCGTCCGCCTCAGGTGGTCCAGAAACTATCTCTTGGGATGAGATTTCTGGCGTGGCCCAAACATATCGTAAACAAATGTTAGCTTCTGAATTAACATATACCAGAGAGTGGCGAGATGATATTTTGAGAGTACAGGAGGGAAGATATAAAAGCTGGGAAGAAGCAGATGGTACATATTTTTCAGAACCAGGAACTATAGCTAAGGATTTACAACGTATTCCAGAAATAGATGCTAATAAATCATTAGTTGTTGTTCAAACACCCTCCGCATCTGTATATTTTAGGAAAAAATACTTTAGATTATTAACCTCCGCTGCTGCTTGGAGCCCTGCCTTTCAATCTGCTGTAACTGACTTGATGATTCAAAAAACAGTTGATATTTCTACTATTGAAGCTCTCACTAAATACAGATATATGTATGGTGTGTCTGAAACAGATGCAGAGGGGACACTTACTAAAATAGCTAAAAACCATGGTACTGAAGCACCACAAAGTAAAGAATATAATCATTATCGTGCATATTGGTATGGTAAACAAGTTACTGGTATTGATGTCGGTGGGGTTTTAGAAGTAACTAATTTTTCTTCATTAACTACAAATCTTTCCATAGACACTGGCGATGCTGGTAGTTGTTCTATCACCTTAGAGGATCCATATAATTTATTATATGTGAGTAAAAAAGATATAGATAATCTATTTGATTATACTAAAGATTTAAATAGGCAAGACAGTAAAACACGTCAGGATAGAGTTGATTTAGAAAAAAAACTTACAGATGCTCAAGCGGCGTTGACTATTGCTAATCAAAAAAGAGATAAAGCAGTTCATGATCTCGCAGCTGTATCGCCAACCACAGAACCATCTGGAAGTGTTACAGCTGCCGCACCAGATAGTGACCAAGTGCTTACTCAATTAGTTAAATCAATTCAAGTTAAAATTAATGATTCCCGCCGTGGGGGCGGTATACAATCAGTTTGGCCTAATGAATCAATTCCTTTTAATACAGATATTTCATTAACAGAAGAAGACATGATTGCTATTTCCAAGGCTTTAATTTCAGAAGATGAAAACGCTATTATGCCTAAAGATAAATTAGATAATTGGTGGAGACAGCAGCTTAGTACTATTTATGACGACCAGGTTGTTAATCATCAGGAGTGGAGATCTAATATTTCCAAAGTTAGAGTAAGTACAATTGTTGGTGATCATCGTTTATCTTATTTATTAAATAATGTTGAGCCCACGTGGTCCAATTTGGTGGCATTATATTATTCTTTACAATCAGACGTTTTCTCCACAGCTTTATCTACTAATCAATGTGAACAAATAACTTCGGTTCCATTAATGCAAGATATGTGGCATTCTTGGGGTAATAAGGTAATGCAAGATGCCGGTTCTTCAGCATATTTTTTAGATTTAGGGGTGAGTACAAATGATTGTACATCTACTTGCGGCGCGGCTATTAAAGCAATAGATAGATTTATGGCTTTAGCCACAGCTATGTCTTTAGTATATTCTATGGCCTTAGATGTTTTAGATGCTGCTCCACCAGGAGACTCAACCGAGCCATCACCGCCAGAAAAAGAAAAAAATCCATTAGATATAATTAATGATGAAGTGGCAAATGCTGAAATATCCGTTGTCGATGCTCAAAAGGCTTTAGATAATTTTGATAGTGGACAAATTGAGCAGCGCCCTATAGCAAAACTTAAAAGTGGGGCTACTTTTACCCGTAAATCCGAAATAGATAATTTGTATAAATTTTTAGTAGGAAGAAGTGTGTTTACGGTAATGGACGAAATTTATGTTTGGATGTCTCCAGAAAAAGAAAATTTAATGGATTTCAATTTACTTCAGGAATTATACGATAGATATAAATTACTTCAATCTAAAATTAAAGATGGTGTACAAGAAAAGCTTCAAGAGGACATAGATGCACTTAAACAAGCTAAAGCAGACGAACTTAAAAAAACAGAAGAACCAAAGCCAGTTGAAACCCAAGCACAAGTTCAAGATTGCCAGTCTTTGATAAAAGAATTGGTGGCTCAAGGTATTGCTGTTATTCAAAGTCTTAGACCTTTAAGTTCACCTATGTGGAATCCTTCTGCCACAGACTTAGATCCTGCACAATTATTTTCAACGGAATCTATTGCTCAACTTAAATCATTATGTACATACGATGTTGCTATGGGGCATGTGGATGCTTTTTTAAAAAACTATACCATTGGTAATAGAAATTTAGCTCCCGAAACTATATTAACTATGAATTCTGATATGGATGTTTTTATTCCATTTCCTGCCAATTGGGACACTCTTATGTTTAAATATAGTGGATATTTTTTATATAATTTAACGAAGGGCAGCTCTCAAAGATGGATGGTTTATGCAGAAAACAGCACATCACCATTTGTTGGTGTATCTTTTGATAGTCCAAACTTATCTACTTCACAGCTTGCTGAGTTAGCAACATACACTACTGCATATTTAAATTGGCGTTCTCAAATTATTATAGCTCAAACTGGAAAATCTAAAATACATAGTGTTATTAATATTAAAAGTATTTTAAATGGTATTATTTCTATTATGCAAATCGTTTTACCTCCAATACATGATGGTCACCAACAACCCCTCTATCTTCCAACAGATACTTTAAGGTTTGTTGGTAACAATAGGGGATCCTGTTGGTATAAAGATAATTTTTGGGATACTTTAGGTTTATTTAATTACAATCAAAGCAATGCTCAATGCGCGGAAAACAATAGTGTGACCTATGATGCGGACACTAGTGCAGTGGTGTCAGAGGCTCTTTGGCTGTTGAAGGATTATTTATCTAGTTTAAATCAATCTTCTAGTGATAATTTTATGTCTTCTCAAGACGCTACAGCCAAAGAAGAAACAACTTCTGTTCAAACTTCTGACCCCGCAATTGCTGGTCAGGTTGAAGCGGATGTCTCCGCCGAAGCTAATTCAAATAAACAAATGTCTGAATATTTAGCGGCAAATCAAGCTACACAGGAATATGATAATCAAATTACAGCATATACGGAACAATTAAATCAACTTAATGATTATAAAACAGAAATGGCAGATATTGAAACCAGATTTAAGGCTTTTGGTTTAAGTCCTACAACTATCCCTAAAGATTTAAGTCAGTTTATGGTGTTTGCTCTTTCTGGGGGAATGCAAGTTTTTAGTGGCGTTGTCACTCGGGTATCAGAAGCCTATAATGACGGAGTTCATACTGTAAATATTAATGCTTCTTCGGTAATGAGATTTTTAGAAATGACAAGATTTATTAATTCACCATCAGTTACTAACTTTGGTGGTTATTTGTATGACCCGATTGACGTAGAGGTAAAAGTAGAAACTGACGAGACCGTTACTCCAACGGGACATTTTAGTTGGAGACATGGTCAATATTTTGTGGCGGGTAATGCTAACTCTATGGCTATTTTTACAAGCGCATACGACAGAGCTACTGCTTTGGAATCTATGACCTCTGATTACGTTAAACGAGTTGGGTTAGCCTTTGAGAAGGCACCTCTTCAATCATTGGATTCTGCAAACATTATATCTGTGATTACTACTGGGTTGGCCTTTAATCCACAATTATCCATGAAAGCCTCTATTCCAGATTCTAATCATTCTTTTAGAAGATATTTGGATACAAAAATTGCACAGTCTCCAATTCCAGATAAATGGATTAATTTATTGCAAATTGCCGCCAATGCTCAAAATAAAGCTTTTGGAGATTTCACACCATTTGGATGGATACCAGCAGATATTTCTCTATATGACCCTAAAACATTTAAAGATGAGCAATATATACATCAAGTAATTATGTTTGATAGCGCGGAAGATTCCACTCCACTTCCATCTCCTCAGGGGGTCCCAAGAACAGAAGCACTTAAAGAAAATGAAAAATTTAGAGCACTTATTAATGGTGCTATATTTCCAGGTCAAACCCTGTCAGAACAAATTGTGTTATCAACCTATGGTCAAGTCGGAAAGTACAGAAATATTGTAGCAACGGGCAAAAGAAGCACCTCGCTTGCTTGGGCTGATATGAAAATTACCGGGGCCCAGATAGACGAAGAATTAGATCAACTTAAAATATTAGAGTTAAGTAATATTCACAAGGACGATATAACTGAATTTAGAGTTGATAGTGTAATTGGTGGTTATCCAAGTGTAGATGCCCCCGATGATGATGCGTTATTAAAATGTATCAATTATAGAGATGCCCAGTTAGCTGTATTGCAAAATAAACGTAGCGATGTAGTTATGAACATAGATCAGAATTTTGTGATTATAGATATGACTTATATGGCTAGTATAGCTGTAAGGGCGTTTAATTTTCAAGTCAATCAAAACATGGAACTCTGGGATACGGATAGATTAAATCCTAAACAAATATGTGAAGACGTCGTAGAGCAATTAGATTGGGAATTTTTTCCAGACGCACAGGGTAATCTTTGGTATAGAAAGCCACAATATAATCGAGTTCCATTGAGTGTGTTTAAAGAAAAAATTCTACCATATGTTTTATCATTTTTGAAAAACTCACCAGATTTTGCGGAAGCTGGTAGTTGGGCAGATTGGGAAAGACAAATCGGCACTGACGCAGCTAGCCAGAGATTATTAAAATATTTACCAGGTATAGATAAATCTTGGGTAAGGGCATATCAATATAAATATTTATTAGCACATTTAGTAGAGGTGGATTATCCAATTTCAGAAGAAGGTGTGGCTAAGGAAATATTTGGGGATTCTATTCTTCCATCTTCGTCCGCCAGGTCACATTATTATATTAAAGATAAAAATATATTAAGTTGGTCTTTCGATGAGAGTGAACCTAAATTTTGCCGCTTAAATGTACTGGGCAAATATGATGGACTTACTGATACTCCTGGAATTCCAGTTTATTTAACTGCAGCTGGAGTGGATTTTGATTTGTGGTATCATTATGGATTTAGAGAAGAAAAAGTACAAAAAGCATTTATAACCAATGCTCAAAGCCAGGGTATGCCATACGTTTCTGCTTATTTAACCAGGCAGTATTCTGCGCTGCTGAGTGGTTCAATACAAATAATTGGTAATCCGTTTTATCAGACAGGGGAAGTTATATATGTGGAAAGCCGTAATATGTTATTTTATGTAACAAAAGTGGCTCATAATTTTTCTTATAGTGGTCAATTTACCACTACTCTTTCTTTGGGGTATGGACACTATCCTGGAGTTTGGATTCCTAATCCATATGATCAAACTGCAGCATTGCTATCTCATGATACTAGATTTTTAACGAGTTATGATGTATCTAATTTCACTAAATTACTTGAGTTCAAAAGAGATAAAATAAAAAATGCCACGAGCGATCCGTCTAGCAATACTCACTCTGTAGAATGGAATGAAATATGCGGTTTAAATTGCGATAAAGAGAATATTATTAAGGCTACTTGGGATCCGAGCATAGTTGATAGATTAAGGGCCTCCCTCTATTATGATAGGGCTGAACATGAATTAAAATTGGTATCAGAATTAAGATCCGCTACTCAATCTCCAGGACTTACAGAGGGATAATATGACAGATATAGATACACTATTAATCAAATTACGTCAAGTGGCAGATGCTTTTTCTGGACACGGTTCCATCGACACTTATTTGGTGGTGTTATATGATCCACAGAAAGTAGTTGAACTTCAACAGTCGGGCATCATTAAATCTATGGCCGAATTAGACACCCTAACAATTAAAAATTGTAATGTGGTAATAGCTGAATTAAAAACCGAATTGGGTAACGCAGCAGACATATTTAATTTTCATACTGAAACACGTATTGATAGCGTGAGTGGTAACGGTTCTCAACTTTTCATATTTATCGACTATTTCGCTTAAGGCAAGGAAAATATGGCAACTGGACAAAGGCAATATTCTTTTTCTGATTTAAGATTCGCAACTATTGTTACTGCCAACGGAGATGGTACTTATGATATTTCATATGGAGATAATTCTCCATATCAGATTCGTAAGGGAGTAACCTCTTTACTTCCTGGTGCAGGATTTGGTGGTGGTCTACACACTGCTTACGCCCCAGGCGAAGTTGTGGGAGTTATACATGCAACTTATGGCATACCTTATATTATAGGGGGTTTGCCACTTGCATCTTATAAAGATGGGGTTGATCAAAATACTGGTCAACGTTCAGTCTTTCATTCTACATATAGAACAGGGAAACCTGGTGATCATATTTTAAGTAGTGGTAGTGGTGGCGATGCCGCCGTTGCTGTGCTTGCAAACGGTTCAGTTGTTATAGACGGTCCCACGGGAGAGGATTATTTTAAACTCTCTCCAGATACACGCTCTACAACTCTAGTCTCACGAAAACACTACCACGCTACAGATGCCTTTAATTTAAGAGCGGGTTCTACTAAGCGAGATATGTATCGTATTACCAATAAAGATGAAGATTTGAGATTGGATTTAGAAAAGGGCGATGATGCAGATAGAATAGCTTTAACAGTAGGGGCTAAAGCTAAACACTTGGCCCTTAGAACAACGGTAGAGTTTGCTGGTAAAAATAGTAAAGACATGAATCAGGCGCCCATCAATAAATCTAAAAATGAAGGTTTAGCTGAATGTAGAATCGTATATCGTGAATTTGCTGCTTCATATTTAGATCCATTAGATGATCAAATTAAAGCAGAAGACGAGAATAGAAATTTTTATAGAAAAGTGTATTTGCGATCTAACACTTTGGAATTAGCAGACAATGATTTGGCTGAGATAGTATATGGCCCACTTGTAGATATTAATGGCTTAGTATTGGATATTAATCATATGCCAATTCACGCAGACGACTCTGCCTCTCATGCTGAAATTAATACTGTGTTGCTTGAGGGCGTGAGCGTTTCGGGCACTCAAGAAGATAAGCTTTCTAAAGCTTACCCAACTTTACTTAATAATGCCACTGTACTTAATATTAGGATTAACACACTTGGAACCGACTATAAAAGAGAAATGCATCATAGTGATGGTAAAGATGGTGCAAGACGATTTGAGGGCTTAGCTAAGGGTCAAATATCTAAAAACTGGGCCTATGATACGGCGTTGGACAGTGATATTTGGAGTAATATTAATCCAGATGACCTAAATGAACTCAAGTCTAACAAGGGTGCATTTTTACCGCCAATATTCGATTTTTCTGTTGATAAAAATGGAACTTTTAAATTACATGTTCCAGCCTCTTCATTAACTCATTCAATTGCAGAATGGACTAAATATGACCTTGATGAGACCGCTGAAGTTTCAATACAAAGCAGTCCAGAAGAAAATCATGTGCGCTCTAAAACTAAAAACTTAGAGCTTTTTCAACGCATTAAACGTTATGGTGGTGAGCTTTATCATCCTGTTCATCAAACTTCTTTAAATACGATTGGTGGTGAACTTCGAGTTTTAACAGATAATGTAGGCGTAAAACACTATGCTATGCTTTCTCCTGTTGGAGCTAATGCTGAAACTGGCACAGCGTCTAGTCAAGAAAAAACTGATTTATTTGATAATGCGTCTGGAGATAGTCACACTAAAGCTTATTGTCCTATAGGTCAATCTGCAAAAATTAGTTTAGATGGTCGTATGGATCTGTCAATCGGGCGCGATCATGCAGATTGGAAATCTCTTGTAGCGGATTTACGTGGCGGAGCAATTTTACGTTTAGGTAGAATGTACGATGTACAACCTTGCGAATGCCAAGCTGAGGCTCCGTGGGGAGACACTAAAGTAGCTGCCCGAAGCGGTAAATCTTCTCAAGAAAAAATATTTAATGATAGACGATCTTTAGTATTTGAAACAGATGGTTCAATTACTGGCACTATAGGCAGGTCCATTGAAAGGGAGTTGAGCCTTGATTTAAACATGAAGGCTGGATTGAAATTACATATAGGTAAAGCTAATTATGGTATATCGTTACGTAGAAAACTTATTCATTATTTTAGAGATTATAATCCAAACACGACTTTTGATATAGATAGTAAAATTAATGTTGGTTATAGATTTTTTGATTCTTCTCAGTCTACTGAGACTTGGGATGAATTTGATGAAGAGAGACATGATAAAATTGCTTACAATCCCCGTTTAATAGACGGCACCTTTAAGGGAGCTGAACCTCAACCATTTCCCGACGGTAAGGGAAAACAAACGCCAGAGTCAACTAATAAAATAGCTGATAGATCTCTTGAGGCCGCTGATCCCAAAAATCACCATGAACCCAATAATGTTATTAATAAAAAACTTACTGATGAGGTTCGAAAAGCTAGAATTAAACATGGTCTATTTGAAGAAGTGGCCCATGTTGTTAATAATAGACATCGTTCGCAGGGTTTGGGCTCATATGATAGTGAAACTAGAAATAATGATGAAAGACTCACTCTCAAGGCAGATGCAAGAGATACAGAAGCCGGTAGCATCAATATTAATACTGAGGCCGATGTGTTACTTACCATCAGAGACGATTTAGATTATACTTATCGTAAGGGAAATAGAACTTCTTTACGTCTAGATACTTCTGGTCAGGTTATAGCTTGGTTGGGAGCAGACATAGACGATTATCGCAGTTTATCATTAGAATGTGATGGAGCCATTCAAACAACGGTTGGAAAAACCAAATATGAAGGTAAATCTTTATATGGTTTATTAAAGGGTGGAATTAAATTAATTGTAGGTAAAGATAATGAAGATGTAGAACATAATACAGATGAGGGGCTTCAGGGTTATCCATCTTCAAATTCAGACTATCAATACTCGTCTGAGGCTAACCCAGATGGCACAGGACCAGCGAACGGTGGAAAGAAATACGAGAAGGTAGGGTATCACCCTCACATTGACCAGGCGACTCGACAGGCAGCGGGAGCCGAAGAACCGCGCCCACATAAAGATGATTATGCTACCTGGCAAGCTGCAATACAACAAGTTAATTATGAAGGTACCTCTTTAAACTTAAAAACACTTGGCTCCAACTGGTTAACGTTGGGAATGAATAAAGATAAAGAATCACTTGTTTTAGATACGGCGGGGTCGGTGATAGCTCAAATTGGTGTAGATAAAAAGAATCGTAGTGCCATTATACATTGTGATGGTTCTATGAGTGCTTATTTTGGAAAAGACAATAGACCAGGCGGTGATGGTGGTCGTAGTCTTAATGTCCAAATGGCTGGTGGGGCACATATATCAATTAAACCTGGTAATACTAAAACAAATGACTTTGGCGATTCTAATACCGGAGACGGCTTAATTTTAGCTGTTAGTGGTAATGTAAAAATTGTGGTATTGGAATCTGATTCTGTTCAAGTGGACATTACGACTAAAAAATATCATGAGCAAATTCATGCTACAGATGCAATTGATTTTGTATATGATGCACCAGAAATTAGACAAACATATAATGGCAATCTCACAAATATAGTTAATGGAGTTAAGATCTATAGTGGAAAAGAGTTAGGGGTCACAGAGGAGAAGTAAATGCAAGTCAGTACTACCCAATATGATATTGAATTTGGCGGTAAGTTAGATGAATTTCTAGGTTCTTTATTTGGAGACTTTGGGTCTGGTGGTTCTGGTCAAGGCGGACCCGGAGGAGTGACAACAATTACAGAGGCTCTTTCTGCTGCAGAATGTTCTAATAAAGAGCACATTCAACGTGCTCTAGAGGCTGTAGATAAAATGGACTTCTGTGTTATGGGCCCGTTAAGAATTTATTTATCTATAGTAAAGGCTTTATCGCAAGTTGTGGGAGCTTCGCTTGGGGCTATAGATTTAGGTCCAATCGCTTCTGCTATCTCGATGTTATCTGGATCCATTCAATCTCTTGGCGATATTAACATGGGTATTATTAAAATCCATACAGACATTGCTGTAAGTGCTGCTGGTATTAAGGGCCAAGGGCTTATGAATATTAAAACTTTAAGCGACTTGAATGTTACTATAGCCGGAAGACAAATGAATCTTAAACAAATGAAAGATAATAAAAGTGAATTTTCTAAAATAATGAAGGAAACAGCTAAAAATTGGTGGGATTCACAGCAAGCGGTAGTGGCTATTAAAAATACTAAAGACCTTATGAAAAAGGGTGTTGGTAAAATTAGAAAATTAATTGATGATATGGACACCCAAGAAAAAAAGGCGATGGATAAAGTTAATGATATTTTTAAAATAGCCAATATGCTTAAGTCTATGATTTGTTCAATTTTTGGATTATTAAGAGCATTTTTATCAGCATTGCAAGCGGCAGGCATCGCTATCGGTATTCAGGGGACAATAGTAGCGGAAGTGGTTCAGGTGTTGCAGGCTATTCTCTCTGCTTTAGCGGCCTTTTTTGCTGCATTACAAGATATGCTTAATTTTTTAAGTGTGTTAATTACGGAATCTGAAGGAATTTCTCTTAAAATGTTTGATCATACTCTTTCATTGGTAAAAGAAAAATTCAGAGAACTTAAATACGCCGCATTTGGTGGCCCCGGAGGCGGATAATGTATTGTGCATTTGACGAAGCCGATCTATTAAGTCGCATTAACGATCCAGTTGCCACAATTCGCCTGGGCGGCGTGCAAGAGGCTATTAGAGTGCAAGCTAATACGCCAGCTATTATAGATGCTTTCAAGGGTCGTATTAATGGTCCAAGTTCAGAATTTGTGTTGGTATCGGGCTCTATAGGTCAAGCAATTATTAATTCTTGTGTTTATGCTTTGGGACGATTGGGTGACGCCGATTATGTGTCAACAACGGAAGAGGATTATTTAGCAGATCTTATTGATGATCCTCCCATTATTAATCAATCTAGAAACGCGGAACCAACGCGTTATCAATATGAGGGCTCAGTAGTTGGAAACGCTTATGAAATAGATAGTGAATTAATGTTGATGGAAACTTCAAATTATGATTTTATTTCTTTAGGTGTTGTAGCTGGAGATAAAATTGTAATTAGAGATATATATTTAACAGAATCTCCAATTGATGGAGCTTGGATAGATAGTTCATTTGTAGATGGAAATTTGGTTTTAGATAAATTATCATTAAATACTTCATCAGGTATTGATGTAGCTACTAGAAACTCTATTATAACTACTATGAAGGCTTATAATTGGATAATATCAGAAGTCTCTACAGATGGATATTTTGTTACCGTGGAGAGAAATCCAACTATCCAGCCCTTTAAAGTTACTGATTTATATGGTGGAGCATATGTAGATGTTCCTGGGTCTTTTTTTCAAGTAAGTGGCACCCCTGATGATTATGTAGTATATTTTGCGGCTATTCGTTTAGACGCATTTGATTATGCTATATATGATTCCTTGGGGATATTAAAATATGAAAGTTACATCGCGGAAGCCCCAGTCATTGACGCAGATAATTCATTATTTCATAAAGCCCTAACCAAAGCAATAATAGCGGATGCTTTAATAGAATTAGCTGCTCGTAAATATGTTAAGCCAACAACCGTTACGCGAACGTTAAATAATTTATATACAGATGCTCTGGCCTCCACGGATCCAGAGTTGGAAATTTCTGCTTATGCCGCCTCAACGTTAACATTAGCACGAAAAGCGGCTAAAAGATATGATGAAGACACGGCAAATTCCATTGATGAAGATGTCCAAACTAAATTTTACAGTCCCGGTTCACCCACATTGGGTTGTAATACCGATGTGTTGGCCGGAGAAGATCCCACTAATACGTGCATTACTTATTTTTCACCAATTGTAAATATGCGCTGTGGTAATTTACAGCCGATATATGAAAATAGAACTGTGTCTTTTGGACCAACAGTATTTGATAGCTCTGGAAACTTAGTATTAGATGCTGGTGTTCCAGATTTAAACTATCATACAATGTCTTATTCATGGGACTTTGGAGACGAAACAACCTCCACGGACCCCTCACCCACTCATACTTATATTATTGCTGGTGTATATGTTGTAACTTTTATTGCTACAGACTTAATTTCTGGTTTAGCCCAAGAGGCAACATGTAACGTGGAAGTGTTAACAGAATATGTGAACGTAACAGTGCCCACACACGTTATTCCACAGGAACCATTTTGTATAACAGTCGCATATAGATATGTTGAAGATTTAACTATAGAACCGTTTGGAATTTCTATAGACGGAAACGGCTGTTATGAAGTTACACTACCTTTACCTGGCACCACACACGGCGCCGTGGGGCCCACCGAATTTGACGTAACTGCAGTGGAACCACTTACCCTTAATTTAGAATCTGATGCAGTAAATTGTCCAAATGTATCTAAAAGCTTTACAGCTATTGTTGCTGGGGGCTTGGAACCATATGAATATGTATGGGCCGTGGATGCTGTTTCTGTTAATGATGTTGGTGAATTATTGGCCGAAGTATTTGAAGAAGGAGAGCACACTGTATCAATAGTGGTAACAGATGCCATGGGAACTGTCATTAGTGGAAGTATAGATTTTGTTATTTATCCACGATTGGATGCTTATATTAATTATATGGTTACTAATGTAATAGGAAATGATAGACTCCCGGGATATACAATTGATTTAGCTCCATGTGTTACTTCTACTGGATTACCAAACCAATATGAATATTCTTGGGATTTTGGTGATGGAGAAGTGAATTCTGGAGCTGATCAAACACACACTTACACTACTCCTGCCGAATACACCATTTCTTTACATTTAACGGATCCAAATGGGTGTTCGGAGACACTGGATGTCAATTCTACAATCTCAATATACGGAGCGCCAATAATTTTATTACGTAATATAACGGAAGATAAACAACTTTGTCCTCGTAAATTAATTATGGAGATTTCTATTTCGCGTGGCTTAGCTCCACATACATTAACAGTGGACATGGGAGATGGTCAAATTTTATATCCAGTCTCATCAGGGGGCATATTTTCATTTGAGCATTTTTATGCTCTTTCTGGCACATATACTGTTCGTTTAACTGTCACGGATGCACAAATGATTACATCTGAATTAGATACCATAGTGAGTGTGGGATGATATATCAAGCTAGATGTGTTGACTTTGCTTATGGACATAAAATTGTAGTTAATACTGATAATGTGGATGATTCTACTAGAATTATTACGTCTGTGTTTCCCATTGGGTCTAGTTCTCCTTTGAATATTACTAGTAGTGGATTTGAAAATTATGCAAATAGAGATGATTTAAATTTAGCTTTAAGTGCTGCTATAGAGGTAGCAAAACAATCTCTCGTGCCAGCATTAACACCTTCCGCCCCTCCACTTAACCTTCCAGATCCGTTATCTCCATCTTCTCGTCCAATGACCTCGGCCCCAGGGCCCACCCAAACCACATTGACCCCCAAAACCGAAGAACTTAAAGCATATAAACAAAGCGTGGGAAATGAAACACCAGCAGATGTTGCTCGTGACATGATGGGTATTATTAGTTCTGTAAAAGCTGGTCAGGCCTCATATGTTGATACGGCAGGTCAAGCTAAATGGGAAACCTTGCGTGGTTCGTTTGAAAGGCTTTTGGGGTTGAAGTCTGATGAAATTCCAGAAGAACAGCTTTTAGCAGGTAGTCAAAAACCTTTTGTATATTTTGTATATGCTCTATTGCATGACAAGGGAGTGGTTCAAAGTATTGATGGGCAAGAGGTTTCTGGTCAAGATTTAATTAATAAACTTTATGAGTCTATGATTAAAAGACTTAGAGAACTAGATGGACATAATTTAGTGGCTACTATGTCGGTGGCAGATGCAATTAGAACCACTGGTACACAAATACTTTCTACTATTGCTTCCGCGAAAGCGGGAGTAACACCAACCAAACAAAAAATTAGTGATGATTTATCTAAAGGTGTAAATAAAGCTCAAGGAATAATTAACACTATTGAAAGTTTTGCATCTACTTCTTTTTCTCCTCTTGAACAAAAAGAACTATTTAAAGAAGAGGCAAAATTTGGAAGTATTGACTATCAAAAATTTAGATTTGATAGGAACGATGCGGGTAATGTGTTTGCCACCACACCAGAAACAGCAAGCCTTATGCAAAATACATCACTCTCCAGCGCATGGTTAAATACCGGTGCGGATACTATGCGTAAACAAAAATTGGATTTATTAAATCGTAGCCAAGCATATGCAGCTAGGTATAGATTTTCTGGTGATGTATATTCTGTATTAGTAGAGGGGAAGGGGTTGGAAAATGATCCCAATACGCTCACTATGCGAATGGTTGTATCTTATTTTGCTTCTTGTTTAAAAACCATGAAAGGTACATGCTCAGAGTGTAGGCATTACAATGGGGCCGGTAGTTATTCTCCATCTAGGGATAATACAAAAGCCCCCTCACCCCCTCTCCAACCAGAATCACATCCATCCGCTGCATGGGACACAATTTATAATCAAGCTAAATCTGATTGGGAAAGTGGTAACTATACTAAATATAATAATGTAACTGCTTCTTTGAGTAGAATAATCAGTGGGACAGATTCATCTCAAGAACAAAAAAATCAAGCATCACAACTTAAAGAAGAAATTACTAATCAGGTTATAGAAAGGGGAAAGGGTTATGTAATAGTAAAGCACGTTGATACGATGCTTACGACGAGAGATGAAGTCCAAGCTGAGCGTGCTAAATTAGCTAAAGCAAAACCGCCCTCCTGTGCCTTAGGTTTCACTAATCCAAATAATACAAATAAAGGACCAGACGATTATTGTTGGGTTGATGCAGTGGCACCTGGTCGCGGAGCTAGTGGTATTAAATACGAGTTAAATACTGATATTTCTAAGAAAATTAGAGAATTAGCTAAAAACTTATCTAAAGGATAATACCTATTAATAAAAGCTGATAATCTGGAGGGATTTACGTGTCTTTTGACCTTCGAATCGAAAACGGAGACATATCTTTTCAAAATAGCAAGGTGGAGACGGTAACTAATGAGGATAAGCTAGTTCAGTCCCTCGTTAGAATTCTCTTAACCCCGCTTGGAGAAGTTAGGCTTCGTCCATATTATGGAACCAATCTTGGTGGCATTATTGCTCGCCCCCTTATGCCAGATTTTATTTTTATCACAAAAATTGAAGATTCTGTGAAAGAAGCTTTAGAGTTTTTAATGGCTCAACAGTCCACACAGGCTAGATATCAATATGTGAGTCCCGGAGAAGAGATACGAGAAATTTTAAGTGTTATGGCTGAAAAATCTTTATCTGATCCTAGACAAATTAATGTAGGTATTGCTATTAGAGCTGGTAGTGGGGACGTTGTAGCTAAAACCTTTACCATTTCCCCTGGAGCTATAGTACAGGTAACCGGTGGTGTGGTAACCGAGCGAGGTGGGTTCTAATGATTAAAAATTATCAGCAGATAGTGGCTGATTTAAAAGATAAGCTCCGTAGTCGCATTCAGGGAGCAGATTTAACTGACGGCTCGGTTATTAAGGAATTATTAGATTCTTATGCCGATGAGCTTTCTGGTTTATATGCTGAAGTCAAAAATATGCAAAATCTGCAGTCAGTAAAAACAGTATTTGGTTCTGATTTAGATAAACTTGCTTCTAATTATTCCATGCAAAGAAAACAAGCACAAACCGCTGGTGGTGTGGTGTTATTAACTCGTTCATTGTTATCCCCTGATGAGCGCATAATAGTGCGTTCTGGATCATTGGTATATACCTCTTCCAGTTCTATTGCCACTAATGCTCCAGTCTCTTTTAGAATTGTGGGTGATGTGGTTATTTCTGGTGCCAATAGAGAGATTTATCGAGCAACAGCAAATCAATATCGTAGTTTTCTAGATGCCAATGGTATTTACGATACATATGCAATTGCTGTGTCGGTTACGGCAGTTAATCAGGGATCCACATCCAATGTTGCAAAGGGCTCTATTCGGAAACACGCAATAGCAGCCGTCAATAATGTTATTAACTTTGAAACCACTTCTGGTGGAGAAGATTTAGAGTCAGATGATAATTTCAGAAAAAGATTATTATTAGTATTTGCTGGTAGTAATTTAACCACTATGTTTGGATTGAAATCATTTTTCATGTCCCAACCAACAGTGAGCGACGTTGCTATTATTGGACCAGGCCACCCATTAATGGTCCGAGATGGTACGGTTTCCGACGGCGAAACAGTTCTTGTTCCAGGTTCTGGTGGTATGTTGGATGTTTATATCGCAGGTCGAAAACTAGAACGTGGAGAAGAAAATTTCATATTTAGTCCCGTAGCGGGCGTGCCTATTACAGATTCTTCTAATGATTATGTGTTGGGTCGTTCTTCCTATATTGATAGATTTTCTGGATTACTAAGAGAGTTAGATGCCAGCAATAGAAAGTTATTAGCTTCAGACCCACAATTATATGTGCAAGCGCCCATAGCCGACTTAGTTAGCGTTGTTGGTTCTCAGTCTGGAGCGTTTGAAAAGGATGTCAATTACACACTTATTAAAGATGCTGATAGTGATTCTCCATCCGCCTTTGCTAATAGTAGTTTTGGTTTTGATAGAATTAGATGGCTCAAACAAGAAAAAAGTATTATAGCTGAAGACGTTACAAGAACTCGTGACTCTTCTTATGATTTCACTCAATATACCGATTTGACATCTATTGATGATATTCATTCACAATTACCGGTTAATCAAGAGCCAGCGATTGTATCTTCTTCCATTGTAAATGAAAATGGAACATTAGTGGCCACTGTGTATACTAGACATATTCCGGTGTCATCAGTTAGTGCGGTGGAGAATTATGATACTGGTGAAAGATATATTATTGAAAGCTATGATTCAAGCGGTAAAATTAAGATTTCTGGTAGAGCCTTACCTACCACAGATGCCACTGTTTTAATTTCATATACTTGGGATAAATATTTTGATCCGTCTTTTGATTATTCATTAATTGATAATATGATTTATTGGACAGATTCATCTGCACCTTTATTGCAAGTTGGTAAAGATGACATTATCAATGGTGTGGTTTTATCAGATACTATCAACATAAGTGGTGTTACTGGTTCCATTACAGTGCCCAATGAAATAAATTTAACCGTTTCTGCTCGTGGTACGGGTAAACGTATTGCCGTTGTTCAGGGAATTAGTATTACTACGGTAATGAATCAATATCAGCGCGTGACATCAAATATTTCTCTCGATGACACTGGAGCGGCTTATGTTTTTAGAGTAATTCCGCCCACTGATGCTTCTGGAATTATTGGCGGCGTATATGAAAGAGATGTGGTGACGTCATATGTATCATTGGCTCGTAGGGGAGATACTATTGGGCGTGTCTATCCTGAAACAAATCCTTTGTCGCTAAATGGCACCTTCACTTATCCAGAACCAGTTGTAATGTATAGTAATGACACTATTCAGGAAAATAAAATTGTATCATATTCAACAACTAGCAATGGCCTACAGTTATTAATTTCAACTACAGATATAACACAACCACGCCCAGGAGATGATATATATTTATCATTCCTTTGGGAAGTGCGACATCCAGTTTCATCCACATCCAACACTACACGCCACGCTGATGAGACCGGTACGATTAGAACATATTATGTGTTAGGAACAACGGAAGGGCTCACTGAAGACACAATAAGAAATGTGAATAATCCAATGTATGTTAATCCTAATTCTGGTTTAGCTAATATTGGTAACTATGATAGATTGATTTTTGCTGGAGCGATTAGTGGCTCCAACAATGCTCAATATACATATAAGAGATTTGCCACAATAGATAATATTGCAGTATCCACAGATAATTATTCTTTATTTACTGGTGTAACTGTAAGCTTAGTGTCTTCTCCAATTTCCTCCACGCGCTATAAAGTAAATTATACATATTCCTCTCCAAAACCCGGTGAGCGCATTTTAACAACATACTTTTATAATAAATCGGTTGGAGACTTAACTAAAACTATAGAAAGCGAGCGCATTATTAATACTGACATATTGGTGAAAGCCGCTATCGAAGTCCCATTATTTGTGGCTGTGTCAATAGTGGCCGCAAGTGGCAGTAATCCAGTTACTATGCAATCTGCTGTATCGAATGCCCTTCTTACCATTATGAATACAGAAAGTTTAGGCGGGACTTTACAACCTTCATATGTCTCATCTGAACTTTTTAGATTAGTATCGGGCCTCATAAATGTTAATTTTACTAGATTTAGTAAACAAACGGAAACAGGTACAAAAGAAATATTATTAAAAGATAATGAATATTATAGTTTGAGTTCGTCTAATGCAACAGTCGTCGTGGCTGTGGGCCGTGAAACTGTTGGTAAAGATTATTTTACCGAAGGAGCCACCTCCCCAACGCTACAACCTACGGGGCAGGCTTCGACATGTGAGAATGCTCGAAACGTTATTTATAATCCCAAAGAGTGTTCTCCTAGATAAAAATCCTAGGGGCGTGGACCAATGAATAAATTACCTGTGAAGCTAATTGCTGTTACAGCAATAGCTTTAGATGAACTGGAGGCGGTATTTAACCAGCCAGTTAATCCCAACCTTACCAATGCTAATTTTGTTATTTCCCCACTTTATGGGGTTGGCAATTTAAACATAGTTTCCATTACACAGTCACTAGATAGTTCTGTAACAATTATAATACATACAGATACACAAATACCATTTATGCTGTATCGAGTAGTGACTTCTGGTGTGCGTGCTCTCACTAGTAGTGCTATTATAGAAACAAATTCGGTAGACAATATAGCTGTATTTGATGGTTTTGCGACTGATAGTGTTATTTTAGATCGAATGATAGATTCTTTGTCTCCTATGTTAGCTAATAAAACTAAGATAGAACCCACCACAGGACAAGAGGTAGAAACTTTTACTAGTAAGCTATTTAGGGTTGTGTCCGATGAATTATCCAGAATTGAAGATGAAATTGGAAAAACTGAAGCAGATTATTTTATTGGTGTTCAAGTTGACTCTGAAGCTGTAACGCGTGGTCGAGGCCACTATGATAAATTAAATAACATAGGCGCAAATGAAATTACAAGAGTTGCAAAAGAAAAATCTAGTAAAGCAATTATTAAATCTGATACTTCTTCAGTATTTTTTGATGGAGATGTTCAACTTATAACTCAAAGTATTATGGGGTCGTTAACCGTGTCTCTAACTCCTAGTTCTGGTTATTTGGAGGTGGACGCTCTTAGTCCCTCCTTAATCAATGCTAGTAGATTTATGTTGGGTTTTCCCGCTCCCCAAGCTGGAGATAAGAGATATATTCGTTTTGTAAATGCTGAAGAAGCCACTATCACAGCTACCCCATATGTTTTAGAGGTCCAATTGGGGCCTATTCTTAAAGTGTTGGCTGTAATGGTCCAAACTGGACCAGTTATGGCAATGTACGATTTGTCTAGTTATGCATTGAAGACTAATTTTTATGATGTTGGAAATGCTTATGTTGATGTTAAATTAACAGACACCCAATTTAAATTAAGTCCGGTTTTAGGAGTCCCTCCTCCACAAGCTGGAGATAAAGTTTTTGTGGTATATTCTTATAATAACTCTACTAGAAAAATTCAGGAAAATTTAAATGTTACCGCTGTAGTTGGCTTACCACCTGCTAGAGTCACCAACACCACATTACCAATTATAGGTACACCAGATCCAAATTTAGATCCAGTTTTTAATGAAATAGAAATGGAACAATCTTCAGCTTCTGGCGGCGCATTTTTCATTAACAATGTTGGTTTGTTATCTTATTCTGGAATTAGTAATGCAACTTCTACTAATACCTCTTTAGTCATTATGAAAAAAGAAGTTGATGTTTTAATTCGTATAGACCATGATTTAACTTTAACTGAACTTTCAGATGGTAGATTTGTTTGTTTAAATCCATTTCAACGTGAAGTATCTTGGTCTGTGGTGCGTACTTTAAGCTGGGGCGAGTATATGGTAAATTATAGAAATACTCAATCCACTTCAGCTCAAACAGAAATAGCTATTGCACAATTTGATGCAGGGTCGCCCAATGATACACTTTTAGCGGCAAGATTGACCGCTTTTCCACAAGTGATATACGTAAGTTATTTGAGATTAGCTACATATGAAGAAGATATTGACTATAGCGTTATTTTAGGTAACGCTAATGTATATGCAAACAACCCATTGATGACTGGCGCGATTGCTTTGCCATCATCTGATTCTAGTCAAATATCAGAAGGCCAGATTGTAAATATAGCCTATCAATATGAAGATGTTTTTGTTGAGGGCCGGGATTATAATTTATTTGCAAATGTTGAGGAATGTTATGAAAGGGTTGGTTCCTCTATGTTTATAGATGAAGATGGTAAATTTAACATTAAAACACAACATAGTCCCATAGAAGAAGTAAACAAAGTATTTAGTGAAGGTACTGGTATCGATTATACAGTTAATCATGTTTATGATGATCGTATAATTGTAAATGAACCGATTAGTGTTGAAAATGTAATAGAGGTAGTAACATTTAAAGACGTTACAGATGTTATAGAATTAAAGGATGTTGCTGGAGCCCTTTCACTCTCCCATGCAATGTTACTTAATGAAGCAAAGACAACTATAGGTGGAACTGTATATGATTCAGTATCATTACAAAAAGTTGATAAAATTGCGATTAGGACGGCATATCTTAGTGGAACCGATGGGTTTTTATTACAATTCCAAAATAAATTAATTTCCGAAGGTGAAACCGCAGACAGATTTACCGGTATTGATACCACTAGTGTATTGTATCCATTTACAATTGATCCATATTTATTAACGGACGCTTATCTTCAAAATCAAGGTCTTTTTGAAGATGTTTTTAATAAAAATGATTGTATAAATATTACCACGTTTGTAGGAATCAATGAAGAGCCAACATGTTTTTATGGTACTATTGATTCCTCTGTTTCATTTGAGCCTACAGTTTGCGTTCATGATACTGGAGCGGTTTGTGACGTTACTGGTACGGCATTTAGTCCCATTGACGGGTATAATGTTGATGCTAATTTATATAAATCTCATTGTAAGTCTCAGTCTTGTTTTAAATATACATCAGTATTTCATAAAGAAGTACCGTTTATTGATGGTAAAACTGAATTTTATCGGCGTGTTATTGGAGAGGATGGCATTCCCCTTGTAGATAAAAATGGACAATATATTTTTACCAGACGTGAAGCTCCAGGGGCTTATTCTATTGATTATATAAACGGGGTTGTTCATGTGGCAATTGATTCTTGGGCACCGGTCGTGGGTCTTCAGTCTCAAATTGTAGCTAGATATACCACGGCAGCACTTCAAGCTAGACATCAAAATGTCTTAAATGTTAATTATGTACAAAAACAAGCAATTTCATCTTCTGCTGGTCAAAACATTCAAAAGACTGCATTAAACTATCTTAAGGTAGATCACATTGATAACGATACAATTTATCTATCTGATGTTTGTCGTTTTGATAATAATATTCATTGTACTAATTACCCATATCCAATGTCACAATTTGAACAAACTTATCAGGGTGCCTTTACTCCTGCGGGCTGTGTTTACGATCAAACTACTGGTTCTTATAGTTCTTGTGTTAAAATGGACGGTATAATTGCTGCTGATGGAGCTTCACCAGTAGAAGCTGATCCAGATTTTATTTATCGTAAATCCGCAACGTCTAAAGTGAACAGTATTTGCTTAGAAACCTCTTGTAGGTTTTATAGCGCCTCTGGTAAACAAAAGGATTTTGCTGGTATTAACGGTCGGGGATTATATTATCAAAATTGCCGTAATTCTTTATGTCCAAATTATCAACCTATTTTATTGGGTAATAATGAAGAAATTCTCGCTAATTATAATTACGTAGTGGATAATATAGTTGTTGATTATGTCTATGGTGATAATGGTATAGACTGGAGCCCTAATTTATCAGCTTTACGTCAAACTGCGGGTAGATTTGGCATTGACACAGCAGGAGAAACATATTATGTTTCCTATAAATACGGAGCTAGGGAACCCGCTCTTTATAGTAATTTTGCTTATTTATTGGGAACAAGAGAGCTGGATGAAAGTTCTAGACGGTGGGCAAAAGAAACCTATAGAAAAGCTATTAGCGGAGTTATCGCTGCCTATCTTAAGGGTCCAACTTTATTTGGAATAGAAGAACTCGTCAAAACATTTACAGCTACCACACCTGAAATTAAAGAAGGAAACACTCTTGGTTGGCGTTTAGATATTGATCATTTATATAGTTTACCTGCGATATTTACTGGAACTACATTTTATAGTACCTCTACTCCAGTTACGGGCCAATCAGATCCATTTGGTAAGGGTCTTTGGATGCGGGACAATAATGCCCTAACATATGATGCTGATGTTAATTTTAGAATTTCTGAAGGTGGGCTAGATTTATTTGTTGGTACAAATTGGTTGCGTAAAAATACATCACCTGTTATTTTAGATTTATATCAAAATAATTCTAAAGGTTTACGTGGTGAAGCCATTATTACCGACACCTCAGTTAGTGCTGTGGGATTAGTATATGATCCTGATTCTGAATCAGCACAAATTTCGCATCAAGCAATTTGGGAAAATGTAATTGATGCCGGAGCAGTTGTATCTTGGAAATCTTTTAGTTTGGGTTCAGCTATCACCAACGGTAAGGTTAACGAATTTTCTGCAGTTGATGTTGATGTGTGGTTTTTACCCTGGAATGAAGCTGAGTATGGCAGCGAATATTGTGGTATTGTTGGGCAAGCGGACACTGAGTCTTATGCAACTTGGTATGGAGAAAATTATGGTTATCCAGAAATTGGTCCTCCTTATGCTAGAATTTCTTTAGAAACTTTTACTGGTACTGACGGTTATTTGTGTCCACATTTAAATATGGAATCGTGTGCTCAAAATACTCCACCAGCATATTGCTTAAACAAAGATTCTTCTGTATTGTATGTGACGGGTGAGAATGACGAAAACGCAACGATTACTATTGAAAAATTACAAAAAGCCGTTGGTCGTAGAGTCACAATTATTAATGGCGAGCAGGCAAATAGAAATTATTATGTGTTAGATTATGTTGCTGAAGACACAACGATTGGAAACACAACATATCATGTATATGGATTGCATTTAGATGGCATGTCAGCTATGGATTATGCTGAAAACATTGAATACATTATTCACTCATCGCCTATTCAATCTTTATCTTTATCTTTACCTAATTCCAGACATTTACGCGTCAGAATGCAAATCTCAGTTAATCCATTAAGTGAAACTGGATATGGTGAATATTATAATGAATATCAAGGTTATGGAGAATATTACGGGGAAGTAGAAAATCTAAGTACGGCTAAACTTGGAATTACTGATATAGTGGTTACTTATAATAATCCAGTGTGTGCGGTTCCAAGTGCTAAAATTACGACTCTGTTTGATGTAAATCATGAAAATAGTGGTCCATATAGTAATCGATTATCTATTTTCAAAGATACAGAAAATTTATTACATTTTAGATTATATGAACATGTGGAATTAAACAAAACATCAATGTTGAAGCCAATGTCCAGTGGCATTTCTTCTGTGTTTATTTCAGAAGAGGGATGCAGATCTTATTATGAAGTTGTTTTAGATTTAGAAAAATTTGATTTTGATTTAATGTGGTCTCGTCGAACACGTCAATACATTGCTATGAGTTGGAAATTAAATGATGGAACGCAAACCTGCGCTCAGAAAGATAGTGAAATTCACGCTTTTATTAATGGCGCTGAAATTAGCACTCAACCAGAAGATGGACAAAGTTTACAAGATTGGATTGAAAATAGAGTGAGTTGGGTAAGAAGGGGAATTTTGTGTCCCGATGGAACATTAACAGAAACTGATATATTCAATTTATCTAAAAACAATGGGCTTGTTGATGTAGTGAGGGAGGATTCATTTATTCAAAGAGATAGGTTTAATACTATAACGCTTTGTGATTCCCCTAAGTATGACACTACTGATATTTCTGTTTGGTTTAATGGTTGGAAAGAAGACACTACTGCCCAATGGGCACAAACAACTGTAACCCCTGAAAACATTAGTTACTATGGTAATAGACTTATGTTAGAAGCTGTAGATTTAAATAAATTGTGGCCATGCGCATTTATTCTCAATAGCTATCCATCGGCTGGAAATATTTATGGTGAACCGGTTTCTGGCGTATATACTTCTCAAATATATGATAGTACGATGTTGGGATTGGAGTGGACTAAATTAGCAATTAAAGCCTCTACATCAAGCCTTCAACGTCGAGGTTATATTATGAGAGATACCATTGGTTGTGGTATTAGTTTAGATGGCTGTACATCAGAATACTGTGATTATGGATATGATGCATATGGGTATGATGCATATGGCTCTAGCGCGCTTAAATCGTTATTTAAAATTATGTATCGCACTGCGGACTATTCTGATACATTGATAACAGAACCATGGATTGAATTAGATCTTATTAATAATATATCCAGTGAAGACGATGGATATGTTTACAGTGATTCAGTGTACGCTTATGTTTTAAAATGTGATTGGACAGTAGATTATGAAGCCACATTATCTGGAGTTAACGGTAGATATATTCAATATCGCATAGAAATGTTAACAAATGGTAAGGATTCACCGGTAATTTTTTCTGTAGATTTTAATAGTGTTAAAACTTTATTCAGCACTGATTTGAATTTTAATTTATCTGGTCAAGAACTCACGATGTCGTTAATATAATGGATATGAAATAATGTCAGATTACTTAGGTCCTCTCCAGAATCCACCCCCAGCCAGAAGTGATGGCATAGGTATAAAATTGTCTTCTGGTAATGTTTTATTTGCTGGTGGGTGGGGAATAGATGGAACTTTAATATCTAGCTCTGTTATATATAATATCATAGACAATGGTTTTTATTCCGTTGGGGACCTTAACGTCTCACGCGCATATGGTCCTCCAGCAATTTTACTTGATGATGGAAACGTATTGGTGGTTGGTGGTTTGACTGGTTCCGATCCCACCTGGCTTAGCACAGCATCTTGTGAATTATATAATCCAAATACTGGTCTTTGGACTTTTACTGGCTCCTTGTCTATATCAAGGCAATTTCACGCCATAGTTAAACTTATTGATGGTAGGGTATTGGCCATAGGTGGTTCTACCACAGATGGTGGCGGAGGTAGTTTAGACACCTGTGAGATATATGATCCTATTTTGGGAACCTGGTCGCCTGCGGGCTCATTAAATATTTCTCGTGATGCTGTTGCAGCGGTGAGATTAGTGTCTGGTAAAATATTGGTAGCTAGCTGGAACGAAACCTCTAGTGAAACATATGATCCAGATACAGACACATGGTCAATTGTGGGAGATTTATCTTTACCGCCCCAAAATTCAATAAATTTAAATTTACTAAATAACAATACCGTATTATCTTCATGTACAGGAACAGACACTTGTGAATTATTTGATCCCAACTCTAACACGTGGTCTGTTACTGGTTCACTCTCTGCTGTGCGATTTTGGGGGGGGGCAGTTAAACTTTCTGATGGAAATGTTTTAGTTTTTGGGGGCACAACTACTTCAGACTTTACTGGAATTTTAGATTCAGCAGAAATATATAATGTGGCTAGCGGAACCTGGTCTTTAACAGGATCTATGAATGTTCCAAGAATGGAATTGGGACAAGTAGCCGCTAGCGTACAATATGCCCTTTTAGATGACAATACGGTATTGGTTTATGGTGGTTGGGGCGGACTTCCAGATGTTCTTCCACTTAGTACTGCAGAAATTTACTATCCTGATTTAGGTACATGGGGACTAGATTCTTATTCACCTTGTCTTTCTCCGACTATTGACACACAACCATCAGGGGAAACTATTTCCCTTGGAGATACGGCAATTTTAACTGTGGTGGCGAGTGGCACGTTATCATTGTCTTACCAATGGTACGAAGGCCTTAGTGGAGATACGTCAACTCCAGTCGGAACAGATTCAAACACATATACAACTCCAGCTTTAACCACAGAAACCAACTATTGGGTAAGGGTTACTGGTCAATGTGATCCACCTGCTGATAGCACTACGGCAACTATAAGTATAAATTCGGAACCATATTTGACTATTATTTCTAATGTTTTTGATGGTCCCCCTACTCTTCAAGCAACATGGCCCACTAAAACAATTGTTAATTGTGTGTGGGCGGCTAATGAAGAAATTATAGTTAGTACACCAAACACGTTTTTAGTGCCCACTATAGATGCAACATATTCTGTAATTTTAACAGCCTCTGATAGCTCAGTGGGAATTCCAAATGATATTGATGTGACTGTTTCATATGTTGATATGAATTTTGAATTAATTACATATAATTCTATTGCTAATGCCTCTAATATAAGTCGTTATGCTACTTTTATTTTTGATATTATAGAAACTCATGGAAAATATTTTCCACTATCATATGTTAATTTTTCTATATATCAAAATGGAGCCGTAATAGAAGATTTAACAAAAACTTCATCGGAAGTTTCTTATTCAGAAATATCTAATGGCTGGCGTTTTGTTATTAATGGCGGAGAGATTAAACATAGATTTAAATCTGGTTCCAATATTACAGTCACAATTAACGTTGCTAATAATTAAAAAATAGGGAGATAGGCATGTCAACGTGGTATATGGATTATGAAAATGGATTAGATGCTACTACCGCCACTCCATATGGATGGTGGAGCGTAGCGGTAACTGTCACTGGAGGTAGTAGTCCCGTCGCTGGTGACAAGATGACGGGACAAACCAGTGCCAAGGTAGCTTATCTCACAGTGACTCCTGGTGCGTGGGCTGGCGTAGTTACCTGCTATTTCTATGGGAGGAGTGGGACTTTCGTAGCAGAAAACGTCACCTACGGGAATGAAGGTGGTGGTCCTGGAACTGGTACTGGATCTATTGCTGGTGATTTGACTTACTGTGCTTGGAAAACCATAACCAACGGAGCCACAGCAGCTAGGATTGCTCCAGGAGACACCATTAGAATAGCAAAAAGCCTTGCTCCAATTTTAATTTCTGGGGGAGATTGTTCATGGACAGGTGTGACAAATGTTGGTGGAGTTGTTACCGGAACAAAAACTATTAATGCAGCTACCAATGCCTCTCCCATTGAAATAACAACTATTACAAATCATGGTTACATAACTGGAGACATAGTTCAAATTATAGGAAATACTGTTAATACAGCAGCAAATGGGGCTTGGGTAATAACCTATGTATCAGATACTAAATTTACACTTGATAATTCAGTGGGAAATGGGGTCGGTGGAGCCGGAACTTCTCGTTTAGTAAATGTTAAAGCAGTAAAATTAACCACAGCCCAAACAACAACCATTGATAGATGTGAAGTTGCTTGGACTGTAGACAACACATCCACCGTAACCCGCACCGCAGTCACCACTCAAGCTAAAGAGGGTGGAGCCTGCATGAAAATTACTAAAGCCACTTATGCGATAAATACATTATATGCACATAAAACTATAACCTCTGTTGATTTATCCTCTAAGCAAAAAATAACTTTTTGGATTTACAATAGTGCAGCCACCCTAGCAACTCATTGGGTTATTAAATTATGTTCAGATACTGCTGGAGTCACTGCCGTCGATACGTTTACTCTTCCAGCAATTCCATCTATAAATGTGTGGGTTCCTTTAACTTTAACTAGAGATGGGGGTGGAAATCTTAGTGGAGCCGGAGGTGGACCAACTAACATTCAATCCATTGCTTTGTATACCGGATCAGTGGTTCCTACTGCGGCTTCATATCTTTATTTAGATAATTTTGAAGCAGCCACCAGTACTGGTTTAAATCTCCAAAGCCTTATAAGTAAAAATTCGACAGAACAAGACGGAGATGAGGCTTGGTATGCCATACAAAGCATTAATGGGCGAGTTGTTTTATTAGAAACAGATCCGTCAACTAAACCAGATTCCATCATTGAGAGGGGTTATTCGGGAGACACAGAAATTGTTCCCACTTACACAAGGGAAACTATTAAAACAACATTATCGACCAGTCTTACTGCTAGTGTTCAAGAAATACAGGAGAGTGGAACATCAGGAAATAATATTCAATATCAGGGGGGATATGACACTAATACCAACCTGCAAACTGGGGAAACATTTTTTGATGGATTAAATGGTTTAGGTCGAGGTCTTTTTTCAACAAGCAAAGATTATATAACTCTTAATTATTTGAATTTTTATAGATATAATTATGGAACATATTTACTTAGCTGTGATTATTGGAATTTCCAAAACATTAACAACTGTAGTAATAATGGCTCTGGTGGAGGATATTGGAGTTCTTTTACAAATGGCATAGGCTCTCTTGGATTTTTCAATAATAATGGTGGGATAGGTTTAGATTTTAACAGTAGTAGTCAAGGTAATTTATTCACTCTTTTAAAGGGTGTTAGTAATAATACTTCTTATGGTTTGATGATTAATGCATCAGATAATAATGATTTTTCATTAATATCTAATCTTAACAATAATAGCTATGGTCTATATTCTATAAATAGTGCGGCTCGTAATAATATACACACTATTACAAATGCAAATTACAATAGTACGTCTGGAATATTTATACAAAGCATTACAGAGGACGTATTTAATACAATAACTCAAGCAAATTATAATGGACAATATGGTTTACAAATATCCACGGTTTCCCTTAATAATAAGGTTTATTCTATTACCACAACTGGTAACGGCACCAATGGTATTTATGTTGCCGTTGGGCCAAATTATGTTTCCAATGCTCTTTGTGCAGAGGGCCTGCCAAGTGCCCCAATAACCACTGCACTTAATTATCGAGTTTATTTTCCAAAATGGGGGCAAGCAATAGATAGTCATTATTTCTTTACTGATGCGGCAATCGTGAATACTGTAACTACAGACCCAGAAAGACACACGGCCACTGGAATTGCTTGGAAAATGGCAATTACTGGATCATCTAGAAATAGTTGGTATCCCCTAAAACTTTCTATTGCTAAGGTGGCCGTACTAAATTCTGGATTAGTTACTGCTCGTGTGTGGGTTAAGAAAACCCATGCAACAAATATTTCTGCTAAATTGTTTATTCAGGGGAATCAACTGTCGGGTGTTCCAGAAGATTTAATAGCCACTAAAGCAGACGATGTGAATTACGAAGAATTAACTTTAACTTTTACTCCTTCGGAAACTGGCGTTATCGAAATTGAATGTTGGGTATGGTCAAATACAGCTTCAATAGTTGATTCTGTATATGCAGACGACTTTACAGTAACGCAAGCGTAAATGAGGTAATTGAATGTCTCTGCCTGGTAGCAACGATTTAATTGGAATGGATTATGCCTTTGAAGCACAACCGTTTGTCCAAATTCCAGCCAAAGCAGAGGCAGGTCCATTAGATTTATCTTTTAACGCAGAACCCTTTTTACCAGCAAACTTACCAATTAATATATATGGCGATTCATCTGGCTGCACTAGCGTAGCTCTATCTACTGATGTATATGACGTTTATCGGTGGCAAACTTCTCCTGACAATTCCACTTGGTCTGATATTGTTTTGGCTACAAGTTCAACTTATTCAGTAGTCTCCACTGCTTACTATAGGATTTCTGCCAGGGTTACAATTTCTGATCCGTGGCTTTATTCCAATGGATTGTTTGTAACTATTTATGTTGCCCCAATAATGGGTATAATTGGAGATTCCTCTGATTGTACGTCAGTCACTTTAACGGCAACTGGTTCTGACATTGTTACTTATCAATGGGCTAAAGATGGTAATCCTATTGGTGTAAATAGTGATACATATGTTGCCACTGAAAGTGGATCATACACTGTGGCTGGAACCAATTCTAACGGTTGTTATGGAATCTCATCTACTCATGCGGTTGTCATTTATAGTTTTCCGACTATTTCTATTATTGGAGATGCTTCTGGTTGCGATTCTATATCTCTTTCTACGGCCTCTTCTGGTGTAAATTCTTATCAATGGAAATTAGATGGAGTTATTATTAGTGGAGCGGAAAGCAGTACATATATAGCAACTGTAAGTGGTAATTATACTGTTGTCGGAACAAGTGTAAATTCATGCGCTATGGAATCGAATAGTCACGCTGTAATTGTGTATGTTGCGCCATCCGCGCCGACAATCAATGTGTCTTTTTATACATTATCCGTACCAGATATTTACATTTCTTATCAGTGGCGCTTGGAAGGCGTTGATATTTTTAGTGCAACTACTTTTACATATTTAGCTGGATTACCTGGTAATTATTCGGTATTGGTGACCGATTCTAATGGATGTTCTGTGATTTCTGAGGAAGTTTATCTTACTATGGATGCATATATTTCCATAACACCAGATTCATTGGGTCCAGCAACATTATCTGCATTATGGCCTGGTAAAACTATTGCTAGAACTTATTGGTTTTTAGATAATATTATGTTATTTGACACAACAGAAGAGTTATTTTTACCGACAGCTCCAGGATATTATAAAGCGGCAATGCAATCGATTGATAATTTTACAACTATGACGTCAAATATTTATGTTGCAAGTTCTTATGTTAATCAAGAGCCAGGATTAATATTAAATGGTTCAGTCTCAACTGGATCAATATTAAGTAGATATACTGATATTATGTTTGATGTAATAGATTCTACTGATAGGGCTATTCCTATTTCGTATATTAATTTCTTTGTATATCAGAATGGAGGTCTCTTAGAAACTCTTACTAAAGACTCCTCTTATGTGTCATATTCAGAAATATCCAATGGGTGGCGTTTTATTATTAATGGCCCTACCGTTAATCCCAAATATAGATTCAAAAATGGATCTGTCATAGAAGTAAAAGTTATGATAACCAATTGAGGATAATATGGCTTTAGAAATTGTTTTTACTTGGTCGGATAATCCAGAGTTTCGTTGTGTAACAGCTACTGCTACAGATGGATATAGTTCTTATTTATGGAACAATGGAGAAACTGACAGAATTATTACAATTACGGAAGATGGTTTATATTATGTAACGGCTGATGCTGAAGAATCTCAACATTATTATATAGATATTAGCGCTAATATTATTAATTCAGAATTGTCTTTTTCTTTTTCCATTGAATCTATCAACTCTTTACCACCAGGTAAATATGTTTTTGAATATGATACCGGTTTAGATATTAAAATGAAAAAAACTGGTCGTTCTTTATATTTAGGATCATCTTCATCTCAAATGAAGTATGACTTAGCCCCTCATCTTGGAATTTCAAAACCAAAATATGATTCGGGATATACTTACGATTCGTATTATCCAGCCGATGCCATTCTCTTAGAGCAGCGTCTTTTGGATAAATCATTTAATAATGATTTGATTTCTAATTCTTTAGGTATTAGTCCAATTAAAACTAATAATAGATTGGCTCCATTTATCGATTCAGGCAGACATAATCTTATGGTCGTTCATTTTGATGATTGTTTTGATAATTTTGCACCATTTTATCCATTATATTCTGGTGTTTTCTTAGCAGACTCTTTGTTCGGTCAAGCAGGAGTGTTTAGTGGCACGCCCCTGATTGTTCCAAATGTGAAATATTTTAGTGCAACAACTGGATCTATACAGTTATGGGCTAAAAGACTCTGTAAAACCAGAGGAACCAAATACTATATAGTTGACATGCAGCCTTTTGTCGGCTCTAATAATTTAGCTGCTTCTTTTTCCCTTTATATCGATGAGATTGATAATTTAACATTTGAAATTATAGGTTTTACTCCTATATCGGGAACAAATTCTGTACGTACAGATAAATATGTAATTCATTGTCCTTTATCCACTAAAGATTTAAATGGCAATGAATATAATCATATAGCTATTACATGGAATAATTCCTCCTCCCCGACTGAAAATTTCATGAGACTATATCTTAATGGAGAGTTGCGTAGTTTACTTAAATATGACACAGGCGCTACATTTGGTATTGACGAGGTTACAGCTGAAGAGAGATTGTTTGGAGATTATGCTGATTCTACATTTATTGGTGGAGATGCCCAAACCCACGAAGTGAAAGCTAGGGTTAATAAGTTTATTGTGGAAAAGTTAGGTGGTATCGTAGATCCAAGCACGATTACGATAGGGAATCCCACAGGAAGTAAATTTTCAAGAACCATATCTGGTTTAGAGAGCTTCTTTAATCAATTTATTGATGGCGTGTCGTATCAAATAGCAACATATGAAAATGAAACATTTACAGTATCCAATCAGGTTTATGGTGGTACTTTTTATGATTGGTTGGGATTAATGAATGAGCAACCCACTCAAAAATATAATACTGAACCTACAGATTGGCTAGATACTGTTAAAAGTAAAGCTGCGGTAAAGGAAATTAGTGGACAATTTATTGACAATGCCTCTGATTTTACTCATATTTATATTGGGGAAGATATTAATGGTTTGTATCCTGGTCAAGTTCTCATTGATCAATTGGCCATTACGAATGCTCCGCTTTCAACTGCAGAGGTGGCTGCTTTTAAACGTCAGCAACCTGTTTCAATAAGCGACAGTAGAGTAACACTTGGATATGATTTTAATATTGCCGCCATTGAAGCTATGACATTTACTAATTTGCAGGACGAATATGGTCGTAATTTTGAGTTTATTGTTAACGTGCTAAATCCTTTCAGTTTTCCATTAGATAAGGCATTGATTACAAATCTTATCTCAATGGTTAAACCAGCTAATAGTACGGCTTTTGTGAATTTTGCTTAAAACTATTAATAAAATACTAATCTTTGGGGATGAAATATGAGCGATACTGTATTGAAACCAACATTTTACAGCGGGCAGAATATATATCGAGATAATTTACAGAGAATTGTATCTTATGATTCCTCTAAACGCACGGCATTAATTCTGTCTATGTTTAATAATGGCGTCGTAAATCCAACTCCATATGATTTGAGTGCTATGCGAGTTGTTGTTGATTCCTATCGCAACAATAGTTGTTATTTAGACTTTCAATCTTCATCTCAGGCTAATAATCCAATCACTATGTCAGCATCTGGCGATCCTCGTATTTTATATGCTCAAAAATTTTATGCTAGAAGTAACAATATTCAAAAAGTTAGACTATGGATGTTAGTGGATGTACCCCCAGGCACACAGTTTGGTGAAATTTTTGTAGAAATTAGGGCTCTTGTTGGTTCCGATTGTACATCCAGCAATAGCTGTAATTGCAATTCAACATTACCCACCGGTGCCAGCCCCCTCATCACTGAACCAGCTTCTCAGGTTTTAGCTAGACGGGTGTTAGACCACAATACCATTAATAATTCTTTTCCGTATATTGATGTGAGTTTTGCCACAGAGCCACTTGTTTCTAATCTTGATGACAGATCTTTGATGATTCCTGGTCAATACTATGCTATTGTTATTGGGCGTAATTATTCTACAACCGGAACTTTACAAATTCATGGTAATTTTGGTAATAATCTAGCTAACTTAGAAAGCTATGTTACTAAATTTGATCCAACAACCGGACTATGGACAAACTATGAAGGTGATTCAATAGCTTATCAAATTTTTTCTAATACTGTAGAGCTTCTCCCTGGGGATGGTATTGTTAGTGGTGCATCTATTAACAACCCAACGTACGTAGAAGACTCTGTTGGTAATACAGTGAGATATCATCTAGGAAACTTAGATTTAGCTCACGTTAAAAACATTGTGAGTGCTGGTGCTGTCGATCAGAATGGCGATGGGCGTAATATGGTTATTGCTCGTATTCGTGAAGTTGAAATGGAATATCAACCTAATCCTAGAACGGGTAATCCAAATGCTACTGCAACGGCTGAGGTTATTGAGGCCTCTATTACCACTGAGAGGCTCTGGTCCGAAATGTCCAGTACCGATCAAGCCGCTTGGTTGATATTAGCCTATGTTACCGATGAAAACACTAAAACAATTAAGGGATTATATGAACCACCCTGCGATATTAATGCTGCCGCAATTGCGGGTAATTGGTCTCCAGGTTTAATCAATATTGAAGACGCTAGGGTGTTTGTTCCTCACGCACAGGCCCTTAAATATAGCCTATTAGATGAGCCACCCGCTAGAGCCATTTCCACTTCTTATAACACTAATTTAATTATTCCTCAAGCTGATTCAACATTGGCATTAGCTTCAGTCTATATTAACACTGAGTCTGGGGCCCCGAGCAGTGTTTTTAAAACCGGATGTGTAGAGCGCAATCAATTGTCGGTTTTTGATAGTGCCTTTGGAATGACACTTACCACACCACATATGGGTAAGTATTTATATTATGCGGATGATGCGGGTACTCTTAAAAAATTAAATATCATTCCACCAATGGTTCAAAGTTCTATTGCTAGTGCCGACATTACCTCTGTTCCAAGGACATTAAATGCCTCTACAACCATTGGGGCCTGCGTGAACGCCAACATGGGTCTACGCGTTAGATTACAGTGGACACCTCCCTCGGACCCGACTTCTTATCGTGGGTTAGTTATTGTTAGGTCTACGGAAGACTATCCACGCTCTATCGACGATGGAGTAATTATTGCTGTATCTGAAAAAACATTTACTACTTTAGATGGACGAGTTTATAATTTTGATCCAGTCGGACAAGCAAATCCATGTTGTAATGCTGATAATCCAGAAGCGGGTATTATAGGAAAACGTCGTGGATTAAATTCCCCACTTCCAGAATTATCTATGGAATTGGTTAGTGCGATGTCTGGTACTCTTAATAGTTTAAACGATATCGTAGAATATTCCATAATTCCTGGTACGGAATTTAATATTAACGTGTCAGCCTTTAATCTTAGTTCCGCTATTCTTCATCCTCGTTTTGATGTTGATATTATATATGCGGGCGGTTCAATAAATCTTTTGAGGGATTATCAAGCAGTAAATGCTTCCACAATGTATGTGAGTTCTTCAGCTATTAATGATATTATTTTACCTGTTACAATTCCAACTACAATTAACAATAGCTCTTTTCCAACCGGATATACATACTTAATGATTAGAGTATATGACGGATTTGTGTCAACTCATCCTCAAATTGGTACTCTTACATTAATTTTGAAAAATGAAACAGGTGAAAGTTTTAATTCTGGTCTTACTGCTATAGCTGCTCCACTATATGAAAACGACCAAGCTGTGGAAGATTATATTGCAGATTCAACAACATTATTATCTGTTTCAGCAATGAGCTTTTTAAATATTTCAGCTATACCGTTTGGTAGATTATCACTTAAATCTCAATGGATGGCTAATTATTACAATGGCACTACCAATCAAATTGTACCCACAGATTCTATTAATTTAACTCCTTTAGAAACTGTAAATGGATCAGAAATTACAATGGAGACTTTGTTGGATTATGTTGGAGCTAATGCTTCTGTGGTTCCAGTTTCCATATCTTCTGACACATTTAGATTACAATTTATTGATATTGTTGGCAGTTCCATCGCCATAGGAAATAGCACGACAGCCGCTCCTTCAGAATTATTTTTATCTGTTGTAGATGAAACTTCTGAGGCGGATATTAAACCAATTGTGGCATATTATAATCAGGATTTATATTTAGTTCCACGTCAACAGCTTGTTTTAAATCAAGAGTGCTCTTGCTATGTAGATGCTTACTCTGGAACGGCGTATTCTGCCGGTTTTGTCGGTTGTGAGCGGGGATACAATGCTGCAGCTTGTAATAACGGTATGTCCTATAATTTAATTTATTATTATACTGTTTTTACATATAACGATGCTGGACATTTTAGTTATGTTGACAGTTGCGCTCGCGCTGAATATGGTATTGGTAATGCTTTACCTCCTGGCCCAGTATGTCAACTTGCTATTGTTCCTCAAGCTAGTGGTAATCATGGCCCACTGTATGATAGCATCTCTTTATCGTGGGTAAATCCAGACGAATCTTCACTTTATGGAGTTAGAATTTACGTTTCTAAATATCGCTATGCTACAAACTTCGTAGAGCCATTCGATGCCAGCGATCCAATGTATATTTTATATGACTCCGTGTTTACCCCTAATTTAAATGCTATTGTTAATGTTGGTCCGGGTACAAGTTCAGCTATTATTGATGGGGTGGATAATTTTATAGCAGATCCCGACCATCCCGAACCCGATCCATATTATGGACACACTCAAGGTTATCGTGGTCTTTATAAGCTTTCTTCTGGCGGAGACGCTGTATTTACTGAATCCTCTACGTCTTCGGCGGTCCAATTTGAGAATGGAGTTATATATCATTATACTGTGTTCACATATGATGTAAATGGCAATTACAATACCCCAACTTGTGTGGATAGGGGTCAAGTAAGCTATGCTTTATAATACAAGACAAAAAAGAGAGGATACATGGACATTTTGTATAGCGCCTACGTTGGCTCGACGTCCTCATGGTCGATTGTCGCTAGAAATGTAATTTCCAATTTACTAACCCTTGGTAATAAAATTAGAGTATCTAGTACCAATGGATGGGAAAACGTACCATCTGAAATAGTATCATTGGCATCTACTCAATTAACCGATCCTGTTTTTCTTGGATATACGGTCCCACATCGTCTACCTGCAATTCCTCAAAAATCTAGATTTCTTATTTATAATTACGAATCCTCTTTATTGCCATCTGGATGGGCCTCTATTATCAATCAACATGCTCAACTGGTATTTCCTGCCTCTGCATATGCAGCTAATATTTTACGCGACAATGGAGTTATATCTGATAAAATTGTGGTGTTACCATATGGCGTAGATACTACAGTTTTCTCTCCTAATGTTCCCCCAGCTATTCCGCGAGATAAATTCAATTTTTTATATTGTGCAATTCCACACGTTAGAAAGGGTATTGATTTACTATTGAGGGCCTATTATGAGGCCTTTGACGCTAATGATGCGGTCAGGCTTATTCTTAAAACTTCTAGGCGAACAGCTCCCCCTCAAAGCTTTGTTATAGATATTGATAAAACAATAGCAAATGCTAAAGCCCTATTTCCAGGAAAAAATCTTCCAGAAGTAATGGTAATAGATCACACTTACCATAATCTATCGTCTCTCTATACTTCTGCTTCCGCCTATGTGGCACCCAGCCGATCAGAGGGCTTTGGTATGACTCCACTAGAAGCAATGGCCTGCGGGGTTCCAGTAATAGCCTCAGCCTATGGTGGCCATTTGGACTTTTTAAATAGTGATAATTCTTATCCAGTTTTAACCCGCGAAGTAGAAGCAACTCACCAGATGCAATATTGGCAATATCAAAGGGGTGCAAAAATTGGAGAACCAGATGTACAAGATTTAAGAGATAAAATGATCTACGTGTATTCTAACTATGAGAGCACTGTAGATGTTATTCGCAATGGATTAGCAACTGTTAAAAAATACAATTGGAAAGATATTATTGTTGGTTTAGATGCTACGATGAGAGATAGTTTAGGTGTAGCTAAATCCAATAAGATTATCCCCCCAATTAAAGGAAAGGTTGTTACCACTCTTTCCTCTGCTGCTAAAATAGCTATGACCCCAGGCAATGCCAATAAGATAGATAGGGCAAATGCTAGAAAAATATTAAAGGGCAGTGCGGCAAATAGTTTAACTACTCCTGGGCAACATTCCGTGGTTGTTGCGGCTAATTCCCTACCAGCTAAAGCAACAAAGCAAAAAATTCTACAACAGGCAGTTGTATTAAATACCATGAACATCTCTCCAAAAACCCCATCCACCGCCCTACCAAAGCCCCCACTTCCCATCAATCAACCAACTACACAAGACTCAACAGTTGTTTTATCTGCTCCTAGGGATTATATTTTCTTATATAATGGGATTACGAATGATAAATATTCATACATACGCGCTCTCTCTTCGGCAATTGGAAACACGCGCGGAATGTATGTTATTGATGGTGCCTCTTCCCCATCAAGTAGCGTTGGTGTCCTGCGCGAGGTTTTTAGTTCTAGATCTATAAAATATGCAGCTAAATGCAAGGCCGTGGCGGCAGAGGCTACTGTTGTTGTCCACCTAAGTGATTTACCTGTATGTGAATATTATTTGAGAGCTATTATGCCAGCATATGAAATTTATTATATCACCGACTTACCTATTGATCGTGTAAATTTTGCTGCTTTACCTAGGGGTAAAACAACCGTGATATTAAATGCTCTTCCAGAAAATCACAGCTACTCTAATCAAATAGAAACAGAGGGTTGTGTGTATGTAGATACTTTTGACGTGGACCCAGAGACGTTAGTCAATTTACAGTTCACGCAGGGGATGATTCTATGACGGGCGTTAAATTTGTTGGTAATCCTGAGGATCACACGGGCTATGGACGCGCTTGTCTTAATACTATATTAGCTCTATTAAAGACTAAGATTCCTATAACACTTTGCAATATTCGTTTTATACATAACACCAAACAGCCATTACCACCTGAAATCAAGGCACGAATTGATGTTAAGATTCCATATGACACTGTTATAGTTCAATGTACTCCTAGTTCATCTGTTCAATTTTTTGAGCCCGGCAAGAAAAACATTATTTATTTTTTTTGGGAAACCGATTGTATTCCAAGCGTGTGGGTAGATGCCTGTAATAGTGCACAGGAAATTTGGGTGGCGTGTCAAAGTAATAAAGATGCGTGCATAAAAAGTGGAGTTACTACTCCAATACGTATTGTGCCACAAGCAATGTCCCTACATACACATTCGCAACGTTTATATTTACCAGGAGTAACACCTAATACATATGTCTTTTATAACATTTTTCAGTGGACCCCTAGAAAAAACCCAAGAGCTATGCTACATGCATATTGGAAAGCTTTTACAGCAATGGATGATGTGTTGTTAGTTGTTAAAACATATGGTTCATCAGATAACAATCAAGATGTAGAACGAATTAAATCGGAAATTAAAAACTATAAAGCTGAATTACAACTATCCTCCTTTCCTAGATTATGGTTTATTCATAAAATTATTAGTGATTTTACCATAGAGAGCCTTCATAATACTGCACACTGTTTTGTGTCTAGCTCTAAGGGTGAGGGATGGAATATGTCTCTCGCTACCTCGGCTATGCTAAATAAACCAATTATTTCTTCTACCTATGGGGGACTGGTAGACTTTATGTCTCCAGAAGATTATTACTCTGTGGATAGTAGTAAGTGGGAATCAGTTTCTGGTATGAGTTGGATTCAATGGTACGAGAAAACTCAAAAATGGACAGATCCAAATATTGAGGATTTAAGTCTCAAAATGAGACAGGTTTTTGATGAAAACGTAAGACATGTTGAATATGAAATTGCAAAAAACATTACACTAGAGGCCGTAGGGGCTCAAATGCGAGAGCTATTATGGAAATAACAACTTGTATTTTAGCTAAAAATGCCGCTAATTATATTGATTTGCCGATAAAATCAGCTAAACTTTTTTCATCTGAAGTAATAGTGGCCATAGATTCATTAAGTGATGATGATACTACCGCTAAGGTAGCCGCCTCCGACGTAATTTATTATTCATATGATTTTATTCATTTTGGAGACGCTAGAGATAAACTTATTGATTCTGCACATGGAAATTGGATTTTTATGCTTGACGCCGATGAAGACTTGACCGCACAAGATTGCAGTAATATGAAAAAAGCAGCCGGGTGTTGTCCCGAGTGTGATTCGTTTTTATTTCCAAGATATCAATGGTTAGATTGGGAAAGAACTAAATATGACCAACCTTATCCAGATTATCAATTGAGATTGTTTAAGCGGCTTCCACATATTAAATATGGAAATCAACCAGTACATGAAGCACCTAAGGGTGTAAATAGAACTTCAGTAATACCATTTAATATTCATTTAAATCATTATAATAGAGTGTTTAGGCAGTGGATAGATTGGCATAACACTGCCATGTTTTATAATATCTTATCTGAAAAATATAAGGATGAAAAATGATAACTAGTATAGTGAATTCACGTATGTTTCGGGAAGAATATAATCAATGGATTGATGAGTTTCAAACTATTATAGCTCCAACACCAGAAGAGCAATATAAATTGCAACATTTGAGGTATAGTGATTTTTTCTTTATACATCAAGCCATGAAGCCGACTGTTACAGATAAAATTTTAGAGCTTGGTGCGTGGCCCACATATGGGTTTCTCTATTTCGCTCAATTTGCCGCAGAAACAGTTATATCTGATAATTTACAATGGGATTCTGAGAGAGATTTAGCTGGTGTAGATAAATCTCCATCCCCATGGTTGAAAAATTGCGCTTCTTTCCCTAAAACCGTTGCTGAAAAAATAGACGCATGTAATATTCCATATGACAATTATTTTAATTTTATTTATTCTGTGTCTGTTATAGAACATGTTGTTGATGATAATTTAGCTTTGAGGCAAATGTACAAGGCTTTAGCTCCTGGTGGAACAATGATATTAACCACTGAGGTTAATTTGTTTACATCAATGCCTTACCAGCCAGATGTATATTTTAGAGTATATAAGTTTAGTGAAATTATAGAGCAAATAAGGGCTGCAGGATTTATTGTTTCTAATAATATTGAAGGGGTGGACGCTGAAGTGGAAGCCATGATGTCCGGTGCCATTAATCATGAGACGGAGCTGAGGCAGCCATATAAACATTTCATGTCAGGCGGTGTAGTATGTCGCAAACCACTATAGATTATCATTTAAGCGCATTACCAGATTTAATGGAATATCTTGGAGAGACATATGTTCATAGGAATGGACAGGTGGAATTAAGAGATAAATGGTTATCTTGGCAAGGGGGAGTTTCAGAGTACTATAAAGACTGCGTGAATGATTCATATTTGTTTGATCTATCTCAATGGCACGCCTCTGGTACATTGACTGGTTGGGGTAATATAATTAAAGATCACGCTCATGGGGTGACATTGGATTTCGGTGGTGGTATAGGTACTTATTCTTTAATTATGGCCTCTTCTGATAAAACCAGTGAAGTTTGGTTTTATGATATTAATGAGGCTAATGAAAAATTTACCAAATATCGTATAGATAAACATAGTTTAGCTCATAAAGTGAAATATGGAATGCCCACAACTCAAGTAGATACAATTGTGGCCATTGACGTTTTAGAGCATATGCCGGATAGAGTTTTAGCTGTTAAAGAGTGGGTTGATAAATTAAATCCTGGTGGTGTATTAATCTTAACTCACACCACCACAACGAGTGGCGGACAACATCCTATGCATCTTATGACTGATATCGAAATTCCAGTTGTAGCAGCCGCCCTTTCTGTGTCCTGCACCAAATTAGGCACTTTTTGGCCGCAGGTATGGGTGAAAAATGCACACTAACAACATACATACTGAAAAAGCATATATGGAAAGAGCACATGGGCCAGTTAGTCCAGTTTATTATACTGATGGTAGACCCATTACAGTCGGTTATAAATTATTAGATGAGTTATCTATACAGGGTGCCTTGGTTATAGATGTTGGCGCTTTTGCGGGATTTATAGGTAATTATTGTTTGCAGCGCGGAGCCCGAGTTACATTAATTGATATATTTAAGGGGGCGTTTCCCTCTTTTATGTTTAGCGTTCAGGGATCCAAAGAACAAATGCCATTTAGAGATAATTTTTTTGATTTTGCTGTATGTGGTGACACATTACATCATGGAGATTTAGATTCAACTCTATTGGAAATTTATAGAATTCTTCGTCCAGGTGGCCAATTTATTTCTGTACGGGAGCCCTGTATAGCTTCCTCAGAAGACGAATGGACAGTATTACAAAAGGACTGCGGTTTAGTTGTTGCAGAGGGTATTTGTGAACGTAGGCCGAATCTAATTCAATATAAACGCGCTCTTACAGTGTTTCCTAAATTTAGTGTTTATAGTGGTGTGGACTTAACTCCAGCTAAAGATTTAAATTATGGAGATAAGGGCATTGTTATAAAGGCAATAAAATAGGACGGCGAAAAATGAAACTTTCATTATGTATGATGACATTAGATGGCGCTGATCGCATTGAAAAATGTTTACTTAATTTTGTTGGAATGGTCGATCAGATTGTTATATGTGTAGATGATAAAACAGTAGACAGCACAAGAGAGGTAGCGGCTAAAATTACCAATGAGGTATATGATTTTACTTTTGTACATTGGGGACAGGCAAAAGATAATATGTTACAATATCTCACTGGAGACTGGATACTTCTTATGGACGATGATGAAGATATGTCGATTGAAGATATTGGAATGCTCAAAACTGTAATAGAAACGGCTCCACTAGATGTGGATCTCTATGTAGTTCCCAGAAGACATTGGTTGGACTTGTCATGTACCAAATTAGATGAAACAAGGCCATACCCAGATTATCAATTAAGACTACATAGAAATGTAGATTATATTAAGTGTGGAAATAAATTTGCCCATGCGTCCCCATCTGGGTACAATAAAAGCGAAATTATTCCATATGATATTCACATTAATCATTATAATAAGGTGTATCACGACAGAGATTGGCATTTACGTCGTTATCAAATGTATGATGAATTGTTTCATAAATATGAGGGTATATCGTATTTGGAATTTATTAAAGAACACGTCAATCCGTTAGTACAAAAAATAGAAGAATGTCTTCCGACATTTAAACCAGAGGACAAAGAATGATATATAATGCTGATTTTTATTTAAATAGAAATAAAATTACACGACCATCAGCTCTTGTGGTTTGTCCAATAGTTTTTGCTTTACTAGATGCCCCACAAACTGTGTGTGATTTTGGGTGTGGAGTAGGCACTTGGTTAAAAGTGTTTTCTGAGCTTGGAACGCAAGATGTTTTGGGATTAGAGGGAGATTGGCTAGATACTCAATATGTAGTGATTCCATTTGAATCGTTGAAAATTACAGACTTATCTTCTACGGTGCAATTAAACAAAATATATGATTTAGCTGTATCTTTAGAGGTGGCTGAGCATATTGATGAAAAATATGCTGATGTGTTTGTGGATAATATAGCCCAAGCTTCAGATACTATATTGTTTTCTGCGGCAATTCCGGGTCAAGGTGGTGTCAATCATGTTAATGAGCAACCCCACCAATACTGGATAGATAAATTCGAAAACAGAGGATATGTTACTTTCGATTGCATTAGGTGGAGAATTGCCAATAATCCAAAAGTGTTTCCGTGGTATCAAAATAATATTTATATTTTTTCACGCAATCCTCGACATTCTATTAAACTCACGACCCTAAGTTCATAACTTGCAATTTATCTCGATAGGTATTATATTATTACCTTGGAGGTTAATATGGTTCCACAGTTAATTCAAATAGAATCCTCCACAGCATGTAGTGCTGCATGTGATTTTTGCCCACATAGTTCACTTCAGAGAAAAATGGGTTCTATGACGGATGCTTTGTTTTTAAAAATTATTAACGATGCTAATAATATGGGAATAAAGCACATTCTTCTTTTTCTTAATGGTGAGCCTTTGATTTTTAATCGTTTTTTTTACTGGCTTGAAGAATTGCGTCAGCGGAATATGGTGACTACTATCTTTACTAATGCTTCACATTTAACTGAAGATAAAGCTCATCGTTTAATTTCTTACGCTGATGTAATTAGAGATATTTTTTTCAGCGTTGCTGGTATAAATAAGGAAACCTGTTTTAATCTTACTGGTTTAGATTTTGATACGGTGGTTTCTAATGTTAAATATTTTGTGAATCTGAATAATGGTTTAATCCCAATTGCCGCTCATATGCCACTATATAGCAAAACAGTAGCCTTTTCGAAGCAATGGAAATTATTTTGGTCAGATGTGGTTGGTAGGGCCGATTTAACCGATTATTATAATTTTGCTGGATTAGTCACGCCAGAGAAAAGTCAAAGAAAAAAAGCGTTTTGTGGTCGCCTTACTCATTTAACAGTGTTATATGATGGTAGGGTGTGTCTGTGCTGTATGGACCCAGAGGGACAAGTAATTTTAGGAGATCTAAACACTCAGTCTATCACGGAAGTTTATAATGGTGAAATAATGGAAAAATATCGTATGGCCCATCACCGTGGAGACTTTTCTTACCCGTTGTGTTGTAACTGCAATATGAATGAAGTATAATATTGTGGTTATCTAACTTAAGAGGAAAGGAATTGATATGAAAAAGGCATTAGTTACTGGTATTTATGGACAAGATGGTGGTTTTTTAGCAAAACAGCTACTTCAAGAGAACTATGAAGTGTGGGGTGTAAAGCGCCGCTCAGCCTCATCTATTCCATGGCGGCTGGAAGCACTTGGTATCTTATCTCACCCAAATCTCCATATTATTGAGGGAGATGTAACAGATCCAATTTCCATGTTAGACTGTGTAAAACGCTCTCAACCAGATGAAGTTTATAATACGGCAGCCATGAGTCATGTGGGAACCTCATTTAAACAGCCTCTTGCCACTGCCCAAATTGATGGGTTGGGAGTTCTAAATATATTAGAGGCTATTCGTACATTAGCTCCTGAAGCTAGATTTGTACAGTGTTCCACCTCGGAGCTTTATGGTAATTTACCCCCGGAGCAACAATCTCTAGGCGTATATCATCCACGTAGTCCATATGGGGTGGCAAAGCTTTTTGGTTTTTGGACTACAGTTAATTATCGTGAAACATATAATATTTTTGCTTGCAATTCCATTTGCTATAATCACGAATCAGCTTTACGCGGCGAAGACTTTGTTACTAGAAAAATTACACTTGGCTTAGCTGATATTGTAGCTGGTAAAAGCAAGGTGATTAAGTTGGGAAATATTGATGCTCGTCGAGATTGGCAACATGCTAAAGATGCGTGTCGAGCAATGATTATGATGGCCCGCGCGGATGTAGCGGATGATTTTGTTGTTGCTACTGGAGAATCTCATTCTGTACGAGAGTTTATTCAATTGGCGGTGAAGAAAGCTGGCTTAGGAGATGATTGTGAACGTTTTATTGAAATCGATCCACAGTTTTATCGTCCTGCTGAGGTCCCAGATTTGAAAGGGAATCCAGATAAAATTATGAAAACTTTGGGATGGAAACCTATTACATCTTACGAACAGTTAGTCGAGGAAATGGTTAATTATGATGTCTTTGGGAAGAAGCCTTGACTTTTTCTAACTTTAAAATTATATTCCTCATGTAGAGAGAATCATATGCAAGGAGAAAATTATGAGTGATAACGAATTTAAGATAGAGGCTACTGGAAATAGTGGCATTCATATCGAGAGTACTGGCGGAGTTAAAATTGAAGCAAAAGCTGGAACTCCGGTAGAGGTGAGAGGAGTAAAAGTGGGAATGACAGGTGAGCTTGCGATTCGTTTCGGTGTCATCGGTGCCGGGCAGGGAGGCTCTAGAATAGCCGAGGTGTTTGGTGCGCTGGGTTACCCATCTTGTGCCATTAACACGGCCAAACAAGATCTAAAATATATTAAACTGCCTGAAGACCGTAAACTTTGTATGGAATATGGTCTTGGCGGCGCAGGACGAGACATTCAATTAGGTGCCGAAGCCTTTACTGCTCATCGAGAATCTGTGCAGGCCCTTATTGATCGCACTTTTTCTGATGATGTGGACTATGCATTAGTGTGTGTTGGTGGTGGTGGTGGTACGGGATCAGGTGTAGCCGAACAACTTATTACGTTGTTACATTCTTATAATATGCCGGTTGGTATGATTTACACTTTACCTCAATCTAATGAAGACGCTTTAACCCACGCTAATGCCGTTAAAGTGTTGGATAAGCTCAGTAAATTGGTTAAGGAAAAAATACTCACTACTCTTATCGTGGTAGATAACGCTAAGATTGAAGCCATTTATCCTTCTTTATCTACTGTGGCTTTTTGGCAGAAAGCAAATGGTGACTTAGTTAATATTCTCCATCAATTCAATCGTCTTACTGCACAGCCATCTCGTTTTGTATCTCTTGATCCCATGGACTTTGCTAAAATTATAACTGAGGGAGGGTGTACTGTATATGGAGCAGCTAGACTCTCAGAATATAAAGATGCAGAAAGCCTTGCGCAGACGGTAATTAACAGTGTTAAATCCGGCCTATTAGCCTCTGAATTTACTCTATCTGAAGCCACAATGGGTGGATTAATTGTTACTGGTTCATTTGATATGCTTTCAACTGTTCCACAGGAAGATATCAATTATGCTTTATATAATCTTACTTCTATAGTTGGCCATGCTGGTCTTTATAGAGGAATTTATGATTTAGATTCTACGGATGCTGGACATGGCCTTGTGGTTTATACTATGTTGAGTGGTCTTGGTGTGCCCCATCGTAGAGTTGAAGCCCTTATCCAACGTGGCGAAGAGGGCGCTCAAGCCCTTGAGATTAAAAAGAATGATCATGCTAAAATGAACGTTATTGATTCTGATTCTTCCAGCGCCGATAATGACCGTCTTAAAAACATGCAAGCTAAACATGGTCCATTGGGTAAACTTTTGGGAAATAGAAAGAAGCCTTAAGGAGAGAAGATGAACTTTATAAAAGGTTTAGGGTCTTTGGGTTTATGGAATTTCATATTTTTCCAGTGGTTTTTTACTAGATTGGCTTTTAAATATGATTTAAATACTAATGCTTATCTGGGATGGAAAATTCTTTTCCCGGTAGTTCCATTGACTCGATGGATTTTTAATTAAATTTTTAAGTTAAGTTTTATGGCGCCCGCAAGGGCGCCTTTTTTGTTTCTTTTAGTCTATTAATGATAATTGTTATATGGATTGAGGAAAATATAATGACAAAAATAATTTTTCTTTTTGGAAAAGAGGCTAAAAAATGTACTAAATGTCAACAAGATAAGTTATTATCAGAATTTCCAAAAAACAAAAGGGAAAAGAATAAAATATTATTAAGAAAGAAAGCACAAATACGCAGAAAAGCTAGAGCCCTACAAGACCCAGAATATAGATTGCTTCTTTGCTGTAGGAGCCGAATTAGCGATGCTATTAGAAGAAATAGGGGTTTTAGTGGAAAAAATCAAACCACTAAACAGCTAATAGGATGTTCATTATTACAACTTAGGCAACATATTGAAAGTAAGTGGCAACCGGGAATGACTTGGGAAAATTATGGTATCCGAGGGTGGCACATAGATCATATTAAACCATGTGCTTCGTTTATTCTAACGGACGAAAAACAATTACAACAATGTTTTTTCATTATACAAATCTTCAGCCCTTGTGGTGGAGAGATAATTTAACGAAAGGAGCGAAAACATGAAATTTAATACTGATTATTCCGCAACAACCACGGATTATTATCTGGTGGAAACAGTAAAACAAGGCATAACACTTCATTATACTGCTGGCAGCACTGCTTCTGGAGCCATTAGCACGTTATGTCAACAAGATATGGTATGTGTGCCTTTTGTGGTGGATAAAGATGGCACTGTCTATCAACTTTTTAATCCAAAATATTATGCTTTTCATTTGGGGATCCGTGGAGCAGCAGAAGGTTATAAAAAAGGACATTTTGATAAAAAATTTCTAAGTGTGGAAATCGTCAATGAGGGACCATTAAAAAAAGTTGGTTCAGATTATTTATGGTGGCCTAAAAATTGGGGAGCTAAATATACAGGAAAAGTAGTTAATTATTCTTTTCGTGGTTTTGATTATCATGCGGCATTTCCAGAGGTTCAAATCCAGGCTGTTTGTGAATTAATAAAACATCTTTGTACTGAGTTTAATATTTCTAAAAGTTTAGTGCCAAAAGATAAACGTGAATTATTAGATTTAGATTATATGGATACCTTTGAGGGGATATGTTCGCATGTTAATTTCAGGTGGGACAAATGGGACATTCCAGGTGAACCAGTCTTTCCGTGGGATAGGCTACAAAAGTATTTAGAAGACAAATGATTGAAATTACAGATCAGATAACCGGCATATATGAAAAAATTACAATAATCAATGAATTGCATTGGTCGCATAAACTTATGCATATTAATGAAGCTTGGGCTAGGGCAACAGGTAAAGGCGTTAAAATAGGTATAGTAGATACTGGTTGCGACATTCATCATCCAGATTTAAATGGCGCTATTGTTGGATGTCATAACTTTTCTCAATCATCGGGGCAATGCGAAGATATGCATGGGCATGGCACACACATAGCGGGTATTATAGCGGCTAAAATTACTGGCTCCGGTGTTTCGGGCGTAGCTCATGGAGCTAGTTTATATATCGCAAGAGCTATAGATAATTCTGGAGTAGGAAATCCAGCAAACATAGCTAGGGCTATTGAAGCTTGTATAGATGCTGGATGTGATGTTATTAATTTATCTCTTGGGTGTCCAGAAGAATACATTCCAATGTCTCGGGCTATTCAACGAGCTACTGAAAAAAATATTATTGTTGTAGCTGCAGCAGGCAATTGTGGAGATAATAACGTTTCAACGGTAGAAGAACAGTGGCCAGCTAGATTACCATTTGTTATTTCTGTAGCTGCTATTAATAAAAAACTAATTAACGCTTCATGGTCAGCTTCTGGTGATATTGAGTTTTCTGCTCCAGGAGTTGATATTTTATCTTGTTATCCAGGTGGTAGGTATGCTACTATGAGTGGCACGAGTCAGGCCTGCCCGTTTATAACTGGGGCGTGTGCTCTAATGAAAGAAATAAAACGCGATATAAATAGAGAGCAAATTGTTAAATTGCTGTCGCAGTATTCTATGTCTATAGGACATCAAGCCAGCTTTGGGGCCGGGGTGGTTAACGTTGTTGCTGCTTTAGAGTCCCTAGAGGGTATGTTGAAGCGAGGTTAAATGAGTCAAGCGTCCGACCAAGCACGTGAGGAAATTTTAAAAGAAATCAAAGAGCTGCTTTCTGAAGGTGGTTCAGTTTCTCTTATTCCTAAATTAAGGGTTCCCAAACCTCCTCTTGCAGACAGAATGGCCGAAAAGCTTACTAATCTAGTAGGTTCCTGGCGCTTTGCACTATCCATGGTCGGCGCAGTTGTTCTATGGTTTCTTTGCAATATTGGGTTTTTCTTTTTTATGCCCTCTTTTGACCCATATCCATTTAATTTTTTAAATTTAATGTTAGCGGCGGTAGCAGCTTTTCAGGCTCCAGCTATTTTAATGGCACAAAACGCACAATATAGACGTGATTTACAACGAGAGATCCATCAATATGAAGTTATTTTAGCTGTTGAGGGTGAACTTCGTGCGTTATATAATAAATTATCTCATCTTGGAACTGATGTCGCTGTTGCTATTGAGGAGCTAGAGTTTTCACAAGATCAATCTAAAAAAGAATTGGGGGAACTTTCAAATAATGTATCAAAAAATCTTAGTAGTACTTATGGCTGTCATTTAAAAATGGAAAAACTTCAAGATACAGCAGAAGATATTGTAACTAAAACTTCCATAATGCTTAGTCTAATTAAGAAACTAAAAGATGCCTCAGATCCATTTCCAATTACAAAAGAGATAAATGATAAAGGAAGGATTTTTCCAGATGATCCAAAGGGTTAACCAGAAGGAGAAGAAAATGTGGAATAAAATTAAAACCTGTATAATGAATTTAAAACAATGTTTATGCTCTAGCATTAAAGATATTCAGCTGGAAGAGTTAAAAAAACAATATCAAATGCAATTAAATGAAAATATTCACCTGCATCGTAAATTAGAAGAATGCGAAATTGCTATGCAGGCAGCTAAAGATACAGTTACTGAGCTTAGTGATAAATTAAAAAAGACTGCTACAGATGAAATTCGCAAAAAAACTGTACTTCCTAAGAAAAACAATCAAAAACCCAAACGCTAATTGACTTTTATCTTTAATAGTTTTATATTATACAAGAGGGGTTTTATCCTCTTTTGTATTATTGGAGACAAATTTGTTAACTTTTGTAGTTCAACATAATATAACTAAAGTAGAAAAAATAGAGGATGTACCTCAAAGTTTTTTATTTGCATTGAATGATTATCTTAGTTATACCGAACAAGACTATCAATATACTTGGAGATATAAAAATACAGCCTGGAATGGAAAGAATTATCTTCTAGGCGGACGTTGGAACAAAGATATTTTTGTTCCTAGTTTTAGTTCTTTGAGTTTTAGGTCTGGTTTATTAAAGCGTGTTTTATATTTTTGCAAACAAAACGATATTGGATATTTAGTAATCGATGAACGTTCTTTTCCAGATTTAAATGATGGGTTACTGTGGAAGGGAAATTTACGTGATTATCAACAAATAGCCATAGATAGATTTTTAGATTATAAAAAGGGTATTATGGCCGCAGCCACAGGGGCGGGAAAATCTATTATTATTACTAATATTGTTAGTCGTCTTAATATTCCCACTGTTATTTTATGCGGGACCATAGACCTTGTTATACAAATGAAAGAACATTTAGAACATGAGATTCCAGATTCAGCTATTGGAATTGTGGGCGATGGAAAATGTGAAATAGAACAAATTACCGTAAGTACTTGGCAATCTGCAGCAAGATCAATTGACACTAGGGCCAAAACTTATTTTTATGACAGACAGGTGTCAGAAAAATTTGACACATCGCATTCTAATAAAATAACCACCATGCTTAAAGCCGCTCAATTAGTTGTATTAGACGAATCTCATTGTGCGAGAGCTAAAACCATTCAAACGGTTTTGCGTAACATCAACGCACCATATGTGTTGGGCACAAGTGCTACCCCCAAACGCGATGAGGGAGATGATTTACTAATAGAAGCTGAGCTTGGTAATATTTTTTATGATATTAGTGCTTCTACTCTTATTGATAAGGGCTGGCTTGTTAGACCAACCATAGAATATCACTATATAGATAACTCGGCTCGCAGAGGAGAGTGGGACGATTTTCATGCTGTTTATAAACAACTCATTGTCAATAACGATGTTAGGAATTATATTATTGGAGAGAAGGCTCGTGAAATGGTACGAGCTGGCAGAAAAACATTAATACTGGTAGATTATTTAGAGGAGCACGGTAAGGTACTTGAAGAGATGCTATCAGATGTTCAAGCTGAATTTTTGAATGCCACTCTTTCATCTAAAAGAAGACAAACACTGTTAAATGCATTTAGAAATGGAGAAATAGATTGTATGATTGCGACTTCTTTAGCCGATGAGGGTCTCGATGTTCCCATTATTTCTGGTGAAATTTTAGCAGGTGGAAAGCGGGGCAAGACTAAAATAAGGCAACGGGTTGGTCGCGTCTTACGTCCCCATGAAGATAAAGTAGATGCTCGTGTTATAGACTTTATAGACGATGGCAAGTTTGTTTTAGATCATAGTGTTGCTAGAATTGCTGCACTTAAAATGGAACCAGCATTTGACTTAGTGGCGAATAATGTTCCTAAAGAACGTAAAGAAATTATTCTTAAGAAGATTGAAAAAGCTGTAGGACGGATGAGAAAGGATGAGTTCGATGAGCAAACAACTGGATAATGCGGTCAAACATCTTACTGTAGAAATTTTAGAAAATCTAGCTCCAGAAGCTGTGTTGAAAAATGCAGATATGGAATATAGTAAACCTAATATTACAATGGCCCGTCGCGCTATCACCCGATTTAAAAAACAAATGATTAGTGCAGCTAATGCTGATGCTATTGAAATGGATCCAACTGTCACCAAATTTAAAAATTCCTATATTAAAAACACTCGTGATGTAGCTGATGTACGTGAAAAAGGTAGAGTCCGCGCATCATCTGATGGCTCTTTAACCCCCATGGAAGAATGGGGGCAATTTGAGTTGCTTTCTTATTTTTTTGAATTATATTATAGTAGGACGGGTAAAGATTATCCAATAGAAACTCCTGGTGTAATTTATAGTAGATTTATAAAAAATAAAGGAACGTGGGAACAAAAATCAACTAGGGGTTTAAATGTTATGTCTTTTTTATTGAAAAAATTGAATTCTCCAGAATCTGTTAAAGATTATTTAGATTGGTGGTTTGCATATTCATTTACAAGGGGGCAGTCGTTAAATTGGGGATGGTTGGCTAGTGCGACAATGTTAAGTTCATATACGGTTTACATGACCAATTTACAACATAAAACTGTGGCTCCAGCAACTACAATATCCCCAACTTTACCAATAGATTTTATAGGATATATACAGGGGATCGGCGGTATTTTTAATTATATTGGAAATATGAAAACCCATAAAGATTTGCAATATGTATATGCAGCTTGGAAAGATAAAATGCAAACGCTTCCATCTCATCCAGTGGTTAAAATGTTAGAAGAAGCCCAAAGCCGTGGCCTATTAGGAGAAAAGAAATGAAGAAATATGTTTTAGTTAGGGCTGAAGATGGTACGTTATTAGGCGGGGGAATTTATGCTGGCGCTTGGGGGGAAGCTTTTATTAAAATTGAAAGAAGCGATAATGAAACTATTATGATAAATGTTTCTAAGGCGATAGCTTTACATTTTTTTGAGGAACCCCCTGAAGCTTTATTAAATTATATGCGTATCACAAATTCTTCTTCCGTTGACCCTCCTGCTCCTGGAATTGTGGGTACGTCTTCAAGGTCTTCTCGCCCATCCGTAGATCAAGGGGTTCAGGGTTTAGTGGATGCTGGTCCTCCAGGCCACACTTCTGATGCTTCTGGCGTTGGATTGGCAGATTTGCCCATACCTAAAAAATCTAACAGGCCCAGGAGAAAAACATGATAATTGGCAGTAATAGGTCTGTAGTTTTTAAAAAACTCGCAGAACTCAAAGAACGCACAGTAAATCAGTGTGTTGTTTGTCATGGTGCTGATCCAGGCTGTCGATGTCATGCCCTTATGTTAATGTATGAAGCAGCGGCAGCGGCTAATGTGCCAGCAAAATTTTGGAGCATAAAGACAACAGACTTTGGTGTTGGTCAAGAGCAGAATCCAGTCGTTTCAGATTTAAAAAGTAAATGGATTAAACTAATTTTTGAAATTGAAAACACAGTACAAAATATTCCTTTAATTGTTGTTAGTGGCCCAAATGGCACAGGTAAAACAATGATGGCTAGTATCCTCTTGAAGTCTGCTGCTACCGTACGTGGTATTTCACCTCAATATATTTTGTTTAATCAACTCATTTCTCTACATTATTCTAAAGAAGGCAATAAAGATGAAATTTTGGAAAGATTACATGCATGTGATTTACTTGTTATAGATGAATTCGGAAAAGAGTATACTAAAACTAATCAATTTGGGGAGATAGATACAACTAGCTCCATTGCCAATTATGCTAAGTTTGTAGCTGAAAACATATTAAAAACCAGAAGCGATGCAAGTTTAACCACGGTGATTATTACCAATGACACTATTGATGAGCTTAAGTCTAAATATGGGGGTCCAGGAAGATCTGTAGATTCTATTTTGGCCGCCTCCTCGACTGTAACGCTACATCATGCGGGTATAGATTTTAGGAAGGTGAAAATTTGATTGATCAAAACATTTCTATAGATGAACATCTACTTTCAATTTTATTACAAGATAAACAACATGTGATTTCCATATTAGAAGAAGACAAACTTACTGGAGATTATTTTGATCCTGAGTGGCGCCCAGTCTTTGACAATATTGTTATATACTATAGAAAATTTAAAGAAATATTAGATAAAGATAAAGTCTTTGATCAGCTCAAACGTCGCGGAGTATCAAGCGTGGAGTTATCTAAGAGATATGCTATATATCTTTCTCTTGAAAATCTTAAAACGCCCACTAAAGACTATAAATATTATGTAGATGCTATTAAAACTCGTAAATATAAAATTATGTTGCACGAAGTTGTATCTAAAGCCGATAAAATGTGTAACACCATGAATGACCCAATATCAGCGGCAAAAGATTTGGCAAAAGTTGGTAGCGAAATCGCAACACTGTCGGCTCAAGATAGAGTAGTGAGAACTTCTTTAGCCGAAAGCGCTCCAGTCATGAGCGATAATTATCGTATTGCAAAATCCAATCCAGAAATTATAAGAGGTATAATGACTGGATTCCAAAAATTAGATGAATTAACTTGGGGTATAAATCCTGGTGAAGTTTTATTGATAGTCGGGCCGACTGGAGGTGGTAAGTCCATTAGCTTAGTCTCTATGTCTGCATACATCGCTAATGGTATTAGATATTGTGCAAAATGCGGATTTCAATTGTTTTTACATACTCAAAACAGATGTCCAAAGTGTGGAACTATTTTTGCTACTCCGGGGGATATTTATCGAATATCTCCAAAGAATGTAGCCTATGTTTCTATTGAGATGCCAGCGGAAGACTGCTTAAGGAGATTTTGTTCAGCTTCGTTGGGACTTAAGGAGAAAGAAGTTAGACGTGGCCAGTTAAGCGACCAGGATGAACAAATATATCTTAATTACTTAGAATCAGTTAGAAGTGGAAAGGGACCAGTTGGATTTTATGTTATTGATGTGCCAAGAGGTGAAGATATAAACTTTGTCTCTACAGAAATTGACCGTCAGGAAGCCCTACATGGCGTCAGGATGGACGTAGTGGTTATTGACTACCTGCAGCTCATGAAAGCTACTACCGGCGACCACAGAGACACTGGCGAAGATTGGAAGGCTCAGACGGCTATTTCTGAAGAGGTACATGAATATGCTAGAACTAAACGTATTCCAGTAATCACAGCCGCTCAGTCCACCTCTCTTCGTGGTATTAAAGGCGAAGCTGTAAGATATGGAACCCACCGTGTTTCTAGGGCAGAGGGCACCGCATTTAATATGAATATTATTGTTCAAATTGAGGACCCATTAGAAAAACAAGAAGAAGAGAAAAAAGAAGATGATACTGAACTAACAATGAAGTTTTATGTTGTTAAAAATAGAGGCGGAGAAAAGGGTGTCATTGTAATGCAAAAAGATTTTTCAAGAATGCAAATTCATCATATTTTGGATATTTCTTATGCGACTTTAGAAGCCTCATAAGTAATATATGTAGTTTGAAGCTCATTGAGAGAACATATTTTGAACACGGAAAGTCACTATTAATACGAATATTTTAGATATCAAATTGGAAAAATCGGGGCCGATAACGGCCCCATCGCCATTAACCAACATAGAGTAGGCAAGGAGAAGAGTGAAATGAACAAGTTAAGTTTATCTCGAAAAATATTGTCAGATATTACGGTATATGCTAAATATGCTAAATTTATTCCTAAATTAAAACGTAGAGAGACGTGGGAAGAAATTGTAACACGTAATATGGAAATGCATATAAGAAAATTTCCAAAATTAAAAACAGAAATTGAAGATGCTTTTAAATTAGTATATAGTAAAAAAGTTGTACCTTCGATGAGGTCAATGCAGTTTGCTGGGAAACCCATAGAGCTGTCTCCTAATCGCGGCTACAATTGTTCTTTTGTTGCTATTGATGATTTTCACGCTTTTTCCGAGACCATGTTTTTATTGTTGGGTGGGTCAGGTGTTGGGTTTAGTGTCCAGCGGCACCATGTAGAACAACTGCCAGTAATATATAAGCCAATTAAATCACGGCGCTTTTTGGTCGGCGACTCAATTGAAGGGTGGGCAGACGCTGTTAAGGCGCTTTTCCGTGCTTATATGTGCGGAAAAACTTTACCAGAATATGATTTTAGAGATATTCGTCCGAAGGGTGCTCGTCTTATTACATCTGGGGGTAAGGCCCCAGGACCGGAACCTCTAAAAGACTGTTTACATAATATTCAAAAAATTTTAGATAGAAAAGTGGGTGGATCTAAGTTAACCACATTAGAATGTCATGATATTATGTGTTATATTGCTGATGCTGTTTTAGCTGGGGGAATTCGGCGTGCTGCCATGATTAGTTTATTTTCTTTTGACGATGAGGACATGCTTACTTGTAAATATGGCAATTGGTATGAATTAAATCCTCAACGTGCAAGAGCTAATAATTCTGTAGTTATTTTACGTCATCGGATCAAAGAAAAGGAATTTAAACAACTTTGGAAAAAAGTGCAAATGTCAAAAAGTGGAGAGCCAGGTATTTTCTTTACAAATAATAAAGAAATGGGTATCAATCCTTGTTTATCGGGAGACACTTGGATACATACTACGCAAGGAGCTAAACAAGTTAACGAACTGGTGAATAAAAAATTCACGGCGATTGTGAATGGAAAACATTTTGATTCTACGGAGTCTGGTTTTTTTAGCACTGGTGTTAAATCGTTGCTATCACTTGAAACAAACAATGGAAACAATTTAAAATTGACAAATAATCATAAACTACTTAAGGTTCTTAAACGAACCTCTAAAAAAATTTATACGGATTGGGTAGAAGCTAATCAACTAACCGTTGGAGACGAGATTTTGTTGTCTGTTCATGATGGCGTAGCAAAATTTGGTGAAAACAACCCAGGCGATTTTGATCGCGGCTGGTTACTCGGAGAGCTTCTGGGAGATGGTTGTTTTTCGGGGCCATCCTCCGCTTGTTTAGACTTTTGGGGGCCCTCTGCTCAACATATGTCTTCATTAGCTTATAATAGAATTAAAGGCGTTTTAGAAACTCGCTCAGATTTCGGTGTTATAGATCAATATCAAAAAGACAAATTACGTATTCGTTGTGTTGCGGTAGCTAATTTAGCAAAACAATATAATATTACGCAAAAGACAAAGTTATTAACTCCTGCAATTGAAGCTGAGAGTTATGATTTTATTGCTGGATGTTTGAGAGGATTGTTTGATGCGGATGGCACTGTAATAGGAAATCAGATTAAGGGAGTATCTATTCGATTGGGACAAGTAAGTTTGAATAATTTACAATGTGCACAAAGAATGTTATCCCGATTGGGAATAGTTTCTAAAATTTATAAAAATCGTCACCCCGCTGAATTCAGATATATGCCGGATGGAAAAGGAGGAACAAAAAAATATTGGTGCCAATCTATGAATGAATTAGTAATTTCTGGACACAATATGCATGTGTTTCAGTCTGTAGTGGGATTTGATGAACCAGCAAAAGCCACCAAACTTGCGAATTTATTAGGAACATATAAACGAAAGCTTAATCGCGAACGTGGTTTAACGACCATCACAAAAATTATTCCCATTGGAGAGGCCGAGGTGTTTGACGCAACTATACCAGGGATTCATGAATTTTGTGCTAACGGTCTGCGGGCTCATAATTGTTCTGAAATTTCTCTTAAATCGGCACAAATGTGTAACTTAACAGAAGTGAACGTATCCGATGTTCATAGCCAGGAAGACCTCAATGAACGCTGTCGTGTTGGTGCCTTTATTGGTACATTGCAAGCGAGCTATACTGAGTTTCATTATCTCAGAGATCTTTGGCAAAAAAATTGTGAGAAGGATGCCTTGCTTGGTGTCGGTATGACTGGAATTTGTTCTGGTGGTATATTAAATTTAAATCTTGAAATGGCAGCAGATATTTGTGTAAAAGAAAATGAGCGCACCGCTGCTCTTTTAGGTATTAATAAAGCCGCTAGGGTAACTTGCATTAAACCCAGTGGTACCACAAGTTTAGTGTTTGGTTGTTCATCTGGAATTCATGAATGGCACGATGAATATTATATTAGAAGAATGCGTATTGGTAAAAATGAAGAATTATACAAATATTTAAGTGAACATTGTCCAGATATTTTAGAAGATGATTTTTTTAAGCCTACTATTCAAGCGGTAATTAGTATTCCACAAAAGGCCCCAGAGGGAGCTATTTTAAGAAAACATAGTGATCCAATTAAACTTTTAGAGCGCGTAAAAAAGTTTTCTCAAGAATGGGTTGTACCTGGACATAACGACGGTGATAACAGACATAATGTTTCGGTTACAGTTAGCTTAAAGGATGATGAGTATCAAATTACTGGCGAGTGGTTATGGAAAAATAGGGACCATTATACTGGTATTACAGTGCTCCCGCTTGATGATCATTCGTATATGCAAATGCCCTTTGAATCATGTACTGAAGAGGTGTATGATAAAATGTTACGTAAAATTAAAGATATTGATTTGTCTAAGGTTGTTGAGATAGACGACCACACCACGTTAACAGAACAGGCGGCATGTGCTGGGGGAGCCTGCACTATTACCAGAGTATAATTGAAAAAAACCTATTTTAGAGTTATATTTACATAAGGAGAGCAAAATGACGAGAGATCAGGTAAAATGTTCCCATTGCGGTGGAGACACAAAGTTTGTAAGAAAATATGAAACAGTGTATATATTTCAGTGTATTCTTTGTCGTAGAAAAACTCAAATTATGACTGAAATGATTAGGGAGCCGGAGAAGAAAAAGAATGAGAGGAAATAATTCTAGTTTTATTCGTATTGGTGATGCTATTAAATCTTTCGTGATTGTACCAGATACAGAACGGACTTATGTGTCGCATTATGTTAATATTGATGGTAAAAATCAAAAGCGAAATTGTCATTGTAATGCGACTTGTCCATATTGCCTCAATGGAACGAGTACTTTTAAGGGAGTTTATGCTATTGCTTTAGCTGAAGGCGGTCAGCTTGGGTTTATTGATCTTAAACCCGGCTTGATTAAACAGCTTAGTATAACCGCTGCAAAGGAAGGTGTTTCATTAGGTGTATTTTTAAATAAGCGTCTTTTGGGAGTTAGCAGAGAAATTAAAAATCATTATACTGAATATCAAATCAATAGTACGATTTTAACTGATGCCGATCATGACGCTTTGATGCGCTCTATTTATGAGGGTAAAAATAGCGATACAATGATGAAATTAATGGAAAAATTAGAAACGTTAGTCGTTCCAGGATCGGAGAGAGAAGATGGCGGATTCGACAATCAAAATTAATTCAAAGGATATTGAAACATTATATAATATTATGATTAAGTATCAAGATTTTTTTATAGATTTAGCTAAAATCGGCGGCACAGAGCATGTACATGACTTCAACACGGTAGCTAAAATTATAAATGATATGTTGGAGCAGGTAGACAGTCATTAAAAATAATGTTATATTTCTAAAGCTGTTCAGAAATGAACAGCTCTTTTCCTATTAATAATTGTTAATTTAGCGGAGGTGTCCTATGGCGTGTGGCGGCTGTGGCGGTTATCGTAAAATTGAAAAACCGGCAGTTCAACAACCGGCGATTTCATCTGTTCCCCAACCTCTTCCACCCCCACCCCCTCCTCCAATTTCGGTAACTTCTGTTCCTGGTACACCTACCCCTCCACCAAAACCCAAAACTGTGGTATTGGCTGTTTCATCCACTCCATCTAAACCAGTGGACGCACAAGAGGCAGTAACAGACTTGATTAAAAAGAAAAGAGAAGCTCTTTTGGCTCTTAGGCGTAGTCAACAAAGACAATACTAAGGAGAAAAAATGCCAAGTTGTTGTTCTACAGGTTGCTCTTCAGGTTGTAATTCTAATACTTCTGAGTTACTCAAGGTCCCATTTGATGTTTTTGCCTTGACCCCAGAATACTTTCAACCTAAACTCTATAATCAAAAACAATTTAATATGTTAAGTGAAACGGGAAAAAAACTATACATAGATAATATTGTGACTTTTAATTCTCTATGTCGGGATGCGGAGCGTTTGGATTTATTAATTAATGAAAACGCCCCATGGTCGAATGACACGCAAAGCTGAGTTGTTATCAACTCTACAGTTAAGCGGCGGGAATACCATAGATGTCATTCGTAAGTCTCTCCCCAACTATAAAGTAGGGCAAATTGACCCAGGTGATGCTTCAGAATATAAGATATTTGTCTCATATGGTCAATCCCCAAAGGAACAGGCTATTACTACAATTCATGAATTAATTCATATCGTGGAATGTATGGTACAAGACGGAACACATTTACACGATCCAAACGATTATGATTTGCTCGCTTATTTTATATATAATACCGTAGCTTCAGTGGAGAGCGCGGGAAAGGAGAATTGAGAATGAAACCTGCCGAAAGAAATTATGTAGTAAGATTATTTTTCAACAATGGATCTCATGAGCAGGTTAAATATGAGAACCAAACTGAAGCGACGACAGCTTATAATGCCATTACAGCTGCCGTGGAAAATAGAAGTTATGTGGGCGAACTTACACTACATGATGGAACTAAATGTAGTTTTAGAGTGGGTCGTTTGGTTTACTGGAAAGTATTTCGTTACACAGAACCTTCTAAAGAAGAACGCGGAAGATAATTAATTTTTATAATTATAGTTCAAGAGCCCAGAATCTTTTCTGGGCTTTCTTGATTTTTATCAACAATAGTGTTATATTAATTTTGATTGGGGATGGAATGATTATAAAAGCTTATATTAAAGATGAGCCCTCATATATGAGATATGAGGCTTCGTATAGAATCCCAAGAAAACTAGTATATGCTTCCAATGTAATTATACTATTTTTGAGAGATGGCGCGTCTAAAATTATAAAATCCAGATTTAAACAACCCGAAGAAAAATTTGTTCCAAACTCCATTCAAAGAAGATGGTATTTACAGTCTTTGAAAATCAAAGATAGTGATTTAAAGTATCGTATAAATTCTATTTCATTTGGTATATCACAAAAAGATATTGACTTTTTTGTGTTTTAAGATTATATTAATAATGAGCACAATATGTGCAGATAGGAAGGAGAGAAGGATGAATAAGAGTAAAAATAAGACTAAAACTAGCTCTACGCCGCCCCATAAGCTGACAGTAAAACAGGATTCTTTGTCGCGTCAGATTGAGAATATTTTGACGTCCAATGTCGGCTGCCGTAGCAATGACGTGCTGCTTTACACTACTCTACTTAACCGATATTTTGGAGTAGAAATTGCAGATGATCGCCTTATGCTTGATCTCAATGTAGCTAAGGTAGGCGGCTATCCTCCCCTGGAATCTGTGTCCCGCATTCGTCGGGCCTTCCAGGCTAAGGGCTGGTTCCACTCCACTACTCGCCGCGAGCAGTTTGTTCGGGCAACCAAAGTACGAAAGGGCTCGATTTCTAAGGTCGCTCTCAAGCGCCTCAGTAAGTCGAAGTAATGGGAGGTGATATTATGAGCGCTGACGTCAAGGTTGCGGAGATTCGGGGCCTTAAGGTTAAGAAGGTTCTGACCTCAAAGAAAAAGTTGGAAATTACGTTTGAAGGCAAGGTGGACGAAGTAAGTGCAGTGGGAAAGACAATCGACGAGGCCGTAAGAGAGGCCAACAAGGCGTCTATGATGGAGCTTTGTACATCTATCAGTGTCTCGGTTATGCCAGATTCTGGAGAGACTGACGAAGAGAACGATGGCGGAAAGAAAAGCAAGTAAAGCCACGTAGGTTGTCTAAGCCGCCCTCTCCTCCCCGGGGAGGGCGGTATTTTTATTATGGAGGATTCATGAAACTTAATTATGTACAATGCCGTCCCTATGACGGTTATTTTGATGTGGGTAAACCTAAAGGCGATGCGGCGGTAGACCTAAGAGCTTTAGAGGTTCAAGCCTTAGATATGCGAGGTTGTTTGCCAATTATAAGTAAAATGGGGGTCCAAACTGGTGATTGGGGGCAACTAGATACAGAATATATTTTTGGACATGAAGATTATGGGCATGTGTGGGAGCTTCGCCCCCATACCATGCATAAAATTTATACTGGCGTAAGGATTCACTTGGGAGATGGATATGAAGGTAAAATTTGTTTACGTTCTTCTAGTGGACTGCTTGGGCTTGTGATGCCTAATGCCCCTGCTTTAATTGATAGTCACTATGTTGGGGAACTTATTGTCCCAATATTAAACCCAATGTCATATAGTATTTATATTGCTCCTGGTTCAAGATTTGCTCAATTGAGTGCATTGACTTTTGAACCAACGGAACCTATATTGGTTATGGAACTAGCAGAAACAGAGCGAGGCAGTAAGGGCTTTGGTTCTACAGGCGCTTAGAAAGAGAAGGTGATGAGTGGCAACAATCAACGTGATTAAGCTAAAAAATAAGCCAGTAGTAATTCATTATCGAGCATTTGAAAAATGTTTTAGGATGCAATATGTTTTACCTTACGCTGGAGCTGCTCATGAAAAAATTCCCGGGCTTGCCCATGCAACTGAACATATGTTGGTTTTCAATAAACTAGGAAATCATAATATAGCCAATGAAGCCGCAGCTACATTTGGAGTCAACATCAATGCCTTCACCGGTTTTGCAATGGCTGGTTTAGACGCATCTGGTGTCGTTTCCACTAAAGCTTTAGACGAAGTGGCTAGACAATGGTCCGCTCAACTTGTTAGTGAAAATTATACACAAGAAAATTGGAATTGTGAAAAAGAAATTATTAGAGCCGAAGCTCTTGATGCTGATAACACTGCGGCTTTTATTGATGTTTTTATGAGGGCTGTTACCCGAACCTCTCCAAGATACAAACAAGGTGTTATGATTGGTACTGATTTTTTGGATGGTATTTCAGTAGCCGATCTTCGTAAGGCTCATCAAAATTGGAACACCTGGGGAGACCAAAGTTTCGTTCTTATTGTTGGCGATTTGTGTCCAGAGGATATTAATCGCTTTATGACGAAAATGGATTTTGGTAATTATAATGCCTCCCTTAAAGTTAAATTAGATAAAAGCAGACCCAAAGCTTACGATCAAAAAATGTCTACATGGTCATTAGCTAATTATACCTTATCTGGTATAGAGGCAAGACGATATCACTTTATGGAGGCCTCTGGTCCTTTGCTTGGGACGCAAGCGTGGTACGATATGTTGGCCATCGGTGGTCTCTTTTTCACTGGTGGTAATTCCAAAGCTCATAAGGTACTACGTGGAGACCATGGTATTTGTTATGACTGTGGTGGTTTAATTTCTCGGGTAGATGGTGGGGTAGTATTGGGTATTGAATATGCCATGGAAAAAAAGCTTACCACTGGCCCCAAAGATCATGAGTTGTTATCGAAAATTGTAAAACAAGCCGCTTCGGATGTAACTCCAGAAGCAGTAAAAATGATAGCCATGAATATGAAAACTAATTATTGTTTAATTCACAATAGTATTGAAGATTTAGTTGACGCGTTGGGAGATGAATTAACTATCATGTCCTATGAAACAACCCTAGCTGAATTTCAAAAAAATGCAAAACTTTTGACGCTTGATAATAGATTAGCAATGTTGGATAATCTTAATGTTGGTAGGTTACAACACCTTGCTAATAGATTTTCTAAGAGTAAATATACTGTGCATTATTTTACAGAAAAATGTGAGCACATTAAGAAGGGAAAAAAGAAATGAAAATTATAGGAATTTCTGGAAAGGCAAGAAGCGGTAAAGACACTACTGCTAATTTTTTGAGAGATAAATATGGTTTTTCAGTGATTCATTTTGCTGACATTCTTTATGCGGAAACACAGGAAATTTATAAATATTGCACATTAGTGGTTGGCGACAATGCCGAATATACTGGTGTTAAATTAGAAAATGGAATTGTCGTACCGTTACCCTCATCTTTCCCGCCCTCTCTTTTAAGAGATGGAATGAAGGAAAAAAATGGTAATTTTTTACAATGGTGGGGAACTATTCGACGTAATTATTTTAAAAAAGACTATTGGGTTGAACGTGTTGAAGATACTTTAGCTAATTTTGAAGCCAATGGAATAAAAAATGTTGTTGTAGCTGATGTGAGACTTCTGAATGAAGCTAATTTTATTAAGGGTGTCAGGGGAAAATTATTGAGAACGATAAGGTATAATGCAGACGGAAGTCCATTTATTGATCCCAATCGTGATCCTAAACATGAATCAGAAATTGAATTAGATGATTATCCTGATTTTGATGCTATTCTAATTAACTTACATGATATTCAATTTCTCTGCGATAGTGCCGAGGAATTGTTATTTAAAATTTTTCCAGATATAACATGTAACTTATCCTAAGGAGAAAATATGAGTACGCCCAAGAAAGTATATCTTAAAGAAGAAGCTCAGCGACTTTTAAGTAAAGGGGTAAATACAATTACAGATGTGGTGGCCTGCACTTTAGGTGCTCAAGGCCGAGTTGTAACTATTGACCGTGGCCGTTATGGTACTACCGTTACAAAAGATGGGGTCACTGTCGCCAATGAAACTATTTTGGAAGATCCAGCTGAAAATATCGGCGCCGACATGATAAGAACCGCCGCTAATACAACAAATGACACCGCTGGAGACGGGACCACCACCGCAGCAGTCTTAACTAGAGAAATCTATAATGAGGGTCGAAGGGCCATGGCAGTAGGTGTAAACATTGCCGAATTAAGACGTGGCATTAACGCCAGTAAGGATGTTGCTGTTTCAGAATTAAAACGTTTAGCTACTTCCGTGAAAGATGGTGATATTCAAAAAATTGCCACTATTTCTGCTAACAATGACGATATCACTGGGGCTATTATTGCAGAAGCAATTAACAGGGTTAATAACGGTGTAGTAACGGTTGAGTTATCTCAGACAGCTGAGACTTATTATTCTTTAACAGAGGGCTTCCAATTTGACAAAGGATTACCAACACCATATTTTGTAACTGATCAAATTAGAAATATTACTGAGTTTGAAGATGCATATATTCTCATTACTATGCATAAATTGATGGCCGCTGAACCATTGGTCAATTTATTGAATGAAGTTAGTAAATCTAAAAAACCTCTTTTAATTATTGCCGATGGCTTTAGTAATGAAGTTCTTCAAACGCTTGTCTATAATAAAATGAAGGGCGCCGTACAAGTTGCCGCTGTAAGCACCCCAGGCTATGGTGAGGCTAAAATTCAACTTTGTGAAGATATGGCAGCTTTAACTGGAGCACAATTTGTAGACCCAGAGGTAACTAATATTAATGATGTTTCTTTGGCATATTGTGGTCAAGCTAAAAAAATCATTTGTACTAAATTTAGCACCACGATTATGGGTGGGGGCGGAAACAAAGAAGTAGTGGATCAACGTATGGATAGAATTAAATATGCGTTGGCTCAAGAGCATTTGGCTCCCTTTGAAATTGATCAACTTAGAGATAGATTAAGTAGATTGCAGGGCGCCGTTGCGGTTATTCATGTTGGTGGTCTTAACGAAGAAGAAGCGAATGAAGCTAAAGATAGAGTGGAAGATGCTGTTCATGCCACTCAATCTGCTATGGAAGAGGGTATCCTTCCAGGTGGTGGTCTTGCTTTCCTATATGCTTCCAAGGCAGTGGAAACGGCAATGGAAAATCAAGCACATAAAGATGCTAAAATTGGATTTGATATTATTCGGAAGGCTTTAAAGGCCCCATCGCGTCAAATTGCAGCAAATGCTGGCTTAGACCCAGCGACAGAAGCGGTCACTAAAGCACTAGAGGCTTATCCCCAGCAATATGGTTATGGTTTTAATGCTGCTACGGAACAATATTCTAATTTAATAGATGATGGGGTAATTGACCCAGCAAAAGTGAGTAGAGCAGCTCTAGAAAATGCCGTATCTGTTGCCCTGCTTATGCTTACCACGGACGCTCTCCTTGTAGAAACTGCATTTAGAGAAGACGATCCTAGAGTGGATAAAGTGGCTCGCCCAAGGGTTATGATGCAAAAACACAATCAATAATTGGGCACACCTATTAATAAAACAAATTTAAAGTAGCATTTTAAAAAGAGAGGTACGCCCTTGAGTGCACGTAAAAATAGCTATGCATCTTATGACGATTTTTTACTAGATATTGGTGAATATTTTATAAGTTTAAACGCTGCGTTGTTTATGGAAACAGTACCTCCAACTGAAACAGCTAAAGCCTCTAAGAGAATAAAAACTTTAACGGGTTTAGTTGTTACGGCAACTACAGTTTCTACCTCAGCTAAAAAATTAAGAGTAATTGCGGAAAGGGAATATATAAAAATTGCAACAAAAATGAAAAGATCTTCAAATCTTCCCACCACACAACTGATGTGTGATTTTCAATTATCAGAATTAGAAATGCTTATTCTTTTATATTTGTCATGGCAGGAAGTTGGGACTGACAATATTTTTATGTATATTAAAAATATCAGTCCAGTCCTTAAATTCTTTTCTAATAATGAAAAAGATGTAGTGTCTCGTTTAAAACTATTTAGTAATGATGCTAAAATGATTAATGGCGGATTGTTGCATATCCAACAAAGTGAAAGTGCGCCTCTTGGGGCTTCTGATTTAATGGTGTTGGAGCCACTTAGAGAAATGTTAGCGGGGATGACGGATTATGATTTAGCGGTATTGCAACAAAAAAAGAAATGCAAAGACACATGTCAAACCGCTGGAACCATTACTCTTATAGCAAAAGAAGCTACTATGGAACAGCTTCATATGACGGAAGCATATTTAAAACACTATAAAAAGATTTTTGTGGATTGGGCACTTGGGGAATCCATTCCATATGGAAGTGGTATGGTTATTTTATTTCATGGCCCCCCTGGCACAGGGAAAACCCTCGCCGCCCGTTATTTAGCCCAACGTTGCAAAAAAGAATTAATTGTAGTGGATTATGCTGATTTACTTAATAAATATGTTGGTGAAACAGAAAAGAAAATTAAAGAAATGTTCAAACGCGCTGCAAAATCTGGAGCCGTGCTCCTAATTGATGAAGCTGATAGTGTGATGCACGCTAGAGGCGATGATTCAAAGAGTTGGGAAATTTCACAGGTCAACGTATTGCTTCAGTGTGTGGAAGCTCATGATGGTGTGGTGATTTTAACTACCAATCGTGAGGAATTATTAGATAAAGCGTTAATGCGTCGTGTTATTCTTAAAGTAGCATTTGAAATGCCAGATGCTAGTCAACGCGCCAAAATATGGCAAACGATGCTTAAAGAGCAAGCAATTGATAAGGCGGTTGATTTTAAAATTTTAGGTGAAGAATTTATATATGCCGGTGGTAATATTAAAAATGCTGTGTTATTGGCGGCTATTCTTGCTGCCAACAAAGGTAAAGAGAAGATTGGTATGGATGATTTACGTGAAGCCGCTATGTTAGAAAAGAAAAAAGTTACACCGAAGGGTTCTAAAATTGGCTTCATGGGCGAATCAAAATGAAAAACTATGGCATGTATATATCCTGTCCCGCTTGTAAAGGTGACAGATTTTGGATTGCTTCTATTACAGATTTAAGTAAATGTAGCAAAGACCTTGATTTTATTAATAAAATAGCTTATATTGTAGATGGAACTTGTGAACAGTGTAATCATTTAGTTGCAGATATAAATGAACTAGAGGCTCTGTTAATCGGTTCCGAAGGAACGGGGAATGATAGAAAAGATTGATAAATTAATTTTTATAGACACCGAAACTACAGGTCTTAGTCCAACAACACATGAAATTATTGAAATTGGTATAGTGCAGGTGGACCCAATTACGCTTAACGATTTTGATCAAGCGGAATACAAAGTCTTACCTCAGAGCATTGCCACGGCTGATGAGCGAGCCTTAGCCATGAATCATTATTCGTTTATGTCTTGGCGAGGAGCAAAACCCTTTCAAGATGAGGTTGGCCCATATCTTTCTAAATTAAGCACTCCTAAATCTATTATATGTGGACATAATATAAAATTTGATATAGCTTTTTTAGAATCAATGTACAGTAAATATTCGCCAGAGTTATCTTTTTCATATGGTGGAACTCTTGATACTCAGTCTCTGGCCAAACACTTAGCCGTTGCTACTCCATCGTATAGATTAGGAGTTTTGTGTCAGAAATTTGGTGTTGAAATTGAAACCAGTAAACAACACAGTGCATTATATGATATTTTAGCTAATGTGGCGCTTTTTAAATCTATGTTTCGTAATTATAGTATTCCATTGTCCGAGGCCATCGTGTTGGGGCCCTGCGGAAAGAAAAATCAAAAGAAAATCATTACAGCCACAAAAACAGTGAGCTAAGAAAGGAAGACATCGTGGGATATAATAGTAAGGATATTAAGGTCCTTAAGGGCCTGGATCCTGTTCGTCAACGCCCTGGTATGTATATTGGAAACACGGATGACGAGACAGGAACTCATCAAACTGCATTTGAAATTATAGACAACGCAATAGACGAGGCCATGAACGGCTATGCCGATTTGGTCGCTGTCACCGTTCATGCGGATGGAAGTCTTTCTGTGCGCGATAATGGTCGGGGCGTGCCTGTGCAGATGCATCCTACCGAGAAAAAATATGGTGTTGATCTTGTTTTTACAGTACTTCATGCTGGCGGAAAATTTGACGAACAGGCATATAAAACATCTGGTGGTCTTCACGGCGTGGGAGCCTCAGTGGTCAACGCTCTTTCTGAATGGCTTAAAGTTGAAGTAAAAAGAGATGGCAGGAAATATTTTAGAGAATATGCTAATGGTAATCCTATTGGCGAACTTCAGGATCTCGGTCCAAGTAAGAAAACCGGCACTATCGTTACATTTAAACCGAGCGTTAAGGTGTTTAGAAAGCCGGAATTTAGCTTTGAAATATTAAAAAATAGATTAGAAGAATTAGGCTTTCTCAATGAAGGCGTTGCTATTAAATTAACCGATGAGCGCACCAATGAGGAATTTGAAGTTGGTCATAATGACGGTTTGAAACGTTTTGTGGAGAGAATTGAACCGAAGGCTCAAATTCTCACTCCTCTTATCCAAGTGTCTAGCGCCAAAGGCGAAAAAGTACGAGTGCGTTGTGCATTGCAGTGGAAGTTAGATTTTGATGGAGATAGGCTTCTCGCTTTTACTAATAATATTCGTAATGGTGACGGCGGTACTCATGTAGTTGGTTTTAAAAATGTTTTAACACGATGTCTCACTAAAGCCCTAACGGGCAAAAAGGGAGCTAGCCTCGTTACTGGGGATGATGTTCGTGAGGGCCTTGTTGCTATTATTGATGTTAAAATGAGTGACCCTAAGTTTTCGTCTCAGGTTAAGTCAAAACTCGTTTCCGAAGAAGCTCGTACGGCATTGGAGAATATGTCTGGGGCCTTTGAAGATTATTTTGAAAAAAATCCAGCTCATTTAAATCGCGTAATGCAAAATGCCGTGAGAGCTGCGGAATCTAGGGAGGCAGCTCGTAAAGCAAGAGATTTATCTCGAAAGAAAAACGCAATGGATATCGGAGTTCTTCCTGGTAAATTAGCGGATTGTCAAAGTAAAGATCCAGCCATTAATGAATTATTCTTAGTTGAAGGAGATTCAGCCGGTGGAACAAGTAGACAGGGTAGGGATAGAAAATTTCAAGCGATTCTTCCATTGCGTGGTAAGGTAATCAACGCAGAAAAAGCGACCCTACATAAACTATTGGCAAATGAAGAAATTAAATCACTCATTGCTGCAATTGGAACTGGTATTGGAGAAAATTTCGATATTGAGCGTTTAAGATATCATAAGATTTGTATTATGACTGACGCCGATAGTGTTACTGGAGACACCCCCTTAATGGTTTTTAATAAGGAAACCAAAGAAATGAAACTATATCGCACAGACGATTTTATTGATAATGTTTGTACGGATATTTCTAAATATCAGATAGTGGCATGTGATTTGAAACACAAGTCTTTTGGTTTTAGAAACTTACAACAAGTGTATAAGCATCCAAGTAAAAAGCAATTATTTAGAATTACAGATGACAATGGACATCATGTAGATGTAACATCAGATCATAGTGTTTTTGTGTATCGGAAAGAAACAAGGTCATTTGAAGCCGTATCTACAGTGCGTCTTTCTGTCGAGGACCAACTCGTTTCATCTAGAGCTATACCAGATATTACAACAACAGAAATGAAAATTAATCCATATTTGCTTGGTTTATTTATTGGTCATGGGCAAGTAGATAGTCAAGGTCATTTCAAATTACTGCGTAGTACGAGATTTAAACAACGGGCTGTGGATTTCAACAGCTTACCAGCAGTAAAAATTACCACTACAGATAGAGTAGCTCAAACAGAAACGTTGGAATTTACCAATAAACGTATTTCAACAATGATATCCAGTTTTAATATTACTAAATCTGAATTACCAAATTGTTTGTATACGGCACCAACGGCCCAAAAATTAGCTTTTCTGCGTGGTTTATTGGAGTCATGCGCAGCGGTGATGGTTCACCAGGGTATATCTATTTGTGCTGAAGATTCATTGGCTACTGGGTTGATCTATCTACTGAGACAATTTGGAGTGTCTCCAGCTATTCTTAGAGGTGGGGCCAAGGCATTAATCAATATTAAAATTAAAGATATGGCATTCATTGCTGGGGCCTGGGATCATCATAAAGCAGTTAAAGATTTTGGTGATCTTGTTGCTCCATCCAAAGAATATGAATTGGTAAAAATTAAATCAATTGTGGAGCTTCCTCAACAACCATATGTTTACGATTTGTCTGTGGATGTGGATCAGAATTTTGTGGCAGGAACGGGAGCAACTCTCTTACACAACACCGATGGGGCCCACATTAAAACGCTATTGTTGACTTTCTTTTATCGACATATGCCAGAGTTAGTGAAAAAGGGACATATTTATATCGCTCAGCCGCCACTATATCGTTGTGTTATTCGTGGTAAGGTGCATTACATTTTGAACGATGGGGAATTAAGATTGTTTAAGGTAAAAGAAAAATATGGATTACTTAGAACTTATAAAAAGGGTAAAAAATATGCTTTTCCACAAGAACAAATTTTTGATATGCCAAAGGGAACTCTTTTATATTCAGATAAACTACTATTTGATGTTCCCATAGAAGATATTATGAAACTAGTTACAGAACCAAGAGAAGATCTTAAGCTTCAGCGGTTCAAAGGGTTGGGAGAGATGGCAGCAGAACAATTAGCTGAAACCACTCTAAACCCATCTAGCAGAAGAATGTTACAAATTAAAATAGAATCAACAGAAGCTGCAGATAACATGATTACAACTTTGATGGGTGATGACGCAGAGGCTCGTCGCACCTTTATTATGGAAAATTGCCAATTCGCTACTCCAGACGTGTGAGGATAAAATGTCGACTATCAATAAAATTATAGGTAAAGGACTAACATTTGATGATGTCTTGTTAGTGCCCGGTTATTCTGAAATATCTTCCCGTAATGATATTACGGTTAAAGCTCAGCTCCATCCCAATCTCTGTTTAACTGTGCCGGTTATTTCAGCTAACATGGACACAGTAACGGGTGAGGAGATGTGCCGGATTATGCATAAACATGGGGGATTGGGAATTCTACATAGGTTTGCTCCAGAAGCAGAATTAATTTCAATTGTGGAGACCCTACAAGAAGATAAGGTTAGATTTGGTGTTTCCGTAGGGGTAAACCTAGATGATGAAAAGCTTTTTAATTTATATTTATCTCGTGGTATAAATATTTTTTGTGTAGACGTAGCCCACGCTCATCATCAAAAGGTTAGATATCGTTTGAGACACATTAGAAATGCTAAAAAAGATGCTATTATTATTGCTGGAAATGTAGCCACTCTCGATGGAGCTAATTTTCTTGCAGAAAATGGAGCCGATATCATTAAAGTCGGGATTGGCCCAGGTTCGCTGTGCTCAACCCGCATTATGACGGGTTGCGGAGTTCCCCAGCTCACCGCTATTATTGATTGCGACGTTATTAAACAGAACCATCCTCATGTTAAAATTTTAGCTGATGGTGGAATTCGTTATCCAGGTGACATCACTAAGGCAATCGCGGCAGGGGCTGATGCGGTTATGATTGGTGGTATGTTAGCTGGCACAGAACAAACTCCAGGTTTAATCATTAAGAAGGGCACACCATCTAGGCCATTACTATATAAACGCTATCGCGGTTCTGCTTCCATGGAAGCTAAATCGTCTTCTGGTCGAGATATTAAATTTATAGAAGGGGTTTCAACAGATATTCCATATAGAGGGGACGCTTCCCTCGTTATTGATGAGATTATAGATGGATTAAAATCTGGGTGTTCTTATGTTGGAGCTAGTAGTTTATTGGAATTACAGGCTAAGGGCAGATTTGTAGAGGTTACACATGCAAGTTATGTTGAGGGAACTCCCCACGGTTCAGGCTATTAATAATAGAATATTGTTTTACGGATGAAAGCTGGAGGGATACCATGTCAGACAATGAAGTAGCAGGTATTGTGACTCAATTAGAAAGTCTACATACTAAACATAAGGTAAGTAGCTACATCGGGCTTGGATTAGTGTTGTTAATATTGTTTTTTGCTGGTGTTGGAGCTTATATGCTTATGGGTCAACTTAAGGATCAAGCTGCAACAAATCAACAACTCGCCGCAACGCAGCAGCAAATTACTGATAAATTACAAACAATAGATACAAATAATCAAATTATTTTTGACCTTAAAAAGGAAATTCAAGATATTAAAACTCAACAACAAATTACCACTGCTAAATATGATGTTTTATTAACACAAGCTGGTAGACAACTTCCCCAGCCACAACAAGATGCCTTTTTCACCTCTCGTGGTTTTATTCCCTCTTATTATCAAACAGATGGTGGTAGATTGTTTGGATCACAGGCTACAGTTAAGCTTCAAACGGCAATTGTGGAAGGTGAGAAGTGTGAAGAGTTGTCTGCTCAAAAGGATATCGAAATTGTTAAAAAAGATAATCTTATCGATACATATCAGAAACAAGTAATTGAATATCAGGGTGTTGATGGATTAAGGCAAGAAGAATTTAAAATTGTTGATAATGAACTTAAAAAAACACAAAAAGAATTGCGACGTGAAAAAATTAAAAAGTGGTTATGGACGTGCGCTAGTATTTCCGCTGCGGGATATGTCGGGTATCAAGTCGGCCATAACTAATGGGAGTTAACAAATGGAAGGTTTAATTTTAAACATGTTAAGGGTTTCTGAATTCTTACATACCAATGAGAGGTTGGTGCTTGCTGGGACCATAGACAATGTTTTGGCCACCATTTTAAAATTTGCAGACATAGCTTTTGCCGAAAAAACCTTTTTTAAGAAATTAAAGGATATTATTTCCCACTATGGTCTTTCTTTCGATCAGGTTTTTTCCCAATTGGAAGCGTGGAAGACACAATTGGTACATATTGAATATGATTGGCGCATTGGTCTCCCTGAAGAAGAAATTGCTCGGGAAAAACCAGACTTTATGAAACGAGTTATTTTAGCAACAGATGAAATTTATAATATTGCTAAGCCTTTTCATGGTGCAGTAGGAATGGAAAGTAAAAAATGGGGAGATATTATGCAATCCCCCGTTGAGACTTGGATGAAAAAATATAAAGACTCTTTACAGAACAATGTCTAAAAAATATTTAGTTGCTAAAAACAGATTTACTCCTGGAACTCCTGGGTTAACCATTCAGGGTTTTCCAGGCTGCGATGTCCTAGCTGATTTTAAAAACTCAACCGGCGACAGTGTTTTAAAGGTAATGTCTAATGGGGAATTAGTATGGAAGGGAACTTCACAAATTTCAACTGATTATTTTAAACATTTAAATATTTTTACACAAACATGCCTAGATACAATTCAAATTTTCATTGACAACCCCAATAATATTAATCATTGTAGGGTCGCTGATATGGGGACTAATGGTGGTCATTGTGGTATGGAATTTCGCACTATGTGTTCATTTTTTGAACGACTACACGGCAAAGAAATGAAAATTATTGGAGAATTATCTCAAGATCTTTTAACTTGTATTGAATTTGTAGCAGCATTTCAAACCGCCCAAGAAACCCCCCAATAGGACAATATAATGATTGGAGAATTCATTGCTTTTGGCGTTGGGGGGCTTACTTTATTAGGTGCTTTTTTAAATGTTAAAAAGGTTCGTTTTTCATTTATAATATTCTCAATATGTAATATTTACTGGGCTGGTTATGATTTTTATTTGGGGGCAACGGCTCAAGGTTTTCTTATGTTAGCATTTTTAATAACGTCCATATATGGTTATTTTTCTTGGACAAAAGAACCAGATGACAAAGACAATTTGATTTAAATATTAACCGGGGTTGAGTCCCGGTTTTTTCATATATTAATAAGTTCCGTTGGAAGTAAACGTTTCTAGGAGATAAATCATGTCTGATTATAAAGCTATCATTGTTAAATTAATTGATAAGGGCGCCCCTGCCGGCACACTTCTAGCCGCTTTGGAAACCAATAATCTTTTGGAAGTTGTTAATATCGCTATGGTGCACGACGTCACCGAAGAGGTTTTAGCGCTTAAAGAGGCTAAAGAAAGGGGACCACTCAATGAACCTAAATTACATAAAGAGGTTCCACTGCGTCCCATGGACCCCGAGGAATTAGCACGTAAGCAGCAACATAAAAAACATGTTTTTAATTTGGGACTCAAAAGGCTAACAACACCTAAAGATATAACAGAAGAAGAGGTAGAAAAAGAGAAATGTGATGATTTGCCCGTTAAAGCTAGTTCATATGAAATTTCAGATTTAATAATTACTGCCGATGTTCCTCCATTTTTACGTAATCTTTCTCCTGATGAACGTATCAAACGACTTAAAGAATTACAACGAGGATTGTCTCCCGAAGAGCTTCGAAAAAAAGAAGAAGAGGAAGCAGCTCACGCTCAAAAAGTGAAAGAAGAAGTTGAAAAAGAAAATACACCAAAAATAGAAGAGGAACCTAGACAACAGAGGCTTCCCATGGAGGCCTCTGAGCGTGTTCATTTAGTATTAGCAAAAGCTAAATCTAACCTTAAAGGACTAACTAAACACTGGAAAGAACACTTTAAAGGGCGCCCGAAAGGTAGTTTTACCAAAGCAGTTAAAAAGCTTAAGGCACACGGTGTTGATAAACCTGAAGCTCTAGCCGCATATTGGGAACATAAGTCTACTGGTAAATGGCCAGCCGAAAAGGGTAAGAAAAAGAAAGCCACTATTACCTATCGCAAGAAAGAAGCTGGAATTAAATAAAATGTGTCAAGCAAGTGTTGATATAGCATTAACGGTAATGGAGCGTTTGGAAAAATCCGCTTCAAAGTTATATAAGTTATTGTATTATACTTTTGATACTAAAGATGATGAAGCGGCTTTTTTATTTTATCGTATGCATTTAGAAGAAAAAACACACTGGCTTCTTGTCCAATATCTAAGGCGTATGGCTGATTCAATAGAAACTGAAATTGCCCCACAAGATACGAAAATATGTGTACAAACACTTAAGCGTTATGCTGATAAAATAGACACCATTATTAGTGAAATTAAAAATCCATCAGTTGGAAATGCACTTACTTTAGCCCTACAGCTAGAAGAGGGTTATGCAATTTTATATAAAGAGACGATACAGGAATACTTTAAGCACCCGATAATGACCGATTTAGTTAATTCTCTTATCGAAGGCGACCACATTGAACATCTTAAAAATTTTATTGATAATAGAAGTAATAGGTGGCGTTAATAATTTATTTAAAAATAAATTCCTACTGCGCTTGGACGAAAGAAAGTTCGGTAAGATATTAGATGTAGGGGGAGTATATGGATATGATGGCGAAAATTACTTCCAGCTCTAAAGCCGTAATGGTGGCCACAAAAAACACAGCCAAAAGTACTTTTGTTCCCAAAAGGGGAGATAGAAAAACTCGTATGACCGTTCTCACTATGTTATTATTTCTAGCAATTAATGTATGGGCCATGACGAAGTATCAGGTTGATGTTGTGGAGGTTTTAAAGTTGAATGCAGATTTTATGTGGAAAGTGTTAACGGTTTTTGTTGCTGGTAACGGTGTATCGGCAATCGCCGATGGATTTGGTGGTAAATCTAATAAGCCCCCAAGCCCAGCTTTTGATGCGGATGATCTTAAGGGAGATTAACCAATGGGACGTTTAGGACTTAAGGGCGGCGTTGGAGATAAACTTCAACCCGAAGATGTAGATAAAAAACAATTAGAAATGGGAATCAAGGTAGAGCAAGAGCACGTAAAACATAGTAAGTCTCTATCTAAGAAGGAAAAAGACGACCTCGCTCGTGATATAGCTATGGATCACCTTGCTGAAATTTCCGACTATTATACAAGATTAAAAAAAATGGAAGAAGAGGCAAAAAAAGATAAAAATGTAGATGTAAAAGAAGATGAGGAACTGGAGAAAGAAGCTATTTTTGCTCCATGGCACACAACTGAACATCCATCTCAAATTCCCAAGGATGCACCAGTGTCACCCATGCCTCAAATGCATCACAGGTATCCCGCCGATCAAGCAACTTGGCCCAAAGCTAAAGAAGAAATGATTAAAAGAGAAAAGCTTAAGGTAAAAGCCAGGAGAAAGAAGGAGTCGACGTGACAAAAGATGAAGTTTTAGCCTTTTTACCAGAAATGAGTATAGAAGAGTTATCTACCATTAAACATGAAATAAATAAGCTCATGTATGAACATAATAAAACTGGCTTAGATGAGATTCTAGCTAATCCGCCAAAAGCCTTAAAGAATCTAGAAACATTACAACTCCCCAGAGAAATTAAAGACGCCATGGAAATGAATAAAGAAGCAATTATGGCAGCCTATGGTGTGATGAGAAGTTTAGGATTAATTACGGAGATTGAAAATGACCCCTCCCACAAGCCGAAAGACTGAAGAAACTAAACATACATTCAAAACTTTAGCTAAAAAAATGGGCTTGGACGAAGTATCTATTCCGTTTCAATGGATGTGGAAAATTGTAGCTGTGGTGTTTGCGGGTGGGATGGCTTGGGCTACTCTCTATGGTAGTGTATCTGGTTTAAAGCAAAAAAATTCCAATTTGGAATCTATTCAACAATCTCAAGCAATCCAAGTATATGCCATGCACGATGATTTGGTCACTATGAAAGGGCAGATGGACTTGTTGCAATTTAAAATGGATGAAATGTTAAAGCGCACCAATCGGTCTGCAAGATTTACCTCCGCTGCAGAGTTAATGAGCTTACCCTCCCCAGAGGAAGCCCCTATAAAACACAAAACAACACAGTATGAAGTTGAAGACGGGGAATCTCTTTGGGACGTGGCTAAGAAATTAAATGTATCTCCCGATAGTCTTATTAAAAGCAATCCAGATTTATTACAACCTGGAGCTAAATTTGGCAAAGGGTTGATTTTAAAATATGAGAAACAAACTTGACAATAACTGATTTAAAAGTTATATTTATTTGAGGAAAGATGAACAAAATTCAAATATACAGAGAAAAAGTGCTTATTGAATACTTACGTTCTTTACGTGAAATTGAGCAAGCTTTACTTGATAGCCCAAAAAAGATTTCTTTAGAACTTATAGATAAAATGAGTAATTTATTATATATGGACGCTACACCAGTTTGCGATGTGTGTTCCTATTCATGTCGGCAGGATGACACCTTACAACCTCACTGTTATATGGCAAGCTTAGCGACCACGAGCGTGAGGCATTTTTTGCATTTATATTCTATTACTTATGATCAGAAAACTGCTAGAAAACAAATATTGGAACAAATTCCCAAAGTGATTGTTGGGCTTATGGAAGTTCAAGCCCAAGTTATGGCACAATTTGGAGTTGAAAATGAGACTGTTTAAAATAGCTAGAGATGTTCTCACCCTTAGTCAAACATTTAATCCGAATGCCATTAGTAAAATGTTTCCTCCAGGACATCCCAATAAAAGCGAGGCTCAGAAATATAGAGAAGCAATAACTTTTTATTATACTGTATCCACTCAAGTTCGTGGGGTCGACCAAGCCGCTAAGGCTAATTTATTTAATGAATGCGGTCAACTTCTTTCAAATATCCAAGCTGAACCATTAGATTCCTTTATGGCTCATTTAAATGCTAAAATAGCAGAAATTAAGAGCGCCAAACTCACAGTGCGCCCTTTGATATGATAGGAGGAAATAAATGTCAAATAATGCACCAATTGGAGATTATTCTTTAAATCAACCGGGGTATTACACAATAAAATCATATAATAATTGCATAGACAATCAAGATAGTTGTAATATTACCGCTTCAAGCGACAATACGGAATGGCAAATGACGACATCCACAACCACAACCATCCCATACGCCACAACTAGCCTACCGTACACCGCTGCCACAGCCACCTATGGCCCGATTATTCCCACAACTGGTAGTTGGAGTAGCAATGTAATATCTCTTAATGCGGAGGCAATGGTGGACGTTATAGACGGCTATGATATGCTTCCTATTTTCTTTGGAGATCAGTCGGCTTCAGCAAAAGCATTAGAAAGGCTTATTAGGCTTCATTATAAAAATAAAGATGAAATTGGTGAAAAAGTAAAGGAAGCAATTATCAATAAAACTAATGCAGCATTAACATTACCCTGGTTGTTAGCATATCTTTTCTCTAAAAGATCAGAGCATGAAGCCTGTGCAGAGTATATAGAAGATATCTGTAGGGCTAATTTTATTAAAAGCAATGTCTTAACATTAGTAGGTTCCCATGGGAGCGTTTGGGAGGTTTTTACTAGCTATGAGGGAGACTTGACGCAGCTTGCATTAGAATTCTCTGCGTATTGTCAGACTATTTAAATTTTATGAAAATTTCTCTTAATATAGACATTAATGATAAACAATTAGCCCAATTGAAAGACGAGGCCCAAAAGAGCTTTAATAATTGGAGCGATACTTTTGTAGATTCTCGTCATGAAGACAATGGGTATTGGCCAACTCCATTAGAGCTTTTTGCCATACGGCTTTTATTGTTTGAATTAACAAAAGAATAAAGATATCAACATAGCCGTCATAAAGTTATTATGTATTTATGGCGGCTATTTTGCGTCTAAATTACGGTTGACAATTTTATCAATAAGGGTTATATTATTTAAGATGGAGGAAGTATGCGACGGCCAAATAGCAATAAGTATGTGACAGTGGAAGCAATTAAAGCTTGGTTCTATTGGCATGAATGCGACATGTGCGGGGTGCGTTTTAAATTTGAACCTGGATATGATGTTTTTACACATTTAAAACTTACCCAACCAACTGAGAAAGAAAGAGAGTCGGGTATTCGTTGGAGATATGAATATCCCATTAAACAATGTGTTTGTGATAGTTGTGGAAAACGTCTTTTTGGAGTTAATCCATTTATGATTACTCATCAAGATTTTCAGGATAGATTATTTAGAATTCACGATGGTCCGAAAATTGAAGAACAAATTCATGTTGAAAAAACTATGACAAATGCTCAACCTGGATTAGTAGAAAGGGCTGCTTACAGCAGTAAATAACAATGAGTTATTATGAAGCTTTAGGTGTTACTAAAGAGGCAACGGCGGAAGAAATTAAAAAGGCATATAGGGAAGCCGCTCTTAAGTATCATCCCGATAGAAATCCTGGTAACCAAGAAGCTGAAGATAAGTTTAAAGTTGTTTCTGAAGCGTATTCTATTTTATCTGATGTTGAAAAACGCAGACAATATGATATGGGTGGCCAGAGCTATGATTTAAATGATCATGAAATGTGGGACGCTTTTTTTCCAGGTTTCCGCCCTAATTATGGAGCGCCCGGCTCTCATAGAAGAAATTGGCCAGCAAGAGATGTGGAAACTGTTCTAAATATTACTTTAGAAGAGGCTTTTAGTGGAGTTGATAAAGAAATTTCATATCGAGCGGACATACCATGCTCGACTTGTAATGGGACCGGAGATTCCTCTGGGTCTAGAGCACAATGCTCTCATTGTCGAGGAACTGGAATGGAAAGCTCAAGACGAGGCAATTTTGTTGTACAGCGTGCCTGCCCCATATGTGGTGGAGATGGAAATTCTATCACTAATAAATGTGGTAAATGTAATGGGAGAGGCAGTATTAAAGAAGATAAAATTGTATCTGTAACTATTCCCGCCGGAATTCCAAATAGGGCTCAAATGAGAGTTCCAAACCACGGTGGAACTGGTGGCTTCCCAGGTCATGAAACTGTGACTGGAGATTTATATGTAAATATTATCATTCAACCACATCCAGAATTTATAAGGCAGGGAGAAGATATTAATTATCAATTAAATATCTCTCCAGCTAAAGCTACTCTTGGTGGTACTGTAGATTTAAGTAATTTTATGTTTCATGGAACTGTGAAAATTCCGCCAGGAACCGCCAGTGGAACTAAATTTGCCGTTCGAGGAAAGGGAATGCCAAAATTTCAAAATAAAGGTCGGGGAGACTTTTATTATGAAGTAATAATTGTTCCCAAGACCCAGTTAACTGACAAGGAAACTGAACTATATCGACAGTTATTGGAGATGGAACAATGAAGGAATGGAGAATTTATAAGGCAGATTTTAGTATAGATCCTAATCTTGGGGTACTTGTTTCCTGTTCTTATTTTGTTACTCAAGATGTAAGAGATATTCTGAAAAGTTTAAATTCCTTTTTTCTACAACAACTTAGGAATTTGGAGGCAACGGAAGATATTGGTCATTTTGTTTTGGTAAAATTATCTGATTCTGAAAGTAGTTTAATAAACAACGTATTTCCTATTTATGAAATTAAAACAATTGAAAATGACACGCCAGTAGTTTATTTTACTAATCATTTAGGTTGGGTAAAAGATTTGAACGTACAAGAAATTAGTTCCATTAAGTTAAAATATTCTGATGTCCATATTATATATGAAGGAAAGGAGTAATCATGATGGGATCTATGAGTGCGGCTTATGAAAACAGACCACCGTCCAACAATACTGAATCTTTATCTGATCAAATTAGTCGAAATTTAGATATGATAACGAGTAAAACCTTTAGTAGCGTAGTCGATTTATCTAATGAAGAGTTTGAATTAATGCAACGTAGTTTTATGTCAACTTTAGGTGATGTTGAGCAATCTACTAACGCATTGTTGCATTATTTTAATGATATGGATTTTTATGAAGATTGGGCTGCCGCATTGTTAGCTGCAACTGATACTGGATTAGAATGTGGTAGTAGTAACGTCCCAACTGAATTTATGCAAATCAAACATGCCTTATCTGGTGTTTTAATGTCTATTCAACTTTTTCATATTATTGCTGATAAGGCTTCCAATTCAACTTTAATTAAAGACACATTAGATGCTCGTTCTCGTTCAGAATTGATTTCAGAGGCCAGAGATCGAGTGGCTGCTTTGCATAATGGCAATAAATATAATGGGTTGTTGAAAACGGCAAATTATGAATCTGAAAAAGTCAATATTTCTAAAATTTATCTCGAAAGAATGAATTTTATTAGTCCAATCATTCTATTTTTTCCAGCATGGTCCGTTACAGCTAATCACAGTTTAAATTCTCAATTGAGGAACCTAATTGCTTCAGCTAATGCTAAGGGAACCGTATCAATGATGCCTGACGCCCAAAGACTTATACAATTTATTAGTTTGGCTTCTAGAGTTAATTTTGACATATCTAATGTATCTCTTCAGCTTATACGCTGGACAAAATAAAATAAGGAGAAAGAAAAATGGAAGAAAGTTTAGGTATTAAACAAGCTATTGCAGCGGTAGATGAGGCTATTAATGATACTAAATATATTGTATTAAATCCACCTCCGAAGCCAAAGGTAACTATGGCCCATGCTCTAACCCGTCGCCTTAATCGCGCTTTAGAACTACAGCGTAGAAATAAAGTGGCCTTTGCTAAACGTAGGGCTAAGAATAAAGTAGCCCGTATTAGTCGTAGGATGAATAGGAGTAAATAATTATGGGTATTCCACGTAAGATTAAACTTGGAAAGGTTCGCATACGCATTCCCCTCCCAAAGCGTTCTGGGAAAACTATGCTAACTAAATTAGATAAAAAGAATCGAGAACGTAAGAGCGGTTCTGAGTACCTTCAAGAAAGCCAAGAAGAGTGGGAAGTAGGTGAGGAAGAAGATGGAACTGAATCCGAGTGATAAAATGAAACTTGACTCTTTAATGAAAGAGAGAATGAAGCTTTTTAGTATGCTTTCTCAAGCCAAAGAAATGGCTTTAGATCCAGTTTTTGTTCGGCTTGCTAAGTTAGGTATGCCAGAACAAAGCACATTGGTAAGCGCTTATCAACAACCCTTATCTAATACCAAACTATATCCCATCGTTGAAATTATTCCTGAAATTGAACGGAGATTAATAGAGAATGAGCAGCTCATCAACGCACTTGTGCCCGCTGTGTAAATCACAATGCTATATTTCAACTATAGTTGAAAGTAAATGTGTTTTATGTGACGAAGACTTAATTTATAATGGCAAACCTTTACAACTTTGTCATAAATGCGCAGTCAAATTTCAACGCTGCGCTTTATGTTCTGTGAAATTAATTGAAATTGAACAGGATAAATAAGTGGAGAATAAGGAGCGAAAATGTATTGGATGCTCCCGGCTCCTACCTGTAGATTTCTTATTTTCACTTTGTGATGATTGTTTTATATATTATTTAGATTTTATTAAAAAGGGGCGTAACAATGGGGCATAGTATAGTGCCAGAAGCTGAAGCAATTTTAGATCAATCGTTTCCCGTGTTAGATAAGGGGTTTATACGTTTAGTTGATTATAATGGTAGCGATAGTCGTATTGTTCAGGCTGCTAGAGTCTCATATGGAAATGGTACTAAAACCATGCGTGAAGACGCTAAGCTTATTGATTATTTATTGAAACATGAGCACATGTCGCCATTTGAGATGGTTAATTTTACATTCCACCTTAAGTTGCCAATTTTTGTTTTCAGGCAAATGGTTAGGCATCGAACAGCGCGATTAAATGAGATTTCTGGTCGATATTCTGTACTGGAAGATGAGTTTTATGTCCCCAATCCAGGTGATATAAGATCACAAGATACTGTAAATAAACAAGGAAGATCTGAAGAAATGCTGCCAGATGCACTTTTTCAATGTGCTGATTTTCATGATGAACAGATTAGGGACTATGCAGAATATAAACAGCGTGTAGACGCCGGAATGGCCAGAGAATTAGCTCGTATCAACCTACCGGTTTCATTGTACACACAACTGTATTGGAACATTGATTTACGAAATCTGTTTAATTTTCTCAAATTAAGGCTGGATGTTCATGCTCAATATGAAATACGTGAATATGCAAGAGTTCTTATGGATTTAGTACAAAAGGTATCACCTATGGCCTTTGCTTCGTTTGAGGAACATATTCTATATGCTATTAAGTTAAGTAGGTCAGAGGTGTTAGCTGTGGAAGGAAATTTTAAAATTGAAGAAAAATAATTTTAATATTTATGAAACTTGGTATGGTCGACGATTTAACGGCGCTGTAAGAAACATGAGAAGACAAATAGAAGCAGAAGAAGATAGAAAGATTATGGAGCTTTTGGATGCAGAAGTAATGGGTCTCAAAAAAGATGAAAGTAAGGATGGAGATGTATAATGAGAGTCCATATGATTATTTCTCATGTTAAATTAATTAAAGACGCAATTCCTAAAGACAACGATAATTTTGCAGATATGGAAGTAAAGAGAAAGCTATGGGATAAATGGTCTAGAACAATAGACGTGGATGCTAGTATAGTTCCCCGTGCTGGAGATGCTGTTTATAATATATTTGATAATGGTGTGAGTTATATGGTTGCTACTGTTTCATGGGACTATCAATCGGAAACCCCCACAATTCGCGTTTTATTAGCGGATATTCAAATTGAATTAAAATGAAAAAATTGAACGTTAAATATACATGGAAAATAAATAATCCACACAGGAAATATAGTGGCTCTACTCTTTTTGGGGTACATTATTGCATTTTAAAACATAAACCAGTACACCCAAAAGAGGGTGATGCTTTAATTGATGTCGAAAAGTGGGAAATAGAAATATTCTTATTTGAAGAATGGCGCCCACTTGATTTTAATTTATTAGGAGGGCCTCCACTATGACAAGAGAACCATCTTCTTCTGAAGTTTTAGCTCTTAGAGAGCGTTCAGGCGCTGGTATTATGATTTGCAAGAAAGCCTTGGAGGTTTGTAATGGTGATTTTCTTTTAGCGGAGGGATATATCAAGTATTATGGTTGTGCCATCAACGTTCGCCCTAAAGAGGGGGAAATTGCTTCTGAGGCTTACGATAAATGGGTAATGGAAAAGGCTCAAGAGTGGAAAGATCTTAAATTAAAGAAGACTGTAAAGTGATTGCACCTATTATTGTGGTAATAATTGTGCTCATAATTGGCTTCTTTGTTGACAAACTAGATAAACCAAACTCTCCTATTATTCTTACTTGGGCTTGGTTTTAAGGGGCAAGGATATCGTAAAAGCTTTCCAGTTCAAAAATAAGGAACACAAAATGGCAATTAAAGAATCATCAGATTCATCTTTTAGGAGTGTGTATCGTACTTGGCGTCGGCATGGTTTCAAACAGGTTATAGAATCGTATATTATACAACGTCCCAATATTTTAGTTAATTCGGTCTTTTCTACTTGGCAATCTTATATAATTAAAGAAATCACATATTACAAATTACAAAAATAAAGAAGGCCGCCACTTGGCGGCCTTCAGGCTATGTCGTAACATAGTCGGGGATATTTGTTGTTTATTGCTGACTTAATTCATCTCTTAATCTAATTAAAACAGATAAAGCTAAATCTAATTTAGTTGCCTCTGTTCTTTTTCCATTTTCATCTAAGGTACCAGCTGTCACATATAATAAATTAAATGCTCTTTGATTAAATTTAGTTGTCCAACTTGGGTATCTCACATCAATATCATCAGTAATCGGAACAACAGGCGTAGGCTTCTTTTTTACTCTTTCAATTTCCACATCATCTGTAGGTTCACTGATTGCTTTATCTAAAATTTGCCACGCTAACATTAAATCCGCTTGATTTTCTTCTGGTTCATCTTCGCTAAAAATAGCGCTTTCTAAGTCTGATATTTGAAATGGAGAAAGGGTTAAAAGGAAATCTTTTAATTTTTTCGTGTTGGTCGAGCCCAATTCTCTCACTGCGGTTAACACTAAATCTACAACATTAATATCATTATCTATTTTATCTGCTTGAACTAATATTTTCACGGCAGCATCTAGTGTATTGGCTTTTTCATATTCCCCACACTTATCTAAAGAATTAGATAAATTAATTAACCATCCGGCGATATTCACATTCTTCTCCTTTAGCAAGTCTTTGTTTTTCATCAAATCTATGGTGCTTATAAGCGAAGAAAGTCTGTTTATTTCATTCTGAGTCATATATTTAAGTTTTTCATTTAGATGTTTCATGCTCTGGGCTCGCAGAAAACTAAGATATTTGAGTTGATATCTCCGCTTACCATCCCGTAGGACGTCTTTAACGGCCTCAGGATCGGCGTTAGAGATGATTTTCACATTCCCCACCGCCTCCATTAGTTCCTCTTGGCTGAGGACCGCTGAATGGTCCCCCCTATGTAAAAGATTATAGGTCAACTTCTCCCTAATTACCTCTAGTGTGCCCGCCAATTGGAAAATAGCCTCTTCTAAATCAGTATCGTGCATGCCGGGGAGAGTAGGTTGAGTGGGAGAAGTTAAAGATGACTTCATAATATTAAGCTAAGACTATTAATAGGCGTAAACTTGACTTTTATTATATATGGTGCTATATTACTATGGAGGGAAAAATGGATTTTTTTAATTTTAAACCAACAACTATTAAAGAAGTTTGGAATAATTGGAAATTTAAAGCAATCGGGCAAGCGATGCTTAATCCTATTCGTCGCCAAATAGACTATGAGGGCCTATCTCGTAGAATTTTCAAGGTGGAGCCCTTACCCGCAAAAAAGGATGATCCAGATGGAACTTGATTTCATACGATATCTAATTGTCAATAAACGTGAATTATCAATCCCACAGCGGGACGGCTTGGCTAAGTTTTTGAAAAATTTAGATATGGCATTGGATTTATATTTAGAAAAACCGGATCAAGACTCTATTAAAGTGGTTCTCACTGCCCTAGCGGGTCCACGACGGAGTTTTGACGATATGAAGTATCCTAATTGTAATTTGACTATGTTATTTCGTTCATGTCGTGGTTGTCCATGTGTAACTGGACAACATCCCTATGAAGTGTGTAGTGCAATTATGGGTTGGTCTCAAATGCTACGTGGTGGCGACTGCTCTCCAGAACTTTTTCTTCACTTTATGCAACTCAAAGCCCAATTGGAAATAATAAAATAAGACCCGGTTTTTCAACCGGGTCTTTATGTCACCATTGCTGGGAGCTGGCGACTGCCCCCAGAAGGATGACTCTTTTTAAAGCTCGTTCGCAGCGTTTTCAATGCGACCGAGGGCGGTAACCAAACCAATCTTCTTAGCACGAGCATACTGAAGCACGTCATGTAGAATCTTATGGTTGGTGTTCTCGATGCGACCAATAGCCGTATACCAGCCAATCTTACGGGAGCGGGCATAGTTACGAATGGCCTTAGCGAGATCGTGGCGAGAGGGAACCGTGTTCTTAAGCTTATTAGACATTGTCTTTCCTCCTTTCATAGATAATATAACTCTTATAATTAAAAAAGTCAAGTTTTTGATGGAATATGATTTTCATCTTCTGAATTTTTATCACCTAACGTTATATATCTATTGAAATATCTTTCGGCCCTATCTTTGTTCATAGATTCATATTCTTTTTTCCAAGTTTTTATCCATAAAAACTTAATTAATCTATAAACTATATAGTTATCATTAAATCTATCATACACAAGTTTAAGCCTAGACATTGCAGCTCCCTTAATCTCCAAAGGCTTCCATTTGAGTGTCGTCAAATACCATCACTTCATTTCCCATGGTATTTCCTGTGGGCTGTAATATATATCTTATAGCTGGTTTATCATTTAAGAAATGTTCTAACATAACAACTTTAACTTCCATAAGTTGATCATGCCAAAACACCAAGTCTCCTGGGCTGAACTTAACTAAATAATTTTGCATTTTTAGACTTCTTTTCTGTAGTAATAGTCGCATTACTAAGACAACTACTACGATTACGATATGATAATTCACCAATTAACTCTATGGCCCCACCCAAAAGGCCAATTGCTAAAATAATTAATAGTGCAATGTTCATATTCTAAATCCACTTGAGATGGCTAAGATAGCTTTTAACGCCTCTTTAATTTTTTGTGCCCCCAAGTAGTGAAGCCATCTCCATTTAATATTTTTGTTCGGTGTCATTTATGTCTCCATGTTTATCTATAACAATATAATTCAAAACAGAAAAGAAGTCAATATTCATTAATATTATTTAATTTTATTGATTAGTTGTATTTGACAATTAATCATTTGATAGTTATATTTTATGTGGAGATGACTATGTTTCCTATTTGGTTTAAACGAGCTATGCATCTAGAAAAAGAAGGTAAAGTTTCACAAGCTTTAAACCTCATCTACGGTAATATGGATTGGTTACTTGAAAAAGATAGATTTGAAGATTGTAATCTTCTCCTAATAGAGAGCATGAAACATAAACTTTCCGTACATATAGTTTTAGCTCTTTTAACAACTACCCTCCCTGCAGCTCATTTACTTTCTTCTCGCGCTTTGTTTTATAAGGAAAGTACAAAAAAGCTTATTGAGGATGGAGAAATAACGTTCGGTCTATTAGATGGTTTAGAATCATAATATGAATAAACGTAATATGTCACGTCTTATTAAACAGTTGGAATTAGTCGCTCTAGATAGTGGAGAAATAGCAAAAAAACTAATTAAATGGGAGAATGGAAATCCAGCATGTGTATTATGGGAGACGTATAGTGATGTTTTTATGGAACAATCTCGTTTTTGTCGAAGGTGCCCCGCTAAGTTAGAAGCTGGTAGGTCAAAATGTCAACTGCAACGGTACATTGAAGGTGAAATTAATGAAGGTTCATTTTTATTATTAGTTATAGAAATGATTGCATATTTGAAAGTGAGAAGTGATGACAAAATATCTTAAAAAATTAATTGAACTTAAAAACTCTCATAATTTTAATGTAGAGTCTTTTAATGAGATTTATACTCAAGCCTCTGAAGAAGATAATAAAAAAATACCCTTTGCCATAGCCTTTATCGGATGTGATCAGATATGTAGTGCTTGCGTGTTTATGTCCCCAGACGAAATGAAACGCACTCCATGTATAATTGGTGAATTAGCTTTTTCTTTAAAAGAAATGAAAAATTGTGATGATAATCAATATGAGGCCTTTAGGCTTTTAAAGCTAATACAATTTCAAGCCGCTTTGGAGATATATGAATCCAATCATTCGTTCGGGCGAATCTGAAACAACTCAGGATAGAATAACTCGACTTAAGGATAAAGCGTTGGCAAAAGAAGCTGTGCTTGTTTCTTATAAAATAATTGAAGCATTTAAAATGGATCCAACTTTAGAAAATGCCATTCGGATTACATATGCATTATATCCAAATGATAGTTTAGGTCCTGAAAATAGATCAGGAATATTTATTAATGGATGTGCTCTTCTACGTGCTCACGGTGGTGAAAATTGGAGTTGTAATAAGTGTTGTTGGCAACATGAAAAACTATGTGATTTGTTATCTTTAATTAATCCAAACATATCCCTCATAGAAAAAGAAGAAATGCTTGGTAGAGTTCTGATGGCGGCAATTGAAATGCAGGTAACGCTTAGGGTTCATCCAGCTTTTTGTTGGGTGTTTATGGGTATGCCTTGATTTTTTATTAATTGTGTCTTATATTGTTGTCTGGGAGATTATGGTTTTAATCAATAGTATATTCTACCAATCAATGTACTATTGATATTAATAAGATTGGGTATTTGAACGAGGCCCCAGGCACTGCTTAAATATATGGCAATTCGCCAAGGCAAAAAATAATAATTATATATATTTAATGTTTATCTCCCAGATAACAAAAAGAGGGCCGTTTCCGGCCCTCTTATTTTTTGTTAATGCATTTAGTTATTTACCTAGAATATTTACTCGTTGTTTCTTTTTCAATACAGGCACAATGATTTCTAACATACCATTGTCTTTAAACTCAGCTGTACTGCTCTCCACATCGAATGGTCCATTTAAACCAATTTCAACTCTGTTTTTACCTTTGGGAATTTCATTTAAAACGATGAATTTAATGTCATTTTGCGCGTCTTCTTGGGTAACTGGCTCAGGTTTGATTTCAATTGTAATTTTAGCTCCCTCCATAAAAACACTTACATCTTCTTTGGGTACACCTGGCACAGCCGCCAGGATATGGAGTTTTTCTAAAATTCTATCTTCATTGGCCTCTCTGATGATTCGTAATTTTGGATATGTGCCATGTACCCAAATGTTTCCATCGTTGTTATTAATTTCCCTGTAATTGGAGTTAAGTCCTGTTTTGTTAGTCGGTAAATCTAGGTTTGAATTGGTTGGATTTGGAATCATTTTATTCCCACGAAAAGGTTCCCAGTAAACTGGGGCGAAGTCTGTGCCAAACTGCCTGTCGATTGCGGTCAGCATGTCTAAGATATCGTTGTTAAAAACAGCATTAAATAATGGGGGGCGTTCAAGAAAACGGGTGTTATTTTTGGTGCTCATTTTAATACCTCCTACCTTCAGTAAGGTTTTGCGTCCCCGCTAAGGTAACGCCGTTATCTGCCTTTGGCTAGATAACGTTTGCACGTGCAAGATATTAAAATTTTATTAATAGGCGTTATAAATCTATATAGTTAAGCCTTAAGTTGATTTTACATGAGTTAGGAATTATATTGTTACTGAGGATGTAATGATAGATCCAACTAATATTACAAAATACGATAGAACCGACGAGGAGTTAGAAGAGTTTATCGTTTTCTCTATTTTAGTGGCTGGGCACAATGCAAAGAACACTGCTATGGGCTTAGAACGCTTTCTAGGGGCCTTTAGGGACGCGAAACCATTCCGAGTGATAGACGGACACGTAAAAGCAGGAACTCTTGTCCTGGCGCTCAAGAACGCGGGAATAGGCTGTCAAACAATAAGGGCTAAATCTCTTCAATCTCTTCTAGAAAGCCATTTAGACTTAAGAACCTGCACGGTAGATCAATTAGAACAAATTTCTGGTGTGGGCCCCAAGACATCTCGATTCTTCATTTTACACTCCAGGCTCAATGCGAGAGTAGCAGCTTTAGATGTTCATATCCTTAGATATCTTAAATCTTTGGGATATAATGTGCCCACCGTGACTCCAACTGGAAAGAATTATCGTAAGATTGAAGAAATATTTTTACAAGAAGCAGATAAAAGTGGAATGACCGTTGCGGATTTCGATTTATTTATTTGGAATATGAGTACGGCCAAGAAAATAAAAAATGTGTAAAATATTAAATGAAATAATAGAACATCCTGAAATATTAGACAATAACAATTATAGATCAAGGGAATTCTGTGTACATTCCTGTGATGGTTGTTGTTTAGTTATAAATTGGGAATTAGGTATAGTCGACTTAACTGAGGCTCAATTTTTATTAAGATGTATTGAAAAAAGAGCTGAGTTAGAAATTAGTCCTTCGGTTTCTCAATAGTAAAATTAATTTCAAAAAACTCAACGGGCACCGTTAATTGTATGTTAACGGTGACCGTTCTTTCTTTGTTATATATATAATTTGCCCACGTTCGTGAGGTGGTCATTCTGAATTATTGCCCTCCCACGTAACGATTTCCCATGGCTCAATTTTATGTTGAAGTTTAATCTTTTTTAAGATCATTCGAACATCTTCTAGTGAGCGCCAGGTATCGTTTTCGAAATATGACACCCTTTCCCATTTTTCTTCTATTTTCCAGAAAAGAAATTTATGAGCCGGAACAAATTTTTGAATTTGATATATGTAATCACCATTGTCATCGTTGTACTGTCGTTGTCTTTGAATTCTATAAATGAAATCTTCCATTGTTTTATTCCTCTATAATAATATTGTCGATGTTATTAAGTGGAAAGATAAATTGAGATTTATCTTTATATACAATAAAACATCCGTTCAAGTAAGCATATGGTACGGCGCTTTTAACTACGGTAATAACCGTATCTTCGTGATCTGAAAACATATATTGATGAGCCGCTCCGATATTCGTGTGAACAACAATTCTCTTTACCATTTTATTTCTCCTTTTTATTTCATCCTTAATCAATATAATTATAAATCATGAAATAGTCAATGTATTTATTTAGATTCATTAAACGCTTCCATCACACCTTTCCACCAAGTATTTGGGCTGTTCCATTCCCACCACATATTTTGTCTCATCCAAAAACTCCAAATCTGGCGCACACTGAATGATGTCTTATTGGGCATGTGAGAGGGTTTCATTGTTTAAAACCCATCAAATAATGTTTGTAGGGAGATGGGATCTGAAGTTTCAAATGAAGCACATTCTTCTGCGGAATAGCGTGGGCTCATCCATCCAATAACTTTAAAAAATTTAGTAGTGATTCCGTCTGTAATAAGAACTTTAATTGTCGCTCCCCTATTTCCAACCGGACGATCACCGATCCCTAAGTCATAATAACTACCTGCTTTCTCGGCTGCGGATTCAAAACTATCCGCTTCAAAGTCAATATAAAATGAAGAATTATCTGAATTAACAATTATAGCTTTAATTTTCAAATTTCCTCCTATCTACTTGGTGTTGGTGATTTTGCTTCCCGTCTCATTTTATAGAGATGCCAATTAATATAGATGGAGGCATCTCTATCTCTATGGTGAGACAAATCCAATTGATCACTAAGCCACTCAACAACAGAGGTCTTATTTTTACTCATTTTTCTTCTGTTTTTATGTCTTTTAATTTTTTAAATAAGTCATGTGTTTTAGCCGCAGCTATTTTAAACGAGCAACCTAATTCTTGATTCTTTAATATGGAATTTACAAGAGCTTCTCTAAATTTCTTGTCACGCTCATATGCAATCCATTTCCACCAAGTTTTATTTATCGTTCGTTTAATAATCGTTGCCATCTTGTGCCTTCTTCAAGACTTCCATCACTTCATTTGCGTACCTCTTAGCAGCGTCTAAGTCCTCTTGAGTCCATATTTTTTGCTTTTTACGACAAGCAATGTCACGTTTTCTATCTAACTCTTCGGTGCTTTGTTTATCAATTAATTTAGAGTGTAATTCTGTATTTTCGCTCATATTTTCTCCGTAAGTGAACATTTCCATATAGTATTTAAATCATATGGCTCTTCATCGGTTTGAAATTTAGCACCACACTCACAAACGATAGTGCAATTTATCTCTTTTGATAATTCGTAATAAATATTAGTTGCCGCTTGTTTAATATTACAAATTGGACAATCTATATGATTATGCACTACTTCTTTACAATCACAACAACAAAGCTCACGTGTAATTGTTAATCTTCCGCTCCAAGAGTATTTCCATGTGTCTTGGGTGCTAGTCATCGCTCTTTTTACATGACCTGGTAATTAAATCATATTTCATATTTATTATATCTGAAATACTAATTGTAATATGAGATGTTATGGTAAATACAGGCATCTTTACATATTTATTGGAAAACTTATACCATGTATTTTTAATAGTGGGGGGCTTTATTTCTTTAGCAGTAGGCATTTTCATTGTTACCAGAGCCCCTTAAGTCGCATTGCCGCTTCCATAGATTTTTTCAAATCTATATAATACAACCACCTTTTCCATGTTTGTGCAATTCTCATAAACTTATCCTTCGTAATAATATAAGATTTATCACTATAATAGTCAAGGTGAGATGAAATAATGCCGAATGGAACGTTCATATTCAAACTGTTTTCGTAATTGCCACGTAGCGCTAATTGTAAGTACAATATATTCTGTTTTTAATTTTCCATCAGTGGTTATTTCACAAACAGTATATGGCCAACCAACTCTACTAATCCATTCTGTAAATTCTTTATCGATCATAACGTTGAAATTCTTCTCCTGTAAAAGTTTTGACTATTACATATATAAACCAGGTGTCTTTAATATTACGACTTAATATTTTTTTCATTATATTATTGTTTTAATTTAATTTTATAAATACATATTACTTATTTTAATACAATATTGTCCAGTTTTCTTTCTAATGTGATCTGCTTTATATTTCCACCAAACACTAGCTATGCTTGGATTTTTATCTTTAAATATTTTTGCTATAATTTTCATTATTTGTCTCATTAGGGTTTTTTCCCAACGCCGCGTCTTTTCGTTGCCATGGCACGGGCTCGACCATGATTTCGCCATACAATACTATCAGTGGGAATATCATGAAATATACAATATTTATACCAATTACAATCGATGTTATGGCGTGTTCTTTTTTTATCTTGAAACGATTGATATAAGCTTCCACAAATGCGTAAAAAGAGGCAACTGCTATAGCTAAACATAAGAGGTCCATTTATTTATTCCTCTTTAGTTTCCAAAGATGATGAATTGGTGTAGTTGGATCCATGCGAATATCATTATACTGTTTCCAATATCTCCAATTAAATTTAGTATTTATATATAAAGTAACACCCTTAATAGTACTTGCGGGCATTTGAATTTTAATCCAAGAAGAGAAGGACATCATGACACTATCTCCTTAGTCAACTTTCGATAATAAAGCCAAAGGCACCACGTCCTTTTGGCGTATCTGAATGAATATATATGAGAAGGTGATCCTTTGGCCATCCGCCAAGATGTCTATCTCCCCCAGCTACTTCAAGCGCAGAAATCCATTGGGAAAAAGATATCATTCTTCTCTCTTTTTTTAAAATCTTTTTCTATTTGCCATAAAATCCAATTATCATAAATATTAATAATTAGATCTGTGTCTAAATTTACTGATTCTATTTGTCGACGAATCCAGTCAGAATATTTTTGTCTTAATTTTACATCAACCACGATGGCCCACTCTCCCTTAGGATTTTTTACTTATCCACCGCCAAAGCCAAGTGTTAAAGATACAAATATTTAAATTTTGGTGTGGCCAATTTAACTTTTGATTAATTAATTTAACATATTTAAGATCTAATTCTTTTTCGTTCATTTGTCGTCTTTATGGCTTCGTTTATGGCTTCGTGGCTTGTATAATAATTTCGAAGTCTCCAGGTTGACTCTGGTGTGTCGTCATGCGCATAATCAAAACGTCCACCAGAATCAACCGACATTATCCATTTTTTCCATTCCTTAAATGTCATCTTTTTACTTCCACCCATTTATCACTTGGACTGGGGTGTTCGGTTAACTCTCTCTTAATCCACGACTCAGCCGCCCACAATCCCCCAAAATATATAGTCTTGTCTTCGGCTCCAGTTACATCTACCCAATCGTAGCTGGCGTATGGCGATGGAGTGAGATTTAATCGTGGGGTCCATTTCCATTCTTGAATCTTATATCTTTCTCCATTTGTAACAATCCTGAATCTAGTACCAATTGGCCTAACATATGGATGTTCTGGAATTTCTGGAATATTTATTTCTGATGGAATTGATTGATTAGCTTGAAATCTTCCTTGAGTAATATTGGAATTAGAGTGCCCCTTAATGGTATATGTGGTCTTACCCAAGTCAGTTTTTCCAAAACAATAAATAATCGTTATAACTAAACCTATAAAAAACATAATCATTGCAATATTAGTAGCTTGAGCTTTATTCATATTATTTATCTTTCTTTTGTGTGGAACAAATAACGGTTGCCCCATATATGGTGGCTATGTGTCCAGATTGAATCATTTCTCTTTTTATTGCAGCAATTTTATTACGAGTTTCCCACTGTTTCCATGTGTTGAAAATATTAGGTTTCGTCTTTTTATATTTAAGGGAGTGCCAATCTTTCCAGTCTTTCATGCTACCACTCTATATATTTTAAATTCTTGATTAATGTCCATCACACTACATATAATTGTTCCAATATTATATTTTCCATTTGCGTTACTCAGCGCCCGCTTTCGGGTGGCCACATGATAAATCATCCAAGCATAAAGAATTGAATTATAACGAATGTTAATAAACTTATTCATATTACCACCCTATAAATTATGCATTTATTATTATTGCGAATTGTTAACATTGAACCTGGAAATAAATCATATTTATTTGAACAGCTAAGCCAAGTGTGTATAACAGAACCGAATGATATAAATTTTGTCATTTTATTCGGTTTCTCTTAATTTTTCAAGTCTTTTGGCGTGTTCAATCATCCAAGGTTCAATATCAATCTTACGAGTGAAGGCTGCGGCATATAAAGCTCCGAGACTGTCTTTAGGTGCTCCCTCTTTAACACATATTTCAATTATTTTAATTAGCAAGTCAGTTTGCCTTGCGGTTAAACTTTCAGATAATTCGCTTACAACTTCTACGTCAGTCATTTTATTTCCTTATATCATTAGATTAAATTATTTCTCTTTTTATTGTGGCTATTTTAATGGAAATTTTCCATTAAAATAAAACCTAATAAACCAATAATGTTTCCAGGTACTCTTAATTGTTGGGGCCCACGTTTTACAATTAGTATCTAAAATTTTAATATCCGAATTATAATTGATATCTAAAATTTTAATATCCGAATTAAACGCCGTACCTAAATCAATAATCGTCAAAATTCTTTTCCATCACAATAACGATGAATGTTAATCAATTCTATATCAACTGAGCGGACAAGAACATCGGCTTCTTCAAGCATAATTACAGATCGTTCATGCGAGGCTTTCCAATTTTCCCATTTACCGAGTTCTTTCATGTGTTTTTCCCAGCCTGAATCAATAATAATCTCTTTGATACCAACCTGAATAATAGCCCTGGCACAATCAGCGCAGGGAAAAGCACTAATATAGATTCGGCATCCTTTTAAAGATACACCCTCACGAGCCGCAGAATAAATGGCATTGCGTTCGGCGTGTTCCATCCAAAAGTATTTTTCTCCATTTTCACGAGATTGTCTTTCAGAAACATCATCTTTAATACCACGAGGAAATGAATTATATCCGGTGGCCTTTACTATATTATCTCTATTTACAACTATTGCACCGATATGGGTGTTTTGATCTTTACTTCTCGTGGAAAGTAAGTGTACAAAATTTAGAAAGTAATTATCCCAGTCATTCATTTAATAACCTCTCAGTTTAAATATAATCCCTGGCTATCAGAATGTCAATACTGGGTGGCATAAATAACACAAAAGCTCCCAAAGGGAGCCCGCCCGGCCCAATACCCTTTTTCTTGCTACTCCTTTGAGTGTCGAACCCAACTACCCTTCAATAACTCATTGTACATATATTCAGTTTTTTGGCCCTCGAAATATAATTTAAACCTAATCCATTTAAGCCAATTATTTCGAATTGACGCCTGTTGTTTATTATATTTAGTATATTTGGCCCAAGCCGAAAATTCTGACATATTATTCCTCGTCCCTTAATCTTAAGCTTAATCGCCATCTTATAATCATTATTTTAAAAACATATCCCTTCCACATTTGAATTATTGAATTAGATTTTATTTCATTAATATCTATCATGAATTAAAATTCATTCCTTATAAACCTATCAAAGTATTGCCATAATCTCCAATTTTGAGAAATGGTAATTTTACCCAAGATCTCCTTCGCAGCCTGGGGCTGCCAGCTATTAGCCCATTTACCAAAAGACTTGATCATCTATTTGTTTCCTATCTTATAAATCTATTGAAATATCTCCACATTCTCCAATTTTGAATAATAGTGATATTATTTTTTGGTGTTTTGCTTTTAGTCAACCAATGACCAGCGGACCAAATACTGAAAGACGTCATCTTGTCCATTCGTCTCCATACATGTTATAGTTTTTCCATAAATACCAAATCTTCCATGTTGGCATATTACCGTTACATAAAAAAGCAACCCAATCGTTGTAAGAAAAGGTAAGAAGCCATTTATCATTATATAATAAAAGTGGTTGAGGAAACATGTACCCTCCATGAATATTCTCAATCCATATTTTAAAACTTGGCTCTTTCATCTATTCCTTCCTAAGTAAGCCCGCTCGCCTATATTATACCATTCCCACTCTTCCCAAGTCCGAGATATGTTTAATATTTCAGTAATACCAGCAATTTGCAACCATTCCTGAAAGGTTCTATTAATCAAATTAAATTCCTTTATGTTAATGGTCTCTAGTATAATTAAGGCCGCTGTACCATTTCCACTCTTCCCAAGTCCGAAATGTATTTAACGCTTCAATAGTGTTAATAACCTGTAACCATTCCTGAAAGGTTATCTTTTCTTGAAAGGTTGTTTTAGTCAAATTAACTTCCTTAAAAACAATATAACTTATAAATAATAATTTGTCAATTCCCTAAAGTAGAGCGCCAAAGATAAAAAATCCAAACATAACGAATACTCATTTTCGTATTAAACTTATATCAAAAAAACTAATACCATGAATAATTCTATAGCGATCATAATAAAACTTCGTCCAAGTTTTATGAATGCTCATTCTTTTTTGATCTCCGTGATGCAATCACCATTGCAATTGGCCAAAATGAAAAATTAAGACAATATACTAAAAATAACGCAGGAAGAGAACTATTGTTAGGGTATTCTTCTCGCTGTCTTTTTACTGCATAACCACCCCAAAACACACCCGTTACTATATAACTCCATGTTAAATAATGTAGTAATGTCCAAATCATTTTAAATTCTCCTTTTAAATTATTATTTTTCCACTTGTATTGTTTCTTCGCCTTGTATTGTTTCTTCGCCAAGGCGGATTATATGTCGTATTTATATAAATATGTTGACTTGCCCTCCATCTTAAATTTGATATATAATTTTGCCAAGTTTGAAAAATGTAACGTTTAGGCTTATCAGTACGATAAGTCCTATAAAATATAATTATTATAGCTAAAATAATAAAACCTTCCGTTATTGCCCAAAATGCAAGTGGGTTCATTTAAACTCCAAAAGATAGGCATTTTGATTTCTTCTTTTAAAGAATGAGTAATATAACATTGATTCCATTAATTTTCTCCTTTAACCTGGTATTTCTTCTTTTAGCATAAAAAGGGTTTAGGGAATAATATTTATCAATATACCAGATGCGTCTTGTTGGTTCTGTGCAACATATACTTTATAATCTTCGTAATGTATAAGATCAGCTTGAATAAGCCAATTCAATGTAAATAATATTTCTTCTCGTAGGCGCTGATGAAGCTCATGATCATTTTTGAAACATCTATACTTCTTTGATAAAAAATTAATAAGATCTTGTTCCACGTCTCCATCTTCGTCTGGAGAACTGAAATAAAATAAGGAAGGATCTTGAAGCATCCATGCCCCTTTAGTGCTAAATATTTCTGGTTTCATTTTGTCATCCTCATTACCCTTTTCCCACCTACCCAATGTATTATTTGACCATAGCGTATAAACCATGACCAATGAGACCAAATAGTGGCAATAGTGAAGGGCTGTAGATAGGGGCAGCTCAATCTCATCCATTCTGAAAAAGTAACTTTTTGTAACTCTGAACGTTTCATCTATTATATTTTTCCGTTTCTCTTTTTGTGTGTATAAATTCTAAATAAGCTTGCCAATTTTTATAAACGGTTGGAGTAAGATATAAGTCTTTATTCTTTAGAAACATTATAAGATCTGCAAAAATAAAATCATTTGCCATGAGTCCAAGTCTCCGTCTCCAGGAAATCACTTCCCATACAATACCATATCCAGGTCCAATAAATGCTAGATCCCCTACGCATGACTCTTCACATAGTGCTTCGCGTTATATGATACCCAAACCCACTTAATCGTTCCCCGTTTAATTAAGATGAGGGCCCTTTTAAAGGAAGTCTCAATAATCTGATTAGTCTGATTTAAATTCATACTTCCATGGTTGAACATAATCTGAAAGTTTATCAGGGGACATATACCACATACTTTGTTGATATACTTTCCAATAAAACCAAGTTTGAGACGGATTATCCCCAAGAACAATTCCTGGTTGATATCTACATTGTTTAGCCAACCACTCATTAAAGGTTAATTTTTCAAAAAAACCCATATTTAGCTCCGTGAAAATTTATATGTCTGATATACCTTCCAAATCATCCAAGTTCCTCCTGGAGTGTCGAACTTCCCCCAGGTTCCTCTCCATCGCCATCTCTTAACCCATTCATTAAAGGTTAACTTAGTAGAAGGATTCAAGTTCCACCTCTCTATTAACATGAGTATTAAAATATACCCAGAGCGCCCAAGTTTGATCTGGGGTGTCCGTTATCACATAGTTCTTTGTTTCAGAAATACAAGCCTCCAGCCATTCACCAAACGTCATTTAAGATTACTCTTGAAAATATAATGAAAATATATCCAGAGTGACCAAGTTTGATGTGGGGTGTCTATGTAATTCGTTCTTGAGACATAATTTTCTAACCATTGATTAAATGTCATATTCTATTTCCGCCCCACATTAAATCCCTCATATAGGGTCCAAAGCTTCCAGGTTCCACATATGGTTTTTCTAGCTAAATCAAAATTTATATTATTCCATTCACCATACCATTTATTTTCGCCAACTACTGTAATCCATTGATTAAATGTCATAAGCTCACTTTTTAACGAGTTTATTAAGAATGATATAATTATACCAGGTCCAAGAAACAGGGATGCTGGATTTAATTACAACATACTTATCATATAAAGACTCACAATAAAGAAATAAGAAAAATAAGAGTAAAATTATCATCAGTCTTAAAGTACCTTTACTGCTTCTATAAGTTTCTGTTTAATTTGTAGAAATTCCTCTTCATTGCTTTGATATTTAGAATTCATATAGCAAAGTAAATCAGAGGGGGAACCTAAATTATACTCGATGTTCCATTCCCAATCTTTACTGTCTGCCTTTAAGGTCAATTGAATTGCCGTATGCTGATGTTCCTCAATTTTACCATAAATTACTGAATCATCATCTAACATTAGATTATGCTTATAATAATAAGGAAGCTCAATATCTATTTCCTTTTGAATTGTGGTTTTCTCAGGTACTATAAATCTAGCCATTTTTATCTCTCCTTTATCTTTCTGATCTATATTCTTCTGGCTCATCACTATCGTTTTTCTCTATAGATATATAATAGCCAGCCCGACAAAATATCTTATGAATGCAATTTTCACATGCCTGTTTATTATTGATAAGTTTAGTACAAATAGCATAAGTAATGTCTTTCATAGGTAATAATATAAGATATAATCAATCAAAAATCAAGGCATAATCTAAAATCTTGTCCTATGCCCGACTGACACAAGATATAATTGATATATGTTCCAATTCCATGTGATATTGATTTTCTCGGGTCTAATAACTAATTCGAGCCAATCATGAAAAGATATATCATAAAAGGATATTGTAGAGTTATTCATTCTTTTGCCTCTTTAATAGAAGTTGACAAGATACCATTTAAATATATGCCAAGTTCTAAAAATACTGACTCCATTTTTATGTGTAGTATTCTTCATATTAATCAACTATATCATACCACATATGCATCCCAAGTCCATTTAATATTAAGACTATCCCGTTTATTATGTTTCATAATTATATCACACCATTCTTTTATATGTTCTCATGTTTTCTAATTGATATTTTATACCATTGAAACATATTCCAATTCCATTCAATATTTCTATTAGAGGGTGCTGTTAAAATTACTTTAAGCCATTCATTGAAAGAAGGGATTTTCATATCAAGTTTTCTCCAATTATATAAGACTTATAGGTTCTATATAACGACCAAGTCCATTTTATAGGAATAATACCCCTATAAGAATCAACTCCGTTTACATTAAGCCATGTCTTATATGTCATCTTCTGAAATATAGACACCAGTACCTCCACAAACGGCACAATCCTCATTTAAGTAATCTTTACCAGTACCAGTGCAATTATCGCATTCTTTGGTAGTCCAGGTTCGCGTATCTGCACTAGTTTTCCAGTAATAATAAAAGCCCCATGTATCAGCTATTGCAGTGGCTATGATAAGAGTACCAATCCTTTATGTCTATATTGTCGCCATACATTTATAATATAGTAATTTTGTTTATCCATATAATATGATGAATAAGGTATGCCAATCATAAGTAATAATACACACAATAAAAGGAAATATTCTAAACCATTCATCCAGCCCATTGCCGCTCCATTAAATCCATTAAAAATGAATCCATGTATATAGGCTCCACATTCTACGAATAGAGATAACTTGATATTTAGGAAGCCTATCAGTACCAAAATTCAATTGATACCACTTAGTTCTCTTATACTGTTCTAAATTTATCTTAGCCTTCATATTACCTCTCATAGATAAAGCCATACATAAAAAGCCCATACCTTACGAATGGATGTTTTTTCTGTAGGTTTATTATCACATAGCCATAGATTCAATAATTGTTTAAAGGTAACCATGATATATCTCCTTATCCAAAAATTCTAAGCCATATGTATATACGCCATCTTCTATGAATAGACATAAATTTATTTCCTAAAATAGGACACTCCATCTGTATGAAATCTTTGCCACATATACCATCCATATGTATCCCATGTCCAAGAGATAGAAATAGCTTTATTGCAAAGGGCGAATACACATACTAAGGAATTCTTTAAAAGTTAGCATTCTATCTCTTCATCTCTAAAAGAGCGGCTAGTTCCAAGAAAGTAAGGATACTGGTTTCATTCATATTAGTATTCATCATAATATCACAATCTATAAGGATATAAGTTCCCCGAGAAGCATCAGTATATAGATTAGTATTAGGAATGGCATCTTTTAGTATTCTAGTTTTACTCCATGGGCACTCAGAACAATTTAATATATTATTATCCGTAAGTATACAAGTCGGATTCTTTATATCATTATGCCGAGTAATACTTCCACGTGCAGCTCTCCATTTATGATCTGGATTAACTATTTCTTCTGCTTGTTTAAAGTGTTTAATATACTGTCTATTGATGTTATTAAGAGAATTACACCACTCTTCCCCTTTGTTTTCTTCAGTTACACATGATTCAAAGTCGCGTATGTATGAATGTATACGGTAGAGGGTTGAGTCGATAATGTAAGATTTATGTGTTGACTGTTCGCTCATTATGGCCTCACTATCAATATAATTTGAACGTTGTTAATTGTCAAGTAAGAGTCGATGATAATTAAATAAGGATAATAATGGGGCCGCCGTTAAGAGGATACTGTATAGGATTGATATGGGTATTGTATGGATATTGGGTATTTAAACAGGAGGTTATAAAGAGATCGGTGTAATAATGTAAAGGCTTATGAATACTGAATAAGTGAGTCATTTATGACACAGTATAATAATAAGATAAGTGAAATAATATAGAGAGGAGTTAGGAGAGAGTTAGGAGAGAGATACTGAGTTGTGTCTACAAAAATGACACATGTGACTTAAATGACACACTGGCGTATAATAGATAAGTGAAATTTATAATGAAATGACATTAAGATAACTATTAGATACTGGTAAAAGTGAGTCATTTATGACACACTTTACTAATAGTATGAGCGGTTAAGTGCGATAATATGAGATAATATGAAGAATATATACTGATAATCAACATGTGACAAAAATGACTCACTTTCACTTAAGTTGTGAAAATACTACCCCCCAGACAATAAGAGTCTGAGGTAATATCAGTATCTCCCCGCCCTAAGTCTAAGCCAAGCATCAAGCGACTTACACTTGTAAAGAGTTTGGCCAGTATCAAAGTATAGCGTGACGCTGTGTCATGCTAGATACTGGCGCGAGTGTAAGAGACTTAGATACTGGCCAAAGGAGTTAAAGATGGCTAACATCTTGAGCATGAAGGGCTTGGGCGTCAAGGTTACCGTCAAGGTAATCAAGAAGCACAAGTTCGTGGACGGTTCTCCCGAGCTGTCCCACAAGGGCGAGTACACTCTCACCCTGTCGGCGGGGTCCAAGTCCGTCTCTACTAAGTGCGTGGGGACGGGCGAGTTGTTCGCCAAGTGCTACGCCATGATGAGCGTGCACTTCCCCAAGAGCTATGCTAAGTTCCAGGCCATCAGCAAGGTGGAGAAGGCCGCGAACAAGGCGAAGGCGAAGGCGAACCACAAGGCGAAGAAGGCGGCGGCCAGCGGCGTGGACTTGAAGAGCCTCGCCGCACTCCTCAACCGGGCGAAGAAGGGCAACGGTAAGATGCTGGCCCTGTTCCTCTAAGCCAGTATCTCATCATCTTTCCAGTATCTTATTATAGATACTGACACAATCTAAAGTAACTCATGGGTGGGTTAGTATAATACTAACCCTCTCTGGTCAGTATTCTCCCACCTGCGCGTGGTACTGACTGCTGATAGATACTGGTCTATCACAACGGGAGAAGATAAGGAGGAGTAAGATGGGACAAGCTAGACAAAGGGGAACCCGGGAACAGCGTGTCGAACAAGCCCAAGGCCGCAAAGTCGGGGTGCCGGTTAACCTCACGGCACAGCTCCAGCGTAACTTCAGTAACAAAAGGAGTTTCCGTGAGTCGTTGTTCACTCGGCTCACTCGTCTCTTTCGCTCTTAAGGGGCAGCATCTCAATCATCTGCCTTGACCTCAGTACGTTGAAGTGCTCTGAGGCTAAGTAGGACTAGGACTCTCTTATAGTAGAGCCAGCCTACCCCCAAATATAGCCAGTATCCAGAGCTGGTCGATCAGTATCTTAATTACTTAGATATTGGTCGGCCATAATGTGGGTACTGTATATAGTGGTGTGTGTTTGAACCATACCACATATAGACAGAAAGATGGGTTTTGAGAAAAATGAGATCTAATACCTATAGTTAGTTAGTATCTCATTGTATAATACTGGCGCTATAATTAAGTATGTCTATATGTAGTGGTGTTAGTAAAGACCATACCACATATAGACAGAAAGATGGGTTTTGAGAAAAAACAGTTGTGGTGTGTTATAAAGACACTACCACATATAGTAGTGTAACATAACAGCGCCAGTAATAAAGATACTAGCTAAACCATATGATACTGGATAAACCAACGGAGGGAAACCACAATGGCTTATCATAAGTCTCAACGCCGCAATCTCAAACCTACAACCATCAGACAGTATCATTATGCTGTAAGCCGGCTTCTCAATGCTTGCCCTCCCAATCTTCTCATACAAGTTATGAAAATGATTCGGGCAGGAGCAAAGACTTACCCAGTGTCTAAGATTCAATCTTTCATGGCCGGTAGTGGATTCTACATGTATTCACGAGAGATTAACAAAGCCATCAACGCTATGCAATGGGGATTATGCCCGCCTCAATATCGCATCTCCAAGAATAATCGCTGGTATTTGGATACATTCCCTCAAGAGCCTGGACCGGTTGCTTATGCTGCCATGGAAACGGTCAGTATCAATCATCCAATTACTGCCCCCACACTTCAACCTGCCATGAACATTGTGTAAATAAAGATACTGGTCTGTAATTCTACCAGTATCTTACCTTCGCCGCCTAGTTACTTTGCATAGTGCAGGGAAACTTCGGCGCGATCATAGGCTAATACAAGGAGGACAATATGGATTACGGGTAGCTAAGCTCAAACCTTAATTCAGTGTCTAGAGATGGCGGTCAGTATCGTCCAGTACAAATGATTATAAACACTGGGATACTGGCCGTCACACTGTAGATACTGGACAAAACTTTCAATAGGAGGAGGCTACAATGGCCTACACACTATATAATCCACCGACTAAGTGGTGGAAAAGGCAACACAGTATCACAATAACTATCTGGCCTAAGTGGTTAGCTCAGAAGCTTTGCAATCACTCTGCACCTAAACCTTCATGGATTACTTCAAACACTTGCTACTCTTGCCCGGACTGTTACACTCTTATGATTCCTCCAGGAGCAGTCACCACGAAGGAATAGGGAGCGAGGTGAACGATGAACGAGCAACCCAATAGTTCCATCTCAATCGTCCGTTACTCCAGAGATGGCTTCGTGGCTAAACGGCAGTCCAAACATATGTATAATGTTTGGCATGAGCTGTTTAAGTTTAATAGCCATGACATGCCAGAACATCTTCGTGGTGTCAGCGTAGAAGCACACCATAAGATCGTCCCTTTCTATCGTGAACACCTCGCTGATTTTAACTGGGGCATCTGGGTATTCATAGAGGGACACGATAACATGATGTCTCTCAATCATCTGCACGGTCAAGATAGGATGGGGCTTAAGCGTTGGACTGCTGTAATTCCCAGTAACACAGAGGTTTACGGTGTGGGGTGGGATGTCATTGTCTCTATTAGTGATTTCATTCCACAGATGTTCGGCTGCTTCATACCCAAACGAAACATTCCTCTCATCACGGATATCAAGTGTGACGATGAATGTGATGTGGAGTTAGAGCTAGAGAGGTATGACTGGGAGCGTGAAGAAGAGAATCGCATGCTCCGTTGTGGGTATTAGAAAGGAGGTGTCTTAAGTTGCCAGTCTTCATCGTTCAACAACTCGAAGGCGTCCACTGGTTTGATTCCGGTGATCATGGGGCCTGTCTGACGCGAATCCTTTCCAGCCAGAGAGAGGGGCTGGAGTTTGCGAGGGATGTTACCAGACGAACACAATTCGAAACCCGAGTAGTGGAGACAGACAAAAACCGAATTGTTTACAACGTCTGGTCTCCGCACGCTCCATAACAATCCGTTCTTCACAGAGTACTCCTGTTAAAGGGAGTACTCAATCCCGTCAATGTATACTAGCTGGTGGGACGGGGTAAGAGCACAATATATAGTAGTGCTCAGGCTAGTATGCCACAACATATAGGAGAACACATGAACATCAGTCGGCGTAAGAGGGGTTACATAAATCAGAGAGGAGGATAACAATGAATAGGGCTGATGTCCTCTTGATACTGGACGAAAAGTTTGCCAAGAAGGTGACGGATGAATACAAGAAACGCACTGGATACAGTAATGTAATCGGTAGCGTTTCTAGCAATATGAAAGTCTTTATCCCCATCATTAAAGATATTCTTGATGATGGGCTTCGTGTACAAGAAGAAAACGAAAGAGAGGTGCGACATGATAAAAGTTGAACCGATGGAACCGCTGGACACAGAAAACTACGCCGTGCCCTTGAATCCTTTTCATCAAGACATATACAGTATGGGGACGACGCTGGGGACAAACGTGACGGTGATGTACGGAAATCATACTCACACTCATCAACCTTACATCATCGTTGTTAACCTGGATACTGGCGAACGAATCAAGATCGCTTTCTGAAAGGGAGGTGTGTCATGAACGAAAAGGAAAAGAACAGGATGCGACGATTATTGGAAATGGCTTATTTGTTTGCATGGGGTCCAGATGGTACGGCTGACCGCAGAGATGAATGGTGGGAACTTAAAGCTTTACTTCCCAACGTAGGAACGATGTGTTATGGTGGTAATGGTAAATTCCGATGGGACGAATGAGCCAAATAGGTTCAGTTCTTTTTCATAAGGAGGCGTGCCATGGAACCGATCTTTGTTAACAATTGGGGCGAAATACGAGGCGGTATCTCAGTGGATGAAGTCTTGAAGGGGGATGGTAAGCTAGCTGGCTTTACTGTCTCTGGCAAGAATCAAGATGGTAAGGAGTTCTGCATTGACTTCTTCGTTCATGTTGGTGCCAAAAACATCACCATCACTTGCAGCTAAGGGAGGAGGAACTACATGGAATGGAAAGTCGTTGATACTGGCGATGAAATCACCATCGTTCCTGAAACCCGCAATCTCCCCGGCAAAGTTCTTTTCGTCGGAACCTCAGTGGATTGCGATGAATATCTATATGAACTGAGCAACGACGAATAACCTAACCCCATAAGGAGGCTCAACATGGAATGCGGATATCTAATTGCGTGGGTCGGTCCTTGTAAAAGCCAACCATCGGACGACAGTTCGTGCCGATGTGACAAACACAAGGACAAAGTCTGTGCATCTTGTGGTGCTCCAGCCACTCAGGAATGCGATACGACGGGACAGTTCGTTTGTGGTGCTCCTCTCTGCAACGATTGCGAGCACACCATCGCAGAAGACGGAACCAATGGTGGGGTTGGTTTCGTTCAACTCTCTCCCCTCCCACCGGGCTACAAGCCACACTGCAAGAAAACGGAACAGAAATTCACCCCCTGGTTCATGAGGCCACTTTCGGAGAGCTAAGGAGGCTCGACATGCCACTAAAACCTGGCGATCGTTTACCCCGTGCTAAGGTAGATATCATGGACCTTAGCGAAGTGATGGATGAGGATATGAGGGGTAAGTTGGACACCCTTCGCACCCTCACTCCTCCTAAGCCCAACCTGTTTCAACTGGAAGGAGGACCGGCGGATGGATAGAAAAGATCGAATCATCCAGCGCCAGAACAATGAAATACTGCTAATGGAGCTTCGTCTAGAGGAACTGGAAAGGACCCTCGGTGAAGCGGTTAATCTCATCCAAGAAATCCACACAGAGATGATGACCGAGCTTCATACCTGTGCTCTGTTCGATGATAAGGTCTGGGTCATCGATCAAGAATTGGCAATGGCCCACGCTGCCTTTGAGGAGGATATGGCAAAGGGCCTTGAGACACTTCAAGACGATGAAAGGTCAGATGGCGTACTGGATTCATGAAGCAGAGCAGGGAGAGGCATCTGGATATCTTGGTCCCGATAAGAGTGAAGAGTTTCTCAGTAGGATCCTTAACAAGCTGGATGTGCCTCCAGAGGATTAAACCAGTATCTCTATAGTCTTAAAGATACTGGCGAAGTAATAGATACTGAGCATGGATGACACGTGACTCAGTTCTATAGGTAAGCCTAGCATATAGCATGTAGCGTCTCCTATAAGAGGCACGTGACTATATGTTGTCGGATGGTGGCTAGGCATGTCGGGTAGCAGGCGGGTGGCTAATCCGATACTTCAGTTTCAATCATCGCACGTCACCTACTAAATAAGTGGTACGGCGGTAGTTGATTAGAGCCCATTTTAATCGCGTGACGATGATTCAGGGTAGGTCCAGTGACTCCTGCAATACACTTACCTCTGACGGGCTGATAACCCCTCATGCGAGTAATGTGACGGGAGACCATAGCACATGAATGCCCTTATCCCTATAGGGGACGGAACGTATGTGACTATGAGAATCGTCCAGAGTAAGAGCCTGGATGATAGGAGAGACGCGTAAGCGACTCTAAAGACTGGACGAATTAGACGGCAGGTGGGTGGCCAGTCTAATGGGTTTGCAAAACTATTCTACTGCATGGAGGGACGGCAAAAGCCCTTCCCAGTTTCCGTTAAGCGGTGCTGACCGTGACGGTGGAATAGTTTAAAGGGTAGGCTTAGAAATATACCACATGGAGAAGACACCCCAATCGAGTGGAGTCAGTCATATAGATGGCCTGTGATGGTATAGGGGCTTATGGAGAGTAAGCCAGGCTAAGCGGTTAGGGTGAGCAGGTGAGTGGCTTCCTAACACTTAAGTTAAACTGGTGTCTATCATATAGGTAGCGTCCGGTAGAGTCCGGTGTGTATGATGGGCCAGGAAAGGTAAGCGAGGAGATGGCATCGTAGATGTGGGAGTTTTCTTCCTATGGTGCAGATTAGGCGGTCCTCGCGTGGCGTCAGCAGGTGGGTGGCAGGCGCTCTCGGAATAATATGAAAGGAGGCGGCTATGACTTCAAGAGAAAATCTTCAAAGAATTAATGAAGCAATCAAAGCCGCTAAACATTTAATTAAACACCCCCATAGTAAATCGGCATGGGGGAGTTTAGATTATAACACTCTGCCAATAGGCAATTATTCATCAAAAGGATTTACTTGTCCAATAAGTTGTGATAATTGTCCACTGGCATTGGGAATAACTCCGTTGAATCTTCCTGAGTTTATTTGTGAGGGTAATGCCCATGACATTATAATGGAAAAACAAATCATGGGAGAGGTTATATTACTTCTCATTCAATTTGTGGCCACTATGGAAGTAGTCCAGGAGGATATTAAAAGGGGCCAAGGAGGTACAACATGAGAAAATTAAATAATAAAGAAAGACGAGCACAGATAGAAGCAGTAAAACAATTATTAGATGACGTTAAAGATATTTATCTTTGGAGATAATTACATTCTGTTACTGGATTCTTTAATTCAATAGATTTCTGTCCGGACCTTCCTGGTCAAATTTTAAGGTGTCTGCATTGTCCCTTAAGATTGAACTCAGCAACTCATTTATGTCGATATAGACATCAGAATTATAAGGAAGTCATAATATCGGATGGTGAAATAACCATTAGGCTTCTGGAGTTTCTAGCCTATATACAAATAACCTAACGAAAGGAGGCTTCAGGTGAGAAAATGTAATGGATGTAAGCAGACCAAAGATGAATATTACATGCTTAAACCTGAAGTCTGGATACAGGCATGTATGAAGCCCGTTAAAAACATCCCAGTAATATCTGTCCTACGCATGCTTTGTGTATCATGTGTAGAAAAGAGACTGGGAAGGGAACTTAACTGGCGGGACTTTGCTCTTTGCCGACTTAACTTGGACCCATCTGAACCGAGAACGGCTATACTTCAAGATCGAATGAGTGGTATAACCAATCGCCTTCCACAGTGGTTCTTCAATAGATACGGTGAAGATCAATGGGATGTGTCGGCCTTAGCTTATGGATGGCCACTGAGAGGAGGATGCAATGAAAAACACACCGATAGAAAAAGCAAAGCGGGCGGCGGAGTATCTAATCAAGCATCCTCATAGTAGAATCGCTTGGGCTATGTTAAGCGATAATACTTCTCCTTCGTGGGGCAATAAACTAATTCGGTGTCCATTTGATTGTTATAACTGCCCATTAAGAACTGGCGCAAATGAATTAGGTCTTCAGACATATATATGTGGTAAGTCTGATTTTGAATCCAAGAGTGGTAATTTATTCGGAGAGGTTATATTGTACCTCATCCAATTTGTTGCTTTTGTGGAAGCGTTTCAAGGGGCAAAGCCATGATAATCACATTTAAAAGTGTCATCAACATGCCTGATTAGATTCATTGCCTTTGCTCAGGTGGAAGTGGAGGATTCCCATGAAAGTCCCAGATAAAGAGGATAGGCAATTACAACTCACGACGATTTACGACCTGATAAATAACTTGGATGATCCCAAGTATTGGAGAAGACTTTGGAACGTTACTGGGGGGCACTATGAGGAGCCAAAAGCAGAATGGAAAGATTTTTGTCCATCTATTGATGGTTCGCTCCGGTGCTATAATTGCCCCCTTCGAGTGTTGGGTGAACATTATCAAGTCAACTATCTCTGTCGCCATAGTGGTTCTAACAAACCTGATCCAGCTAATGGAGAAGTCCTTCGTAGGTTATTGGAGTTTCTAGCCTACTCACAATTATAAGGAGGGTCCAAATGAAATGAGAGGATATGAAATAAGGACCCAGGAACAAATGGAACATCAAATAAAAGTAGCCCAAGCATTACTTAACGACTTAAGTAATGTGAATCTATGGAAGGAACTGTCTCGTATAACTGGACTACAACCAGTCGTAGTAAGTAAAACTAGATTAACTAAGACTGATTACTGTCCAGGTTTATCCGTCTCAACTCCCTCACGGTGTAAAATCTGTCCTCTTTGTCTCCCTAGAGCCCAAGTACCTGGACAAACTTCAAAATGGGATTACTATCTCTGCCGAAGGTATATGTCTCATGAAAAATTGTGTCCAGAGATAGAAGATGGGGAAGCGACTCGTAGGCTATTGGAATTCATAGCCTTCATACAAATACAACCCGACTCATAGGAGGTGACGATGAAAATCTCTCGCGTTCCATCACAGTTCGCCCCTGGTCGCTACAACGATGAATTCGTTTATAGGGAGGTGATCATGAAGCATGGTGTTACATGACCAACTCAAATAGTACAACCCCCATCAAAATCATCAAAGAAATCCCTGAAGAACAAATCAAAGCAGCCCAGTATCTAATCAATCACATTGATGATCCTGAAGGCTGGAAACGCTTGCAGGAAGTAACTGGTGATACTGGGATCTTTGAATCCACAATCGATCACTGTGGCGACAATGCATACTCTGGAAGGCTGCCACAGATCACATGTTCAGCGTGTCCCCTCAGGGTAGAAAGTAGCACATATCTCTGCCGATATAGTCACCCAAATTATCCTCATGTCAATATGGAGGACAGTGCGATAATTCTGAAACTGATAGAGTTTATCGCATATGTTCAAACAGTTTTTCCTAAGGCATGAGATATACTTGGAAGGAATGCAGAGAGTTAATTAGCTGCTGCACTTAAAGTAGTAGCTAAGCCACGATCCAAGAAAGCCTGGAAGGAACTGGGTAAAGTTACTGGTGTGAATTATCGCACACCCGACAATAGTCTAGTCGGGAAAGAAGTCGATTTTTGTAAGAAGGCTTGTTCCAAATGTCCCTTGTATGTAAAGAGAGCGGTATACATTTGCCGCAAGGACATTTGGCCAGAAATGTTGATAGACGTTAGTGAGGGCGAAATCCTTCGTCACTTGCTAGAGTTTATCGCTCACATCCAAATACAGGAGGAGCAGGACATGGCAAACGCATCTCAACTCCGTCGGGCCAAAGCGAACAAACTCACCGCCACCCAGGAACGCAAGCAGTCTCTCAAGGCTAATCGTGTCTTCGGACAGACGAGGACGACGATGCCAAGGAAGTCCAAGAGCCGTTAGTCTCCGTTAGTATTCAGAGCCAGTGGGCCAGTATCTTATAATGTAACAATCTCAACAATGAGATACTGGCTCATTGTAATGTGGATACTAACTCTGGGGCGAAAGTTTAAATGGGAGGTGGACAATGGAAAAACTGATATTGCCCCTGATGAAGCCCGACCCGAAACAAATAGCAAAGGAAATGAACATAATGAACATGAAGACGGTCGGAAGCAATTATCTTGAGAATCTCTTTCGGCCCCCAGGATATGCAAAGCTTATCATCACTGCCACCATTCAATTCATGAATACTCAATTTCCCAAGGATACTGGGCTGATTGTTACTGGACTTAGCGGAAGTTTACTGGGATATGCCATCATGCTCTTGGGTGGTATTCCAGTAGCCTTTGTCCGTAAGGATGATGAACATTCTCATGGTGAAAGGATTGAAGGTATCCTCGCAAAGAAAGTCGTGTTCTTTGACGACTTCATTGCTAGGGGGACGACCTTTTTAAATATTCAAACGGCCATCCAGAAACACAATCACATATTATCCAGCAAGGTTAAATTTGCTGGCTCTTTCTTCTGGTCATATTTCGATGTTATGTGTAAGGAAGAAGTTGCCAAGAACGGTCCCGTGTTTCGACTTCAGGTTGCCCGTTCTCCTGGGTCAAGTTATATCCAACGCTGGAACGATCATGACTCTAGGTGGAAGCTTCTTGAAAAATACAAGCTAGGATCCTATGACGATCCTTCTTGGAAACAACCTCCCAAGGAAATCAACTTATCTGGCGATGCTGTGTAATTAAACTACAACCAAGGAGGTGGGAATGAACATAAGAAAACTGGAAGTCATCCGGCAGGTATATCGTCGGGCATTCCTGGATCAGTCTCATACCTTTAAATTGAAAGACCGGCTCCAACGCATCTCTCAATTGAACGGCAAGAATGCTGAAGGAACAACAGTCTTCTTCGTTCGGGCATTTAAGACTGGGTGTGGTGGGGGTGTTTACTACGAGATTATCAAGGAAACGGAGAACAAAGACATCCCCCATATAAACTGTCTTTCCTGAAGGGATAAGACGATGGTACTGGCAGACTTCAAACCTGGCGACCGGGTTAAGGTCGTGTCGGAAGAGAACTGGGGCAACCGCAAGAACCTCGTGAATAAGACGGGGGTGGTTGTTAAGACCATGAACGTCCATAAGGATGGCGTGGTGATGGTTAACATGGACGACAGAAGGTGGAGACAGCAGACCTTCTATCCGTCCCAACTCAGTATCGTCCAGGACTAGGAAGAGTTAACAGGTCGTGGTCAAACTCCCAGTGATGGTTTGGGCATAAGATGTGAGTGTTTTTCGGCCCATTAATTTCCCCTAGAGTCATAGGCACTGGACACTTTGATATGGCTATGATGTGAGCGACTTCAACATGCTTACTGTAGCCACACACCTGACATCCCTTGCTTAATCTCTCTCGATTCCAGCGCCTGGCTAATCCCCTAATGCCCGAATACCTATTAGCGGGTAAACCTTTGCTTGTCTTGTGGCCATTGAGGTGTTCTTCAAGAGTAGATGACTTCAATTTTGCGGCAAGTTTATCTATCTCTTTCCTACATGGCAGGCAAAATGTTCTCCTGCTGGTACATGGTCCTCCACATTTAGCACATTTATGCTCTGGCTTGCGTTTAGGGTGGCGTAGATTGTTGTAGGTTGCGGCACAAGATTTAGAACAGAACTTGTCATTGTCATGGGACTTTAAACACTGGGGACATTGCTTCTGCATGTTAATCTCCTTTGAACACACTATATACTGTTTTATTAATATAGCGTGTTCAAATCTTTTTGGGTCGTTAGCTTAGCATTGAAAGCCATCGGCTCATAACCGATAGATCACAGGTGAGAATCCTGTACGACCCACCATGGGCCCGTAACTCAATGGTAGAGTATCGCCCTTTTAAGGCGAGAGTTGAGGGTTCGAGTCCCTCCGGGCCCACCACTTATCTTATACAGGCGAACGCCAGGAAGGAGGTAACCGTGCCGTGCGATTGCGGTAATTGCCATTTCGGATTCAACTGTTCCAAAGAGTGGCAGACTCTCCACCCCGGAACGACCTGGTACGCCTGCGAGTTCTGCGGACTCTATCAGGCTTCAGCTCCCATGTGTAACAAGTGCGAGCTGCAGGAGGAAGAGACCAAGTCCGGTATGAAGAGGTACGAGTTCCAGCGGCGCTCCCCATTCTCTGGTAAGATTCACACCATGACCATCCAGATGACGGAGCAGCAGTTCGCGGAACTCTCCCAGCCCAACGGTCGTCACATCCAGGACATCCTCCCCCATTGCACCCCCGATGAGAGGGAGTTCATCATGACCGGTATCACTCCCGAGGAATGGGAGCAGACCTTCGGGAAGAAGTAGTTACTTTGCGGCTGTGGTGGAATGGCATACACTACAGACTTAAAATCTGTCGGTCGTAAGACCTTGCGGGTTCGAATCCCGCCAGCCGCACCAGCCCTTCCCAGTATCTCTTTCGTCCGAACCGATAGGATACTGTCTCTGGCATTTCCCAAGGTGGAGATGCTGTATAATCGTAAGACCCACGGTAATGTATAGAGAGGATAAGCCTACTCTATCTATTGTGGGGACGGAGTAGTACCGCATTCCAGTATTAAAATGAGTCCAGGATACTGGTCTTGCGGAAACTTAAACTGGACCAAAGATCATAGGGGTTTTACAACAAATGAATATTCTCAACCAGAAAGGCCTCGGCGTGAAGTTCGTGGTTAAATGCACCAGGAAGGCAGTCTTCATCGAGGGTTCGCCCGAGAAGTCTTCCAAGGGGCATTACAACCTCACCGTCAGCGCCGGCGCCAAGAAGTTCTCCACGACCTGCATTGGTTCGGGAGAGCTGTTCGCTAAGGCATGGGCGATGTTGGCTGCCCACTTCCCCGCCGCCTATAAGAAGGCGACGGCCATCTCCAAGCAGCAGCGCGATGAAAACCGCGCCAAGGCAAAGACCACCCGGAAGGCGAAGAAGTCCGCTGCCTCCGGCGCCGATGTCAAGACGCTGCTTCAGGCTCTTGCTCGTCAGGGTAAGGGCAAGGGTAAGGGCAACGGTAAGCTTGTTGCCCTCTTCCTGTAGTCGGAACTTTTAATCCGGCTACCCACAATCTGAATTAACCCCCGGAGGGTCCCTGACGGGACCCTTCAATCCTGCCGGTGTCCCGTCGCTCGTGGGGCAGGGTAAGCAGACTTTATAGTTTGCAGGCGATGGGAAAGAAGTTCGGTTAGTGTCATTAGACACTAAGAAAGGTAGGTGCCGATGAAGCAGAGTTTTAAGGCTTAGTCTATTGGTAGACTATAGCCGGCACCACAGGCGATACTCAACGACTTAGAGTTTTATCTCCACACAGGAGGTTACGATGAGCGAAACCAAAGGTACTCTCGGTAGCGTTTTGGCAAAAGCCCTTCACAACACCCCCATCGAAGCCCGGCTCAAGGAAGAGAAGTTCAATGCTTCCCAGCGGGAATGGCTCAAGGACATCCTCATGCGCGACTTGAGGTTGGTGGAACCCAAGGTTCTGGGAGACGCCATTCATGAGGCTTCCGTCCGAATCAACAAGGGTGAAAACGAGTGGCGACTGCTCCGCGACAAAGCTGTTCGAGCACTCTCTCTTCGCAAGTAAGTTAACCTTCACTTAGTCTACTCCGGATAGGTCGGCCAGGTACATTCGCCGGGATTATCTTGGAGGTGGGGTAGGCATTGGCATAGAACTATGTGGGTGAGAACGGTCGTAAGGCCCGGAGTGACCACATATCATTAGTTATGTCATGTAAGCCCTATCCCTTTAAGGCTTTACCAGTATCAACCTTCGTAGGAGACAGACATGAGAAGGCGCAATCCTAAGGTATTAGTACTGGATGGGGAGGTTGTCGGGAGGCCCAGCGAAGTAGACTGCATGAACCACAATAGAATCGAGTGTATCAACGAGGAAAGGTTCAATGCTGACACTGACAAGATGAAGCTTCACGTTCTCATCTATGACTTCCTTCTCAGGTGTCTCCCCATCTCTTCCAATTTCTCTCCGGTGGCCAGGCTTCTCTCTCTTTGTGGACCGGAACTCGAAGGACACCACACCCTGTGGATGGAAGCCATTGAGAGACATAAGATGAGGTGTGTCACGCCCGCATTCATTGAGAGAAGCAGCGAGGTCATCAAAAAGAACCACCTCATCGATAAGGCGGTTAAGTGTAAAGCCACTTTGATCGAGGGAAGCGTCGAAGACTACATCGGTTACGGGTTTAACTGCCTCGATCTGGATTACTGTGGGAACTTCAAGTCTATGGCCAAGTTCCTCTTTTCTTCTCTGAACAGGAACTTGATGCCTCCCTCTCTTACTATTCATGTTACTAGTGGATATAGGGGGAAAGATAAGGACGGGGGAAATGGTGTGACCGCTGAGGAACGGGACGACATTATGCACCGTCTCGATAAGCTCATGTACCGCAAGTTTTACACGAAAGGCTCGGCGTGGGAAGAGCCGACGAAGGAGACGTTGGACGAGGAAAGTGGTAAGAAGGGACAGGCGATGAGATGCTTCTGTCGTTCTTATCACAGAAACTACGCTCGGATTGCTCGGGAACTTTCTTAATCACCTATGGCCGGTATGTCCCATGGGTTGTGTCACTTATCTATTGGCAGCGAGATAGTCTATGAGCCGGTATCTTCAACGGTGGAAACACTCACGAAGACACTGGACATGATGGGGGCAGAATCATGAAATTAAACCACTTCGGTCCTGTAGTTTCCAGAAAGGTCTGGGAAGCGAAGGCCGCTGGTAAGACGGAAGTCTCTCTCACGATGGAGGAACTGGAAGCCATTAGCGAGAAGATTTCCTCCTTGGACCGTACTGCCGCAACCTACTTCGACCTGCTGAGCGACGAGGACAAGAAGAAGGTATGCGGCGAGATGTTCAAGGACCCTAACTGATGGACCTTCATCCCTTTCGGACAATCTCGGCCCTGAAGAAAGAGTTATCTGCCGAGCGTAAACTAAGGGAGGAGCGTGAGGTTCTTTACCAGGACGCTCTGAGGAATAACTACTGGCTACACAAGCAGAATGAAGCCATGGGATTGGCTCATGCTGCTAAGGTCCAGTCTCTTACGGCTGAGATTGTCTGGCTCAGTAATCAGAGTCGGGCCTATTACAAACTCTCTGAAGCATACGGCCAGAGAGTACTTATGTTACTGGCTAAGAAGATTAACCAGTAACTCCATCATGCGGACGATCATGGAAGATACTTGGCGCATGTATTCAGGATTGCCGGTGAAGAATAGGTTTTATCCTGCGTATTCATATCACAACAAGGATAAGAGCACTCTTCACCGCCGTAAGAAGAACCGACTGGCCCAGGCTTCTCGCAAGGCCAATAGGAGAAAGTGATGGCCGAGTGCAGATATCGCCCGACTGAAAGGGCGGGGCTTTACTTCATGGTCTTCATCATCCTTCTCTACATTCTTGACTTGAGTTGGACGACAGAGAAGATGGAGAAAGACCTGGCAGCCGTAAAGGCAGCCGTCGTGAAGGCTGAAGCACCCGAAGTTAAGAAGTAACGGATGCAGTATGATTAGCATCCAACTTCTCGGGCAGGGAGACACCATTCTCCCAACAGATTGGTGTCGGCCTTTGGACTATTTATACACTGAGTTTGGGGAACTGCACCTTACCAATGCCTACAGCGGCAAACCCATCAATCATCTTCGGTGGCTCAGGGTAAGTGATGTGCTGGGGGACTGTTGGTTTGGTAAAACGGTTGGGCAGTATCATTCCTTTCCGGGTGCTGGCTTCTTAGAATTCGTAAGAGGCCACATCCCTCCATCCCACCAGTTTGATACTTGCAGGGGGACATGATGATACTGAATGAAGACGGCCTGAAGAAACATTGGAAGGCCATTCCGAAACGGCGCAAGAAGATACTCCTGAAGTTGATGGAGGAGTACATCGACTCGAAGAACAAGTGGGCGAAGAAGGCCAGGAAAGGCCGATAGGAGACGATGGTGAAGTTCCTTCAGACCCTCGCGCTTTTTCTGAAGTATAAGGCTGAGGAACTGTGGAAACCGGTTCTCGGCTTTACGATTCTAATCCTGTTCTGCTGGGGAGACAAGTGGCTCTTCTGTGACTACCTGAACTTGACGGGAGTCGATGCGGTTGTTATTCCACTTGGCTTGCTGTTCTGGGTTTTGTGTGCCATCTGGGCCAAGACGGCATGTGTGTATCTTTACCATCGTCTGCGGTCGGATGTGTACAATTACGGTAGTGCGGACGAGTGGATGTTAATTACTGGCATCTATGCCGGCTTTATCACCAGTGCTGTTACTTTCCCCTGGGCCGCTGAGATGGCGGATAAGGATACTGCCTTTGCCGGTCCATTTCTCGCTGGCATTCTAGCCAGTCTGCTTGTTGGTGGTGGCCTTCTACTCCTTAACATCTTCCTGGGTATCGCCGATGGTACTTGGAAGTTTATCCGCTCCAACTGGGACCGAGCAAAGTGGGCCGTGGAACATAAGGAATATGTCAAGGAGATGGAAGAGGACGAGAAGTAACAACCACAAAGGAGAACCCCATGACTACCAAGGCGACGCTCTGTCTCATCTGTGGTCTCCCCATCAAACAGTCGGGCAAGGATAACATCCATCCCAAGTGTCAGCCGAAGCCCGCCAAGTTGAAGAACTAGTAACATGAAGCGCCTGTTCAGTTATCTACAGTATCTATTCCGTAGGGAGACACTGGCACGGGAAATCCAAAGGCTTAATTCTCCCTTCATGAAGTATCGTGAAGCGGTAGACGAAGCCGAGTTTTGGATGTCGTTCTCTAAGGGGTAACTCATGGATCCAAACACCGGACAAGTTATCGTTGTATTGGCGGGGTTTGCTTTAATTGGTTTTTGCGCATGGTTGGCATACAAAAGACAAAAACTAATTAAGTAGCCGGAGGAAAACATGAGCGGATTTAAATATGTTGTTTTCCAAATGGCAACTGAAATCGAAGAGATTACTCTCTTTGCAACCACGCTATCACACAGGGAGATGTCGCAAGCCTTCTGTTCCTATTTTCGTGGGGCAAAGCCAATCCGCGCTGGGTTCTGCGGTGTTGGTGTCGATGGTACAATGGGAGCTTATGGAGACAGTGAGTCACTAAAATTGAAGTCAGACCCCGTAGTGGACTCTAGGATGTTAAACAACATTAACTATAGGGGTTTCTGATGGAAGAAATCAAAGTAGGGAGTCATGTTCAATTCAGGACTAAACGCCTACATGGCGTGATTGGAAAGGTTCATGCTATTTTCGATTCTTTAACCAGTGACCCACTCGCTAGAGTAGAATGGGAAGATGGTTTGGGCGGACTTTTCAAGATTAGTTCCCTTATTTTAATTCATGTAATTCCATCCATTCGTGAAGTCAAATTTAAAGTCGGGGCCAAGATTACTTGTAATGGAAGAGAGGGAACCTGGATCGACGGCCTGAAGAATAAAGTTGGAAGGGTTGTGGGTGGCGGAATCAATGGAAAAAATAATGTCTTAGTTGATTTCGATGAGATGGGCCGATGGTGGGTAGACTTAGATGGGCTTACCCTAGTCGAAGATCCACCTGAAGAAACTTACCAATTCAAATGCGGCGACTGCGTTAAACTTAAAGGCGGAAGCCGGATAACTGGAAAGGTTATGGGTCTTAACGACTGTGGCCCCACCGTCAAATGGCCCAATGGTACAGAAAGTCTGTGCCCATCTAGTCTTTTGACTCTCGTCATCATCTCTAAGTTTAATGTCGGGGATGCCGTTATGACCCACAATGGTTATACTGGCAAGGTGGTGAGGGTCTATGTTTCATTTGACAATCACGCTGTCAAATATTTGGTTCGGTGGGATTGGTCTGGTAAGGAAGGTTGGAGAAACGAAGACACCATTTCTCAATCCAATCGTTTTTCACTTCACTCTATTGTTCCCATCTTTGGGCAAATCGTTCAACATGCCAATGGAAAATTTGGGAGAATCAAAAGTCACAGGAGGGTCCCACAGCTGGGATGTGAGAATGGTAAGGTTCAGTATCAAGTATACTGGCCTCGCCTAGCTGAGACCTCCTGGTGGGATCCTGACGACCTTAAATCAGCTCACGAGTGGAAACACAAAAGGATGTTCATCTTGTGTGACCGAGTTTCGGACTGGCGAGGCAACTTGGGTACGATTGTTAGAATTAACAATCCTTCCCAAACCACAACTCAAGATAATTCAGATCAAATTCTTACCGTCTTATGGGACGATGGTACGAAAAATCTTATTGCCCCCTGGCACATCCAACTCACAAGCCTTCCTTCTAAAGGAGATAACATGAACCCGAAAGATACCGATTCTTCCTCTTCAAATAGTACAACCCCCACCGCCCATTTAGTTTATGGGAATGGCAAATCCTACTTCTTCTTAACCGAAGCTGCTGCGAGAGTCTTTGCTGAAAAACAAACCGCTGAAACTGGGGTTGATCATCTTCTCTTTGAGAAAAAAGCCAAGTGTTCTCCCCACAGAAATGTAGCCTGGGAATAGAAGACCATATGGACAGAGAAACGGTTACAGAAATTGGACTTTGGACTGTTCGCATCCTTCTTGTTATTGGAGGAATCGTGGGCGGGATCTTAGGTAGTCCAACAGTTATAGGTTTTTGTGTGGTTGGCCTAATGCTCACCATTTTCTTCTTGTAGGCAACTATGAAACAAGTCATAGACACCACTAAAGTTTACGGTGCAATTGCCTTACTCTTGTTCTTTTCATTATGGTTATGGGAGCAATGTTAGCTTCTGTAGCCTGTAGTAATTCTTCCACTCCCCCGGTTATTATCCCAGACACCTGGACGGTGTTCTATATTGGTGACGATGTACTTTGTAGAGGAACCCGCATCATTACCTATGAGGGCTGTGAGTATTTGATTACTGGGTTTCATGGTGGGTTTACTCTTTGCCATAAAGGAAACTGTAAAAAACCCCATTCACATCTATGCTCCCGTTAAGAGGGAATCGGTAGGGCCATAATGCCAGCCTATTGCATTTGTATAGATAATGGCGTCAGTTGCAAACACCATGAGGGCTCTGGATGTAAATTTCTTTCGGGAGATTGTGTTCCGATTGAAATGCAAGTCCCCAGTCAATCGTCTCGTGTTCTTTTGGTTGTTCCCATAGAAAACTGTCATGCACCACAATTAGAACAACATGTGGTATTCTTTCATGGGAATGACTGGCATAAATCCATTTCCTAAAATCAGGGAGGATAACCACAATGCCCCTATGTAAAAAATGCAGGGAATCTAAGGAACATTGCTTTCACACGACAGCCGACGAATGTACAAGGGTGATGAGACTCGCATACGGATATGGTAAGTGCGATAACCCTCAAGAACATCATGACTTCATTCCAGAGGAAACTTTGGAAGAAGAAGTTGTTAGACTGAAAAAAGAAGCGTGGGAGATAACAAAACAAAACACCGTTATTCATAATCGTTTAACCGCGCTGGGGAAAACAGAAAGCACCTGAGAAAAGCTCTTTCGTTTTATGCTGAGGAGTCCAATTGGTTGGAACAGGAAACGGGTATCGGAATGATACCCAGTGATGCTGTTTCTGACTCTGGTAAACATGCTCGTATTGCGCTGAGGGAGAAGCCATGACCAAGTGGGAACACAAAGAAGTGACCTTTACGACGGGTAACTTAGCAAACACACTGTCTAATTGGGGACGGCAGGGATGGGAATTGGTATCTGTTGTGAGATCAACAACCGCAGATCCCAATAATCGAGCCTATCTCAAGAGGCCAGTCCAAGAAACCGATGAGACTAATTCTTAGTCTTCCCTTCGTCGTGTATCTCTACCGTCAGTATCTCTTTGCCAAAGCTTATTTACTTTGGGAGATACTGAATGTCCAGGATCGTTGGTTGCTTGTGTGTCCCTTTGAACAGACAATCAACGATGAGTTCTGTGATATCATGGAGAGACTCGACTTCAAAGATGAGTACGACTGGACCTATGAGGAGTATTGTTCCGCTGCTAACAAGTTCTTAGATATTGGGCAGCAGAGCGATCCACCTACCTACAGGTACTTGTCAGCTGAGGATTATGAGGAGGAAAACGAAAATGCCATTTGACGAGAACACTAAGGTTCACACACACACTGGGTGGATGCCTCAGTGGCTGTACAATTTTGTGTATTACTCCAACAGTATAGATGAGAGTCTTTCAGAAAGAAAAACTCACAACTCTATAAATGTGGAGGGGTAGTATGCGACTAATCGAAGTGGCATACTTCCCCATGGAAAATGATTTAAGTTATATGACGAGCTGCTTCATTGCTCCCGTCAATATTGCCAGTATCAGACCTCAATTGATTGATGGGGTTAGATTATGGCGGATTCATATGAGCGATAAAGAACCCATCCTCGTTTCACCAACGGAGATGGAAAGAATTAAATTAATAACGAAGGAAACTTGAGGTTACGATGATTGATTTAAAAGCAACCTTCGACAAATATGCTGACGAGTACATCAAGTTCGAGAATGTAGAACTAAAACTACATTCAAGGCCTGATGTTTGTGCCTTTCTTTTACTGGATAAATTGGTTCCAGGAGAAGGACAGGACATTATTTCCGATGCCCAACGCGATGAGGTTTACCTGGACACGGATTGTGCGAAACTAGCTGAAGTCGCAACGGAAAGAGACATCTTAACTCTCATCCGATGCGGTGTCCAATACAACAGTAGTGTGGAAAGCCTGTGGATGTTTACTTAATCTTCAGGGAGGGCTAAAGTGAAAGAGCCACAGTGGGTAGAGCTTAGTAAACAAAAACCACCAGATGCAGCAGAGTGGGAACATAAGAGGTATTTGTGTTATCCTGGTTATGAAGTTTTAGATTATTGGGATGGCACCTTTTGGAGGTGGCACGCGGAAGACAATTCTAATGAGGAATGTAGAGTAACTCATTGGAAAGAGCTAACCCCACCCACGGACTTGAATAAACCTACCTCTAAGGAGGACTAAAGTGGACAAACAAATCGAAGAACTACTAACGGAATTAAACTCGGTTCGTGCTCTACTGGCTCAGTGGGTGAGCGCCTATGAAAAATATGGTATAATGGCCACCCCTCCAGGTAACCTGATGTATTCTCCTGACACTGTAGATAAATTTTTGTCCACTCTTGGTTATTCGAGGAGATATCTTGAGCGGGTAGCTTCTTCCACGAAAAAGATTACCTTTGAGGTATTTGATGGGGACAAGCCAGCCAAGTATCCAGACATCAAGGTTCATCCATCCTGGAGTAATAACGTATTCTTCAGTTTCGTTGATGCCGAAGCATATGCTTTGAATTGGCTGGGTTGTTATTCTCCTGGAAAAGGAATCATTCAACCGAATGTGCCCTATGATTATGATGGATGTGGGGACTGCGTCACAATTAAAACAATTCAAACAGAATAAATTGGAGACGAAACGATGCGAGTCCTAATCGTAGATAAATTCGGAGCGGTGGATTTAAAAGACAATCAAGACGCTGTGCCGAGAGTGGGAGATGCGGTGTATTTGAATTACACGCCTTTTCCTAAGGTTCAATCGGTCACATGGTATCCAGAAAGAAAAATGATCCATAGCCTATATCCGACTATTACAGGATCGGATGTGGATGTTATTGTTTTCGTTGGATAAAACCTAACCCCCCCTAAGGAGGTGTAACATGCTCGAAGTATCAAATGAGAACTCGGCATTCGGAATCATCAAGAAACTCATTAACTCTCCTTTTACTTTTCATCTCACTGGCTCCCATTTCTTTGGGACCGCCAACGGAAACTCTGACATTGATTTCTTCGTGGAGCTTCCGTCTCATCTCGATTCCAACCAAGTTCAGTTGAATGATTTTTGGTCCTTCTTGGAAGGTGATCTTGGAATGCATCGGGTGAATGGCGAAGGTTCTTATTCGGAAAGAGATCTGGAAGTTGCACATGTTTTTCAAACAACTTTCGTGTCTCCTCCCATTCACATTCAAGTTGTTTTGGATGCGGAGATTAAGGTCATCGCTCAGGATATGATGAAGACACTTGGGGTTGTGCCTGACAAACGTCGGGGAAGCTACCTTTGGGAAAAAGCTTACGATTATGCTCGAAAGCTTGACTCTCGACCCAAGTTGAAACAGAAGTAGGGCTGTAGAAAATTCGAGAGCCTCGCTTCGCTCGGTAACCTATAGTTTTCCGCCCGAGGAATAGACAATGAAAGCAGGCGTCGTTTCTGATCTGCATTTTGAATTACAACAGGACGGAGGACTAACTCTACTTAAAGAACTACATAGGAACCTTGGTGGGATTGATATCTTAATCTTAGCTGGAGATGTATCTGAATCCAGGGATATCATTACTCACCTTGAGTTCCTATGTGGTTTGTTTAAAGAGGTAGTATTCGTTCTAGGAAATCATGACTTGTTTCATGGGTCATTCTCTTCTGTTAGGAAAGACCTGAAGGATAGAGCACCCAAGAATCTGCATTTTCTAGACAACGAAGTTTATGAAGTTGGTGGCAGAAGACTTGTGGGGTCCACCATGTTCTATCCCCATCATTGGGATAATCAATTCCATCATCGTGACATGGCTGACTTTGAGTGGATTAAGGGATTTGTAAACGATGTCTATGCAGAAAATGCTACGGCACAGTATTTTCTTAAGACTACTGTTCGTAGAGACGACATCGTTATCACCCATCACTTACCCACTCCACGCAGTATCCTTCCCGCATATTCGGGTCATCCTTTAAATCGATTCTTCCTCTGTGATATGTCGGATGTGATTGTTAATCAAGAACCGGCTATTTGGATTCATGGACACACTCATAGCAGTTTAAACTATAAACTGTTTGAGACCCAAATAATCTGCAACCCCTTCGGGAACCCAGATGGTGTGAACAAGGATTTTGATCCAGGGTTTGTGATAGAAATATAGGAGTCGGCGATGCCTGGGTTTGGTAGTTTGCTTGCACAACTGAAAGAAGACATGGATATTTTCTTTAACTATCAGATTGATGGCCAATGTCAATCCTGTACTAAAATCGGGGCCGTCAACAACCAACACATCTGTAAAAAGTGTAATGATACCGACGCAACAAGATCTACTCCAGTGAGGATGAATAATGGCTGACGATGCCGTATGGCTTATCTGGAGTATAGAACACGATGCTTGGTGGAAGCCTTGCGAGAGAGGGTACACCAAAGATCGTGGCGAAGCTGGCAGATATACCTTTGCTGTTGCATGTAGTATCATGGAACAGGCTAATAGATATTCTGGTTCTGTTCCCAATGAGGCAATGGTAAAAGAGTAAAACTTTATAACATAGGGAGAAACAAAAAATGCGACTAGAACAATGGGCAATCGTGTATGCGAGTGATGACCCCTATACTTCCTCCTGAGCATAGAGGGCAAGCCTTTGACGGTAAGGTTTATGGTCACCCTAGGTTCAATGACGGTGATCGTATTACCACCTCAAATATTATTGAGGTGAAAAATGGTCGTTTCATTACTCAATCAGGTTCTGAGTATGAGTTAGGTGAAGTAGACCCAGCATACGAAGCCGCATTTCCTGGTGCGAAACAACGCGCTTTAGATTCACTATGTAAAGGTGTTACGAGTTCAAGTTCATAGAAAAACAGGAGTAAGAATGGAACTAGAACTTAAACAGAAAAAAGAACGGGCACATGAAGCTTTGGCGCGATTATCTGGAATTGCCATCAGAGAAACAGTCCGAGGAATTGCTACTATCTCCATTAGGGAAAAGGTCCTAGAGGAAATTCGTGGCTATGAAGTTGATATTCTAAACTTAATCATAGCCGTGGATACATCAGTTGAATCGAAAACATCTAATGTTAAATTCAAAATGGGAGATAGAGTAGGCTGTAACTCTGGACCAAAGGGAGGAACCATTTGTAGTGAGGTCTTCTTTATTCGTGGTGAAGAAGCCTACATGGTTCGATGGCCAAAGGAATATGGAACACAAGGCTGTTTTGCCTTTCAGCTCTACCATTTGTTTAGTTTTAAGGTTGGAGATTGGGTACGGTTCATTGATCGTCCAGGAGTGTCTGGTACAATTACCAATATCAATACCAATTCATACTTTAGATACGAATTCATACCAAGTGATTCTACACTTAAATGTCCCAAATGGTATGGAGGAGATAAAATTGAATTGGTTCCAGAATTCCAAAGCGGGGATATAATTCGGGTTATAGATAAACCCGAAAGAACGGGAACAGTTATTGGCGAGATTTGCCAAAGAAGCTTAATTCAAGTAAAGTGGGCAGAGGAAACTTCGGCAATTAGAAGAGAGTACATAGAACACACCACCAAATTTCACAAAGGAGACAGGGTCCGTCATAATATGGATCCCCGTTTAGTGGGAGTAATTGAGGAAGTTGTTGGGCATTCCCATACAGCTTTTTATAAGATTCTTTGGGACGATAATCGAAGAGAAGCTTGCTGGGAAAACCAACTCGAAATTTCAATAAAACCTATCCCGATTTTAGTAAAGCCTAACCTGGGATTCAAAGTTGGAGATAAGGTTGCAGAGGTGGGTAGTTCCGCTGAAGGAGTAATTACCGATGTTGGCTACGGGTATGGCCCAACATACACGGTTGATTGGGACGTCAACTTAAAGAGTGAACATAAAGGTGCAAAACACTATACTCATGAATTGCGTCTCTTATCCAAACTTGAAACCAAACCCACTTCAAACAAATTCAAAGTCGGAGATAAAGTATATCGTAACGATATTCCATCGGACAGGGGAAAAATTATTACCGACTGTCTAAGCCCAAACAATTTATATCTTATTGAATGGGAAGATAAACGGGGTAACTGGAAAGAACATTGTTATGATACAGAAATTAGTCTTCTACCTCCAAGCGAGTTTAAAGTAGGAGACAGAGTAGGTAGTATCGCAAGTAATGCTGAGGGAACAATTTCCTATGTCGACTATAGCTCTAACTACGATTATGCCTATATAATCGATTGGGATAATTTAGAGCCCTTCGAAAAAAGTGCCGGGACACTTTATAGCTCTTTTGAGTTACGCCACCTGTCTAAACCTGACACCAAATCCAACACAAAAGGAGAAGATGAAATGAGGCACACAACATATCCTCCGTTTAACGGCAATGAAATCGATACAAGTAAACCCTTCTGGATTATTTTCTGTCCTCATTGTAACAATGTTACTTTGAAGCAGACAGAAGCGGATGCGAAGGCAGAAGCCGAGCGTCTCACTCAACTCACGGGGGAGGCTCACCTTCTCTTTGAGCAAAAGGGAATGTGTTCTCCTCAGAAACAGGTAACCTGGAGTTAAATCTTTTCGGGAGAAAACATGGGACCTTTGCAATGTAACATGTTGGAAGGAAGGGATGTTTCCACTCTTTCGGCTGCTATTAATGAATGGCTGAAAGCTCATCCGTATTGCTCCATTGAACATATTTTTCAATCTCAAAGTCAAACTTCTTTTCCTACAGACGGAAAGGTAGTGGTTTCCATCTGGTATCGAGATCAAAATAAAAAATGAAAGTTGAACAAGAGGAGATACACTCTCTCCCCATCGGTGTTGTTTTGCTTTTCATTTTACTTGCTATCCTCTGGTTCCTAAAACACTAAACCCACCACAAGGAGATGACATGAAGAAAGTTGATGGAGTTGATCTTTCGGAGCTTGTTAAAGAAACCGCCACCGCAGTACTCAGCGAGAAACGCAAGGGTATTGCCGGGTTAGTGAAAGAGTTGATGCAAAAGTCAGAATCTCTCGCAAAGGAAATTGAGAAGGGAGAGATTGAACTCAACAAGAAGAAAGCGAATTTAACAGCTGTGAACGACAAGCTGAAGAAGCTTGGTGAGGGTGACTGGTCTGTTCTTCAAGACATCGCCCCGCCTCAGTAAAAACAAAAGACTTCTGGTTCCGATATGTTCACGAGTTATATACTCCACAGGAAAAACGCCGAGTAGCCTGCGATAGAAGTCTCGACATAAGTTTAACTCAAAACTCACGAAGTACCTCACAAGGAGATGAAAATGAGAATTTCTCACGTGCCACCCCAGTTTGTTCCTGGCCGCTTCAATGATGAGTTTGTATTTGTTTCTCCTGTTGTTAAGAGCGGGAGATAAGATGGAAGCAGTGAAGAAACATCTTGATTTATTGGGTCATTTGGTTGAGGACAAAGTTACTGGATTTAAAGGCATTGTAGCTTCCATCAATTTTGAACTCTACGGTTGCATTCAAGCGGTGGTAAATCCAGGGGTTGACAAAGATGGGAACATCAGAGATTCTCGATGGTTTGATGTGAATAGATTGAGGGTGTTGTCCAGTAGTCCAGTAATGAATGTTCCTAATTTCGGTCAACTCACGACTGCGAATGGCGATCAAGGGGCGGATGAAAAACCACTCTTTGATAAACCTTAAATAGATTTAAGAGCCTCGTTCCGCTCGGCACAAACTGTCTCATCGCCCGGTTGGAAATAACTTAGGAGGATGCCAATGAAACGAATGCCAAGACCGTCTTGGGATCTTCCTGACAAGGTAAGGTTTCCTAAGCCGGGTGATGAGATAGTTCGATATATCCGTGGTCCGAAACACACTTACTCAGTTAAGGGAGTGGTGATTGGAGTATGGGTAAACGGAGCACTAGAGGTTAAGTGGGAAGACAAAAAAATACTTATGAAAGGAAGGGAGTAATGAAAAATAGTATGTGGCAATCGTTTAAGCAATGGTTGTCAAGACAAACTATTGTTGAGCTTCTTATTTATTTCTGCATCCTCGCCATTGTCTATTTGCTTTTTTTCGTGCCCATTTATCATGGGCAGGGATGGTTTGGAAAGAAAAGCAATGTAGACTGTACCGTCCAACGACTTTATGTGGATATGAGCGGTAGAAGTTCTCACTATATGGTGGGAACGGACAAGGGGGTATATGAAGTAGGAAACGGCTTTCTTATTGGAATCTGGAACGCCGATGAGATTTATGCAGACATTAAAGAAGGTCGGTCTTATCATTTCACCACGCGGGGAAACAAGGCTCTTGGAATGTTCTACCAATATTATCCTTTCATTGTAAAGGTGGAACCACTCACAAAGCCTGAAATTCCTTATGGTACTGTACCAGGCAAAGAGTGAAATGATTAACTCGGCTAAATGTGTATTTGAAATTACCCAAGAACTTTACTTCAATTGGTCTAAACATAAGAACTTAACTTCCGAACGAGACCAAGAAGATTATTCTCACCTCTATCAAATTCCTCCTCTTAGTTGCTTGGGAGCTTCGAACGGTTTTATGACCGCAACTAATGAACGGAATTGGAAGCGAATTTCCAAAAAGAAAGATAAAAAATCTGGTCTTTGGAATCGTGAATATGAAAATCGGGAGGTGAGGTGGGAGGACTGGGAGAACACTAGTCTTATTGCTGAAGTAATTGACGATGGACAAACCATTCGCAGTATTACTTTCCGTGTCTCATAAGGAGATGACAGATGCAGTATCTTCACTTTACAATTAAAGGTAAGGTTCCTTTGGAAAATCCTCGGGACTTAGCTGATGCCGGGGAAATTATTTCTGGCGTAATGGATGACCTTAAACTTGGATCGATTGGTGATTTGAGTATCAATGCATCTCCAGCTAAAGGTTCGGCAACTGTTACTTTTAGTTTGGCAAACGGCCCAGCACCTAAAAAACCTAAGGGTGTAAAGCCTAGAGCCGTAAAGCCAAAGAAGGCCAAAGCGAAGAAAGTCGCAGTCGCTAATCCTTCGTAGTATTTTTTAATGTCCGATTTTCCGCTTCCAAAAGGAATCTTAAATGACTTAGATGGAATTTCTTTTGTTGGTAAGCTGGACAAAGGCACTATGGTTAGTGGGTTATCTTTTGTTGTTTCAACCATGACTCAGATAGATTCTATATTTACCGAGGAGTGGTCAACCTACTATAAAGTTGATATTCAATATGTGCCGATGGGAGTTAAGGTGGTTTTATGGAAAAAATGAAAGAATTTTTTTGGGTGATTCTATTTTGTTTAACATGGATTAGTGGGATAACCCTTAGCATTGTTTCAGTTAAGATTTTGGGTTTATCTTTCTCATTCTTTGTTGTTGTTTTAATCATAAGCATTGCTGAGAGTTGGGTTCTTTTGTTTTGTATTAGAAGAGCCAGCAAGTATTGAACGAAGAAACATTCAAGTCTAATTTTATCACGGTCTTTCTTGCAACTTGGGTGGCAAACAATTATCAAGAGGCCATTAATAATGGGGAGCATGAAAAGCTCAATCATCCTCCCGTTGAAGATGCTGAGATGCTTGCGAACGAAGCGTGGCGAGAAATCTTGAGCAATTGTGTGTGCCACTTCAAATTAACTTAGGAAGTATCCAGAGCCAGTAAGTCAATGTCGCAGGGCGTTGGCTTACTGTAATGTGGGTATAACCGGAGGAGGTAAACGATGAATGGATTCACGAACCATTATATTTCTGCAATGCAAGACTTCATCGCTAACCCCTGTGTAAAACGATGGCGAGGGGTTGAGAGATTAAGTGATCTTAATTGTAAATGTTTACTTTTAGGGGTTTCTCAAATAGGCTCCTGTGTCGGCTGTCCATTTTATTCTTTTCATCCGAATGGCAGTGCCTGTCCTCGCTTAAATACAGCCTCCAGAAAAAAATTAAATTTGTTTATTCCAAGGTTAGTTCTTGCTTGTTTAGAAGCTATTGCTTATTTACAGGCTAAGGAGTAAATATGGCAAATTTAAGAAGGGTTACCGATCAAAATCGTCAGGAACAAATTAAAGCCTTTGAGGCCTTTATTGATAATCCAACTTTGGAAAATCGGAAACACCTGGCGAAAGTGATGCTTTTTGATAGTGGGCGAGATGGCAAACGAGGCTTTTGTTCGCTTTCTCGGCGAGAAGATGAAGTCTATCCTATTGTTGAGGCTTGTGAGGGGTGCCCGTTTTTTACAAGTGGTCTCAAAAGTTATTGTCCAAGAACAGAATGGATAATGGAAGAGGACTTTCCTTCGTTAACCTTAAATCGTCGTGAAGAAATACAACAAGGCCAGGTTGCTGTTTTTATTCTGGCGTGTGTCCAGGCGATTGCTCACCTTAGGATTAAAGAGTAAATGAAAGATATTTTGCAAAACTCTCTAAATGCTTTGCAAAATTTTATTGATAATCCTAATCCAGAAACCTTTAAACAGGTTTACGAATCTTTTGCAGTCTTTAGAGTATGTCCTCTTGCCACAAAATATGAAAATATAGATATGTATCATTGTGAAAATTGTCCATTTCCCCGTGTGTTTAATCGTACTCGACTATTACAATGCCTTAGACAATATGGATATAGCTTTGATTCATCGAAATATTTAGGCCAAATGCTTGTTGCTTGTATTGAAGCAAAGGTTCTTCTGGAGGGCAGTAAATGACGAGAATAGAAATACTTAAATCACAAATCAAAGCTCTTCAATCTTTTATTAACAACCCAATTAAAAATAATTGGAATAATATTTCATTAGCTTTTACTCAGGGATCAGCAGGAGGTCAAAAATGTACTCTAGCTGGCCCCGATAATTCATATGGAACATGTCGTTCGTGTGTTTGGGCTAAAATAGATTATACCTACCCACGAAGTAAACGGTTTCGTAAGTTGTTACTTGGACACACCAATAGAGTAAAATACTGTGGACCAGCATATCCAGAGACCGAACAACTTCCTTCGGTTATCCTAGCCTGTATTGAATCTGTGGCTAAACTGGAGGTTCTTTTGGAGGAATAAGATGAAAAGAGAGAACATGGTAAGTGCCCACAATCTCAAACAACAGATTAGGGCGCTGGAAAACTTTATTTTTAATCCAATTAAATCCAACTGGGCAGTTGTACATCGAGTTTTTTCTTATGATAACTATCAAGCCCATAAAAAATCCAACATAAAAGAAAACAGAAGTTGTTGTTCAGTTGCCTTTCTTTTATCCAGAAAAACCCTAACTCAAGATCAAGATGATAATTTCGCGTGCTCTACTTGTCCATTTTTCAAATTTCAAAATATTTGTTGCCCAAGAGCCGGCATCAATGAAGACAGATGGCTAGAAGCAAAGACTTGGGAAGCCGTTCAAGAAAATCTACCACAAATTATTAAGAATTGTATTGAGTCTCTTGGGCTTATTAAAACAGCCGAGGAGGGTCAATGAGAAAAAGAATTCTTTTAGAGGAAGTGAATCATATTAATAAGGTCATTATTCTTTTAGAAAATTTTATTAATGATCCGACAATACCTAAACTTCGGATGATTAGTGATAGTCTTAGAAACTATCCATATAGAGAAAATAAAATTTTTTCTTGTTTTATTAATGCCATCGTATTTACCGGAAATGAATATGAAAACAAAAGATGTAAACATTGCCCATGTAAGAGTGAACCGCTTATCAGTATGATAAACTGCTATGGTCAGCCTGGACTTTGTTTAGAGGATCCAAGTGACGATATATTTTTTTGTAAAGACATTCCCGTTACCATTAAAGCCTTGTTGGAAATTATCGGACTATTAAAAACCAAACTCCCATAATATGAAAGGAGAAGATATGTTTGAGTTAACTCAAGAATATATGGAACAGCTTGTAATTGACATGGAAACTTTCATATCTTCTCCTACAATAGCAAATTGGAAAATCTTAACCTCCCGTATGAGGATAGCAAGTAAATGTCCATTCTCCATAGCAATAGATAATTGCTGTCCGCCTGGGTGGCCACGATCAGCCTGTAGAGCTTGTGGATTTGATGCACCATCTTCAATAGACCCATGGCTCGATGTTGAGACGGGCTGCAACTATCCGAGAGATGATAATTCTAAAGCTGAGGTTATACATTTATTTATTCAGTTTATTGCTATGTATAAAATTTTAATTAAAGGAGATTAGAAAATGAGTACGAAGAAAGTCAAACAAGAAATAGAAACTTTAATACGCCTTTCAAGTTTCGGGCCTCGACCGGATACTCCCGAGGGTGAAGCGTGGGGAAGGGGCGCTCGCTGGGGTTACGAACAGGCCATGAGCAGATCCACCGATAAAAAAGCAGCCGCTAAGGATGCAGCAAAAACCATTGCTTCGATGGCCGAAGCTAGTATCAAGCAACTCTTTATGTCTAATTTTATTAGACATAACAAACGGGTGGAACTTCTCAAAGAGCTTTCTGATGCCGTTGCTACTATCGAAGAGGGTCTTGAATATATCAGGGAGGAATAAATGAAGCGAGATTTCTACGCCGATCTTCATGATGACATTATCGATGACGAATACGATAATTCTGAAAACATTTCTACATCTCAAGCTTCTCCCATTCGTCACCCTGAAGTAACGTCCAAATCGGGAACAAGATATATTTTTTTCCATAACCGCCGGCGCAAACATCATCTTCCGAGTTGGATGATAAAGCTTCAACATTTGGATTGGTGGGGCAAACACGACGGAGAATATTCTTTAGGGCGAATCCAACGAAGGCTTGATGCCCTGTTAATCTGCCCTCCTGTTAAAATTATGTCCCATTACCGTGTATTGGAAATTAATTATTTACATGATAGGGGACTGTGGTTGGATTTTTCTAGCGCATATAGTTATGCGTTAGGAGTTTATCCCGACAACTGTTTGCATGATTCTTTTCGTTTTTCATCGTTGTTTTACTCAGGGCTTTGGGGGCCAGATCTTGAGAGTATAAGAAAAATTAAGTTAAAAGAGTTTCAAGACGCAGTTAAAGAGGCTCTTCCTGAATATGAAGAATTTTGGCCTAGCAAAATTGAAAGCTTGAAAAGAGCAATTACCTCTGCTCAAAAACAAACCGAAATTTTGCGAATTAAGAGAGAGAAGCGAATCGCCCATCTCAAAGAGACCCATGGTAAAACTCCAAGATACTTAGATCATCAGCGCGTTCTATATGGAGTGGATGAGTTTGCTGATCCATATGAAGAAGATTCATCCAAAGAAGAAAGGGAGGAACATGATCGAGAGAATCGTGGTTTTCTCACGACGACAGATTGAAGAGCTTGCTTACAAGCCCTTACTTGAATTGGAAGAAGTGCGGGTGTCCACTGGACCATATGCCATTATCAGCATTACCGGTTCAGATGATGACCTTGCTCAGCTACCCCTTAATGCGGACTTCGTTCTTCGCTTAACCTTCGATGATATTCTTGAAAATATGAACGGTAAAGAAATTGATATCATTGGTGGTGGAACACTTAAACTTAAATTCATTACGCGAGACGACGCTCTTTCGATTACTCATTTTTTTGAAGAAATAAAAGATAAGGTTTCTTTACTCGTTGTTCATTGTGGGGCTGGTATTTCCAGAAGCGCAGGCGTCGCTATTGCCATTGCCGAACAAGTAGATATTTCAATGATGGGTCATCTTATTTCTCAACATGAGTTTTTTAATCGCGATGTCTATGCGTTAATCAAACAAACTTTCAACTCCCATAAGGAGTAACGATGATTAATGTAATTATAACAATCGTGTTGGTATTGGTAATATTGGCCATTTGTGTTGGGTTCTATTATTTCGGGCGGTTCGAGGGTAAGACTCTAGCTGAAATGGATTCCCTTAATAAGGCCCGAGAAGAAAATCTCAAAGCCATGAAGTCCTATCAAGACGCCCATAAATTTTATGAAGACACTACAATCATGATTGAAAATTGGCGTAGAGAACTGAAGATTAGATGTGAAGACAATCTCAAGGCTGTTAAGCGAATTTCTAGTTTAAGTGAGACTAGATTAGATTAGATAACTTTGTAAATATAATGACATGAATAAAAAATGCAACGAATGTAAAGAAGAAAATAGTATTTTTAAAATATCCCTCGCATGTATAAAGTACCGTAAAAATGGATTAGGTAAACGCGGACACTGTTCTTTTTGTGAACATCTAAAGCGGTATCATAGCAAGAGAGACAAGGGAGAAAGAAATGAAAAAGAAACCGTTTCAATATCATGCCTCAATGGAAATGATGGGCGACGACACTTGCATGCGCACCACTAATATTGAGATGCGTATGAATCAAGATAAAAAGCGTGGTAGTAATTCTAAAAAGAAAACCCAAACCAAGAAGCAAAATCCCAAGAGGAGTCGCTGATGCCTAAGAACGGACAAGGTACCCGAGTATTTTTATCATTTCGTAAATCTCCTCTCGGTATTATCGAAAGGGAAGAAGATAAGGATTTGAATCGCATGGATGTTTTTAATCCCGCTGCGTCAAAGAAACCAGAGACCGGTAAAGTGGTTCGTCTTAGTCGTGTGCAAGCAAGCATTCTTCGTAACCTTCATCGTATGAAAAATGGTATTTAAAAAGATATGTCATACGAAGGCTATGATCAATATCTGTGTGGGAATGGTCATTATTGGATACAAGATTGTAACAACGATAATGAAGAGTGTCCGGTATGTAAAGGAAAGTTTGTGTGGAGGAACGGTGTAAATGAAACTAATTTTGACGGATGGGGTTATATCGACATGGAAAAGTTTCTTGTCACCCCAGCTGTTAATGTTACTTGTCCTACTTGTCACCATGAAAGCGAAAACACTCCTCCCATTTATCGCGTTCCTACTCAAGATGAAGCTAATGATGCTAAGACTTGTAGGGATGAAAACGGTAATATTATTTCTTGCAGTGAGGAGTTAAAAAGATTGGAGGCAGAAAATGATCAAGTACACTGATTCAAATGGTGAAACTTATGCTGTAGTCACCAATAGCAGAAAATTTGCCATTGCCCGCCTGAATGATGACGGTAGTATTAAATATTTTTGTGCGGGTATGGATACTTTTCCAGACGGTGCAAGAATGTTTAAGCGAGGTGCGTTCTTTGTTAATTACTATCCATCACTTGACTTAGCTCAAAATGAACTGCAAACATATGTTGACTCTGAACAAGTGAAAGAGTGGGAAGTGGTTTCCGAACCGGAGATTAAAAATGATTAAAGTGGTTAAGACTTTCGGAGAGGTCCCAGTGGGATGGTGGGTTGAAAGTAACGATGGTCAAGTTAAACAGGCTGATGATTTTATGATCAGTCCCTACGGTTGGCCATCGTCGCTTCCTGTAAAACATGGCATCTGTTCTAATGTTTCAGATGAACTCAAATATCTTATCAGAAAGGATGGAGCGTGATATGGAAAAAGTCGCGGAAGTTCTACAGTCTATTGCGGCACAGCTTGGAACAACGGTTGAAAATCTTTGGCCCTATATTGTAAGGCAACAGATCATTGAAGGCTGGAGTGGTATTATTACTATTTCCATTCTTTATCTAATTTTCTTGGTTGTTTTCTTAGCGATCAGGAAAAAGGATGGAGGGGTTTGTGGAAATAATCCAAACGCATATGGGGTAGTAAAAATTGTCCTTGGTATTTTAACTGCAATTTTAACTCTCACTACTCTCTGTTGTATTCATGTTTTAATTTCTAAAATTATCAATCCAGAGTACGGAGCGTTAAAAGATTTAATGAACATGGTACACGGATATCGTTAAGGGTAAATACATGGAAACTAAACCCTTAACTCTCAGCAAAGGCTTTGCTAAAGTAAGTAAGGTCATTACGGTTGGAACGACTGGAAGAATTTTTCTAGTCAAAATGAACGAGCCATTGGGAGAAGCTAATTATGTGCTTATCCTTAACAAGTCTCGTGACCGTGAGGCTGTAAAAGATAAGATGCAAGCGGCTAGAAAAGCAAAAGGAATTGCCTGTAATAGAGGGATGAATAATCAAACTCGTAAGTCTTGGTGGGCTTGTTGGGGTTTTCCGAATAGGGAAAAAGCAAGTAAGGCTCTTCTTTTTGCTCAGAAGAATTTGTTTAAAGCTTCTGCTAAAGTTGGTAATGCTACTGTTTCCCTATTTGATGAAGTTCATCAGGACAGGGCGAAAAATTTCTTTATTGCTCATGCCAAATACCAGAAAAACTTTTCTGATAATTTGGATTAAACAATGAAAAAGAAAATTTCAGAAATCAAAAATCAAATTACCAAAACTATGGGTAATATTATTAAAATAAATGGCAAGTGTCCCAACAGAGAATTATCGCGCCCAGATACAATTGAAGAAATGGTATTTGAATTTCCACTCCTCGACGATATGGATGCTATGATTCCTAGTTCAGCCGTTCAAAATATTAAAACAATGATCACTAATTTAGATAAAGCCCAAGCCACTATAGAAATTAATAAAATTAAATTATCGGCTATGCAGGAAGTAATTAAAAATTTACCCAAAGATAATGAAATTTATTTCGATACGGATTGGAATGATGATAACGATATTCAGCGTTGGGATTTTAATATTTCTACTTCTCATATGGAAACAGACGAAGAGTATTTAAAAAGATTAAAAGAACATGAAGAGATGTTAAAGGATAGGGCAGCTAAAGCAGCTTTAAAAGCTAAGAGATTGGACACCGTCAGAGGACTTAAGGCTCGGGTTAAAGAAATGGAAGCTGTTATGGTGCAACACGGTTTGAATGTACCAGAATAAAAGGTGAAAGAATGAAGAAAATTAAACTCGATAAACAAATCATTGAAATTAAAGAGGCCGAAAATAAAATTTTAGAACTTGGGGGTAAAGTTCCTAAGCGTGGCCTTTCTAAATGGAAAAAATTAGATCAATTTAAAATCAAATGTCCCTGCTTTAACGATGGTGTTACAGGGGTTACTGAGGTCATAAAAGATTTAAAGGATCTTGTTAATTCCATAGACGAAAGTATGTCTTCTATGGAAATAGCTAAGCTTAAAGCCAACGCTCTAATGGAGACGATAAAAAGTGCCGATGAAGATTCCAGGGTTTCTGTTAAAGTTTTCTGGGACGACGATAGTGATATCAATGGTTCTAGTAATCTCCAATGGGATGAATTTCAAATTGAAATTGCTGAACCCAAAACCAATAAAGAATATTTAGAAGCTTTAAATAAATCAATACAAACCCGTACTGAGGCCATGGAAAAACAACTTAAGAAGAAAAAGAAAAAAGAAACTCTTTCTGATGTTAAAGCTAAACTTAAAATGGCTGAGGATTTTATTAAAGCCAACGGACTTAAGTTATCACAAGATAGGAATAATTAATTGCTGGGAAACTTTTTTGCTTTACTAATTCTCGGCCACATGGTAGGTGATTATTTACTACAAAACAAGTGGATGGCAATGAATAAATCAGCCAGCCATTTTAAATGTGCGGTACATTGCCTACTGTATACCTTAGCGGTGGTTTGTTTTACATGGCCAGAAATTCATGGTTTATTATGGACCTCTATTGTATTTGTTTCTCATTACCCAATTGATAGGTGGGGCCTTGCGGACAAATGGTTGGGAATGATAAATAGCCGTAGTCTAAAAGACTTCATTGTGTTTGGTAAGTATGATATTCCGATGGAATACGACTATGAAAATTATCACGCTCTTCGTGCTGGATTTACATCTATAGTGTATGTGGCCACCGACAACACGATGCACATTGGTTTAATGGTTCTTGGCTGGTACTTAGTGAAGTAGGAGCTGAAATGAAATTTAATAAAGGACACATCTTAGAGGCTGGAGATAGACTCCATACGATGATTATTTTATCGGAGGAGTTGCTTAGAAATCATCCAGCACTTAAAAAAGCCAAATTAAACAAACGCTTTAAGAAAGTGATTAAAAAACTTAATAACATGTATCAAAAAGTTTGGCAATTAAAATGAAATCTCAGTCACTGAAACATAAATTCACTTACGAATGGATAGCGATATTTGGTTATGTTCCAGTTAAAAAAGACTTTGTCGCATACAATAGAAATGGTATAATTTTTCAAGGTCGTGTAATTTCTCCTCGCCCCACTTATTATGGAAACATTACCGTTGACCCTGGCGTTGGTTTAACTGAGCCCTTTCACATAGTCGGCGCGGCTGAGGTAATCTCAATTTTAACTTCAGATGGTAAGCGCTTTGCAAACGAAGAAAATAAATCTTCAGAAGGAATTTTTCCTGCTGGCTGGCAAATTCCTGTTGGTTGGCGAATTATGGGACCTAAGAAACAAGGAGGAGAAACGATGTGGTCTGATTATCCGAATTTTAACCAAAACGGTGTTGACACAAGCGTGAATGATTTTTGGATTATTTTTTGTCCCGTCTGTAACAATGTAACTCTCGCCAAAGACGAGGCGGCGGTGAAGACCAAAGCAGAAGAGCTTACTGAGAAAAGCGGAAACCCTCATGTAATTTTTCACTCGAAGGGAGTTTGTACTCCAACCCGTAATGTGGTTTGGAGCTAATATTATCTAGGGCCTCTTTCTGAATTGTAGGCTGAATTGACGAAAGCAGTGTGGACGAGATCAAACGGCTTAAATGAGCGTTTAGTCGCACTGAAAGGTTAAGGATGCCGAAGCCCTATTACATGGCGTGTCGGAAGAGGTGTCCCAGAAAGAAGGTGACTGTGTTTTATTGTCGCAGCCCTTGACTAATGTTTATAATACAAAGTAATTGTATAAAAGAATATAATGAACGAGTAACCTGGGACGTAGGCTCATCCCCTCCTCAGGGCGTGTTAAATTTTTAAAACTGTTGCCTGAGACATCTTAACTAATGTTGGGTGTTGTAGAAGGGCGATAGTTAATTCTTGGATTAGAAATCATGCGGCCCCCTTATGATGAATTGAAACGTTTAATACCGCGCCAATCCCATAAGATGTGGTTCGAAAAACAACGCTGCAGCGTTGTAGTGACTCTAATCTAGAAAGGAGAATAACATTGGCCGCTTATATAAACATAATGGTCAGATGTAGAAGCTCGGATTAAATAATCCCCATAACTAAAAAATGGAGTCGAGTGCCCGGGAAGTTGAACTGATATCCTTACAGGCTTTTAAAAATTAAGTCCACTATCCTGTGTTTAAAAATAAACCCAGGATCTGATGGTCAGATGTAAGATGTTATCAGTTTGCCCCGGGGCAAGGTTAATGCAGCCGGATGATAATCCGCCAGTCCCAAGCCTGGAAATGCAGAGGGGAATAGGAAATGTTATGAAAAAATATTCTATGCAAAATTTTAATGATGCTCTTGATAATTTAATTAATAACCCGAGTAAAAAAACTTTCATTGCTTTTTTAAGAATTGCTGGTGAGGCTCCGGGAGATTGTCCACTATGTAGGTACTTAAGTAATGTCCGTAGACTAGATATACCTTGTTCATTTAAAGATTTGGATTGTCCTATGGGATTAAATTCAAATACCCATGAATTTGTATGTGCGCCATCATCTATAAATCTCATTCCTTTATCTAGAGTAGTAACCAAAGCAATCGAACTTAAAGCGTTCTTAGAAACAATAAAATAAATTATGAAGACCACGCTTAATAATTCGAAAGAAAAACATAAGTGTGGGATGGAGTCAAACGAGCAAGTTAAGTGCTGTCCTGGATTTCACCGAGCAGGAAAATTTAACCCTAGTCGTTTGGCAAAAGAGATTAGCCGCTCAGCTAATGTAACGTTTAAACCCTTCCTTGGATGTCTAAATAGCCCAAGCGGGTTGGCTGAGGACTGGGCAATCTAAAGTTTCGGGCCGAGAAGGTGCCGGAATAAATATTTAAGACCACGAGCCGTGCTGGAATCATGAAAGTGATTTGAATCGTGGTATGAAGTTAGACGAGTATGGGCACGTTTATTGGGTAATCAATATCCTCGGCCCATACCCTCCTAAAAAGAGGACTGACTCGGGAGAGCCGAAGTACCAAAGTGCGTCTAGCGAAAGAACAGTCTCTTTGCGTTTTTCACATCCCCTGCCAGGATGTCTTTTACAGTCCTGTGCGAGCTATTGTGAAGAGGGAAGCACTGTTCCGAGTCTCGGGCCTGGATAGCTGCGGGACAAATATGGGGGAGCCAGTATCACACAATTAAACTGAAGAATAAGTTACGTTTAATTGTGACTACTGGTCCCCCTTTACTTTTTAAATGGAGGAAGTATGCCGAAACTAATTTTAGTAAGGGGTTTACCTGGCAGTGGAAAATCTACCATTGCAATTCAAAATTACCCTCAGTTTGCACATTGGGAATCGGATATGTTCTTCATTAAAAAGAATGGAGAATATATTTTCGACACTCGTTTAATCCATGTGGCTCATAAATGGTGTTTACATAAAGTTGAGACCGATCTTAAGAGTGGTAAAAATGTAATAGTAAGTAATACATTTATTGCTCGTTCAGATATAAAACCATATATAGAACTTGCTAATAAATTAAACATAGAAATTGAAGTAATTACTGCAAGAGGTGAGTACGGAAGTATCCACGGTGTTTCAGAAGATATTATAACAAAAATGAAAATTAGATGGCAGGAGTACCCATGAGAATTAGTGAAATAATCGCAGGCCTTCAAGTGGAAATGGAAAAGCGTGGGGATTTAAGAGCATGTGCTTTTGATGCTTATAGCGGAGAGACTTATGAAATTAATTCTATTCTTTTTGTAAAGGGTTGTTCTGAACTACCAGTTGACAACCTGGAATTTAACGACCACATTCTATTAGGGGAATATACATGAGTCGAGAATATAAATGTGTTCGAATTACTTATGGCAGCTTCAATGTAAGTGGTACACAGGCTTTATGTAAAATGTCAGAGGAAGTCCATGATCATGCCACGGCTGCTACAGGGCCTGTTGTTCCACAGGGTCATAGATTGCTTACTTCTCCCGTAGTTAAAGTACAAGTGACGCCAGAAGAAATTGCGATATTTACAATGTCTGGAAGTAAATATTGGATGAAAAACGAATCACATGAAAGTCCGTGTTCTTTTATTGATGTGGTAAGCATTAAAAAATGGCTTGTTGGTCGTGGCCCTGATCCAGATCCATGGCCGTTGAGTGACAATAAATAAGGAGACAATATGAAACGACCAAAACTAGTAGTGATTATTAGTTTAATCGGAATTTTTGTTTATCTTTGGTTTTTATTTTTCCTCTCCCATCAGAACGACGTCTCAGCAGCATCTGAATCAAAAAGATTAGTGCCCCAAGAAGAAGGCAGTTTCGTTATGGATAAACGAGAAACAATTAATTATGCCATCGTAGTAGATAGTAAAACAAAACGAGAATACTTATTTGTATGTCGAGCCTCTACCGGTTTATCTATTACTCCTCTATTGGAGACTAAACCCTAAGGCTATCACTGTGTAGTTCTTAGAGCTAGCAGGCTAGAAACGGCCTGCTATAATGTGAGAACTATAGGAGGTGCTCATGATAGAGCGATACGGTATCAATGAAAATGATTGGATGCTACAGAGACAAGACGACGGGCATTTAGTTTCTTATAATGATTGGTTAAGGGTTCGCACACTTTTAAAGAATCTTGAAGTTGCAGCCAACGAGTACTACCATATGGCTGATATCTCCGTGTCCGTTAATAATGCAGACCCTGAATGTGTTTATGAAAATAATTTACTGGCTGCAAGAAATGAGGCCAGGGGTTTCATAAAGGAGACTAAAGATGCCGATGAGCAAAAAGGTATTTCGACTTAAAACTCTTGCAACTAAACTTCAAATGGAAGTCGATCCACTTATTGATAGTACTGAAAAACTTCTCAAGACTCTGAAGTTTATAGGTGTTGAATCTTTTGGTGACAGCACCCTTATTTATAATTATGCACAAACCAAAGAGGCCCTACGACAAATCAAAAATAAAAAACAAGAACTTAAAGGCCTTATGTAAAGATGCAACCATTTATTGCAGCACTTCAATCTTTTATCAATGAACCAAATTTAACCTCATGGTTAGATATGGTTGAAGTTTGGAGACATGAATCCTTACAAAGTAAAAACAAGGATTGCCCGATAAAATTTGAAATCGTCGGGATGAACACATTGATGTGTGGCGATTGTCCATTTTTAAATGCACATCCATGCCCATGGATAGTCAGTAATTTAGATTCCCCAAAAGGTAAAGAGCATTTTAAAGAAATACAAAGTATTCTTTTAGTCGATAGTATTATTTTATTATCTAAATTACAAGCAATGGAAAATATAAATGTCAAAAAGAGAGACTGATGCTAAAGTTATTCTTGTTAATTTTGTGAATCACCCAACACCTGAAACTTGGGAAGAAGTACACAAATATTGGGAAATTCAAAATGCATGTCCATTTAATATAATGTATGAAGGCAGATGTGGTTGTTGTCCTTTTACAAGATTTGGAAAAAATCTTCATTTATCGATGCATGATTCAGCATTTGAACATCTTTGTCCATTTTATAAAAATACTCATTTAGATTTGAGTTCTAGGCTTGTTGCTAGTATTCAAGCCGTTGCTTATATAGAAACATATGAAAACTTAGAGATAGAGCAACTGGTTCCCCTGTGGACAAGGGAAATCAACAAGGGTGGAGGATAAAAATAAAATGAGAAAAAATAAATTTTTCAAAAACTTTATTGCGTCTCTCAAAGAAGCAATAACAATGAATATCAATCGTAAAGATCCCCCACCTAAAACCACATATAGAACTTTAAATGATGGTAGTGTCCTTAGAACTATCACATATTATAGTTCCGATGGTCAAGTTGTGAGAACGGAAACTGACCACTTGCCAAAGTAATGTTATATCAAAAAACAATTAATGCTTTAAGGTTATTTACAGAACAACCTAACCCCCATAATTGGAAAAATATTTCATTAGCATTAATTGATGAATCTAATGAACTACTACAACAATGTTTATTGGGCTCTCCTGGACCAACCAAGGGATCTCCAGCCCATTGTTGTGATTGTCCATTTTGGCAAATATAAACAAACTAATACATTTTGCCCTAGGTTTATATACAGAAGGCCTTCTATCGAAAGATTTGGAGAGGCAGTTTCCGTTGTTATGGCCATTCAAGCTATTGCTAGATTAGAAATGTTAGCTGAAGAACATGAGTGAATATATAAAAGATTATTCTTTTATTATTAACAGAATATTATTTAAAAAGGCATTGGAAGAATTTATATCTAATGTTAACGAGGATTCATTCCAACTTTTGAAAAGATTTGCCTTGTCTGGTATATCATGTAGGGTATTGGCCCCCACTCGTTATCAAAATCCATATTGTTATGGGTGTTGTTTCCAATCTGAGCGCGGGTGTATATTGAGCACAAATACCGCCGAAACAGTTCTTGGTAGTATACAGGCTTTAGCTTTTATTCTTTCGGAGGAGGAAGATGGCAGAACCTAGTAATATAAAATACCTTAAGAGGTTTATTGCGTGCCCCTCTTCTGAAAATTGGGAAGAGGTAAAAATTCATGCGGTAAGAGATTGTTATTTTGGGTCTGAATGCCCATTAATAAATATCAACAATGGGTGTTGTCCACTTTTAACTAGTGTACCGTCCGAAAACTATCCCACTTCAGATGACTTACCTAAGCTCACCGTCATTGCTATTCAATATTTGGCGCTACTGGAATCTAGGGGAACAAAAAACTACTAACTAAGGAGATAGAATTGGATAAGCATAGTAAACTTGGTATCGTTTCATTTATTATCTCTGTTTTTTCTATCGTAACTTTCTTTATGACCTTGGTTCTTGGAATAGTTATCACAAGCGGAAGAATGGAACCTCAATCTGGTATTGCCGTTTTTTCTGGATTGATTTATTGTTTTGATATGGTTGCATCTATTGTTGGTGTTGGTTTAGCTATCGGGGGTTTTTGTACACAGAGTAAACATCTTTTCTGCTGGTTAGGCGGGGTGATGAATGTATTGTTTCTTATTGGAGTAATGCTTCTTCTTGTTATTGGCACAATGGTTTCGTAGTTGTTACTCCGTCCCTGGAGAAAAAGCATTTCCATAGAGAGGATCTGGACACGGGACAACCCCGGCTCTCTATGGCGTGTTGACTTCCCCGACCCTCGAAAGGTCCGGCCTGATCCTCAGGCAGGAAGTACGGTGGGGCTGGGGCAGCTGGCCCCGGCCCCTTGATATTTTAAAAAACTTTGGAGGTTCATATGAAATATTACAGAGTAAATAATCTTAAAGAAAATCACATGGGCCTTCAATATAAAACTGGTTTAGTGGAAGATTATCGACGATGTGGGATTGGTTTTCTAGGTGGTATTCATTTTGCTAGTGTAGATATTCTTGCATTCATTAATTTTGGACCATGGATTAGGGAAGTAACTATTCCCTCCAACACTATTATTCATAAGGCCGGATACAACGCTAAAGAGTTTAAGGCTCAACGAGTTATTCTTGGTGAACGAAGGAAAATTACACTATCAGTAATTAAAGAATTAGTTTCTGAGGGGGCAGATGTCAACGCCGTTAATGGGACTCCCCTTATCAATGCCACCTGTCTTAGAAATTTTGGGCTTGTGAAGACACTGTTGGACTGTGGTGCAAATCCCATGGTGTCTGATGCTGAGGCTCTGAAAATAGCAAGTAAGATTAATCGCTATGATATTTTAAACCTTTTAACTGGGACCACGAATGAGTAAACCTAAAAAATCATCTAAATTTAACGATGATGAAATTGTTGTTTTCGTTTATAATTTAATGAAAGAATTTATTAGTAATCCAAATATTAAATTATGGGAAGACATTCTTGAAGGCTTTCCATGTCGATTTGATGATTGTGAAAATTGTCCCATGAGTCGAATCAATTGTTTTGATATTGATAGTGAGGGGTGGGAAAAAACAACAGGCATGTGTGTAACTTGCTCTATAGAAATTATAGCTATGTGTGAGTCTGAGATTTTTCCATTCAGACCTTCTACATGTAACTCAAAAGAAAAGTGGAGAATGGAATGATTTTATCAATCGTGGCGACTAAAACAAATATATCATATAAAGAACAAGAAATAAGATTGCGAAAAAAATATAAAGAAATCGGGTCAGGCCGGGATGCAGAAATATATAAAGTTTCAAGTAATCGAGTTATTAAGCTTCATAGAATGTTTACTGGGACCCATCACAATGATCCCTACTGGAATTTTCTTCGTATTATGCCAGAAAATAATATTTATTTTCCTAGGATTTTTGATATAAAACTATACCGCTTTAAGTCCTTAGATCGGGTAGAGGAATATACAATAATAAAAATGGAACATCTAATCAAACTGAATGACTTTTCCAATCGAGGACAGGTTCTAAGAGCTGCTATTCAAGATTTTGGTTTTCCAAAATGTGCTGAGGATAAATTTATTTCACGACTGGCAAATTGGGCGCTAGGTTGGAAAAGAAAACAAAAGAACATGCAACTAAATCCTCAAACTCAAATGGCAATGGATGTATTAGATACTTTGAAATCCTTGTCATGCGGCGACCCAGATTTACACGAAGGTAATTTTATGGTTAGAAAAAAAGAACACAGCCAGTTAGTAATTATCGATCCAATGGCATAAACTATGGAGTCTCTTAGGAGAAAACAATGAAAAAGAAAAAGCCCAATTGGTTTAGGATTGCTACTAAGATTAACTCCATTATTATAGAAGATATAGTATCTAGAATACAAACCGTAGATAATCTTGGACACATTACAGAAGAGGCTACGGCGATTCAAAATGAATTGATGAAGATTAGAAAGCGCTGTATCCAACTTAATCTTCTTCAAAACGCCCTTCCAGATAAAAGTGAAACATGAAGTTTGAAAATATTAAAACTTCAGTTGATATTTATATGATCGCTAAGGAAGCCTTGCGCAATCGTCTCTATATTGACAATGAGAGCGCATTTTGGGTTTGGTTACACAACCCATGTGATATTAAAAAAATAACTACCTGCCGAGATGATGGTAAGTTAATTGGCGTGGCCGTTATGATGAAGCACCCGGACATTCGTTTTGCTAATGGGGTTAACATTGGTGTGTATGTTAAATATACATACCGTTGTCGTGGTATAGGTTCAAAATTAATTAAAATGTTGCCCAATGGTAAAAGCAACAAGCGATTATTTTGGGGAACAGGAATTAAAGATTCTGATAAGTTTTTCAAAAGTCTCCCTAAAAGTCGTAAAACATTTAATCTTATACGTGCGGATGGTGAATGATGATTAATGATGATTCTCCTCTATATAGCGGTAAGAGTTTACTAATGAAAGAAATAGCGATGGAGCGTGGTATTAGATATATAGATGTTCCAGTTTCCCCTGCTCCAGCCTCAAAAGACTTTCTTGGATTATTAATGGGAGATGTTCATGCCTTCCTTAAGATGTGAAAAATGTCAATATCGAATTGAATTTGAGGGAGAAATAGTTATTCACTCCCGACGGGCTGATGGTTCTTGTTATCATTATTATATCTGTTCTGAGTGTTTTGATATTAGAGCATATAAGGATATTAAGAACTGCCCTAAGTGCTTCGTTTGGCACGATGATAATGATCACTGCCCAAAGTGTGGAGTGGGGCCAGTAAATGTAAATAGAATTATTCATGAATTTGGGAGAGTAACATGATTCCACATAGGGAGTGGATAAATTCTATGGAAAATTTTATCCGCGATCCTAGTTTTGAAAACATGTTGATGGTAAGAAAAATTAGAGACGATTACGGTTGCTCCAGCTACTCTCGTGATGGACAGCAGGGAAGGGGACCGCTTTGGCCTAGAGATGGTAGAAGCATATCCAGTTTATGTAAGGAGTGTCCATTCCAAACACATGTGGGCGCGGTTGGAGGATGGTGTTTATTACAAGAGTTAAGAGATAAAAAACATTTTATTACTTACTCTGGTTTATTAATTGAGCGATCAAAAAAAGCTGTAAATGATTTACGTGGAATGTGGTCAGATTCCCGAGGAAATCAATTCTGATTTTACTTGGGAAATTAAACCTGATTCTCGATAGAGAAGGAGAAGGTTATGAAAGAGTATAATGGTAAGTTTGCCAATGAGGTTTGTAATATCAAGCGAAACGAAGCTGAAGAACGCCAGAGGTTATCTGATCTCCGTAGTCCTCAGGATAGGCTTCAACGACTTGATACTAGATTTGGGGTAGGTCTGGGAGCTATTAAGGAACGCGCTCGTTTAAATGGCCTGTTGGAACAAAATAAAGTAAACGCGTAATTCAAACGAAAAGGAGGCCACTACTAAGTCTTGGTGGATTTAACAGGCACGCTTCGCCCGAAAGCTCGTTGAATAACCAGAGGTGAATCTGGGATGTTCCCGTAACGACTACTGATACAGGCTAAGAGTGAAAAGGGTTGTGTCCTGAGTAGTTTCTTAGCACTGACCAAACCAATAGTAGACGGGCCACTATAATGTGTTGTGGCTATAATTTGTGGCTATCTAACATTAATCTACAATAGGAGAATAAAAATGGATTGGATCGTAAATCTTATCACCGAATGGAAGTGGAATGGATTTATGTCACTTTTACTTTATTGGCTCCCGCTTTCGTTCTGTGTAGTCGGTTATACTTTACGTACCGCCCGAAATTATATTAGAGATAAAAGAAGACTCGCGGAATATTTAAGCAGCAGGGGCAATAAGGTTGCTAAATCTAAAGAAATTATTTATCCAAGACAAGAATATTATCCTACCGACACCATAGGAACCCTTATTGGTAGATCGATTGTTTCCATTGTTCCTATCGGAAATCTTTGGGCTGCATTGTTTGACCTTGCCCCCGAAGTCTTTCGTAAGTTTTTTAAGTGGCTCGGCAAAGTATTTGATTTTCCGCTTGTGCCTGGACCGAAAGAAGATGCCTAAAGTAGACATTGACGCTCTAGAAAAACTTTACAATGAATCTACTCCGGGGCCATGGATAGTTAGGGATATGAAATTTGTTCATGCCCCATGCCCCTGTTGTGGAGATGTTGCTGAGTGCGTGCAGTATGGCCCAGGAAATGATAAGGAAAACTACAATACAGAAATTATCGTGGCGATGCACACAGCCCTACCGCACCTCATTACTGAACTAAGAGCCGCAAGAAGAAAGAATAGGAAAAAGTAAATGGAAAATAAATACAAACAAGTGTTGGAGACTTATAGATGCTTATTGAGTTGCAGAAAAAATCTTCCAGGACTTAGCCTAGAAAGCGCATTTAATGAAGATGCCGTTAGGGATTTGGAAGAAGAATATGCTTGGCTGCAACAACAAAAACAATATGAAAGCCATACCGGGATTAATTGTCCTCCTCCATAATTTAAAAGTGGACCTCGCCAGTGTGTAAGTAGGCACTCCCAGAATCATTTACAAGGGGGAGACACCGACGGCTGGAAGGTAGTATAATATTTATACTATCATCTGGTGAGATGCCCCATTGGAGGCCTAGCTTCGTCAAATCTCCATCGCGGTAAGGTGGAAATGATGGGCGGACTAGAAGCCCTCTGTCGCCACCGCTCTAGTGAAGATTGTTCCTAGAGCCGGCTCGTCGATGTAAGTCGGCGAGTCGTAATGTAGGAATAAATCTAACTTAACTTATATCGGAGATAACATGGCCAACAAACGGTGGGAAGAATACGGTCACGTGGTTGAAGAAGTTAGAAGTGAGTGGCATAAGGTGATTTATGTAGATGGTGTTCAGGTTAATGAGACTTTCAGTGAGGCTATTGGAAGAATTATGGCCGAGGAAAGTTTAAAGAAATTAATGAATCCAAATCCTAAACAGTAACACCACATTAACGCGGGAAGTAGGCTTAAGGGCAGCCATCTTTTAAAGAGTGAGGGCTGGCCATGTGCAGATAATATCGTCTTCGTTCGCAGGGTAGCATAAGAAGACCGAAGGATAGATTTTTAAAAATTCACAATCTATCTGGGGACGGCCATGGGCACCACTTGCAGCAAACAGAGGATTGTCAAGGACAATCTGTACTGTTCCTCTCTGGCGTAAAAGCACACCTCGTTAATGTGTTTTAAATATTTGATAATGGGAGAGATAAAATGCCCACAAATAAAGTAGAAGTATTAATGGGGTCTTATGAATCACCTAGGCCAGTAAAATGTTGTATTTGCCATTGCCCCATGTATTACATAGGGGATATTAGATATGAAGCAGAGATAAAAATGGAATTAACAAGTCATGAAATACCTTCAGTTGATCATGAAATTTTTTATGCTCATGCCAGATGTTTAATGCCATTGATCGGAGGTTGAAATGAGAACAATTGCCATTGTGTTGTGTGATAATGATTATCATTATACTTTTCCTTCTCTTTTGAAATCAGTATATGAAGCGATAAAGAGTTGGGATGGTTGTTTAAAAGACGAGCAATTAAACGAAGATGACATTCGAGCCCTAATTAGATCTGGATTGGAATTTTTTTATCGAGGGTTCCAACAGGAGGTAGAGGTCATGGTCCGTGTGCTAGTGGATTTTTGCCAGTAGAGCACAGGGTTGAATATCTGCGCAAAGAAATAAAAATTCTTTTCGATGAAAAAGCTGAAAAACACATCCAATAACATGATCATGATGGTGGTTCATGGTATTTAGAAATAGCTACTGGAAAGGTTTATAGTTATTAATTTTTAATTCAATATTGAAAACTACAAGAGACGATGCTTGGCGCCGAAGTGATCGTCAGGGTGTAAAAACCTAAGCCCTGCCATTCTGGTTCAAGTAGAGGTGACTGTATAGCCGTGGTGCATCTATTACAGTTTAAAGGGCTTGCACCAAAAGGAGAATACATGGCCAATAAACAAGAGTCTTCGATTTACGGTAAAACTTTTGCTGGTGTTAAAATTACTCGCAAGACGCTGCGCGAACCTGAGACGGGTAAGTTTGGTATTTACGAAGTCCAGGTTGGCAAAGTGAAGTCAGCTACTCTCTTTGGTGCCAGGAAAGCTTTTCAGGCTGTGCTTGCTATTGCTAAGACTGAGTATCCTAAAGCCTATACGGCTATTGTGGCTCAGCTCAATACTAACAAGCCTGAACCTAAACCCAAGAAAGAGAAGGGAAAGTTGACCGTTAAGGAGACTACCACTCTTGGTCGTCTTCTTAAGAAGGCTGGCGTTAAGCTCGTTAGCCGGTAAAATTTTCAAAGCCCATTGGGCAATCGGAGGCTTTGTATCCGATTGCCTCCAATTCAATTATCTAAACATTAAGGAGATTATATGACGCGAGTTACAAAAGCTTCAGTTGTAATTTCTTGGAACGGAAAAAATTATGCATCCGCTAAGCCCATTAGTATTTTTTCTAACTGGGGGCTTAATTGTTTTAAGAAGCTACCAGCACCAACTCAAGGTCTTTTAGTTAGGGCCCTTAATGATGGAGCTAGTAGTAAGTCAATTTGTTTGTCTTTAATTGCTGAATTTCCAAAAGATAAGGCCTTTCATTATAATGTTCACACCATCAACATGATTGCTGCGGGACTTAAGACTGTTGGAATCATGAATGATGTTCATCGTGCTCAGGGTCGAGTGGTGACGGCAAGAGTTGACAGTAATAATAGCAAGTCCTTCGATAGTCTTTTATCTGTAAAGTAGTATATAGACTCAGCATATCAGCGCTGAGTCGTTGATATGTTGAAGTGTATATACTAGGAGGATAAAATATGGAAAATTTTTCTTCATATATATATGAGCTTTATAGTGCTTCTAAGTCTTTTATTGAGGGTCCAAATGAAACAACTTGGAATGAACTTTCGTTAGCAACGGTCACGTGTCAGCTCTACAAATATAAAAAAGATAAAACTGAGGAATCCTATAAACATCATTGTGAGGATTGTCCTTTTTGGCCTATTTTACATTCACATAGTCATATTAATAATCCTGGGTGTCGTCACGATTCCAGATCTAAATTACCAATAGCCGTTAGGTTAAGTAAAATTATAGAACTCATGGCTCTATTGGAAACTGAGTTTAGCTGGGTGGGTAAATATGGGAGATGAAGGAAAAGTAGGACAAATGTATGACATGCGTACTATAAAACAACTTACAAATTTTATTAATCAACCTACTCAGGTAAATTGGGAAAAAATAAACTTTACTCATGATAGTTGCTATATATCTGACGAAGCTAATTGTTGTCATAATTGCCCATTTTTAAATTCATCAAATGGAGTTTGTTTAGCAATACATGGAAATTTAGAAATAGGAAAAAAATTAGCATTGAGCATTGCGTTACGCGCAAAGCTGCAAGCTATTTGGGGTGAATATGAGCTATAGCGGAAAATGGGGCAGAGAATATGACATGCGCATAATGAAACAGCTTAAAATTTTTATTGATAAACCTACACAAAATAATTGGGAAAAAATACCCTTCACTTCCGATGGTTGCTATATATCTATCGAAGCTGGATGTTGTCATGAATGCCCATTTGACAATGAAGAGAGTTGTAAAGCTGTAAAATCTGGATTAGACATTGGAAAAAGATTAGCATTAAGCATTGAATTACTTGCAAAATTACAAGTTGTTTGGGGTGAAGATGGGTAGATTAGATGATATGATAAAAGCTTTACAAGATTTTATTCGTGATCCCAACACACAAAATTGGCTTAATATTAATAAAGTAAGGGTCGATGTTATTAGAGGCGGATGTTTTTTCTCTTATAGTGTCTCAACCAGCGATGAGTGTCGAGATTGTCCATATGGACGAAAAAATACAACAGACCCATTTTTTTGTACTTCAGCTCTTTGGAAAAAAAGGCGGAAGAAGGAAATACAGCTAGAAAATTACTTGGGGCAATAGAAATTTTGGCCAAACTAGAGGCCGTGAAAGGATAACATGAAATATAAATCCAGTACCATCAATATTTTAATTTTTCTATCTTTTATTTCTCTTGGTGGAGCATGCTTCGTTTCACCCCCATTCAATCATCTTTTGCTCGCCGTGTCTTTAATTTGTTTATTTGTAGCCATAACCCTTCGTAATCATTATCCAGAAATCAAAGAAGACAATGACGAAGATATGGTTGAATTCCAAGTAGATTTACCAGATGATCTTTATAATTTTTTGGATGAAGAGGCAAAGAAAAAAGGCATTACAGCAGATGAATTCGCTAGTCAAATCGTTATTGATTATGTTAAATATCATTGTAACGAAGATGGTAGTTTAAAGGATGAAGCATGTCACAAGAAGTTTTAGAAAAATGGCTAAATCGACATAGAACATTAATGGCTGATATGGCTATTAAATTAACCGATGATGAGTATGGTATGGTTTTAGATGAATGTGAAAGACTATGGACAATGCTTACTCAGGAAGAACAAAATGAGGCATTGAAAATAGTTAGTGATAGAATTAAAGAGAGTAGAAATTCTACCCCATTACCGATTGAAATGAATGAAGGTGTCTCATGAATCGTCGCTATCGAAAAAAGAATTGTTTATATGAATATCAACGATTCTGTATAGTTTGGCAAGCTCCAGACGCAGAGTATGTTAAGTGGCGTACTAGATTTGTGCCTGCTAATCCAGCCAACATAGAAGCAGAACAAGATAGCGAAATTAAAGTATTTGGTGAGTTTCTAAATTTTCTAGAATCTTGTGATATGGGTCTGGGAGGTTGGGTAGGTAAAGCAGGAATACAAAAAACTCATCCTTATTCTAACCGTTTGATTTCTTGTACTCAAAAAGACTTAGATCTTATTGTTGGATGGTTATGTTCCCATGAGGGGTGGGAAGGTCTATCTATTGGTTTATCGCTAGTGGACGATTGGTATCCCACTAACACTGATGAACCCTGGTCTCGAATGCGGCCAGATGGTACGGTTGATAGGTATGGGTGGTACAGAGGTGTTTTTAGAAAAAATAAAGAACGGCGAGTTATGAATGAGATTAAATTCACAGGAGGCGGTAATGGCTGAAAGGAAAATTATAAGCAGTATTTTTAAATTAACTGATGCTATTGGTATCACTGAAACTCAAGGAGATAATGACACTGCCGTTGAATCTTCTGTGCCGGATTCTTTAGTTCCTGCTATAGAAGATGATAGCGACCACACTAACACGATTACAGCGACTTCGGTTTCAGGTGGAGACCCAAAAATTAAGAAACAAATCTTGGATGAGTTAGCCAAATCTGAGCCCTCTGCATATACAGCATTTGCCTCGATGATGTCTGAGTTGGCAGAGGATGTGCCTGAGGAATCCAGGAGAGCTAAGATTGTATTTAAAAGCCTTAAAGCACAAGGTATTAAATTAACCGATGTTCTTAGTGCTTTTGAAGACAAGCTTGCTTCGGTTGATGAATACGAATCGGCTTTCAAAGCAAATGTCAAGAGCAGAACTGAAACAGATGTATCTGCTCATGAAAAAGAAGCGGCTAAAACCGAAAAATTAATTTCAGATAAGGAAACAGAAATTGAACAATTAAGGGAGGAAATTAATACACTAAATGATGTCCGCGCCAAACATCTGGAAACAGCTAAGAGCGCTATTCAAAAAATTAACATCGCTACAAAACGGGTTGCCAGTGAACTTAGTTCTATTCGTGGTTCCATTCGTAAAGAAAAGGACATGGTGTCCGACTTAACCAAGGAGGGTAAATAATGGATACGACAAACGGTTTAGATAGTTTTATGCAAGACCCCAAGGGAGCTATTAAAAGCTTTTGGGATAAACCAGAGGGCGCGGCTGGCAAAGTGGCTATGGTTGGTTTGCTAGTTTTGTTTGGTCTCGGTATTTATAAAGCGCTCCCTTATATTGTTCTTGGCTTACAAAGCGCCCTCACTGCCACTTTACTTGGGGTTGGCCTTTTTGGTATTCTGTATGTGATTTTAAATAAACAATTCCAAACGGCAGTTTGGTATCTTTTCCAGATTGCCATGAAGAAGTTTACGGGCTTTATTATTGAATTGGACCCCATCAATATTCTCAAGAGTTATCTTGAAAGCCTTAAGCGTTCCTTGGGCGATATGGAACGAAGCATCAGCAAGCTCAATGGACAGATCCGGTCCCTTGATCAAATCATTCACAAGAATGAAGAGGATCGTAAAGAGAGCTTATCTATTGCCGGTAAAGCCCGAGAGACCGGTAAGAAGCAGGCCTTGGTTTTAAATGCTAGGAGGGCAGGGCGGCTTCAGAAATCCAATTTTACTTTACAAGTTCTACGAGATAAGTTATCAAAGCTTTTGACTGTTTTGGAAAAAATGTATGAAGTTTCTGAATTTCTTTATCAAGACACCGCCGATGAGGTTAAAGTTCAATCTCAACAATATGAAGCTACTAAAACCGCATGGTCTGCTTTTAAGTCTGCCCTAAGTGTAATTAAGGGTGATCCAGATAAACGAGCTATGTTTGATCAGACCATGGAATATATGGCTGATGATTTTGCCATGAAGATTGGTGAGATTGAAGAATTCATGAAAATGAGTTCTGGGGTAATCGAAGGCGTAGATTTGCAAAATATGGTTTATGAAGAAGACGCTCTTAATGAACTCGACATGTGGTCTCAAAAAGCTGATAGCCTTCTTCTTTCTCCTGGTGAAAAACAGGAACTTATGCGACCCAGCTCTATGTATGATCCCGAAGTTCTAAAAGCTAGAAAAAATAATAGCACTGATTCTGTGTTGGAAGCTGCGTCAAAACAACCCGCTACCCCCGCTGTCTCTAGACATGAGAAAAAATCTTTGGAAGACTTTGACTCGTTTTTTGATTCATCTAAATAACTAACGCAAGGAGGAAAAGAAATGGAACGTAAAGTAAAAACTGGTCCAAAAATTATTGGTCTCGCTTTACTTGTTATTGGCCTTATCTTCGGTGGAAAGTGGGTGTTGAACAACACTAATATTATTCCGAAGGGATCTAGTGGTACAAGCAAATCTTTCTTTAAACACGCTAAGGAACCTCTTAAGGTTTGTGTGGTTACCTGGGGAGGTTATGCTGGTGGTCAGTATTATAATCGTGGTTTCAAACCGAATGACGACTCTCAGTATCTGAAGAAGTATGATCTTCCTGTAGAGTTTGTTGTTATCGACGATTATAACGCATCCAGAGAGGCGTGGAAGGCCGATGCAGTCCAGGTGCTGTGGACTACTGCTGACTCGTTTCCGACCGAAGCTGGGGCACTACAGCGCGCCGGATACAAACCTAAAATCATTTTTCAGTCTGACTGGTCCCGTGGTGGAGATGTCATTGTTAGTACCCGAGTTATTAACTCCATTCAGGATCTCAAGGGTAAGCGAGTTAGTGTTGCTTTCGGCACCCCATCCCACACCTTCCTGCTGCGTTCGTTAGAGGCGGTAGGTATGACGGTTAAAGACCTCAAACTTATTGAGGTTCCGTCTGCTGTTGATTCTGCCACGGCCTTTAAGGCTGGACAGGTTGAGGCGGCGGTGGTGTGGTCCCCTGACGATGAAGACTGCATTAGTAAGGTTTCAGGAGCTAAGGCTCTCGCTTCCACTAAACAAGCTACCCATATCATCGCCGATGTTTTCTATGCTAAGGAAGAAATTATTGAGAAGCGTAGAGACGACATCAAGGCTTTGGTAGAAGGTTGGATGATTGGTGCGGCGGAAGTTAACTCTAGCCCCACTGCCCGCTCTCAGGCTGTTAAGATTCTGGCCGAGGGTTTGAATCAACCTGATGGTTTCATTGATCAGGCAATTAACAATGTTCGCTTAAACACCTACGGAGACAATGTGAACTTCTTTAATCTTCGTGGAAGTTTTACTGGTGTAACTGGCGAACAGCTTTATCTTGAGACCGGTAGATTGTATCAGGAAAATACCAACCTGGTTCCAGATGGTATGCCTTCCTGGAGAGTTATTAGCGATGCCAGTATTCTTCGTGATATCAATCTCACTGGCGTTAATGATGGTGCTGAATCTGACTTTAAGTTCTCTCAGCCCACCAAGTCTCTTGAAACCGCTCCAGCTCTTAGCACTAAGCGTTTATCTGTGAGCTTCGCCACGGGCTCAGCCTCTCTCGATGCCAACGCTAAGACGATTATTGACCTTGGGTTTGTTCCCACGGCTAAGTCGTTTGCTAGTGCCCGCATCAGAATCGAAGGTAACACAGATAGTACGGGTAGTGCCTCGACCAACGAGCGTCTTTCCTATCTTCGCGCTAAAGCTGTTGCTGGATATCTTTCCGAGCAGTATGGATTTGACAGCAATCGTTTCGTCATCGTTGGTAATGGTCCCAATAAACCAATAGCTGACAATGACACCGAAGAGGGCCGTTCTGCTAATCGTCGCACCGATTTTGAGTTGGTGCGGTAAACTAAATTTTATAATGGGGGCCCATATTGGGCCCCCTCTATGGAGGTCATATGAAAAAGTTTCTGATTACTATGGCGTTGTCGATTTTCTGTGTTACAAACTGGGCCACTTTTACTGGGCTCACACTTATTCCTACTAGTGATTACATTGGTAAGGATGTGTGGTCTATTGGTGGGCAGGCCTGCTATACTAAGTTCCACACCGATCAGTTTCTTATTACTGAGTTTGGTTTGGGAGATAGATGTGAAGTGGGGTTTGACTTCTACGCCAATCCACAACAAGTTGAGCATCGTGAATATTTTAACTTTAAATACATGGTGCTTAAAAGCGACAGCCATAAGTTTTTTGTCAGCGTTGGGTTTTACAACATGATGGTTACTGGAAATTCCGTTCCGTTTCTTGTGGCCACTAAGGACTTGGGTTTGATTAGAGTCCACGGTGGGGTTCAATATGAAGGACTAACGGACACTAAAAGTAATTGTATGATTGGCATTGATCGTATATTTACTAATGGTTGACAAGTGTCTGCCGATTATACACATGGTCAACAGAACTTTTCTTCAATCGGCGTTGGTCGTATTGGTAAGCGTTGGCAAACTTTTGCTGGTGCCATGTATCCTAATGCTGGCGGGCGGCCCCTTGTTATGTTGAGGATAATTTTTACTGGCAAGGGGAAGTAAATGTTTGAAATTTTAATCAGGGGTTTTAAAACTAAAGCACAAGCAGAGGCATTTTATAGCTGGTATGAAGGACAAGGAGAACAAGACGCTTGTATATGGTTTGAGTGTAGAAAAGAAGAAGGCGACATAGATGTTGATTCTATGTTGACTGATGTCAATGTTGGGAATAAGTGGGTAGGAGATTGTTTGACCTTTGAAGTAACCCCTAATTAAACGGAGATCGCATGGATAGTTTGTTTACTTTGCGTGGAACACTGTCCAATAGAAATAAACTCATCGTAGAAATTCTTGGAGCAATGTTACTACTTGTTATTTGGTGGACGGTAGTTAGTACTGGACTTGTTCGTTCCAGCATTCTTCCTTCCCCAGTAAGCGTTATTACTTCCGTGCCAGAGTTGCATTATCAAGACGCTCTTATTATGAATTGTTTGTATTCCCTAAAACTTAATATTATGGGATACATCGAAGCAATTCTCATTGCTATTCCCCTTGGGTTTTTTATTGGTCTCATTCCAGTATGTAGGGGAATGACAGAGAGATATATTACCGCCTTGAGATACCTTCCACTCACTGCCGTCATTGGCTTATTTATTCTGTGGTTTGGTATCGGCGATGCGATGAAGATTCAATTTTTAACTCTGGGAATTGTTGTGTATTTATTACCAGTAGTAGTGCAAAGAATCGATGAAGTCCAGCAAGTTTATCTGGACACCATTAAAACTTTAGGAGCTACTAACTGGCAAACAATTTTTAGGGTTTATATTCCCAGCGTTGTTTCTAGGATATCGGATGATATCCGTGTGCTTGTTGCTATCTCTTGGACTTATATTATCATTGCTGAAGTAGTGAACAAACAGGACGGTGGCATCGGGGCTCTTATTTTTACAGTAGCGAGACAAAGTAGGGTAGATAAGGTGTTTGCCCTTTTGGCTGTTATTATTGTAATTGGATTCACTCAAGATAAGTTATTCATGTGGTTAGATAAAATTGCGTTTCCATTTAAATATAAAGGAGGTCGATAATGGCACGTAGCGTTGGAGAAGAAATCATCGAGGCCGCCATTAATAATACCTCCGATGGTGTTACTTTTGAGAACACCAAATACCCAGACATAATTGAGTTAAAAGATATCTGCCAGACTTATGATGGCGGAAAAAATTACACTATTAAGAACTGCAATTTACTTATTGAAAACAAACCGGATCAGGGACAGTTTGTGGTACTACTCGGTATGTCTGGATGTGGTAAATCCACATTGTTAAAATATATTGCTGGCCTACAGCAGCCCACATCTGGACAAGTTTTAATTGGTGGAAAACTTCGTTCCGATAAAGATATTGTCAGTATGGTATTCCAACAATATTCTTCTTTCCCATGGCTCTCTGTGCTTAAAAATGTGATGTTACCCCTAGAGCTTAAGGGCGTATCATCTAAAGAGTGCAGAGATAAGGCTATGGAAATGTTAAAACTTGTTGGGCTTGTGGAACACAAAGACAAATATGCAATGTATGGACCGTTATCCGGCGGTCAGTTACAGCGCGTTGCTATTGCCCGTAGTCTTGTTTCCAACCCTAACATCATTTTAATGGACGAGCCCTTTGGTGCTCTTGATGGGGTAACTCGTTATCAAATGCAAGTTCTTTTATCAAAGATTTGGGAGGCTCTTAAGTCAACCATTATTTTTGTTACTCATGACATTAGAGAGGCTGTATTTTTGGGAGATGATATTTATATTATGGCTCCTCATGGTGGTAAAATTCTTAAGCATTTCTTTGTAAATTTACCACTACATCGAGATTTAGATATCATGCAGGATCCAATCTTTATTGAGACCGTTCGCCAGATTGATATAGAAATGAGATCTGCTGCAGAAAAATATTTGAAATAGAGTAACAATGGAATTAAATCATGTATAAGCCTTACATACCAGAGCGTGACAAAAACATCAAGCTTTATAATGATGGGCATTCCTGTCATTTGAAACCATTACCTCTCGACATGGAGGAGAAAGAGAAGGAACGAAATGTTCTTCACCGACTATGGACAAATATTAGAAAGCTCATTTCCCTGCGGAGAGAAAAATGTTAATGATTTTAAAGTCATGGGACATTCACTTTTGGCAGCGAGTAACATCAAATGGAAGTGGGAATCTGATTCAGAACTAATCACGCTCATGTTGATAAAAAAGCTCTATCCAAATATTTTAACTCTTACAATTTTTTACCTCCCATATGGAAGAGCTGACAGGAACGAAAAAGGTGGAAGTTCGTGCTCGCTAAGATATGTCGGAGATTTTATTCAATCACTTGGATTCGAGAAAATTACAGTTCTCGATCCCCATTCCGATTTATCGATTGCATACCTTGGCGAATCTGCGTGCTCATATTATCCAAAATCTGAACTGCTTACAGGGCTTGGCGTTAACTACACGCCAAAAAATTCAGTAGTAATGTTTCCTGATTCTGGAGCACAAAAGCGTTATGGCAAAGCCTGGTATGGATATCTGCATGTCTTAGGTTCAAAGACCAGGGATTTTCGAGACGGTAAGCTCACTGGTTATTCTATCGCGGATGGGGTTCCAGCAGAAGGCAAGCATGTTATTATAGTTGACGACATTTGTTCGTATGGTGGTACATTTATACTTGCCTCAAACGCTATCAGAAAATTCAATCCGTTGTCAGTGGCACTTGTTGTAACTCACTGTGAAGACAGCATTTTCAATGGTGATGTTTTAAAGGCTGGTAGCCCAATCGATCTTGTCGTCACAACAAATTCCCTAATTACTAAAGAGGGATCTTCTAAACTTAAAATCGTAGATGTTATAAAAACAGGAGGGAACTAATGCCCAGAATCCCAATGCTTATGGCCGACTTCTATAAAATAGGCCATAGAGAACAGTATCCAGATGGAACACAAACCGTGTATTCAACTTGGACGCCGAGAGCAAGTAGGGTCGAACCAATAAAACATGTAGTTGCCTTTGGGTTCCAAGCCTTTATTAAGAAGTATCTCATTCAGTTTTTCAATGAGAACTTTTTTGAAAGACCGAAGGCCGATGTGGTTTCTGAATACAAGAGGGTAATTTCTTCAACTCTTGGGATAGGGAACCCGCATACCCAACATATCGAAAGGCTTCATGATCTCGGATATCTTCCAATTAAAATTATGGCTGTGCCAGAAGGCACCAGAGTCCCACTTCGAGTTCCGATGCTCACAATAGAAAACACAGGCTCGGAGTTTTTCTGGCTCACAAATTTTCTTGAAACACTTATGTCTTGTGAAATTTGGCTGGCAAGCACGAGCGCAACAACCGCAGCCGAGTACAGAAAAATCCTGGATCACTATGCAAAGTTGACTGGTGATCCAGAGTTTGTTAAATTCCAAGGGCATGATTTCAGTTTTAGGGGCATGGCGTGCTTAGAGGCTGCTGAAATGAGTGGAGCGGGACATCTTCTCAGTTTTGTTGGAACAGATTCAATTCCAGCCATCACATATCTAGAGGAATATTATCACGGGAATGTAGAGAAAGAATTAATTGGATGTTCAGTGAACGCTACTGAGCATTCTGTTATGTGTGCTGGGGGGGGCTAACAACGAATTTGAAACATATAAGCGACTGATGTTCGATGTTTATCCAACAGGGATACTTTCAATTGTCTCTGACACTTGGGACTTCTGGAATGTCTTATCTAATATTATTTTTCCACTAAAGGATGGAATAATCAAGCGTGATGGAAAGATTGTCATTAGACCAGATAGTGGTGACCCAACTAAAATAATTTGTGGGGATCATGATGCTAACAACCTCCTCGCATATAAGGGGGCCATCGAAGTTCTTTGGGACATATTTGGAGGTACCGTTAACGATAAAGGATATAAATGTTTGGACCCACACATTGGTCTGATTTATGGTGATGCCATCACCCTTGATCGATGTAGGGAAATTTGCAGCGGGCTCGAAGCAAAGGGCTTCGCATCCACAAATGTCGTCTTTGGTATTGGGTCATATACATATCAATGTGTAACACGTGATACATTTGGCTTCGCTTTAAAATCAACCCATGTTACAATTAATGGAGAAGATGTAAACATCTTTAAGAATCCACTAACTGACTCCGGGTCCATAAAGAAGTCGGCAATTGGAAGGGTGGCTGTCCTACAGAAAGACGATGGGGAACTTTATTTGTCCGATGGACATGGCCGGGAAGAAGTTCCTGGAAATCTCTTATCTCCTATTTTTGTGAATGGTGTATTAGTTAAAGAACAAACACTTGCAGAAATTCGCGAAAGACTTACTTCTGTAAAAACTTAAATTAGAAATATAATGCCAGATAAAATTAAAGTTACATATTCATCTGGAGTTATTAAAGAAGTAACGGCGACTACCGCAGCTAAGATTTACAGAAGGCAAGCCAGACAAGCTATTGAACGGGCTATGGCACATGATATAGAATATTATGAATTGTTTAACATTTTAAAACATCCCGTAAATGACTATAGATGTCTTATTTCCGAATGTCTTACTGGAAAAAAGGGTTCATATTCTTTTTCTACTTGTGAAGAATGTTTTTTTGAAAGTAAATATGGTTGTGTTCTTAAGCTTATTACTAGTGAGCTAATGACGGAAGATACAGCTAGTTCCTATATTAAAAAATTACTGGACCTGAAGGGCATCGGCACATTAGAACTTTTTATTATTAAAGTTCATGCGGGGTTGCAAGCCACTGGACTTGGAAACAAATCCCAAAAGAGGTGATTTGTGAGACAACTCACGAGAGCGCCTTAATGTTGATGGCATTATTTTAACCCGTCGGAATAATGCCAACTTAAATGACGGCCTTAATTATCCACAATTAGAAAGGAGTTCCTCAAATGGAACAGACCATGGTTAAGTATCGAGTTGTACTTCTCAAAGTTGTTGAGGGCAGTAAAGACAAGATGATTCATAGTTTCACTCGCCCCTGTACTCAAAGTAAAGCTGAGAAGATTTTCAATCAGCTTTTGCTGGATTGGGGATTGAAGTACGATAAGGATACGGGCTTTGATCCCCCGCCTGCCAATGATGCGGTATATCCCGCTATTGTAGCAGTTGAGTAAGTAATAACAAAATTTCTTTCTTCATTCAAACTATTCCCCACATAAAGAACCATCTCCCTTCCCTCCTAATTATAGGTGAATGAAGGAGTAATGTTCTAGGAAATTGAATTTGATAGAAGAAAGAAAACTCCAATTAGGCCGATGGCGATTGTTTGAACGCTCAACTCTCGTTTGCGTGAAGACCCACTCAGATCGATTGGCCAGGCGTTTACATGGAAGAGTAGACATGGCTAGAGATATCTCTCTTGTTTATTCTTTCTTTTATGAGTGTGTTACTCTATTGGGGCGGTTTCGATACCAATCCACAGTATGCGTCCATGATAAGTTATGGAATAGAGATGGCATACTCTAGAAGGCGGACGGTCGTGTCCGCCTTCGCCAAACACCTGTATTACTGAGAGGGTGTATGGTTCCTAAAGTTGGAACCATTTACTACATCGTCGGTTCTTTTGCAGAGAAAAAGGTCAATGGCATGACGCCGCAAAGATTGTTGTGCTTCGGCACACCTTTGAGTCTGGGCAGGCTTATTATATAAGCCCAGCCGGTTCTGCAATTCCCAACTCGCGCTTATGAATCACAAATCAACGTTGCTACGTGAGTGCAGTCAGGCAGCTGACCAGTAATACTTATTGAATTGACTACCGGTAGTGGTCATTCAATCGGGGTCATCATGGTGATGACCCCACAATCCGGCTAAAACTAATCTTCTGGTGGAGCCGGGGAAGAGCATGTGCTCAGGAAGATTAGGGAATAGGAGATAACTAATGTCATATATGGATAGTATTTTTGAAGCAAGTAGTTATAAAAATATTGTTTCTAAAACAGCATTAGTAATTGATAAGATTTCCGAAAAACATAATAAACTTTCTATTGTTCATACGGGATTAAGTGGTGGTTTAATTGGCCATCCCGTTGCAATGGCTCTAAAACTTAATAGCATGCACATTAGAAAGAATGATCAGAGTCATGGAGATCCAATAGAGGCTGGATATAGTTCACCCGATAAGCAAATTAAGTTTCCATATGCTATCGTTGATGATTTTATGGATAGTGGTGATACCATTAAGAAAATAATTAAGAAAATGAAAAACTTTTTTCCCAAATGTTTTCCGGTTGGAATTGTATTATATGATGAAATCTCTTTTGATGTGTGGGACCATAAAGTGATTAACTCCGTAGTAAAGGGAGATTTTTCTGTCTATACCTTTTGGCATAAAGCTAAAGGATATAGAGTACACACCTTCGATGGCAAAGAATGGCATGAATCTAAAACTCTTAAAAAGTTTTGAGGCATAAATGTTTCCAATGTATAATATCAATGAATTTATTAATTTGATAGATAAGTTTTTATCAAACCCGACTATTAATTCCGCTCATTCTTTCTTAACTAATCCCTATATGTTTGGTGGTTTTGGAGCTGCTCCTGGAAGAGTAAGTGCCAAGGCTATATATTATGATTGTCAATTTCATCATCATGTTCTTGGGGGGCAGGAGAGAAGTCAACAGTATTGTGATCGATGTCCATTTGCTCATAAAGGCAATTTAGTAACCAAGAATCAAGCCTTCTATTCAAACTGTTCTCTTGTACATTCATTTGTATTATTTGAAGTACCTCCACATTATTCTGATGTTACATGTCTCGACACAAATGAACAATATGGATTATCTAAGTGTTCTCTTGTTAATTTAATTCCAAAGTTAATTATGGGGTTAATAACCATGAAAGCTATTTGTGAAATTAAAAAAGAAAAACTCCGACAAGTTAATGAAAAAAGGAGAATGTCCCGTGGTAAATCCCAAAACCCGTAGGGAATACCTCAATACTAAAACTAAACTTTATGCCATCTTATTGAGATTTGATGAAAGTGATCTTAGTCCCAATGAACTCAATCTCATGCAGGCGTTAATAAAAGATACGGACATTCAGGCTATTCTGGAAAGATCGGCTTTTCAGGATAAATAAACGCGAGGAGCACCCTGCGTGGAAATGGGTGTCAACTAGTTGAAAGACTAGTCAAGGAGTTTCACATGTCTAATCTCGAACAGCGTGCAGCGAATCTTATTAGCAAAACCTGTCACACTAACCCCCTTGTACCTGGTAAATTTGCAGGACCCTGGACTGGAATGCCTCTTGATAAAGCTATGGCTAAGCTCAATAAAATTGACGAAGAATTGAAGGCCGAGCGAGACGAAATTACTAAAGCCATTAATAATGAGGATGCAAAAGCAAGAGCGAATTATCCCAAGCGCACAGCTTCCGATTGGGCTTATATTCGGCGCCTGAAGAAGCTTGGTGTAATTGGTTAATGAATAAGGCTCAAGGAGAAACTATGAAGAAAATTTTAGTTTGTTTTCTATTTACGGTTTTGGTAATTGGTTTTATGGGTTGTAGCATTAGCCCAACCAAAAGTCGACAAGCAGTCGTATCAAAATATGGTCCTGAGGTTCAGAGTTTACCAGAGTTTAGCTATATATTTATAGCTAGGAAAACTAACGGAGAAGTTTGGTATGTATCCTGTTTGAACTCTAATGATAATAATATCTCTGAAGAGACCCTATTATTTGGTCCAATTAAAAATCAGCAATAAACATGTTTAAGTTATTTAATCTTTTAAAATTATGCTTTAAAGATTTATTTTCTAATAGACCGATGACTGAGACCGATATGAAATCAGCCTTAGCAATGTGCGGTATTCGTTTTTACTCTTGTCCGTATTGCGGTAAGGAACTCACCGAGTATGAACTTAAACATGGGCTTCGTGAAGACCAAGATGATACCGGACCTATGTAGGAGGTGCAATTGGACGATTACGATGAAGCTGAATCAAATAATTCAAGTATAGAAAATGGAGTGTGGTACGCATTTAAATGTCCAGTATGTCTCGTTGAACAGTCGGCGTGGTGGCTTAGGGGATATATCGAAATGAAACAACATGAGCCACTTGAAACTATACGCCTCTGTCCTAAATGTAACGCAGAATTGAAATTTACCGTAGACAGACATACCAAAGGCATTTGTACCGTTGAAAGGAACAGGAGATGAGGCTTCAACAAGTAGAATCATATCCTAAAGCTAACGATGAATACTGGACAGAAATAAGTCTAGGAAATGCGATTGCCATTTCATTTACAGTTAATGAAAATGGGGAGTGTAACAAAGCTCTTATATCTGATATGCGGGATGGCATTCAATTTGAAATAGATTTTTTAGCTAAAACAAGTTGGTATGACAGAGCTGTTATGAAAGCGAAAGAGGTAAAATTATGTCTGCACAAAATAATTTCATCTTAACAGTAAAGTCTTTAATCAGCGCTGGTAAAAAAATTGAAGCCATTAAGGAAGTGAGAGAGGTTTTACTTCTTGGTTTAAGGGATGCTAAGGATTTAATTGATGCCTGTGAGGCTGAGAAGAGTATGGAACCGCTCACTAGAGTCGCTAGAAACATTGCCTCGCAAACTGTCAAAGGTTCTCCAAGTATTGTATTAGTTGTTTTTGACGGAGAGGATTCTAGTGTATCTTGTCGGCTCTCTATTGGCACCTTTTCCTGTAAGGATGTGACTGAAGTTCAAATCAAGCGGGCCATTGCTATGATAGGGGCTGCTCAAAATTGCGATGTCCAAGAATAATTTAGATTCAAGTCTTCAGAAATTTTTAAGTGAAATTCCATCTGCACCAACAATACCAAATCCACCAGAAGTTCTTTTTACGGCTGAAGAACAAGATAAGGACTTAGAGGCTTGGCTTAAAACGCTTCCAGTTTCAAACGCCCCAAACGATGAAGCGGCGACATGGCTGAGTACCTTTGAGGCTAGTCTGGGTGAAAGATGGAAGCGAATGAAAAGAGACAGGAGTAATTAAATGAGGCCCGTGGACATGATGTTGGAAGAATTTTCTATTTTTGTAGCTCATCCAACTAAGCGAACAGCGACAAGTGCTATTAATTCCTTAGTTGGACTTAATAACACAAGGACTAAATGTGATGCAGTATTTTTCAACTGTATGGAGTGTCCCCTTTTTTTTAAAGGAACCATATACAGAAACTCGATATGGAGGCACATACCCAACACTAAAAAGCATTTATTGTTTGGCCGTTAAAATGAATATGAAATTACACTTACATAATTTTGAAACAGAAATCATGTCGGAATTTGTAAAAAAGGGTCTTGAGTTTGTAGCTGCCCTTCAGATGAAGGTGTGATAAATGCAACAAGACTTAAACAAAAAAGATTTCGTAAGTCCGCTTAGCACCCTACAAACTAAGTACGGATGGACTTTTGGTAAAGCTAAATCCATTACCGACATTAAGGGTAAAGACATTAAGGGTCAATTTTGTCAAACAATTAAACATAAGTTTTGGGGTGAAAGCCTACCAATGAAATTGTTGATTCATGCGGCGGTTTCCGCAATACAATTTTGCGTAGCTTATGCTATTTTTGTTTGGTTGATTGGTGCGGATGCCCCTACGATAATTACTATTTGGATTGTTATGAGTTTTCTTGATACAACTTCTGCAATTAAAGACGCCTGGGGTAATGCATTTTTTCAAACAATGTTGATTTATGCTCCAGATGGAGTGGTTCTATCTGGAGAAGATGTAAAAACCAGCATCAAAGGTGGAGATGCCCCGAAAGGAGATCTATGATTCGCACGATAGAAGAGTTTTTTGTTGAGTCCGAGGCAATTGGTAAACAACTTTTAGCTGGAGAGGAGGGACATAAGATTGATGTCTCTCCAGAAATATTAGCAAAGATAGTCAGTAATTTTAATGATTCATTAAAAACCCTAGACCACTTAAAGACGTGGGTTGCGGATCTTGAGAATGCTGAGCCCGAAGATGACGAAGAAGCGGAACTTATGTCTCGTCTTTTAGCTGGGCAGGTGTTGGGTATTCGCGCTCATTTTAGATTATTTGAATATCTAGATAAATATGAACCTGGATTTAAAAATGGATACACAGCACCACTTAAAGAAGTTATGACTACAATGTATGAAACTATCAAAGCTAAATTTCCATCAGCCCTTAATTTGGCAGACGAAATTGAGAATGGTAATGAAAGCGCTGGCTGTGCTCATGACTGCAAGGGATGTCATGGAGGGTGTGGTGGCGACTAAAGATGTTATTCTTATTAGAATGGAAGGATTTAGAAACGCAATTGATGCGTTTTTAACTGATCCCGGCGAGATTCCATTACTGAAAATTAGAAAGGAATATTTAAAAAGAAATCAATGTCCCTTGCAAGTGGGGCTTGGAGCGGGTACAAAGAGTTGGAACAATGTAAGTAATCCAATTATGAGTCCGCTGACTGACACCAACCCCATGGTAAAAGATTTTCATGACAGGATGCAGGAGACTTTGAAGGGTGGCTCTTCTTATTATAATTGTAATTTCTGTTCCATTTGCCCCGTGTCGATTCTCAATAAACAGCGATGTGGCATAGACGAATACTATGCTAAGGCTAGAGCTAGAATGGCTTTTCAGCAAGGCCTGAAGAAAAACCATGAAAAATTAGATAGCAGAACTAAAGAAGTTTTAGATGATCACCGTTCTGGTTGCTCTGATCTTATGAGCGTTTGTCTCGCTGGTTTTATCGAACTTTCGGCAGTATTAACTTCTATTCTTCATGGAGAGGAATGCACCAATGCCTAATTGCACCTGTGGACATTCTCATAAAAAACATACGGAACACATTTGTTCAGACCTTAGACGCGGATGTACAGAATGTGACTGTGTGGCCTTCTTCCCCGTAGATAAGGACAAGCCTTGTTCCTGCGGTCACAATTTGAGTGACCACGATGCTTTTGGTTGTGTGAATTGCGAATGTGACATCAAGGTTTAATATGTCAGCATTTAGATCGGGAGACTTAGTTACCGTCTCCCCCTTTGACGACGACTTCTTCTTTCCGTTTGTCGGGACAATAGTCCAAGTGACAAGGGATACAGATAGGGAACTATATTTAGTTACCTGCTGCGAAGGAGAAGTATATACTGTTGTCGAGGAGCAACTGACATTTGCAGAGCCTAGGGAGAAATGATGGACCTCAAGTGCCTTATTTGTGGTGCTGCTATTTCTTGTATAATTCCAGAAGAGTGGCCGTACCAAAATATTTTTCCCGTAAATTGCACATCTTGTCACAAACAACAGCTCATTACTATTAAGGACTAATGGAATGGGGAGAAGTGTTAGACATTCTTAATCTAGCTTTTACTGATAAAGGTGTGGCTCTTCGAGATATTAGGAACGCATCGTCTCTTTCCCCTCCCGCTGAAACGGTATATAGAGAAGAGGGGGAAAATAATACTGTTGCCCCATCTAATGTTGGCGTGACTAACATAGCTGACTGGAAAAAGAGGAAAAACAAATGAAATGGTTAAAAATTGTAATCATTGACTTCTGGTTTAATGGTTTTGAATATTGGCGAGAAAAATTTTTGAGACGGTAAATGTTATCAAGGGCCGTTGCTTTACGCCAAATTGAATTGTTTATAAAAACTCAAGATATTAATATAATTATCCAATTGACTGAAAACATCATGAGTGACTCAGGAAATCATTTTAAATTTTCTTTATTAAAAGAGTGTCCATTTGTTAATAGTAATATAACCTGTAGAAGCTTTTTAAAAAATTGTCCATTGTACATGTCATGGAGAAAAAGATTTCCATATTCTTATTGCAGTTGTGCCTTCTCTGAAATATCAATGTTAGTACATGGCGGTGGGCCGACTGCAATAAAATTTATTATGAGCGAATTACTTTTAGCTTTAATAATAATGGTTGGAACTGTTAAAGCGGACATGACCGCCATAGAGGAAAAATGGCCAAATCGGTTACCCTAGTCCTTACTGAGAGATTTGTAGAATCCCTCAATAATTTTATTGCTAGTCCGTCTGGATCTACCTATTCTATTCTAGCTGACACCTGGAAGGTTAATAGGGTCTCGTGGATAAAAAACAAGAACGAATATAAATTGGGACTAGGGGCGCGAACGGCAAACAAAACTCTACCAATTCTTATGTGTCAAGCTAGAGCGATTCCAGCGCAAGGTTCATGTTTTGGTTGTGACTTCTATTCTCATAGTGGGTGTCTTATATATAGTGTTAGGCATAAAAGCACCATTAGTAAGCGCCTCTTAGCTGCGATGGAAATACAAGCAGCATTAAATACTGTGGAGTATTCCACTTCAGATGATGCTTTTGTTGCTAAGTGTGCAGGTGAAGAAAGAATGAAAAAACTTATTGAAGAACAAGACGATGAATGATACTTGGGTGTTTGCTGATTCGCATTTTGATCATGAGGGTATTATTAAACATGCAAAGCGTCCTTTTTCTTCTGTGTCTGATATGAATAAAACCCTCATTGATAACTGTAAGGTAATTTCTCCAAGAGACACCCTTATCATCGTTGGAGACTTTGCATGGAAGAACCATGGACATTGGATCCAAGCCGTTAAGGGTAAAAAGATATTAGTCTGTGGTAACCATGACAAAATGAACGCTCTGTGTTTATCACAATTCACTGAGGTTCATGATATTTTAGAACGAAATATTCACGGTCAGTTCACAGTTTTTTGTCACTACGCTATGCGCGCTTGGGATCGTAAACATCATGGGGCTTGGCATCTTTATGGTCATAGTCACGGTGCATTACCCGAGTATGCTGATGATATGAGCTTTGATGTCGGAATGGATGTTTGGCAACTGCGGCCCGTTCATTGGGATATCATAGTTAAAAAGATGGCATGGAAAAAATTACCTAATGTAAAATTTGCCGTCAATACTGACAGTCGGGACACACAGGAGGTAATACGAAAAAACAAAGAATTGAATCTTTTATTGTATCCCACAAGTTAAGGAGTTAAGATGAAAACATTCATCTTTGATATGGATGGCGTTCTGGTTGACCTTGAGGGAGCACTAGTCTCCCTAGCTGACCGCCTTGGTTTATCGTTGCCCCCTGGGCCAGCTAAGGGACTGCACATCTGGCGCGACCTCAAGTATCGGCGCGTTATGCAGTACATTTCTATGAGCAGCGATTTTTGGATTAATTTAGAGCCACTACCATCTGGACTACAAGCATTTAAAACCCTTAAGTCCGAAGGAAACACTACCCTTATATGTACTTGCCCATTTGACGCCAGTTGTATTTCTCAAAAAATTACATGGTGTGAACATTACTTAGATATCGGCTTAGATGATATAACAGTAATGAGGCGGAAGGAATTAATGGCCGCCCCACGAAGAATTTTGATTGACGATAAAATAGATAATTGTAATGCCTTCGATGCTGCGGGCGGAACATCTATTTTAGTTAATCAGCCGTGGAGTCCGTATGAATCTTTTTCAAATAAACCAGCTAGTGGCGTTATTGTGGCTGATCCAAATCATATTCTGGAGGTGTTAAGGCAACTATGAAAACCTCAAAGCGATTTCTAAAAGAAGCGCTTGATGGGGCTGGATTACCAAGTGTCATACCCAACACAAATGACTATGTGCAGAGGGGTGATGCTTTAGTTATTATTGATATGCAGCGTATGTATTTTGATTTGGGAGAAGCTCGATGGAGAAACGATAAAAATACATCTGCATTTTCACTCAATAATATCGGATGGTTATCCAGAGATATGATTAAAAGACAAATTAAAGTTATTCAGTCATTTAGGAAAGCTCAAAAGCCAATCATTGTTGTAGAGTTTACAACGGATAGTGGACCATGGGATGCAACTTTACCGCCAATTCTCAGGGCATTAGATGGCTATAATAAATTTGTCACAATAAAAAAGAGACAGATAGATGGTTCCACTCATGTAAAACGGGCCATTAATAAATTTTTGCCAAAGCCAACTAAGGTATTAGTTATGGGTATTTATTTATCCTGTTGTGTTAAAGAAACTGTTGCTGGTTTAATTAAAAAGAATATAGACGCTTCCGCTATAATTTCCTGCTCATATCACACTGATTTACTAGCTGATTTAAATCACAATCCAACTTCTCATAACTATAGAAAAGCATTCTTAAGAGGTGATGTCTTGAATAGGTCCTTCACTTATGATATAGAAATGAGGTTAGTTCCATGACAGATAGAAATTCATCTACAAAGAATTCTAAGAAAACCGCCACGAAGAAATCGGTTAAAAGTAAAAAAGTTCCCCGTAATAATTTTCCAGCTTTAAAAACGGCATTAGATCAGATACATATTGAAGTAGACAGGTCTTTGTTTCTTAATGAAAGAGAGGATATTGCAAGTAAAGAGGAGGCTATATCAGTAAGACGAGAAATTTCTATTAGGTTATTAAAGTCTATCGAGTGGATTAGTCGTGTTGAACAACTACTTAGTGGCATCACTACCCTTAGTTAATTCAAACACAAGGAGATTAAAATGAAGATCGGAAAAAATATTTACGAAGTGAAGGCTTTTAGGTATGCTGAACAGTTTTCTTCCAAGGGCGGAACGGCTGCTCTTATTCGCGTGAAGGGATATCATGATGAGGAAACGCCTACTGACGCCAGTCTTTCTAAACTAGAAAACGCTATTAACCGCAGCAAGCGCCAGAATGGCAGACTTCCCCGGTGGGTTGCTATTACTGAACTTTGGTTGAACAATGATCTTGTTAGCACCGGAATTTCTGCTTGTGTTGTTACGGACAAAACCAACAAGCACGAGGGTGCAACTCGTTCATTGGTTCGAGCTATGAAGGAAGCTAAGTTGGATTGTCATATTGAAGAGATTCTTTCTGAGCGTCGTAAGAATCGTCAATACGCTCGCCGGATGGCAGCCATTGATTCTGCCCGACGCCTTCTGGAGAAGTATGGCCAGACGGCATAAGTAATGGCTAAAATTCAAAAAGTAAAAATAGTTAAAACCCAGATTAAACCTGAGGTTAAAAGTATTACTTGTCCTTTATGTAAGGCTATTTTTCTGTGTGCTTCACAATATTCTTGCGTTGATCTTTACGGTAAATGCGCCAGTTGCGTAGCAGATGACGGCAGTCTTACCAAACTAACTGAACCAGCATCTAACAAAACTATGAGGAGAAAATAACATGGCTGGACTTATTCCTATCGTGGTTGAACAAACTGGGCGGGGCGAACGAGCATATGATATTTATTCGCGCCTACTGAAAGATCGCATTGTATTTCTCGATGGAGAAATTCACGATGAAGACGCGAATCTTATTATTGCTCAGCTTTTATTTCTAGAGGCAGAAGATCCATCGAAAGACATTTGGCTCTATATCAATAGCCCTGGTGGCTCGGTGACGGCTGGATTAGCTATCGTTGATACGATGCAATACATTCGTCCCGATATCAATACTATTTGTATTGGGCAAGCGGCTTCCATGGGAGCCGTCATCCTCGCCTGCGGAACTAAGGGTAAGCGCTACGCCCTTCCTCGTTCCAGAGTATTGATTCATCAGCCTAGTGGTGGAGCAGGCGGACAGTCTATCGATATTAAAATTGCAGCAAACGAAATTGAAAGAATGGCTCAGCAACTTTATACCATTCTTAGTGAGCAGACTGGTCAGAAGCTCGCTAAAGTTGAAAAGGATTGCGATCGTGACTTCATCATGGTCCCCGAAGTAGCTAAGAAGTATGGGGTTATTGATGGAGTGCTTAATAAGCGACCGCTCACGAAGTAAATGAAACGAATTAAAGCTTACATTGCTTTGGCCTTGCGAGCCACCTGGGGAGTATTGGTGGCTCGCTGGCCAGAACGTGTTGCTGTCCCCACAGTACGTATTCTATTTGTCTTATGCGGTATTGTGGTTCTGTTGGGGGCCTCTGCAATTGGAAATAGACCAACCCTAGAAAGTGAAGCAGAACTCCGTAGTACCACAGCAATAATTCCCATTGGAGAAGATGGGGTGGTTAGAGTTTTATCTGTTGACACTAAACTTAGTTCTCACTATATGTCCTACATATATAAATTAACAAAAAAACACTCTGCTGATTATAACTTAGATCCCCTTCTTGTAATGTCTATCATGTCCACGGAGAGCACTTTTCGTGTTAGCGCTACGTCCGAAAAGGAATGTGCTGGACTAATGCAAATTAATTGGGCTTCGTGGGGAACTAAACTTCAACGACTTGGAATTGCTAGAGATGCCGCTGATATATATAATCCAGATGTTAACATTGAAGCGGGATGTTATGTATATAGCACATTACTGGAAGAAAACCATGGCTCTCATGACGCGGCCCTTAACAGATATTTAGGAACAAGTAATGAAACATATAGGCGAAATGTGTATGCTATATATGGTAGATTAAAACTAGTAGCATCACAGAGAGGAGACTAATGTTTGTCTTTGTGGCGATGCACAATGGAAGAGTAGAGAGCGCCAGTATTGCCGCTACGATGGAGGCATTATATGAGTCATTCAAACTGCACACTAGCATGGAGTGGGAAGCATATCAACAGTTTCCAGACAGTTTGGATCCAGATTTATATGGTTCTACTATTGTAGCGGCGGAGGAGTGTGATGATTCCCTGGTCCACGAGCACGAACTTGGCAACAGCTAAAAATCCAAACCGTCCGGTGAACGGGGTACTATCGGAAGATTTATTTGCTTGTAATCCTAATCCAAGTTTTAGTCTTTCGTCAAGTGTTATTCAGGAAGCTAAAAGAAAAAAACAAGACTACTCCCATATATTAGAAAGAAATTTAAGTGGTAAAATATTTCCGTTTAAAGATATAGCAACTAGATATTGCCCCGAGCTTTTTGACGCCTTATCTATGTTAGTTGTTTTTGCTAGACATCCTGGTAAGCTCTGGGTGGCCGGTGGATCACTACTTGCTAATAAACTTGGAAAACCTATTAAGGATGTAGATTTTTTCTTTTCCGATAGAAATACAAGATTAGAGGTATTAGATTATTTATTGTGGAAAGGATATGTTATCGATTTTGTAAGTTCAAATGCCACCACAATGAGTAAAAATGGACAGCCTCCGATTCAACTTATCAATAATCACTATTATAATGACATGTTAGATTGTTTGATGGGGTTTGATATTTGTGCTAGCCAATTTGGCTTAAGAGTTATGAACGGATCTCTTAACGAAATCCGTCCTAATAATACTTTATTTGATATGGATACAAAAAGATTTATGTTAAATGATATGGCAGTTGGAGATCCAAGAGTTACAATTAGAAGATTAATTAAATATGCAAAACAATATAATCTTACTCCCGTATATGATCAAACCACATATCGTGTGTTTGGTGCAGCAGCAGAAGCGGGAGCTAGAGACTATGATAGTCTTAACAACAAAGAATATAAAAAAGAAGATTACACTTTTCCTAGAGATTTATCTTCTCTTTGGACAGCACCAACGGTAGACATTGTTAAAGGCAATTTACGTGATGTATTGGGCGATATGACCGATTGTTATGGAAGTTCTTATGATTTATGGTTGGGCTTTAAAAAAAGCATTGATAGGCGCCTTGGGGGCGAATGGAGTCTAGAGCATTGTGCAAAGATTGCTATAGATTTAACTAATCAATGTAATACTTTTCCATTTATTCGATCACATATGGACTATGGAAACTGGCCTAGCTTTCAAGACTTTGCTAATATGGCGCCTGCTATTGACCATTATCTTAAAAAAGGATTCTTAAGCAATTGGCAAGATTTTGGAAATGCTTTATATGTTTCCGATGAACAAGATCTAGGAATTTCTTTGAATGTTGTCATGCAACTGTCTGTGTTTTTAGAAACAAAATTGCCGGGGATGCGAGATAATCCGTGGCCTGGAAAAACAGAAGGAGATAACGGTGATTACTAAAGATTTAGATGTTTTAAAATCTTCCCTGGAAGAAGAATTAAAAAAGCTAAATATAGAAAAAATGCCAATAATTAGAATGGGAGCCACTGTAAGGCTTAATCAACGCATTACTAATGCTGGCATTAACACTGTTTTAATTGGTATGGAATTCCCTGAGTTTTATACTCAAATTACCATTGATGAGATGGAGCGCAGTGGTAATGCATGCAACGCTAAGATTGTATCTTGGCCAATGGAGTTTTCTACAAAACAAGAAACTCTTGATCTTAGTGAAATTGTTGGATTTAAACTTACCTTTTCTTCTCCGATATATTGTCTTAAAGATATTAGACTACAAAGCCTTACTCATTCTGTATCTATTTCTCTAATAGCTGATACTATTCAAAGGCAAATAGAAATGCTACAAGCAGTTGAACAATTACAACATATTATTAAGAGTATTATCCCAACAAAGGGTAAATGACATGACGGCCAAGAAAATTAATAAGGTTAGTCTGTTTGTTAAAAAGGGCCTTCGTAATTTAAGCAAGGTTGTTATTGACGACAATGTTCTTAGATGGGATTCGGAATTTACTCGTATCTTCTCTGATAAAACATTAACGGATAACTGGTCTAAAGTAATAAAAACCTTTGGAGAAAACTTTAAAGGTCAATTGTTTAATCCATCTAATTATTATTTAGCGACCACTGAGGAGATTGAGGTTGCTGGATCATTTTTATTTTCTGGTCTGGAATATATTATCATTGCTTTTAATTTAAATAAAGATGAAATTTCTAAAATAAACACATCTTGTTATTCTCGTAGATGGAGGGCTGGTCAAAATTTACCTCTTCAATGGACGATGGAAATTCATTTTTCAGAGAATGGAATAGAGGCCAATGCAGAGGAAATTAGACCGTACCTCGTTGCACAAATCATTTATCACCAAAGGAAAAATAAAGTTTGTTTAGAAAAAGTTAACATGTCTTGTAATATGAACTTCTCTATTCCAGATTTTCTAGGTTGCAAAATTGAATTAATGGTAAATGGCAAACCATATGTTTCCCCTAAGAGTGGAATTGATGGTAATTTTGATGGCTCACTTATTTCCACTGTGGGAGATCCATTAATTGAGAATTATAAAAATACTATTATTGCTTCTCGTTTTTGTAATGGAGTTGCTGTTAATAAGATTTTCCGAGGCTTCTCTTCTAGTATGGGTAATACCCAAATGTCTCTAGTAAAGGGAACTCTTCTTGGTTTGTCTGGTATTAAAAGTAAGTCTGCCGATGTTACGATGAATGGTAATCAGGCTCAAGTCGGAATTCCTGGGAGTTATAGCGCCCGGGGTGATGTATTTATAATTTCATTTGAAGATTAGGTACAGGAGGTAACATGGCGAATACTAATAAGGCTAGAACTAGATATATTATCGTCCTTCCCAGAAACTCTGGCTCTACGCAATATGTCGCAATGAACGCTATCGTAGGCACTATTTTCTCTAGTGGTAGTAACGATGGAGTTTATGATTCTCTTCAACTTATGTTCCCTGGTGTTTATGATATTTTCCCAGATAAGCGTATGTTGGTAGCTGAGGCCGTCATTGAATCATTGTCTTACGCTGCTAATGTTTCCATTAAAAATATTGATTGCCAAGCAACACCAGATGAACGCCCCAGAGTATTGCTTCTAACTGTTGCAAGTAGTGAAAAGAGTAAAGATATTTCTCACTTAATTGTTTTGGAGAAGTATCTGCCTGAGAATGATATTCTTGACTTACCCTCGGCTGATGGCTCTGGTCACCCAGCATCAAGTGCGACGAACATGGCTGGTGGTAAGGTCGCTGGGCCTGGACAGCAAGAACAAAAATCCGCTGGGTATATTTATATGCCAAAGCATAATGTTCCCTTGATTCTCGGAGAACATGAAGCTAATGTACTACAGGATGTCCTTGATGCTATTGTTAACCGTAAGAAGATTTTTGAAGATTATGGTCTCGATGAGGTTATGGACACCAATAGTATGTGTTTTCTATTTCATGGTGCTCCTGGGACAGGCAAAACACAAGCCGCCAAATATGTTGCTAAGAAACTCAACACGCCTCTTCTTATCGTTGACCACAGTCAAATTGTAGATAAATATGTGGGAGAGACTGAAAAGCGTATTGCTGAAGTGTTTAAACGCGCCGAAACCGAAAAGTGCATCATCTTCTTTGATGAAGCTGACTCTTTGCTTGGAGCGAGGAATGGAGCGGAGCACTCTTGGGAAATCAGCAAAGTTAATGCGTTGCTTCAGTCTATGGAAAATTTTAATGGCGTAGCAATTTTTGCAACGAACTATGCTTCTCAGCTTGATCAGGCTGTTAATAGACGACTTCTTATGAAGATTACTTTTGATCTTCCTGATCAGGAGAGCCGTGCTAAAATTTGGGAGGCTTTGCTGCCCACCAAGGCCCCTAAAGATGCGCTCGATTTTAAGGAATTAAGCAAACATCTTATGACTGGCGGCGAAATTAAGAATGCAGTTATCTCTGCAACAGTTGAAGTTGCTAAGACTGATGCAAAGATTAACATGGACTCTCTTAATCGAATGGCGGCTAAAGTTATTGAGGAGCGCCTCTTTGATCCATATAAGGAATCGGATAAGGAGAAATCCAAGAAGAATATGGGGTTCGGACCCCCGATGATGGAATTGAAATAATGGTTAAAAGGGGACAGGCTGTTCCTGGAGCCAGGGTAGTAGTCAAAGACATGTTAAGAAAAAGTATTTTTACATGGGAACCACCCCAACCTAATAAATTTCCAGTTCTTAAAGGAGCTGCAGATGCCTTTGGGGGTGGGTGGGAAGTTTCCGCTGGAGATGTTCTTGAAATTTTAGATCCAGTTTCTAAAATTACATCTGGTGAATGGAGCGTTAGTAGTCGCAATGGATGTTGGTATAAAGATTCTATTCAAGTGGTTCCCGTTAGAATTATATCTCATCTTAACGAGACCCTTCCTGTTTTTCATGATGGATTTGCATATTGGCAGGACATATATAGAGGAACCGACTTAATATTTTCACCACCTAACTGTTCGGTTGAAACCAACTGTCCGATTGAAACTAATGGAAAGGATAGAAATGATTGAAAAAAACTGGTCCTTAGATAAGACCACTACGGTTAAAAAAGTTATCGCTGAAATTTCCACAACTATCTTCAACGAAGTTAATACTTTTATTGCGGATGATAACGGGCTTAATACTAAAAAGAAAATCATTGATTTTATTACTAACGCCCTAAAGGAAGAGGACTTTGTTACCGTAGAATATGTGAGGGCTGGTTGTACCGTAGCCTATAACATTTCTAAAACCTATGGTAATAGAATTACTTTTAGTAGTGCTTTTGATTTTCCCGTATCTCAAACGCTAGAGAATGCTGGGTCCTATTCTCTGAAGTTTGATTTGGATGAACAATCTATTTGCGTTGATACTTCCAAGGCCAATGGGGTCATTCAACTGTACGGGGCCATCAATGGTATGATTGAAAGTATGTCTTCTTTTAACTCTGGAACATCAGCCCCAGCCAAGGTTAGTGAACTCTATAAAATTATGGAGGGCGGCGGGTTTGCTCTTGAAGGAGATAAAACCTGGGCAAAGAAATGGAAGACTGAATACGGACCCATCACCCTTCATCTCGATTATAAAAATGATTTAAGTTCTCTCACAGAACAAGATGTATCTGCTGCACAGTTAATCACCACTATTCTTGAAACATTGGGGAATAACAATGGGTAAGAAAAATGAAATCAAACCCCTAGACGAAGAGAAAACTACAGTTAATGGAGTTGAAATTATTTTTCAAAAGTTTCAAGACATTTCTAATATATATTTTTGTAGTGAATGTTCCACTTTCATTCGTCCCGATGTTGAAGCTGGCGAATTCTTTTGGTACTCCCCAATGACCGGCGGAGTATTATGCGGAAGCGGAGACTGCAAAGAAAAACACATGGAAAAGATTATAGAAAAAGCTAAAGAGGCTGAAGAAATTGATCTTACTAAAGAAGATGATGAAGCTTCGGAGGATGATGATAAGTAAATAAATTATATCTCACTTATCTTTTTGTAGTTAATCCATTAAAAATTCACAAATCGGTTTACATAATCGTTTCAACCAACCCTAACAAATGTAACTGTCCGGTAACACTCAAAGGAGAAAAACCAATGAAGATGAATATTGAAGACGCCAAGGCCGCTATTAAATCTCTCGACATCACTATCCCTGTATTCTTGTGGGGGCCTCCTGGTGTTGGTAAGTCGTCCCTCGTTCACCAGCTCGCACAAGAGGTGGGTATGGGCTTTAAGGATGTTCGTCTCACCACTATTGATCCAACTGATCTTCGTGGTTTGCCTTACATTCATGAAGGGCGAGCTTATTGGGCTAACCCCGTAATTCTTCCTCAGCGCGCTGACAAGGAGCACGGTATTAAAGGAGATGAGGAGTGCGGTTATTTGCTTCTGGATGAATTGAACTCTGCTCATACCACGATTCAGGCTGGCGCTTATCAGCTTGTTCTTGATCGTAAAGTTGGTGAGTATGTTCTTCCTGACGGCTGGCGTATTATTGCTGCTGGTAACCGAGAGGAAGATCGTGGTGTTACTTTCCAAATGCCCCGTCCTCTTCAAAATCGTTTCGTGCACATTGAGATTGAAGTTGATAAGAAGGTGTGGACTAACTGGGCTATGAAGGCCGGAGTGTCTCCTACTGTTATTGCTTTCATTGAGTCTCAGCCTGGTATGCTCAACCCTTCCGATAAGGACAAAACGAAGAAGTCTTTCCCCACCCCGCGAACTTGGGAGTACACTAGCAAAATCATCAACACCGTAAAGAATGAAGACCTTCTTATTCCGTTGCTTCAGGGCACCATTGGTGATGCTGCTTCTCATCAGTTTGTGAGCTTCTTGAAGTTGCGCCATAAGCTTCCTAACCTCGATAAGATTTTTGCCGGTAAACAGGAGCCTCTGCCCAGTGAAACTTCCTTGCAGTATGCTTTCTATGCTGCCCTGTGTGGTAAGGTTGATGACCTGGTGAAAGAACGCGGTATTGCTAAGCTCACGAAGGATGATAAGTTCATCGGTGGGCTTGTTTATTGTATCACTAAGCTGGAACGTGAGTTCGTTGAACTTATCGTTCGCCATCTGTCCGAGAGACAGGGCCAGTTGTTTGTGGCTCTCATCAAGGCGGCTCCCGACCTGGCCAAAGAACTCACCAAGATGTACGGTGAAATCATGACCGTGTCCATGAAATTCGGTGGTGGAAAATAATCTAATTAGGTGTTATATTTATCATGTGGGGTGGGCGAGAGTGGCTCGCCTATCCCAGTTATGTTTCAACTAAGTAGATAAGGAGGATTTAAATGGCAGATTTTCTAGCTGGCAAGAGCGATTCAGAAATTGCGAAGATTAAGATTGCAGCTGCAAAACGTGAGGCGCATTCTAAATGTCCGTTCTTCGCCTTTCTTTTGTTTGCTCCCAACTATAAGGAAGCTCCAGATGAAATGTGGACTTCTGCTGGTGGGTCTCCAACGATGGCGACTGACGGAGAAAACATTTTCTATTCCGTTCAGTTCATTAAGGACATTCCGATTGATCAGTTAATCGGAGTTTTAGTCCACGAGGTTATGCATTGCGCTTTACTTCACATTGTTCGTAAGGGTGTGCGTGACCCACTCAAATGGAACATTGCTATTGACTATGCAACCAACGCTATTCTTCATAAGAACAATCTCAAGCTTCCCGCTGGCACTTTGTTTGATGCAAAGTATAACGATAGAAGCGCTGAAGAGATTTATGTTGATGTCTCTAAGAACCCACCTGACATGAAAAAGGTTAAGATGTTTGATATGCATATGTTTGGCGAGGGGGATGGTGGCAACAATAAGAAAAATAATGGCGGAGGTCAGAACTCCAGTGAAAAATTTAAAGAGCAAATGTGGAAATCACATCTTGCTAACGCTGCTGTTCAGGCCCGCCAGCAGGGTAAGTTGCCCGCTGGGATGGAGCGTATTATTGAGGATGTTCTGGAAGATAAGGTTCCGTGGCAGCAAATGCTTTCCAGATATCTGAGCCCGTTTGCACTGAAGACTGATTTCACCTGGACTAAGCCCAATAAGAAGATGCTTCAGTTTGGTATTATTCTCCCTGGGTTCCAGTCTGAAAGCCTTGAAGTTGCTGTTGGTGTAGATACTTCCGGTTCCATTGGACCCAACGAGATTCAAACTTTCCTTAGTGAAGTTCAAGGCATCATGAGTGTGTCTAAGAACTATACGATTCACATCGTTGGTTGTGATGCTCAAGTTGATGAGAAGGATTATCATATCATCACTGAGTGTAACTCCACTCTTCCCACAAAGCTCGGTGGTGGTGGTGGCACGGACTTTCGGCCCGTGTTTGATTTCTATGAGAAGAAGAATGTGCGCCCGGCCTGTTTAGTTTACTTTACTGACGGCTATGGGACCTTCCCGAAGGAGCCTCCCGACTACGATGTTATCTGGTGCGTGGTTCCTGGTGGGGTTGGCCCCGACCAGGTTCCTTGGGGTGTTTACGTCCGGACTGAATTCGACAAGGACGAAGAGTAAGGAGATGAAAGAGGCCCCAGAAATGGGGCCTCTTTACTGTTCCAAGAAATGAATATTAAAAATAATTGGGCAACTAGATGTGGATATATACTTGAAATACCCTGGTATAAACATATATATTATTCTTTGAAAATACCCGCTACGATTGATTATGGATTTGTTTCTAAGTCTACCTGGCCCGGAAACCATAATATTGGATTTTATACAGTATATTATGATGGCTGGCATTGGACTTTTCATATTTTGAATTTTTATATTTCAGCGAGTGGATACGACTGAATTGTCTGTTAGCCGGTCCATTAACCAGAAGATGGCTATGGGGATCGCGTAGACAAAGAGGAGTCCGTTAAAGACAGGGGCGCCCCCGAGGTCCTCGGACCAACCGAGCGGGTTCCGAAGCGCCAGGTCCACAAGAACGATATCCCCAGTAATGTTTAAATTTTAGAAAGGAAAAATAAAACATGTCTGACCGGTTTATTTATAGTTCCACAGGAGCGGTTCGATACCGCGTTTCGGACCAAGGGGGTAGTATCTTTATATACAACGCTCAAGGTCAATTGGCGTACAGATATGATAGAGCCACTGACACCACTTATGATGAGACAGGTAAGATAGCTATGCGTGGTTCTATTTTACCAGACCTAACATGAGAGCGATGTGGTGGGGGTATCTTCATGAAAATGGAACCATCCAAGTGAAAAGATGGTTTGGTGATAATGCGGATTATACTAAAGATTGCCAAAACAATTCCTTTGTTAAGATAGTCATATCTCCATTTGTGGCAGAGAGCCGAGAGAAGGCTATACAGATTGTCATTGAAAAATTAGGATTGGAGAAAAAATAATGCCTAAAACAGTAACCTGTTTTGCCTGCAAAGAATGTTTAGAAAACTATACAACTTTTAGAAAGGCAGCTAACTGTGAGAAAAAACACGCCACACAAAAAATAGCCGAACAATCTATAGAACAAGCATATAAAAATAAGCTGGCTATATCGGATGAGGTTAGACTTAATTCTTCTAGCCTTTGTGAAATAGAAATTAATTTAATTAAATGGATGGAAAAACACCATAATCTTCGTTTATCTTTTAAACAAGGAATTGAATCCCTAACTATGGGATGGATAAGTAATTCTCATAATTTCCCCATCAATGGAAAAACTAATTGGTGCGGTGGGGAGGGGGGACCTAATGGCTACATTGGTTGGAACGGAGAAATCCGGGGTACTTTAAAATCTTTAAGTGGGAAACAATTCGAAAAATATGGTATATATGATATTCTTAGTGATCGTTTTGGTAACAACGAGGAAGCAACACTTAGGGGAATTAATTTAGGTTCCGGGGGCGGGTACAACGAATCTTTTACTTATAATTGTAAAATATTTGTTGATGATTTTCCCATTTTAAAAGAAAAGGCTTCTTTAGTTATTACCCAATGGAAACTTAGAAAAAATTATAACAATGAGGTCAAAAGATTAGATGAAAGCTATCAATGTGGGGTGAAGGATTTATGTAAAATTAATCCTGATCATATGATAGCTGCAAATAGATTGGACAAAGTTGTTTATGAACAAAAATTACTAGCCGACGAAAGAGAAAAATTGATAAATAAACTCGCTAATATTAAAGAAAATATTAAGAAACAAGTTCTTGCCGAAAATGAAAATATTTTACAACCTGACCCCAATAAATTTAAATTTCAATCAAAATTATTTGATGAACTAACTTATGACCTTAATTGTAATTATAATGTGGACTCGGCGTTGTCCGAAATTATAAGTAAACTTTAATTGAGCACTAGAACTAACAAATCAAAGCCAAGGAGAGATAGATGAAGCTACAAACTCTATATTCACGTAGGGGTGATGAAGGTATTCAAGAGTGGACCATTGAGATTGAGAAAAATAAATATCGAACTATCTCTGGTACACAAGACGGAGAAAAGGTTGTAGCTAAGTGGACTGAATGTCAAGGTAAGAATATTGGCAGGTCTAATGAAACTACTCCTGAAAAACAAGCAGAATTAGAAGCTCAAGCTAAGTGGCAAAAGAAATGGGATAAAGGATACAGAGATTCCGTGGACAGCGTGGACTCTCATGGAATGTTCAAGCCAATGTTGGCCCATTCATATAATGATCACAAGAAAAAAGTTTTTAAGACAGGCCGAAAAGTATTTTCCGATCCCAAGCTTAATGGGATGCGGTGTATAGTTAAAGCTGATGGTATGTGGTCTCGCGGTGGTAAACCAATTGTTTCTTGTCCCCATATCTTTGAAGAGTTAAAGTCTAGGTTTGATGCTAATCCAGATTTAGTTATTGACGGAGAGCTTTACAATCATAGTCTTAGACATAAACTTAACGAACTAATGGAGCTGGTTAAGCGCACTAAATGCTCCACAGAAGATTTAGCAAACACCAAGGCTATGGTTAAGCTTTATGTGTATGATGGTGTGGGGGCTGATGGACTAGATGAAACAAAGAATTTTTCTGTACGAAAGCCGGCAATTACTACGGCCTTACAGAACCTTAATTTCATCGTAATGGTGGAATCTAGGGAAGTAAAGAAGGTAGAGGAGTTAGACACAGCCTATAAGGATTTACTGGCAAAAGATTGGGAAGGGCAAATTATTCGTATCGATGCTGCCTATCAACATAAGCGCACTCAATTTCTATTGAAACGCAAAGAATTTCAAGATGCAGAATATGTAGTTGCAGACATTCTTGAGGGCGAAGGTAACTGGGCTGGGGCAGCGAAGACTATTGTGTTAATTAATCCAGAGCCAGACAGACCCGAGGATGTTACTTTTAGAGCCGGTATTAAAGGAGACTTTGCTTATCTTGTTCAGGTTCTTAAAGATAAAGATAAGTACATTCACAAAATGGCTACCATTAAATTCTTCGAACTTACTCCCTATAAAGTGCCACAATTTCCCGTGTGCATTGCTTTAGGTAGAGAGGATGGAGACTAATGAATATAATCGGATCGTTGTTTGTTATTGCTGGTTTAATATGGGGGGCTTGTTATGCCCTTGAATCATATGCTAAGGGCGTGAATAATAAAACAGCTATTTTTATTATTCTTAATATATTCTTTTGGTGGATTGCTATACCGATAAAAATGTGTGACGGTTCTTGGTTTGAAAAAGATATGAAAGATGAATATGATTTCTCAGATGGTATTCGCGGTAAGGCTCGTGGTAAAACTAACGACATTTATATTAACGACATTTATATACCGCTAGAGGACGAGAATAATGGGCAGAAAGAAAGAGATTAATAGATTCTTGGTTGTGAGGGCGGAGCCTGGTGATAAAATATATACCACCATTCATAGTGGGCCCTATGATACTATCTCCGAAGCTAAGATTGCACAAACTAAATGGTTTTTAGAGTGGACGCAAAGTAGCCAAATAGTTCAAGTAAAAACTACTGTTTCTCATTATGATTCATCTGTTTATTTAACCGGACTTACTAATAAACTTAATATATTTTTATCTGAACCAACTGTTTCTAATTGGAAAACTCTTCATAAGTTCGCTAAAATTTCATGTTGGGTAAGAGATAGTAGAAAACTTTGTCAATGCCCCAATGAAACCACAGCAGGCGTGGGACTTAATTCATGGTCAAATACTGATTGCACTCGTTGTTCTTATAATATTAAAAAGAACAACACTATAAATGATTTTACTAATTTCTTTAATACATTTGAAGACAAAAGATTTAGACAGGTAGGAGTGGAAAATCCCATGGATTTTCCATGGTCACGGTGCATGATTAATATTATTGCTCAGATTGATAGAGTTAATAAAAAGAATATGGGGGCCTTAGTTAAACTCGGCCTATCATTATCTAGTGTTTTACAAACGCCACCTAAGTATATCTAGGAGGATAAATGACTAGGGGTAAGGACACACATTATGTTATATTAGAGTTTTCCAATCCTGAGGCCACTTGGGTTTCAAATAGCTATATGGTACATGGGGATGAGGCTAGAGATAAAGCTATAGAAAAACTAAAACGTAAAATTATTTGTCATTTAGTTGTCCCCATTCTTAAAAAAGATTTAAATAATTCTATAGCTGAAAGTAGAAAAAACTTTTTTACAATATTGCAAACAACTTTAGAAAACACTATTGTTAATCCTCAAGTAAAAAACATTACTTCATTTCTATCTGATCTTAGATATTTTGTATCTTTATATGATAATGTAAAGCGCGAGTTTATTCATTGTGAGAAGATTAATTGTAAGAATTGCACATGGAAAAACAATTCCGTGACCTCTTCTATGTGCGTGGAAATGTTAGAAAAAACTGGAAAGATCCCTGTAAATTCTTGGAATAGAAATTATGTTATTAATAATATTCAAAATACTGGTTGCACCTTAAGTGCGATTAATTCAATGATGTTACAGTTTAAAATTAGTCGTATCAGAAAAGAACACATTAGTTTATTCTTACCAATTTTAATGTCTCTTCGTGCAACCATACAGGATAAGCCTCAAAGCTTAAAGGAGTCTAAATGAATTCTCCAATGTTCATAGTAATTGAATTTAAAGCTCCGCGCAGTAGCTGGGTTAAACAGGTACATGGACCGATAAGTGCTGAATCAGCAAAAGCATTATGTGCTCAATTGAAGGAAAAATATATTTGGCATACAATTATTAATGTTGATGATGTTGCTAATTCCATTCCAGGGGCGGGTATTTTCAGAGAAGAACTTATTAATTTGGTACAAACTGCTATTGATAAACCCATTCTTAATAATATTAAGGCAGTTACAAGACACCTTAGGGGCTTTAAACGTAATGATTGGGGAGATACCGGTGAAGAAATAGATATGTTAAACTGTCCAACCAAAACAAAAAATAACCCTAAAGGTATTATAGAGTTACCAGACTGTGATCATTGCTCTTATCATGACATTATGATTAGTTTTGCTCCGTCTTTAAATAGTCTAATTGATACATTTGCACCAGCATATAAAAATCAAGGCTTAAAAGCCGTTGCACTTGGAAATGCTTATTACTGTAAGTGTTCATTACATGCGGCAAAAGTAGTGCTTGGAGACATAGGAGTTTCAAAACTTAATGCTACAAATGTGGGCCCGTTTATGGCGATGTTATTAAGTTTAAAAGTAATTTTAGATAATCCCCCAATAAGGACTTCAGAAAGTGAGGAGTCAGGTGACAGTGACGACAAAAAAATCCAAAGTTAAAAAGAAAATCGCACCAAAATATCCCACCAAAGCCGAAGATAGACTTATAACCCTCTGGCTAGAAGACGATGAAGAAGTAGAATATCATGAACCATACACCAAAAGTATAAACGGTGGGGTATGTGGAGCCTTTAGAATTACTGAATTTAAAAACCAAAAAGAACAAACAGAATGGTTGTCTATTTTAGATGAGCGGGGCACTTTTCATTTTGACATTCCATCTTCGTCTAATAGTATTTTAAATGTGTTTAAACGAAGTATGGACGCCTTTATTAGTAATCCTACTCCAGAAACATTAATACTTATGTCAATGGTAAATCTCAATTGGACTGAAGATAATGATACGGTTGATGACAGCCTTGTGGGGGTAAAGTTTGGATGTTTTTGTACTGCTAGGGGTGATGTAGATAAAGTCTGTAAACATTGTGACTATCGTTCTTTTTATAAATCTACTATAGCTGTGTGTACTAAAATTGGAGAAGCTTGTTATAGTGTTAGTAAAGATCTAAAGGAAATGAATTACAATGATACATTTGATTTTGATAATTGGCTTGATATGTGTTTAGATAATTCCCTTGACTTAGGTAGTAGTTGTTCAGCTGTAATGATAGCTTTAACCATTCAAGCGTGTGCCATGGAAGTACAATGTCAGGCTTGGACGCCATCTCGTCCAATTGGAAAAAAAATAAAGAAGGGGCATCGAGACTATTTAAATAATGTAATTCCATTAGTACTACCACATATTATGTGTTTAAGAACTCTACTTGAGAATCCCCCCTCGATGTCTATCTTCAGGCCAAAAAATGAATAAACAATTTTATATTGCGGAAGTGGGCAGCGATGGGATTCTTTATAGAAGTGAAGGCCCCTTCATTGAAAACGAATTAAATGAAAGAATTAATAAACTTAATGCTGAATATAAAAAATATATAGTCTTTAATTCAGATTCAATTCAATATCCAAAAACTATATTTAGAGAAGATTTTAAAAAAGCAATTGAATTATTTGTAGAAACGCCAGACTATAATAATGCTAGAGAAGTATTTAAATTGCTTCGGCTAACCGGAAATTTTTTATGGGGTTGGGGTGAGGATAGAAGAGAAATACTTCGTTGTGCAGGTATAAATAATGAATGTACCTCCTGTTCTTATACGATAACAACTCCAACAATTCTATCTACACTTAAAGTTGTTATAGATCAGGTTGGAAAAAACGGAAGCAATGTAGAGTGGGATAGTGCATGGTCAGAATATGAATATGAAACTGACGGTGATGCTTATCGTCCTCCCTTAAGATATTGTCCTATTGCTGTAATGGCAAGAGTCGCCACCATGATTAATCTTACTAAAATTAGTACAGATAAGCTAGGCGTTCTAATTCCTACCATGTTAATGCTTTTACCAGTATTATCTGATGACCCGTATACAATAAAGAAGGTTAGGAATAAACGTAAAGTTAAAAAGGATGTAACTTAAAAGTTTAAAGGAGTATAAATGAAACCTACAAAAAATCAAGAAGCTTTGGATATTGGTATTTCTTATGCTTTTAGAATGTGGCATGATCTCGAAGAAGCTTTTAGTGAAAATACTCTATACGGAGATAAATGGACAGCAGAGAAAATTAGAGATTCCATAGCTCAAGACTTATCTTTTTCAATGCCTTGTACTGATAGGCAGCGTAAGGTGGCAGGGTATGCTGCTTGGGTAACTTGGAAGCAATTACAAAACAAAAGGGGTGGAGCGTAAATGAACGGTATGGTGTTGCCAAATGAAATCGTCACCATTGACAAGAAAGACATCAAACACTGTAAGGTGCCAAAGAAAGCCACCCCGATGTTAAAAAATTATCCTAGTGATAAAGTATTTGCTAGGGTTAATTTCATTGATGAAGAGGGTATTGGTATTTTACTTATGGTTCCCATGTTAGAGGGAGAAAATGTAGTGGGAACTGTTGATACTGGTATTCAACTCTTGGTTCCCCATAAGAAAGCGGAACGGGTGTTGGGTAAATTTTATGGTACTGATTTTGGTACTGTGGATTCTCTTCCTGATGCCATTCATATTCCCAGCCGAGATATCCCCGCCTCCGTTAAAGTACATCGCCCTGGAGATGTGAGCCTTAAATTTACTTCTTTACTCACTGAAAACATTGCCGCTGTGGCAAATCAAATTAAAAATGGCTCTAATCCTATGGCTCGTATTATGGTTTTCGGTGGAATAGGTTCTGGTAAAACAACTCTCGCAGAAACTCTTTTTAGTTCCATTGGGACTCCATATGTTATTATCAATCAACATTGGTGGGCCGCTCTTCCTTTTGAAGATTTAATCGGTGGGCTTAATTTCATGGCGGCCACCGGTGCAGAAAGAAAATTTGGAATTGTATTGGATAATCTAGATGAGCTAGTGGCTAGCACTAGTATTGGTTTAGGTCCTGATGGACACAATGTAAGTAGCGATAAAACTGCGGCCATCCTTTTACATCTATCTCGTATCTTTCGTTTATTTGAAGGTACAATTATTGTGACTACGTCTGGCATTGCTGACCTGGGACATCTTAACACTCAGACTCAATACTTCTTCAATTTAAGTCTTAGTGAAGCAGAGCGAGCTAACTTTTGGGAAATGATATGTCCCACCGCAACTAAAATGAAAGCTGAAATTGCAAGAGAAGATTTACCAATCAGCTTGATGTGCGCCTTACTTAAACAAGCTGAAGCTATTGGCGTTCTACATAAACGTAAGCACCCCTCTGAAGATGACGTAAGAATTGCTCTGCAATGTTTTGGCAAAAAAGAAGAGGGGCAACAAACTGGATTCAATGCTAAGCAACATTCCGAATAGAGAATTAAATGTCAATAAAAAAGGTGTGGAAGATACTGGTTCTTCTTGTAGTGTTCGTAGAAATGGATGTTAGGAGATAAAAATGAAAGCTAAAAGCAGATATTTTATTAATGATTTTACGCCTTGCGTCGGAAGAATTATTACATTTAATGTAGATGTGGCTCACTCTGGACAGGACGAGGAAACCCAGAGCCCCCTTCTTTTACTGCGAGAGGTAAAAGAAACTGGCGATGGACATTTTGTTTTGGTTGGTGTAAACTTAAAAAGGATTGAAGACCTAAAAACAATGGACCATAAAACCGCTCCATTCAGATCCTTTAGAGTAGATCGTATTGAGTTTGGGTCATTAAAAGTAGTAGTATAATGAGCAAGAAAAAACAATTAACTGTGGATCAGTTAGAAATAAAAATTGAAGAGCTTAATACTAAAAGAAAGGAACTCTTTGAACAAAGGGACCCAATTGACAAACAACTTGTACTAACTTATAATCGAATTAAAAAACTTGAAAATGAAAGAGATGAGTTAATACTTGCAACAAGCGCAACTCCATCCTGGCCCTTTCTTTTAGAGGAGACTGGAACTTCTTCTGGTATAAGACATGAGGCCGCCGAAAAAGAGTTTGCAAAAATTGGCTTACAAATAAGTGGTTATCATCCCACTATTAACCAACGTGGTCTGGAAATTAAAATTGGTTTTCTTAATACTAATGATGTTGATAGTGTTTTAGTTGGATTGGAAACTATTACACCATTTCTAAAACCAATTAATAATGTATATCTGTTTGGAATTTTTGAACATACCCTCGCCGAAAACGGTGTATATAATTTAATTTTATCTACAGTTGGAGAAAAATGTAAAATTACTAAAACCACGCACGGTCATGAATCAGATGTTATGAAATTTAACACCTGGAGGAAAGCTTTAACATATGTTTCTAAAGTGTTGTGGTATGGTGGATATCCAAGTGGAAAAAACGATAACGATAACGAAGAAGATGAAGAAGATTAAATTAACGATATTGTAGGTTTGCTATTAACATTATCCTTTATTATTGGAGGATAATATGAGAACATTACAATATGTGAAGGAAAAAATATTAGAAAAATATAATGAAACCATTATCTGCTTATCCACAAAATACATTAACAATAAAAGTAAACTATCGTGTCGTTGCAATACATGCCAACATAAATGGTTAATTAGTTTTAACGATTTAAGTAGTGGACATGGGTGCCCAAAATGCTCTAAGAGAATACATAAGCAACCAGAAGAAATATTAAGTCTGGTGCATAGTCGTGGTGGCCAGGTGTTATCTATGCCAGAAAAAATTAGGCTTAATATAAAATTCTTAGTTAAATGTAAAAATGGCCACGAATTCAAAACTTCTTGTCGCGCTCTGTTTCACGATAAAACCTGGTGTCCCATTTGTAAATCTAATATTGAAGAAAATTTTTGTAGAAAGATACTTGAAACATTGTTTAAAGAAAAATTTCCAAGCGTAAGGCCTCACTGGTTAAAAAATAAAAACGGAAACACAATGCAACTTGACGGCTATTGTTGTGCTCTTAATCTAGCCTTTGAATACAATGGGGAGCAACATTATAAAAATATTAAATTTTTTAAAGAAAAGGCAGTGATGATACAGAAAAGAGACCAAGAGAAGGCTAACCTATGTTCTACATTAAACATTAAGTTAATTGTAATTCCATATACTGTGTCCAGACAAAACGTGGAAAGTTTCATAAGAATCGAATGTGAAAGGCTTGGGATTACAGTTCCCAATGATGATAAAATAGATATTAAAAATTTAAAAGTATATTCCACTAAATTAAAAGAATTTCAGCAGCTATGCCTTGCACACAATGTAGAATGTAAATCTACTCAATATATTGGGGCCTTTAAACATATGAATCTAAAATGTCTTAAGTGTGAGAATGAATGGGTTTCATCTCCCATTAATTTCAAGAAACATCCCAACTGCTCAAAATGTCAAAAGAGAAAGGAAACAAATGGAACTTAAAAAGCTTGGTATTTACGGATGTGAGGCAATTGAGGATTTAGTGTCGGCTGCACTTTTAACTGGTGACTCCGCTCTTTTTGTTGGAGCAGCTGGAAGCGGCAAAACTTTTATGTTAGAGAGAGTTGCCCAAACGCTCAATTTAAAATTCATTGCATACAATTGTTCCTCGGCTAATTTTGACGACATATGTGGATTTCCTATTTTAAACACAGAAAAAACTGAAATGAACTTTATCTCTACTCCGACTTCTATTTGGGGAGTCAACCTTGTGTTGTTGGATGAAATTAACAGAGCAAGGCTTGATATTCAAAATAACTATTTTCAGCTCATTAGAAACCGTAGTGTGCAGGGTAAGCGTGTAGATACATTGAAGTGGGTTTTTGCCGCCATGAACCCATTGAGTTATGCTGGAACTCAGCCTTTAGATCAGGCTCTTGCAGATAGATTTGCATGGGTGATTAGAACTCCAGCATTTCATATTATTAATGAAGAAGACAGACATAATATCATCGGGAACATTACTGGTGATGATGCCCCTGCGATGAATCACTGGGGATTTTCTAAATCTTATCACCGCGATGAACAACTTACCGTGGGGCTTAAATCTTTCTTTGGTGCGGCGGCGGCTATATATAATGACTACCTTAATAACTGTAATGATGTTGTTAGTTATGTGGATGATTTTGTAATCTCAGTTAATAATTCTAGTGGATACTCTGGAGCAATTGAAGGTCGAAGAGCTGGTATTCTTCTTCGTAATATTCTATCTCTTGCTGCGGTGCGTGATGCTAGTGGTCTTCCTGGTGGCCTAGAGGCTGCTGCAGGTAAAGCAATTTTTCATTCATTTGTAAATGAAGCCATCGACCAGCCAATCCCAAATAAAATTTTAGAAACGGCTCATGAAAAAGCTAAAGTTTATTTGAGGAAATCGGCATCTTCTATTATGGAAACTATTGAACGATTGCCATTTTCCATTCAGAAAATTTCTAAGGGTATGGAACATAATATTGACCCCGTCGTTCTTGGTGGTTATGTGAACACCCATCTCACGGAAATTAATAAAGATGCGCCATTAACAGCGGCCTTTGCACTTGCTGTGTGGCCATATCTTAAAAATTCCAACGTGACTAACGATGCCTTGGCATCTGTGGCTGAGATTTTATCTGTTGCTCTGTCTAATCATAATTCTGATTTCTATCGTTGCCCCGTTCTGTATGATATGCTTAATCCTAACTTACATTCTTTTACTGGTTTAAATGAAGTTATTAAATCTATTACTCCTGTTCCTGGACAAAAATTTAATAACGTAACAGAGTTGTTAAAATCTGGTGACGCATTAGATAGCGTAGCTAAAAAGCTTGATCTTAATTTCCGTTATTATTATAATGATGCCCGGCTATTATCAGACTCTGCAAGGGCCATTAAAGCTTTGAAGGCTTATATGCGTATTTTATCTAATAATAATAAATTTACTCCGGCTAAGTTTGCCACTTCTCAACAGAAGGGAGAATAAAAAATGGTAAAAATTACTTGCTTTACTACTGATAAGCTTCGAGCAACTCTTGAACCAGTTTTAATGATTTTAAGTGATGGAGACGAAGCCGTTAATAAACTAATAGTTCTTAGGGAATTTGAAGATTCTGGTGACCCAAAATGCAGTGGGTGGGTTGTTAGTGATCAGGTTGGTCTTGATAAGGTTAAAGCCATCGTGGAAAAAAAGAAACTTAAGGACTCTTTTATTGTAACTGGTAGTGATTCTAAAAATTTTAATGTTGTTGATAATATTATGCGTAAGACTGTATTTCCAGGTAAATTTCAACAGATGGTTGGTATTTCTGTTTCTGCAGATTTCTGGAACGCTGCTCGACTTAATGCCAACCGTCCCCCCAGCCATGGCGAAAATTCTGATGTGTTTACTTTTGAGGCTCTCAAGGAAATGTGGCGAGCCATTGGCAAAGGAGGTTTTAGTAGCAAAAGTAAGACAGACCTATATGAAGGGTTTGCTGAATCAGCTAGTGAAATGGCTACTGGACCAGAGAGTACTATCTGTGATAAACTACCAGCAAAAATGATTAAACTTGAAAGTTCTTATAATACAACTAAACTTAAGACTAACTTTATAGCAAAAAATGCAGCTCAAGTTCTTGCGCTTACCTCTAGAACGTCTGGAAAAGTTCTTTATAATAAAGAATCTTCACCAGAAATTACCAATGATACTATTCGAGTGAGCCATGTTTTGGTTGATATTGTTGATTTTTATGGAGACCCATCAATTGAAGATGGATTTTCTACCGACCAGGAGGCTCTTGAGGTTTTAAAGCCCGTTGTGGATAAAGGATAAATAATAAATGCCTGACAAAAAAGCGTTCGAGCCAGATGAATTTCGTAAAGATGTTATCAATGCTATGGGTGCAAACGCTATGGCTATGTCTAACTTTGTACGTGTGTCGGATATTCAATTCGATACTATGGTTTCTACAGCTTGTATTACTCTGGATGGTTTACCCACCATCCACGTTAATCCTGATTTTGTTGAGAAATATGCCACCACTCCAGAACATAGATTTGTTTTAATCTATCACGAACTTTTACATATGATTTTGGGACACGGAACTAAGATTAGGGACACTGAAGATAATATTATTGCTGATGCTCTTATTAACGCAATGATTTGTTGCCAATATCCTCAGGCTAGATATACTCGGTTCTTTACTAATTTTTATGATGCTAAGGAATTTCCACAAAATATTTTAAGACCATATTCTAAATTTCAAAAGTTTACTCATCGGCAAAAATATAGAAAGCTTTATTCTTTTGCTGGTATGTCGTGGGTGGATTTGAAGAGATGGTATAATGAGAATGCTAAAGAGCAAGAAGAAGATATTCAATCTCCTATTCTGCTAGGCTCTCATGGTAATATTAAGTCTTCAGATAGTGGTAGTGAAACTCTTCTTCCTATTGCAGAGGGGATTCAGGGCTCTATTAAAAGATCCATTCAAGAGGACGTTAAGAGACAACAGGAAAAAATTAGAAAGAAATATTATAGTCGCAACTCTCACAACTGGGATAAAATGAATGAAGAGCTTAAAGAATGTGAAAGTCAAGGCTTTAATGATAACGTATTTCTTCGCGCTATTACTCGTATGACGGAGTCCATAAAAAAGAAAAGCGTTATTGAAAAGGCTTTGCTTGAACAGTCAAAACAGAGTCTCTCGTCTCAAATTGAAACTACTATTAGAGGAATGTTTCCTAAAATTCCTGTCATGACCCCCATTCCTAATTTTAGAGATAGGTATGCCATTGCGGCCCAGCAAGCTGGGGTATACCGCCCATTCTATAAAAACCCATTAATTCCCAAAGACTATGGTGTATGTAATATTTATGTTGACGTCTCTGGAAGTATGGGAAATTATGTGAAGTTAGTATATAAAGTAGCCGTTGATTGTAAGGACTACCTTGATGATAAAATTTTCTTATTTTCAAATGTCATTGAGCCAATCACTAAGGATGAACTATTAAAGGGCGTAATGAAGACCACCGGAGGAACGGATTTTGATATTATTGTTGATCATATGAAAAAAAATAATATTAAGAAAGCCGTTTTATTTACCGATGGGTGCGCTAGTATTAATGCAACTAGCTTAAGAACTATTGAAAAAAATGGACTAAGTATAATTTGTGTATTAACTCCCGGTGGAGATAGTAGAGTGGTTAATAAAATGTCTAAAAAAATTATAAATATTGAAAGAGGAGATGTGAAATAATGAAAACTAAAGTTACTATTCCAATTTTAGGTGACAATAAAGATACTGATTTTGATCCGGCCAATGACATGATGGTAATGGTTATTGCCACCACTTCAAAAGGGAATGACGAAAAATGGAAAGTAAGAGTTGGACGCAAGATTCATAAGGGAATGGGAACCTTAGCTACATCTCGGGGGTGTTATGGGTCTGGGTACACTACTAATAGTAATGCTGGCATTGTAGAATCTTTTGATTATAGAAAAAATATTGGAACTGGTTGTGTTGTTATGATTAATGGTATTGCTCGTCATGTTCAACTTCCCCCAGAATATAATGCTCCTAAAGAATATGCTCTTGACTATGATGATAGTTGTGTAGATATCATTGCGGTGGAATCTGAAGATCAAATTACGGATTTTTCTAAGGGCAACCTCACATATATTGGTGGATGTATTATCAATATAAAAAATCAAAACTTTGCCAGTGGTTCAATAAACATTATTGAAGACGCTGGATTTATAAATGAAAATATATTCCAATTGGCTTTTTCTCCTTCTAATTCAGAAAAAGAATATAACGATCTTATTTGTTTAAATACTAATTTAACTTGCGTAGAGGGAGTTGAAGTTTGCTTAAAACCTTCTTTGTTATTTATTTCTTATAAAGTTTCACATACAACTATTTCAAACGTTTTAACTTGTTATTTAGAAAAATATATTGACAAAAGTAAGAAGGAGTATTATATTGGGTGTAGTGGTATAAAAGAAAATAAACTAAACGCTAGTATTATGTTAAATGTAGGAGACAATTAATGCGGGACTATAAGGCGTTTACAATAGAATTGTCTGGAAACAGGAAGACAAAATATATTGTGGACGTTACTAAAGGTTGTGTTGGGGCAAAGGTTATTGATGGAGGGTGTTATAGTTCTTGTTTCTCATTAAAAATGGCAAGGATGGCGGGGGTTAATTTTACCCACACCATAGTAGGGACCCTCAATGAAGAGCTTTTAAAGAAACAATTAAATAAAACAGTGGATCAAAATTATATTCGGATTGGTGTTACTGGAGACCCATCTGAAGCGTGGCCTCTAACCGTTCGCGTTGCTCAATTAATAAGGGAGGCTAATATTGCGCCAATCGTAACCACTAAAGCGTGGAGAGTTCCAACTGTAAAACAAATAAAGGATATGGTTGATGCGGAAACATTTCTTCATGTATCTTGTTCTGGTTTAGATACTAGGGGACAAACCGTACGCAGATTAAACGTATTGGATTCGTTTTGGAGGGCGAAGGGAAATGCTGTAATGCGTATTGTTTCTGCTCCTTTTGTATTTGGAACTAAAGAATATATTTCACAGGAATATCTTATTGGATTTGCTAATTCAAGAAATATTCCAATTTTAGAAACCCCTCTGCGTATGTTTAAAAACGTACCATTTTTTAAAACCATAGATGAAACGAAGCTTTCACATCACGTTTCTATTTTTACTGGGAAGCCTGATTCTCAGTTGACCGCAGGGTTTATATTAACTACTAATCCCCAAAATATGTGCCACAAATGTGAGGAGTGTGCAAATGAGTGTCAACCGAAAAGCTAAAACTAAAAACCTTAAGAAGTATGAAGAGTATCGTACGGCTCTAAGTGGATTTATTGCTAATCCCTCTAAAGAGACCCTATCTAAATTACGCGGAATAGAGTATACACAGAATGCGTGTTGCCCTAAAAATGCTTATGATACTCCATCTGACCCTACGGCAAACTGTGACAAGTGTCTTGTAAAACAACCTATTGATAACATGGAAGCGATGTGTTTGCTTTGTTATATTGACGATGCCGATATTGAGAATAAAGCAGATCCAATTGCCGCAGCTCTTGTTGCCGCTTTAATGCTTCAACCCCTGTTTGAATCGGAGGAGTCGGAACCTCGGGCTAAAGATGTATAAGTAAATGAATTTTTAAGCCACGACTATAGAAATATATTTAGGAGAATATAATGATACAGTGGACAAAAGAAAGTAAGATTCCGATTAAAAGCTGGTGCCTCAATATCGAAGGGGAAGCCCTTAAGCAGGCAATTGATTTATCTCTATTGTCCGTGGCTAAGCACCATGTTGCATTGATGCCAGATTGTCATAGTGGATTTGGTATGCCTATTGGTGGGGTGGTGGCGTTGGAAGACGCCATCGCCCCTAATTTAGTGGGGGTGGATATTGGTTGTGGTATGGGAGCTATTAGAACTAATATTAAAGCTGGTTTAGTTTCAAAGGCCGATATCGAAGAGGTAATTGAAAGACTAGGTAAGTTAATTCCTGTTGGATTTAATTCTCATGACCATCGTATTGAGTGGACAAGTTTTGATAATACCCCATATAAGACTTCGGTGAAAAATACATTTGTTTCAGAAGAAGAAATTAATAAAGCTAAGTATCAATTAGGAACTCTTGGAGGTGGTAATCACTTTTTAGAATTAGATAAAGATACTGATGGAAAAGTGTGGTTGCTTTTACATTCTGGTTCCCGTAATTTCGGATATGGTATTGCTAAGCGCTATCATGAAAAAGCAATTAAATATTGTGAAGATAATAAATTAGATTTACCAAATAAGGGGCTTGCATATTTTCATTTATCGTCCGACGAGGGTCAAGATTATTTTAACGCAATGACTCTGGCTTTAGATTTTGCAAAAGAAAATCGACGTATTATGATGGAAGCCTTTAAAAAGGTAGTTAATAAAGTTTTTAAACATGTTGAATTTTTAGATGAATTTAATATTCACCATAATTATGCTGCTATTGAAAATCATTTTGGTTCTAATTTAATAGTTCATCGTAAGGGCGCCGTCGATGCTTCTATCGGAAGTAAGGGCTTGGTTCCGGGTTCGATGGGAACCTCTTCTTATATCGTTGAGGGACTTGGTAACGATGAGTCTTTTAGATCTTGCTCTCATGGAGCTGGAAGAAAGATGGCAAGAGGAGCGGCAAATAGAACTATTGATAAAGCGGAGGCAGATCGTCTGATGCATGGCATTGTTCATCAATGGGGAAAAGATAGAAAAGGAAGTTTAGATTTATCTGAAGCCCCTCAGGCTTATAAAGACATTGATGTTGTAATGGAGGCTCAATCTGATTTAGCTAAACCAATTCATTCTTTAACACCTATGGGCGTTTTGAAAGGCTAAAATGACTAATGATATTTTTAATACTTATTTATCGGTTGAAGATTTCCAAAAAACACATGAACTAAGCATTAAGAGTACCTGGAAAATATATGAATTAAACATATCGGAAGATCCAAATCTATATACTTTTGGTGCTATGATGAAACGGATTATTAAATGTCCTTAAGTCTTAAGGGGGCCGAGTCAGAAGCTATGTTTGCATATGTGTCCCTAAAACAGAAATGGGAAATTTCAGAACCCGTTCATCATTCTCCATATGCATATGATTTTGTGATTCGAAGACATAGTAAAAAGTGGGAAACGGTACAAGTTAAAACAGCTTGGGCCGCAAAAACAAAGTCTAATAAAAAAGAAATTAGAATTACGCTCAGAAAAACAAATGGAAAGGGTAAGGTTTCCAAATATGAAATGGGCGATTTTGATTTATTATGTGTTATTTATTATGACGATATGTGGTTAATCCCATGGAATCAAATACAATCTCAAACCACTGTGGTTGTTTCTTGTGAAAAGTATGATGGATATAAGGTAGACACTAATCGAGGAATAAAACCTAAGACCACTATCCTGAGGAATAAAAATGTCAAACTTAAAAATGTTAAAATTAAAGGGGTTAAACCCAGGAAATAGTCATCCAATAGATTTTCTTGCAAATCTTAAACGCTTTGTAAATAATCCCACAAATGGAAATTGGAAACGGTTATGTGTTAAAAGGCCCCCATGCGGTTTAAACATGGGGGGGGTTTTGTCTTCATAGCTCTTGTTCATCTCGATGTCATTTAATGTATGACTATTCTACTTTATCTATGAAAATAATTAATGCAGTAGAGATGATTGCTAAGATAGAGATATGGAAAAATGAACACTACCTTGGAGAAGAATATGACAAATAACAGTATGCAAGTCGGTGATCGTGTCTGTTTATCTAACTATGAATCTGTCAGAGGTTTTGTTGAATCTATAGATGGCAATGTAGCAACGATTAGATTGGATTCCGGTTATAGTATTATTGTAACAATTAATTCTTTAGAAAAAGTTATTCTATATACTGCTCATAGTGTTGATTGGTTAAAATCGCTTGACCCCTGCGATTCCAGAAAACCAAGATTAGAATGAATAATTTTGATATTATTAAATGGTTGATTGTTAAGGCAGAAAAAGATCAATCTAAAAACTCAACTTCAATTCATCTGACATTGAAAGTATTCTTCGAGAAATATCAAATGACCAAAGTCATTTTGAATATAATCCTAGTGCTATTCCAGTAGAGGGGTGTAAAGTTATACATTATCGTATTACTATAGAACCCATTAATATGTCTGATAGTACTTTTTCAGGATAAATAGCGATGTCCTCCTTGTTTATTTTGGAAAGGGCTCTTGATATAGGATTTAATTCCTATAAGGCTCCACATTCAAAATAAAAGATTAATTAATAAAAGATATCACTCAAGTCTTCTTCTCGGATTGTGGAGGCTATTAGAGAGTCTGGAGGGGTAATGAACCATAGAGGTATTAGTATTTCATTCACTTGGAGTAGGTGGAAGAGAAATAAAAAACTCATTTGGGTACGTAAACTTATTGAATCTTTTAGAAATGAACAGCTGTTAGTTATAAATACAAATGGAGATAAGTATGAATAATAAGGATAATCTATTATTTCTTCTCCAGATTAATTCTATTGTGGCTTTATCTGGTCTTGCCTGTGTTGTTGGAGGGTTTGTAGAATTAATTTGGCCAGGATTAATATGGTTAATATCACTAATATGGGACTGTTTGGTTTTTTGGTTTTCAATTGAAGCTAGCTCCTGGTGGGTTGCAATGAATACAATAATTATAGGTTGTATAATTATACCCACTTGTTTTTTTATTGAATCTAAATTAAATCCAAAATACGAAGAGGCTTTAGCTAAATTTAAACCTACAAGTAAAATTTGGCAAGGAAGTTCTGCTCGACAAATATCAATAAGGAATAAAAGAAAGTGGGGTAGGTGATTATGAAATATAGAGTTTATTTAATGGTAAAGCAATTATGTCCTCAGCCGTATCCATTGAAGCTGACAGTGAGGAAGAGGCTAAAAAATAAAGCTTTGGAAATTGCTGATCATGGAAACGTTGTTTGGGATTATATGGGTTTGGTAGATGGATTTCCTATAGAAGTGGATAAAATCCGAGGAGAATAATATGAATAATAAAAAAGTTAGTGGCATGACTCTTAATATCGCTAGAGATAAAATGTTTAAAGTGAGTAAAGATTTTGAAAAATTAACTAAGGAGCTTAGTTCTATTACCGCTTTTTTAGAGGAAAGGGGTAATCAAATTGAGAACCAACAGGATGTGGAAATTATGCGGGCTGCGGTTGAATCATTTAAAAGCTTATCTCAGGCAGTAGAGGCGGCTAGTTCGTGGATAAATTTCCTAGATCAATATGGCCCGACATCAGATTAATTTTCAGGGGGAGAATAAAGACATTAGCTCTGATTTGCTACCTAAAACTATTTTTGATACTTGGTTAGCCTATGAGATTGATAATCTTGAATTTAATGAATTGGTTCGTCAGATGCTAGGAGTTGAACCCTAGCATCTGACACTTTATTTACTTTACTCGGGAATATTAATTACGTAATCAATCTTAGATAGATCAGTCATAGTCATTTCATAATTTACAGGCAGATCAAATTTTTGAATATCAATTTCTACCTCTTCATCTAGGACCGCATTAATTTCAGAAAAATAAGAAGTCTCATTTTCTGTTTCAATTACTATTTCGCCCTTTTCTTTCTTCGTGCCATATTTATCAAATAGTTCTTTGCGTTTATCTTCAAAGAGTTTAATGGCCACCTCAAGTTCTGCATAGTTCTTACGAAGCTTAAATAAAGTTGAGAGAGGGAATTTTTGCAGACTGAGTGCCCTAAGAGCCTCAACTGACTCAAGAATCTTACTAACCTTTACCTTCATTTTAAAATCCTCCTAGCTTGTTTGCTAACCAAATATAATTTATTAATTAGAAAAAGTCAAGTTAAACCGTAAAAGTTATTTTTTAATAACAATTAATGAAGTTAATAATCAACATGGAGACTTTATGTGGAAAATAAAATGTACTAAATGTAATAGCATATTAAATGAAAAACAAGTTAATGAGAGAAACGGTAATTGTACTGAGTGCCATGAGTTTAAACTTTGTCTTAAAATGATTTGTCCAATATGTGGACATCGTTTAATGCGAAAAGAAATTAAAAACGTTTTTATGATGTGGAGGCTAAAACAATTATGTTAGATAAAGTAAAAGAATTTATTAAATCCACAGATAATGTTTTAGTAGAAGCTATAGAGGCTAGGGAAGGTACATTGAGTACTGAAATTATTTTAAAATTACTTGATTATAAAAAAGTAAATCATGTAGAAAAAAGCTTAGATGGTTTGCCATTTTTTCTAAAGGCTCCAGCACATATTTTAATTCCAGATACCCTGTGTGGTGGATTTAGATTAGTTATTCCACGCGAGAATATAGAAACTGTTCCATTTCGAGTGGGTAAGATTATTAAACCTACTCAAATTTTCCTTGGCATTAATGATAAGGGAGAAGATTTAATACTTAATCTTAATGAAATAACACATACTATTATTGCTGGGGCCACTGGAGCCGGCAAATCAATGTGCATTCATACCATTCTCCATTCCCTTTTAGTTAAGAGTGGGGTTGATATTATATATTTGGACCCTAAAAAAGTAGAAAGCCAATTATATAGTGGTTTAATTAGTTCTAATGGAATTAACTTAGCTTCTAATTCCAGAGACATTTTAAATGAATTGAATCATATTCACAATTGGATGGAAGATAGATATAAATATATGGCCCAGCAACGTGTGCGTGATGCTATGACATCGTGGCTTACTGTTGGGGACCCTAAACTTAAACCAATGGTGTTGGTTTGTGATGAAGTTGGTGATATGATTTCTGAATCACCAGAGGTAAGAAACATTTTACTTTCTTTGTCGTCTAAATCTAGAGCCGCAGGTTTAAGAATTTTTCTAGCTACTCAACGCCCTGACGTTAAAATTATTGACGGAGCAATCAAAGCTAATTTTACCACTAGAATTTGTTTTAAAACTAGTTCTCGTGTAGACTCTTCCATCATATTAGGTTTTGGTGGTGGCGAACATTTAAGAGGAAAGGGCCATGGGATTTTACTTAAATCAGATGGTACTGTTATTACTTTTAAAGGGGCGATGGTTGATCAAGTTAGACTTAATAAATATAGTATATCTTCGGTACCAGAAGCAAATATTCCAACTCTGTTGAATTCTTCCATGGAGAGATTAAACCAATTAAAGAAATTAAAATAGGAGCAAACATGTGGTCAATATTTAAACAAGCAAAACCTGTTTCAAGAAATTTACCTGATTGGTGTTTTATAGAATATCCCAAACAACTATGTGAAACTTTACATCGCCTATACGTGAGAGCTTATGATAGTCAAATTCTTTCTGGTATGAATCCCAATGCATTTGTTGATAACATTGGTAAGTTGGGAAGGCTTGAAATTTTACCAAGCCAAAATATAATTTCATCTATCGAAAAATCAGCATATATATATGCGTCTCTTTTTGGAAATCGAGGTATAGATATACATCCTAATATTCTTAATTTTTTAAATTCTCCAGAACACATTGACACATATGTTCTTAATACTCTTTTTAGAAAGTTATCTGGAACTCGTAATAATTCTGGAACCCATCTTTTTAGAAGCGGCATAGCTCAAAACTTACTAGCTGATAATATAGCTATGTGCGTATCTGGATTAAATACTAATGTGATTGACACTATTCCAAATGAAACATTTAATGGTCCATATTCGTCAATCAAAAAAGAACTTAGTGTGTGGTCTATGGCTGTATTACCTTTAGTATATGAATATTTTGATGCGATGAAAATTGCAGATGAATATATAAGAGTAAGAGCTTTAGAATCAGAAGTTCCAGCATTATGTGTTCACCCTATGTGTTTAAAAACTTTTAAAATAGATAAACGTATTGTTGATTTATTTAAGTTCTATGTTGTAGATGGCAATAAAATGATTGCTACTTTCTGTTGTGATGCTCACGCTACTGCCGCTAAAGATAATGGCATTAATTATTTAACTGAACACGTTAATTTTGTATCCGGTCTTAATAAAAATACTAATATTAAATTTGGGCGCATTAATAAAAACATGTTTTCTGTGGGCTGGGATAAATGGAAAGAACGAGATTGTATTGTTACATATATAGAATACCCATTATGTCGTCAACCATTTGTAGCGGAATTAAATAATATTATTGCTTCGGTGTGTGATGATAATAAATGTAGTCCATATTACCCTAGGCTTTACACTCCATTGGAGATTTATAACACAATTTCTCAATGCACTGTAGCTGAATTATCTAGTTGGCGAGAGTTCTTCATGGCCCATGGTTTAAGCGTTGATGTTGTTGCGTCTAAAAATGAGCGTGAAATATTACAGAGAATGAGAGAAACATGGGCTCAAGATAAAGACTTTGGGTTCTTTTCTATGGATGAAAAATTTAAGAAAAACTATTAATAAAACTGTATAATGTAGGAGGAAAGATGGCTGGAGATTCCCTTTCTAAACTGGTTGAACAATATTCGCAAGTCTATGGCAGAAAACGCCTTACTAATCAGGAAATGTTCGACAAGATCAAAGAGTTTCAGGCTACTGAAGATGAAGCGGCTATGATTGAAATGATTGGTGCTAATATTGGTCTCATAATTAAAGACACCTATAGTATTGTTAAGGATTACACTCAAGTTGAATCGTATATTGGTAGTGCCATCATTGGCTTTATCGAAGGTGTTAAACATTTTGATGTTGCTAAAAGTGCAGGTTTAACTAATCCAAATGGTTATATTTTTGAATGGGTTAGAGCGATGATTCATAAAGATTTTTATAAGGATAAGGCATTTTTATCTGGTCTCACTGGTAAAAATAAAATGATTGTTAATGCTCTTATCCAGGCAGAGAAGTCTGGGACTCTTTCTACGCCGGATCTTATCGAATCTGTGGCAACTCAATTAAACGAGGATAAGAAAACCGTAACCACCGTTCATGCCACCATTGGATCTAAAATTAGTTTGTCTCATATGGACGGTAATGACGTAGTTGATATTCATTATGTTGAACATAATCCAATGGCTGCTGTTAACATGGCTCATATTAAAACTTCTTTGATGCCTGTTCTTAAAGAAATTTTAACTGAGAGGGAGTTTGATACTGTTCTGTCGCGTATTATGGACGATGAAACTTTAGAGACCATTGGTAAGCGTTATGGTGTGTCCAAAGAGGCTGTTCGAATTTATGAAAAGACTGCGTTTAAGAAGCTTCGTGGTGACCATCGGGTCAAGGCGTTTTTCAATGCCCTGGATTAAATAATGAAAAAGATATATAGTTCATGTGGGTTAAGTAAACCATTATCATGCTTAACTCGCATGACTATATATCGAATCATAAATAAAATTAAAATAGGAGGTTATATCTTACGAAAAGAAACCTCAAAGAAAGATAAAATAATAAAATAAATTTACCTAGAGGGGTACTCTTATGCCTACTTATGTTGTTGACACTTCCGTCCTACTTGAAGATCAATCTGTACTTAATGACATGCAAGATTCAGAGCTTATTATCCCATTAGCTGTACTTCAGGAGTTAGATAATCATAAATGTGATTTAGGATTAGTTGGATATAACGCTCGAACTTTCGTTAAACAACTTGAAAAACTAAGACAAAATGCTTGCTTGACGGATGGTGTATCATTCGGTTCTTCATGTTCTTTAAAAGTGGACGTTACAGAGTTTCCCAATGCCACAGCCGATCAAAAAATTATAGCCCTATGTGAGTCCCTAAAAAAAGAAGCCAAAGATAAAATATTCTTATTGTCTGAAGATATATCTTTGAGGTTAATTGCTGAAGCAAAAGGAATATCTGCTAAATCTGGAATGTATATGCAAGATGAAAGTTTATATAAAGGTGTTAGAGAAATTAGTCTTGAAAAGAATGAAATAGATTCTTTCTTCAAAACAAAACGGGCGCCTATTGATTTTGCATACCCTAATGAATATTTTATTATGAGGGGAAATGGAAATGGTGGTGCTGTTGGAAAATATAAACAGAAGTCTGGATGCATAGTTCCACTGGGAGATGTTGATATTGTAAATGATTTTGTGCGTGCTAGAAATGCAAACCAAAGGTTTCTTGTTGATGCTATTCTCGATCCGGATATTTCGATAGTAATGGCGGCATCTAAAGCTGGTTGTGGAAAAACTATTCTATCTCTTGGGGCAGCTTTATATCTCACTAGACACGCTAAAAGTTATCAACAGGTTGTAATTACCAAGGCCGTGACTCCCGTTGGAGGAAAAGATTCCATTGGTTTTCTTCCAGGTTCTTTCGACGAGAAAATGCGTTTCTGGACTTTAAATTTTACTGATAATTTATCGGTGGTTTCTGATGAAAAGGGTGGTTATGGTTCAGATATTTTTACCTCAGATGACATTGAAGTTTGTTCTTTAATGCATATGAGGGGAAGGTCACTTCATCATGCGATTATTATTGTAGATGAATTTCAAAACCTCACTCCAAAAGAAGCAAAGACAATTATCACGAGAGTGGGTGAGGGATCAAAAATTATTTGCTTAGGAGATATAACTCAAATTGACGTATCGTATTTAAATGAATATAATAATGGCTTAACTTATATTACTAATAAATTTAAAGAACATGATATTGCAGCTAGCGTATATCTAGATAAAAATGAAAGATCTCGTCTGTCTAATTTAGCCGCAGAGATTCTGTAAAATAAATTACTTAGTTAAGTTGCTACTGCATGGTTATTTTATCATGCAGTAGTGTCTTAATTTGGAGGCACATATGATAAGTACTGAAGACAGTGTAAGAACATTTTTGGAATGTATTTCTATACAGCCCACTGGAGATGTGGAACAAGACGCTAAGATTAAAGAAATACTTAAGAAAAGCATTTATGATTTATGTTTTGTTATGGTTCCCGATGTAGATTCTTTAGTTGATGATCGGGGTGTGTTTAAACCAAGCTCTCCAGAACATGCCGCTGTAATGAAAGCCTTTCTAGGAGAGCAACGTAAAGTTATTTTTTCTGTATTTAGTGGAATAGCTAAACTCAAAGAAGAAGATGAAAACACAAAATCTGAGCTAAAGGCTGAAATTAAAGAACTTAAATTAGATATGAATAAAATTATGACTAGACTTAAAGGTATTATGAAAAATCAACTCACTTCTTAATTTTTTTAATTGGCATGGAAGTTGCTACGCGCGTGCGCGCGTATTATTTAGTATTATTATATTATTATAATAATAAAACAATACGCCTCAATTGAGGACCACTATTGAGGGGCTCATATGAGGACATCATATGAGGTAAACATATTGAGGCAAACATAATGCGGCGAATATATTGAGACAAATAATTAAATTATTAAATTATTCGTCTCATTTATGGTCTCATTATTCTATTGTCTTTGCTAAATAAGGGAGTATTATAGTTATATGTATTATATAATAATTTCTTTAAATAATTTCTTTATAAGAATGTTTTAAAGACATTACGGGAATCTTAAAAGTGTATTTGAAATACAGAGTAAGTTGGAGGAAATATGATAGTGCTAGCAATTCTTCTTGGGGCAATAGCAACTGAAGCTACTGTAAAAGTTCTTTTACGTGGATCTATATTTGAATCTCCTAGAAATTGGATTTATTCAAAAATATCTGATCAAAAATTTATTGGCAAATTAATTCGTTGTCCTTATTGCTTATCGTTTTGGGTATCAATGTTGATACTTATATCAGCATTACATTTACCTAGTTGGTTCTTGGTTTATGTTTCATGGATGTCTATATGTAGACTTAGCAATATAATTCATGACATCTCTGATAAGATTTATTATACGCAATATGGAACTGGAATCTCCCAGGATTCAAAATAAGAAAGAAGGCTGACATGCAACAAACTGAAATCAATATAACATTTCCTGTAATTATTGGAGCCCAAGACTATCATGAGTTTATGGATTATAGAGATGTTTTAAAAGATATTACTGGTGAACCTATTAAATACATTGAAATACAATCGGAACTTTATGAAATAGAAAACTTTACAGGAAACAAAACAGATAAAGATAAACTTATATTTGAACTTACAAATAAATTATCTGGATTAGTAGATATCAAAAAACTTCTTAAAAGAAACCATACTCCATATTGTGCTGTGTTTTATATTTAACACTATTCTTGATTGACTTTTTAATTTATGTATATTATATTTTATAAGCAATAAAAAGAAAGGACTAAAATGATAAGTGAAAGCAAATTAAAGTTTTGGATTGAAAACAATCAAAACGTTTTGTTCGTTGGTAAGCACGGAGTGGGTAAGACCGCTAGAGTTTTAAATGCCTTTGAGGAATCAAAACTTAAATGGTTATATTTTAGTGCTTCCACTCTAGATCCATGGGTGGATTTTATTGGCATTCCAAAAGAAGTAAAAGATGCAAATGGCAATAGTTACATAGACTTAGTCCGTCCAAAGGCTTTTGCTGAAGACGATGTAGAGGCTATTTTCTTGGACGAATATAACAGAAGTCCTAAAAAAGTTAGAAATGCAGTAATGGAACTCATACAATTCAAATCTATTAACGGTAAGAAATTTAAAAACCTTAGAATTATTTGGGCTGCTATTAACCCAGACGAAGAAGGAGATGGAGAAGAAGGTTATGATGTGGAAAAACTCGATCCTGCTCAAAGAGATAGGTTTCATGTAATCGTGGATGTTCCATATAAACCAGATCGTGGATATTTTGTGTCTAAATATGGAAAGGAAATTTCAGAAGATGCTATTGGGTGGTGGACTGATTTAGATAAAGTTTCTCAAAATAGTGTGTCTCCTAGACGATTAGACTATGCATTAGATTTGTATGTTAAAAAAGGAGATCTTAGAGACGTCTTACCAAGCAATGTTAACGTAACTAAACTCATACAAGAACTAGGAGGAAGAAGTACAAAGAAGGCTATAGCTGATTTATATTCCTCTCAAGACGTAGATAAGTCAAAAATCTTTTTATCGTCTAGAAATAATGTGGATGCTATTACTAAACTATTGAATATAAATGAGGGTTATAGAAAATTCTTTTTGCCTTTAATTGGAGAAGAAGATCTTGCTAGACTTATGTCAACTAGCAATATCATTTATGAAAACGTTATTCAAGATAGTAAGTATGAAAGTATTATACAGGAAATTAAGAAAACAAAATCTTCATTAGCTAAAAGACTAATGAAAGATGTGCCACAAAAAATTAAAGGATATACTTTTTCTTCTGTGTCTTTAGATAATCCACCTAATGCAAAGCGTTCAAAAAAGTTTACTATAAAAACAGGGGTAGCTATAAGTTACGTTTTATCTAGCAAACGTAGTTCATTATATGGAACGTACGATAGAGTATGTGCTATTAATTATATAATTCATAATATAAAATCAACAGATGATATTAAAACTTTTAAAGAATCAATTGAAATTATGAAAACATTATTCGAGAGATCTAATTTTACTACAATAAATAAAATAACTCACATAGATCATATTTTTGGTTTTGTTATTAAAAAATTAAGTTTACTGAATGGTAGAGATGCAGGTAAAGAACTTTCAATCTTTAATGCTAGCCTATCGGCTATTGGCAAAAATAAATTAAACTTATTCTTAGTAAGTAGGGGCATTATGTATGTTTAATACAAAAGATGAAATCAGTTTATCTAACGAAGAATTTTCTACTATAGCTAGAGGATTAGATTCTCATCACGCTGTATTTTCTACTTTGTGGAATTTAGGGAAACCAACATTCACAAACTTAACAGATACAGCAATGGTGTCTTTTGAAGACAACAATGAAAACCGTGTTAACTTTTATTTTAATCCTTCCTTTTGGAATGAGCTAACAGAATATGAAAGGAATTTTGTAATATGTCATGAATGTCTCCATGTTATTCTTGGGCATGGAGCAAGATTAAAATCTTTATTGAATGGTAAATCTAATGCTAGTATAGCTGCGAATGCTAATATAGCTGCGGATATAGTAGTTAATCATATGCTTACTGGGTCTATGGGATTTGATAGAACTAAGTTAGTTAAACTAAATAAGAATGGATGTTGGGTCGATATAGTTTTTAAAGAAACAGATAAGATTGAAAAGGATAGGTGTCTAGAATATTATTATAACCTTCTAAATAAATTAGATGAACAAAGTGAAAAAACAACCATAGACGATCATTCTAATCTTAGTGGAACCAATATAGACGGATCAAATAATAATCTTATTGAAGATTTAGTAGACGATGTCATCAGGGATTTAAGCCAGGATGATATGAAGTCATTCTCTGATATGGTAGGCCAAAATAAAGAAGAGTCTAATTCTCAACAGCGCGGAACTATTGCTGGTAATATTACTCAAGTTATAAAACTTACAAAAGTAATTACCAAAAAGAAATGGGAAACAGTTATTAATAAATGGGCACAAAAACAAATTAAAGATTCTAATAAAGACCACGAACAATGGGCTAGAACCAACAGAAGATTTAATGAGATATCTTTACTTTCAAATCTATTTCTTCCATCCGAAATGGAAGTGGATGAGAGGGAACAAGAAGAAACTAAGATAAAAGTTGTATTCTTTCAGGACACCTCTGGATCTTGCCGGGGGTTTGCTAAGAGATTTTTTACTGCAGCCGCCAGTCTTCCTAAAGATAAATTTGATATAGATCTTTATTGTTTCGATACTCAAGTATATAAAACATCTTTGGAAAGCGGTAAACTTTATGGTTTTGGCGGAACGTCTTTTTCGATATTAGAAAGTTATGTTTGGAATAATATAGCTCAGCGCGATGAAAAGAAATATCCCAAAGCTATTTTTGTAATTACAGATGGATATGGAGATAATATTAATCCGAGAATACCTAAGAAATGGTATTGGTTTTTGTCTTCGTCTTATAGAAGTTGTATATCAAATAAGTGTAATATTTTCAAATTATCTGATTTTGAATGATTTGACTTTTTAACATAATAATCTTATATTATATAGGAGGAGTAAAAAGATATGGCTAAAGTGTATGTAAGAGATGGTGAGCCGATTGATAGAGCGTTAAAGCGTTTTACTAATGCAGTATCTAAAGATGGGATTCTTCGTGAGCTTAAGATGAGGGAATATTTTCTCACTGCAACTCAAAAGAAGAGAATTAAAAAAGAAGAAGCTAGAAAACGTTTCATGAAAAATCTTAAAAAGAAGTTTTCTAAGGAAGACTCACTAAGTAAACGCTAATGGTTGATAATCATATTGACGAAGTCAAACTTAAATTTGCTAATATAAGACAGGCTATCAAAAACTTACCAATCGATGAAGAAGTTAAGGAACAGCTAAATAAAATTTTATTTTCTCAGCTAAGGACAATCATAGCATATGTCGGATCAACCGAAGAAAAGCAAACTAGATAAAAAATTAGTAGACGAAATAAAAAAAGAAACAGATATCCTCAAGCTTGTAGAAGACTTGGGGCTTAGTGTTATTAAGTCTGCGGGTGATCGATGGATTACCCATTGTTTATTTCATGACGAACGGACTCCCAGTATGACCCTATACAGGGAGTCAAATAGTTTTTATTGTTATGGGTGCACAGAAAGTGGTGATGTAATATCTTTACTGCAAAAAGCAAAGAACCTCTCATTTATGAATGCTGTTAAATTTTTAGCCGAGAGAGGCGGCATAGATTTAGAATTCTCTAAAAAAGCCACGTTCAATTGGGACGGATACGGCGAATACTCTGAAGAGCCCGGTACCGCGCTCGACTACGAAGACATGTTTACTTTTGTTGCCATAGAAACTCGCAAGCTCATACAGCAAATCAAACAGACTTTCACAGAAGAATCTGTGGAGTTTAGCGAGGCTATGTCTTCGATGGAGAGTATTTACCAGAAGTTTGACAACGCCGATATGATTGGTGTAAAGACGATGGCACTCTCTCAGCTTGAAGACTTAGCAAACGAGCTAAGGGAGATATTAAATGAAAGTGGGAGTAATCGGGGACATTCACCTCGGGGCATCGTATCACTTCGGACACACTCTTAAAGATGGACTTAATTCCAGATTAACGGATTTCCGAAAAACTTTGGCGTTTTGTATCGATAAGGCTGGTGAGTTTGAAGCGAAGATAGTGGTTCTTGCAGGTGACTTATTTAGAAATTCTAAACCAGGAACATTTGAACAAGATGCTTTGTGGGAAGAATTAAAACGTGGATACAAAGTGTATGGAATACAATATGTTATCGTGGCGGGTAATCATGATATGCCATCATATTGTCGTAAAACAATTAGCACCGTAGCTCACAACATCAATGATAATAGTTATATTACAGCTGTTGATACAATCCAATCAATTGATTTTATAGATGACTTTAGTATTGTTGCTATTCCATTTTATAACAAAGTAACTGAAAAAATGAGTAGTACAGAAGATGTATTAGCAAAAATAAAATCAGAGTTATCTATTTTAAAAACAAACAAGAAAACATTAGCAATATGGCATTGTATCTCAGAGGGAACTATGTTGGGTGATTTTGTTGGTATGGAAGTTGATGCCCTCAATGAACCAGTAATTCCACTAACCCTTAGTAAACAATACGATATTTCTGTCTTTGGACATGTGCATAGACATAGTGTTATAGCGAAGGGAAAGAAGTTTGTAATTAATATTGGATCCATGGAAGTTAATGATTTTACTGATTCAGATCAAAATAAGTGGATGATATTATTAGATACGACAGACATGAAACCACAGTTTGTTCAGCTTCCAGTAATTAAAGCAACCACTTTACATCTTACATCTTTTGCTTCTATTCTTCCAGATATGGAAGAAACAATTAAAAAAGAGGACGTAGAAAATAAAATAGTTAGAATTATAATAGAAACTAATGAAGACGCCCTTAGAACATATAGTGAACAGTTAGCTAAAGAACACATAGAGACACAATTAGGTGCATATAAATATATGGGGGCTACATTTAAAATAAAATCAGAAGATGAAAAAAATATCAATGTAGATGTTTCTTCGACCCTATCTGCTAGTGGCTCTATATTGTCTCACATAAGAACGTTCTTGGAGGGCCATGATAAAGAACTTATTGATGAGACTATTTCTTATGTTAAAGGCATCCTATCTCAAATTGAAACTCTAAACGAGGACTAACATGAGACTAATATATCTTGAAATGACAGACTTTATGGCCTATCACCAGCAAAAAATAACATTCAATGAAAACGGATGCTATGTTATTTTAGGCAGGAATGTAGACCGATATGGAAAATCAAACGGCGTGGGTAAGAGTGCCATCTTTGTGGCTATCTATGCCGCATTATATAATCAGATTCGTGGTAAAACTTTAGCTCAGGCTATTCACGCAGGTGCAAAGGGATATAAACTTGAGTTGGTATTACAATCTACAGATGGAACATATTATCAGATTCTTAGAAGTCGTAGAAAGGATGGAACTTCTACAACATTTTTATTTTCGGATAAAACTGGGGAGTTCAAAGAAGACATAAGAATAGACTTAACGTGCCACGATCAAGATGATACACAAGAAAGAATAAATTCTTTATTAAAAATGAATGCAAAGTCTTTTAGTCATTCAGTATATTTTAAAGAGGATATGGCCTCAGCTTTTGCAAGGGCTAAAAAGGGAGAAAGATTTGAACTAATAAAAAATTCATTACAGATCGATCAATATGATAAGATAGTTAAAATAGCTAAGGTTGAATTAGATAAAATCAATATCAGCGTGTCAGAAATATCAAGTTATGTTGTTGCTGCTGAATCTGGTTTAGCTGATATAGATAATAAACTCATTCAACAAAACATCCACAAAAACGATTTAGATACATATTATGCTAGCCTTTCAGAAATAGATTCTAAGTTAGCTGAAATTGCTGCTATAAAAATTGGAGTATCTGATTTAGAACAAATGAGGGTGACATGTACTAATAAAGTAAAAGCAGCTCAAACAAATTTAGAATCCTCAAATAATAGATTCAATGATTTAAATAGAAAAATTAATGAAGCCAATATTAAATTAGAAGAATATAGAGGGGACCTTGCTAAACTTAGAATACATTATAAGACATTGTTTGATAATAAGAAAACTATTTCAATTCTTCCAGATGAAGAAGTTTCTAAATTAAATGAAGCAATTGCAGTATGTAAGGCTGATATCAAACAGAATCAGGGGACAATAGAATCTTCCAATGAAATGATTATAGCTTTAGGAAAAACCAAAGGAACCTGTTGCCCTACATGTACAAGTACATTAGATAATAAAAAAAGAAATATACTGATTGATATTGCTAATAAAAATATAGAATCAGCTCATATGTCAAATGCAGTTTCAAATAAGAAAATGAATGACTATAACATATTAATTCACGGCAACAATATAAATCTTGGTAAACTTAATGATACTATTAAACAACTTGATCAACTCACTGCAAAAGGTAATTCCATTAAAGAAGCCGGAGAGGGATTAAAGAGTATTATATCTTCCCTTCAACCAGAATTAAATGTGGCAGCAAAGCATGTTCAAGATTATACAGAACAACTTACAAATGCTACAATTGAGTCGACGGGTGTTGAACAACAAATATCTTTAAAATATGACGATAAGATAGAATCACTTTTAAGTACACAGAAGCAGGAACTACTATCTCACATAGCCACTAGCAATCAAAAGATGGGTATTCTTGTGGAGTCTATTAGGGGTATTAGGGAATCCACTAAAGACATTGGTGCCAAGCAAGAAGCTTTATCAGCATTAAACACAAAGAAAATTGTTGTGGAAAATGTAATCGATAGTTGTTCTAAGAAAGGAGGTATACCATCCATACTAATTGGTCAAGCATTAAAAGAAATTGAAAAATATGCGAATCAAGCTTTATCAAGTTTTGATGATTATGATACTTTATCTATTAAGTTTATAACATCTAAACCAGATGAAATAGACATTATGGTTAGAAAGGACCCAGAGTCTGACTTCAGAGAGTTTGATACATTTTCTGGAGCCGAAAGGTTTATTGTTTCATTTGCGATAAGAATGGCTATGTCTGAAATTCTATCACATAAATATGGCTCAGACCTTAAATTTATTTTATTAGATGAGGCAGGAACAGCTTTAGATGAATACAACATGGGTTTGTTTGCTAATATGCTTAAGAGAATGTCTACAGATAAGTTAGTGTTATGTATCACACACCAAAGAGAGCTTAAAGATCATATTCCACAAACGATTTTAGTTAAAAGAAGTGGGGGTAAATCAGAGATAGTGGTCAACAATAAGGAGGAAGTTTAATTGACTATTAATAAAGTTTCCTCCATATGGCGTATCACTATGCCTGAGGAGATACTATGACAATCTATATTTCTAGAATCCCTCTTACTGATGAAGAGATAGAAGAGAGAAGGACAGAAGAGGCCGCGTTAGCGGGGGTAAGAAGCCAGCACTGTGCTTGTGCTTCTCCTAAACCAGATGCCTGTGATGTAGCTTATGACGCCTGTGGAACCCCATTGTATACGATTACCGCTACCGAAAGAGATCCATATTACATAGATGATTTAGCTAAAGCAGTTCAAAATGGAAATGGCAGAAATACAATCAGAGTTACTGTAGATGGAAACATTCCCATTATTAGAAATGTGGGGCACAAAGGATTTGTTTATCCAGGATATGACGGCATTCCAGATAGTGTTAGGAGTGATCACGCATTTAGATATTTAGCAGACGAGCCTGTAAACGTAGTGTCCACAATACCACAATACGACGGACTTAAGAGAGTGGTTGGGGTGATAGAAAGATCACAAGAATTTGCTAGGTGGTTTATTATTGAATCAGAAATTCAAAGCACACCACCTCCAGCTAGATTAACACCCGCGTATTTCCCAAGAGGGAGAGGAGCAGCACCGTGGTGGAAGACCCAGTATCCTAACGGGTCACCGTCATCGGGCACAACAACATGATTGATAAAATTAAGAAAGAAAGATTATCATACTCAAAGATAGATTGTTATAAACAATGTCCTTTTAAATATAAAAAGATACACATTGATAAGGATGTACCATTTAAAGAATCTATTGCCGTTAGATATGGACAATTTTTACATGGTATTCTTGAGGACTTAGGTAAGGCAATCAAGGACAATGATAATGAGTTTCCAGATAATGTAAATGATATAGTATCTAAGTCTTGGAAAAAATATAAGTCGGCACAGAAGATTTTTGATGGTGCATTAATTAAAGAGGCTGTAGATATCATACATAACGTTGGTAAAAAATTTAGAGCTACGCCTGATGAAAAAATAGTTGAAGTCGAAAAATCATTCAAAATGGATTTGGATGATAAATATTATATCCAGGGTAAAATTGATCAGGTTCTTAAAGTGGGAGATAGGTATTTAATTAGGGATTATAAAACAAATGCAGATACTAAATACTTATTAGCTGATCAATTACAACTTAAAATATATGCTATGGCATATAGTAGATTAAATAATATCCCGGCAGATAAGATTGATTGCAGTTATCTTATGTTAAGAATTGATTGCCAGGAACCTAAATCTAGTTTTGAACAAAAAGATATCGATGAAACAGAAATTTATTTAAAAACAATTATTAGGGAAATGGAAGTATCTAGATCCACAGGGACATATAAATGTGTAACTGGGGGTTTATGTCCATGGTGTCCTGTATTTGAAAACTGTCCTACAGCTAGTAAAAATCCTAGGTTCTTAACTAAGCGAGCTGAATTAAGGAGCCTTGGTAAGGTAGATTAATGAGACTCTACAAGTATTCCGATGATAACAAAAATGTTAATGAAGAAACTAAAGATGGTCTAGAAGAATCAAAACCTCAATCTTCATCAACAATCCCAGAGATAGAGCCTGGGGAAAATGATGAAATGATTGGGATACTTGTAGAGAGTTTTGCCGATACTCTTATATCTTCTTTATGGTCAGATGATTTTCCAATTCCACTATCGGAATTGACGCATCACATAGGACAATTAGGAGAAAATAATTTTATAAGGTCCATGGAAAATATTAGGACCTTTTTAAGTAAAATTGGGGCTTTTAAATATGAGGTGCCAATCAACAACAAGGAAGATGCCCTCCAATATATACAATCGTTTTCCCCTCAGATTAAAGATTTAGGTAAGTCACATGCGATGGCACTGTTACAATTACTTGGTATTAGCGGAAGTAGACCAGAGGAAATCTCATTAGAAACCCCTATTGGTAGCCCATCAGCTAAAGGCGAAGAAGGTCGTCCAACTCTAGGTGGGACACTTACAGATAAAAATACACCTCTTAGTGAGTTATTAGATAAAGAAACCTATGTAGATAATTTATCTAGGATAAAAGATGTTTATGAAGAAATAGAAAATTTAGATCAGTTGTCACCAGAGGAAGCAGATACAAAACGCGGTCAATTACTTACACAATTAAAATCAATTGAAAAATCTTTTTCAGCTTTTGATGTGCCAGAACAAGTAGAAAAAAAAGTAGAACAGCTGTCTATTAAATTACAATCGTCAAACGCTTTTCAAAGTAGAGTAGAAGAACTTAAGGATAAATATGGTTTAGTGGATATGAAAGATCCTAAAATTTTAGCGTATGCTGCTCAGTTAGATAGGATGCCACCGATTAAACCAGGTGAGTTTAAAGAGGGGTTTCCAGTTGTTGACTTGTCTACTATTCCAGATATAGCTAAGACTGGCGCCAGCGACATAGCAAAGTTTTTATTGATAGCTAGATTATCAGAGTCTAAAGTCTTCTTAACGAGAAATCAAAATTCTGGTAGTCCGGTTGGTGGAGGAATGGCCACAAAGTGGCCCACTACTATATCTGGAACAGATACATTTATGGACCATAGATTTTCATCTAAGAAAGCATTCGTGAATTATTCTGGAAATATTAGCTCATTAAGTTCAGAAGAGTTTAGTAAAATATTAGATAAATATTTAGGGGGGGCAGAGAAAGCCGGTTCGGGTAGACAAACTTCTTATACATGGCCCATGGTGTTTAGTCAGGCCTTAGGGTCCTTTATAGGTATGCCCGAAGAAGCTATGTTAAACCTTGGTGCAGAATTAGCAGACGCAATAGAGACTGAAGATAAATCTCAAATTAAAGCTGTGTTATCAAAATATAAATATAATTCATATGGAGTATTAACAGATACTTCTCATGACTCTTTATCTAAAAATAATTATACTTTTAGTTCTATTTGTACTCCAACTCAAATGGTAAAGTCTTTAGCGGAAGCTAAGGGAACTAATGCTGAAACAATCCATGAAGAAATGAAAGGTCTTTTACCGAATAGTAAAACGCTTCAGGGGGCTATAGGACAACCAGTATTTGATAATAGAATGCCAATCATTCCAATGCCCCCAGAGGCACTAGTGGCCATTGCTTTCTATGTTGTGAGGTTATTTATAGCCACATGTAGAGCTAATGTAATATCAACAATAGAAGAATATAATTCTAATGAAAAAGTTCAATCAGATATAGAATCTGTTATTAATAATTTAATGGATAATTTAAATTCATCTTTAGATTCATCTGGCGATTTTCGTTTATCTGGTGTGACTAAAGCATTTACGAGACCTATTATACAAACCACTAAGCTTCAAAATTTTGGGGTATCGGTGGATAAACTTAAATCATTAGCAATGGAAGGTATTAAATTATCATTGCAAAGTGGAGCATTATTATCTTCATCGGAAGCCTCATTCGATTTTAAAAAACAGTCGTCATTTAATAGAGAGGCAATTTATAATATTGCCACTACTTTATCTAAAGCCACATTAGATAGTATCCAAGTTGGGGATAAAACCATCCCGACCAATATGACTAGTGTAACTTCTGGAACTCGTCTTACGGATTTTAGTTCCAGAAGATTATTAGATGTAGAAAAAGCCGAACAGCATGGTAGATATTCATTATCTCAGCCCGAGCAAATTAAAGCAAGCACATCTGAAACTGTTCGTAGATCTATGGGTAGAATGTCAAGTCTTGTTGATAATTGTAATCTAGTATCTATCATTGGAGTGGAACAAAGCGAAGATGCCACTGTATTTGCCATTCGGTCTAACTCTAGTCCCGTAATACAAAATGGCGGTAAGGGAGCAAAGATTACTATCTATACAAATACGGATGGAAAAAGAGAAGAGGTATTATCTTCCACAACTGATAGAATTTCAGTTAAACCATCAATTGGGGACGATAGTGGTAGGCTGGCATACAAGTTGTTTATATCACCAGCAGTTGATTTTTCTATGGAAGACTTTGATTATGAGCTTAGTATAGGTCAAGAAATTATGTATCAAGCTAGATTAGCCACTGAGAAAAACACTCTTGATGTTTGGATTAGAGAAGTTAACAAAGAATTATTTAAGTTTAATGAAATGAAGTCTGAAATGATTCAAGCTATTTCTTCTAATAATTTATCAAGGGCTATGGAAGTTATGAGAATTAATGAGCTATCTTTAAGGGTGGACCTAAATAGATTTAAAACACTTAATTCAGATTACAAATCTATTGTAGATTCTGTAATGAATAAAATTAAAGATAAAGAAGACGTAGATGCATATTCTATTTTTATAAAAGATTATGTATTTAAATGTATAGTGGCTATTAATCAAATCAGAACTCAAATTGTTGATTTTAAAAAACAAGCAGCTATTATTCTTGGGGTGGGTAAATGAAAGAGTTTGCATATGTAGTTTCCAGACTCAAAACAGCCGCTCAACAAACCGGTGAAACTTGCTATATAGTTGGTGGAGCCGTGAGAGATATAATATCTCTTAAGAAGATTAAGGATGTTGATACGGTGGTGGCAATAAATCCTGAAAAATTTGCCTCAGCATTAGCCTCTACAACGGAGGGAGCAACCGCAGAAGAGGTTCATGCTCCATTTCCATTGTGGTCAGTGGATATTAGCGACGTGTCTGTAGATGTAGTTGGGTTAAGAGGAAAGAGTCTTCAAGAAGATATTCAACATAGAAATTTTACTATCAATACAATATACTATGACGTAGTAAGAGATAGGTTTGAAGATCCAACTGGAAAAGGGTTTACTGATCTTTATAATGGAGTAATTAATACTGTTACTCCAGATTCTTTTGTTTTTTTTAGTTCTAGTCCACATGAAATTAATAGCATATTTATAGCAATAAGATTAGTAGCGGATTCCGGATTTAAATTAAGTGAACAATTAAAAAGCGGAATTAGGAAAGCCTTAGAGCATGGCCTCATTCCCGCTGAGTTATCTAAGAGATCTAAAAAGGAAATACTAAGAACTAGGCTTTCACATAATTTTAAGACCAAAGCTCTCCCCATAATTGAAGAGCTTGGTTTGGAGCATTTTTATGAAGCTGCCGCTGTTTCTCCATAAAACCGCCCAGGCGGGATTAAATCAAGCTGTATTTAATATGGTAGCAGCCGCCACTGATGCAGGATTTAATGCACCAATCTATTTAGCTGGTGGTGCCGCTAGAGATATCATTCTTGGAAAGTCTCCTAATGACCTAGATGTTATGATAGAAAAAGAAAATGGAGCTGAAGAATTTGGAAAAATTTATTTAAACTATTGTGAAAAAAATAACATTAAAGTTTCTACTCCAGGTAAAGCTGTGGGTGCTAATTTTGGTGTATATAAATTTAGGCACGATGGTTTAGAATTAGATTTTGCTACTTCGCGTACCGATACTTATACTGAAGATTCTAGGAAGCCTACAGTTGAATCTGCAAGCCTTAATGAAGATGCGGAGAGAAGAGACTTCAGTATTAATGCTATGTATGTTTGTATATACGGCACTCCCTCTGTTCAACCAGATGACAAGGTTGATATTGGAGGAAGAGAGTTTGGAGTTTATGACCCAACTCATAAAGGAATTAAAGATTTAAAAAATGGAGTTATTAGTTTTGTAAATGATGATCATGATTTTACTTTAAGCGAGGACCCCATTAGGGCTCTTAGGGCAGTAAAATTTTCTGGTAGAAAGTTTGGAGAAAAAACTTTTACAATTGAACCAGAGACATCTAAAAGTATTAAAGATTTTTTAAATTCAGAAAAAGGTAAAGAGCTATATCTTAAAAAGGTTAAACCGGAGAGGCCCTGGAAAGAATTAAAAGATATTCTAACTGCTCAGAATTTAAAAGAAGCTATGAAACAGTTTAAGGAAACTGGAGTCAGGGACTTTATTTTTGATTTACCAAAAGAAGAATTTAATAGTTGGGACATGGATCAACTTAACAAACATCATAATCTTAATTTATATGATCACACAATCTTTGCTATGGAAAATCTTGGAGAAGGACTTCATACTATGGGGGAAAATGGCCTTCCCATTTCCAAAGACACTGAAGCCACTATACAACTAGCAATGTTATTACATGATGTGGGAAAAAGACATAAAGAATTTAAACCTAGAGAAGATGGAACAGTTAAATATTTAAAGCATGAAAATAAATCTACAGATGTTTTAAAAAAATATGTTTGGCCGAAGCTGGCACAGTTACCACCAAAAACTCAAGAGATTGTTAATTACTTTGTGAAGAGTCATATGGATTTTCATAAGTATCCCAAGAAGGATGAGGGAGATATTAGATTTTTAAAGCAGATGATTTATAATCTATTGCCTAAAACTTTTGGTGGTTCTCTTGGAGCAGATAAAGAAAAACAGATGGAGATAATGTCTTATGTTGTGAGTTTCTTTGGTAGCGCAGATTCTTCTGCAAAACAATTAGAGGATGAAGAAAAAAATAAACTAACAAAAGACTACGAAGACTTTGGTAATAGACTTAGATTGTCTAAACCAAGGAACCTTTTGTTTAATGTTGCTGCTCCAATCATCAAAGAAATATTGACTAATCATGGAGTTCAAATTTATAATAGTGCAATCGGATCTATATATGAATACTTAAATGTTTATATTATTAACGTTTCAGAAGAACCAAAAGATATAATTCAATTTGTATCTAAGCAGACAGAACAAATTCTAACCAATGTAAAAAATTTTGTTAAAGAATTTATAAATGAGCATGAAGGAACAAATGAACAAGAGGCGCTTGATAAATATCTTGCCAATGCTCATAAGTTTTCTGGATCAATTAAACATAGGTTTAAAAAAGATGCAATCTTTGAAGTGTTGTCGGATTTATATAAAGATAAAAAAATAAATGGAGATGTAAAAATGCCTAAGCTCGTTATTGCTAAATATAAATCTAAAAAGAAACTCGATACCGGTACAGTTGTATATGAGTATGGAGAAGCCGATAAAAAGAAACGAGCTAAAAAAAAGGCACGTCAAGTGAGAAAGGTGTTTCAAAATATTAATAAAATTAAAAAATCTTTTGAAAAAGATCTAAAGTCCGATGATAAAAAAATACAAATGACGGCTTTAGCTGTGGGAATTATTTATCATATTTATGAGCGGGTAGGCGATAGAGCTAATGTAGGAACAGGCGTTACTTCATTTAGAAAGAAACATATTACAGTAAAAGGAAATAAAGTACAGTTTAAATATGTGGGAAAATCACATATGAAACAAGATAAAACATTAACAGATTCAACTATAGCCAAAATCATTAAGGAGAATTTAGAAGGTAAAAGTAGTAATGCATATCTGTTTGACTATACAGATGAAAATGGTAAAAAATTTGATGTATATTCCAGTGACATTAATGAATATCTTAAATCTTTTAACATTACCGCTAAAGATTTAAGGGCCCACGCAGCTAATGATATTTTAATTGCTAAACTTAAATCAGCTGGAAAAGCTAAAGGTGAATCTCCAGAAGAAAAAGAAAAATGGCGTAAAGAAAAACTCAAAGAATTAATTGAAGAAACAGCTGATGAAATTGGTCATACTCCCGGCATTTGCAAATCATCATATATAGACCCATCTCTTATGGATGAATATATAGCCAGTGGTAAAATTATTAAATTAGCTGCTGATTTTGATTTGACAGTAATAATTAAACTTGCGGATATTTCTGTTAATCCAAAGATTAAAGAGTTAATGGATAGAGAATTCACACCAGAAGAACAATCAATCATTTCAAATCCACATGATGTAAGATCTACAATTAATGATGAAGTGTTCTTACAGGCCTTAAGTAAAGCTAAACAACAAGGAACTTTATCTGGTTTATTAGAAATAGTAGAAGATAATGACCCTTCTGCTTTTGGAGTTACCCCGGTTATAGTTGGTGGTAAAGCTATTCCCATTATTGGGCTCAATGTTAATAAAATTAAAGAAGAGGCAGCCCAGAAAGGTAAATCGATTGAAGAGGTGTTGTCAGAACAGGTTAAACAATTTTTAGGAGTCATGGCCCATGAGAAAGAACATGTCGAAGGCAAAGGTGAACCTGAAGCTGAAAGAGTACAAAAAGATGAAGTGTCTAAACAAACTTCTCAAGAAGGGTCATCATCTAAGCTAACAATGGGCTCTCTTAAGTTGGCATCTACAGATAAATCTCTTTTTCAAAAACTTGGTATTAGAGATATTAGTAATGATACCTTATTAAAAGTATCCAATAATGTTTTAAAAATTCTTGGAATCCCAAATACCAATCTTAATATAGGACTATTGTCTCTTGGGTATCTTGTTATGCTTGGTAATCACCCCTATAGGTCAGAATGGAATATTAGACAAGCTACGGGTTTATCTGAACCAATTAATATTAAGGAAGCACAGACCCTATATAATATTTTAGATAACGCAATAGATGAGAAACCTATTGAAGAAGATAAGGCAAAAGAATATTATTCTTTTTCCGATGAAGATAAAATGAATCTAGGTGAACTACAATCACTTAAGTGGGAATCTGAACCATCCTATGCGGCTGGAACAGGTATGGGATTTTATCCTCAAACACATCCTTTTAATTACTAATTATATAAGTCAACACCATGTATGCTATTTATGGTGTTGACTTTTTCTATTATAATAATTATATTTATCTTAGACGGGAGGAAAGAATGAATAAACTTATTTGTAGGGGTGGTAAAACCTCTAATGTGGCTTTAGTAGCTGATGATATTCCTTATGGAAACTTAATTGATTTTAAGTGGACTATTTCCGTAGCTGATCAATATTCTAATTTTTTTGCTCAAGCAGAAAATAATCAAGATAGTGCTCCATACGTATGGATTGAAGGTCCCAATTGTGAATTAGAATATGAAAGTACCCATGGCCTATGGAAGGTTGTTAGTAATGGAACACCAGCGGGTACAGCAGTATATTTCAATGGGTCTAAATTAGATAACATGTTAATTCAAGTTTTAATTGTAGCGTACGGATTGTCAGCTGAGGTATCTCCTGGGTCTTAATGAATTCATTTTAATAATAGAGGATAGTCATGCCAATTTATGAGTTTGAATGTCAACACTGTCACGAAGTAACAGAAAAAATTTGTTCTTACACGGAGGCTTCATCTATGGAAGGGGCCCCCTGTGAAAAATGTTTGGAAGGACAAATAAAAAAGAAAGCTAGTGTGCCAGCATTAAAATTTGTTGGTGGTGGCTTTTATGAAACGGAATACGCAAGAAAAGATAGAGAGAATGCTAGAATAAGAAAAGACTTAGATACCGCCAGAGTCAATATTGACGAACAGGAAAGAGAAAAGAAAAAGAAATTAGGGTGATAATCTAGGAAGATTAATAAAACAAAATATTGATACAGGAGAGTAATTATGAATGTAATGCACCACGCTATGGCTCAGCCCCATAAGGTAATTGTAGTAATGGACGACAAGGAAGTTAAGACAGCCATCCATGATTTTTGGGCAGTTAATGGGGCCACTCTAATGAAAGACACCCCTGGCTCATGGACCAAAGCTACTGCCTTGAGGGAATATTTGGAAAAACAAAAGGGCAGTAAATTATATTGGGACATGATGTGGGAGTGGATTAGTGATGGTATTAAGAAAGTACCATTGAAGGTTTATAGAATTTCATCTGTTAGTGTGGACAAATGGGACGAAAAGACTGGAGCAATTCTTTCTGTTGTTGTCGACATAATTCCCAAAGTAAAACTTGGAGACTATAAAAATATTAAGTTACAGATGCCATCATTTAAAGCCCAACCCAAAGAGGTTGAAGGACAAATCCTGTTAGCGCTTAATCATTCACCGTTAGCTACTACCGAACAACTTCATAAGGTAATTGAAGCTGGAGACACAGTAGAGATGTCTTACTCTTTAACTAGAGTGGACAACAATGAAGTGCTTCAAACTAATGTTCGTGATATGGTCCATCTTAGTTCAGGCGCATATGCACCACAATTTGTTTCCGCTATTATTGGGGAGTCTGCTCCAGATAAATTCAATAAAACTATTATTTTTCCTGAAGACTATATTCACGAATCTTTACGTGGAGTAGAGGTTAATCTTCAAGTAGAGACCACTGGAGTAATAAAACGTACACTACCCACTGAGGAAGCTGAAGCAGTTAGAGAGGGGATGTCGCTGGAAGATTGGCGAGCTAGGTTTGTTATGGAGATTGAAAAAAATAAAAAAGAGACATTTGAAATTAAAAAAAGAGATTTTATTAGAGCAGAAGCAGAAAAAATTCTGTTAGCTACTTCTGAAATAGATCCAATTCCAGATAGTATGGTAGAGTCAGAAGCGGAGGCCCTTATGCAAAATCTAGCTAAATCTAAAAATATGACAGTAGATGAATATGCAGCAGAGATGAAGGTGAGTAAAGAATCTTTGTTTGCGGAGCTAGCATATCTAGCTGTAAGGCGACTTATGGTTAGGTTTGTTGTGGATGCTATCTGTGAAATGGAAGATTTTAAAGCAGATGAAAATAAGACTGAAGAATTTTTAATTAAATATGCAGCCGAAGCTGGCGAATCAGTAGAAAAAATAAAGACAGATGTTGGAGAAAAAGATATTTCTTTCTTAGTTAAATCTTATATGGTAGATGAATTTATTAATCAACATGTGGTTCTAGTGGAACCATCAGTTAGTTGATTCTTTATTGACTTCTGACATAAAACTATTTATATTGTAACTGAATGGAGGCGTAGATGTAGATGTTTGCAAACTTACATACTCATACCGATTATTCTGTATTAGATGGAATGATGACGGTAGATAAGGCTTTTGAAAAAGCCAAGCAGAATGGATACTCCGCTCTAGCAATTACAGAACACGCAAATATGGCGTCTTTATTTGTTGCTTTAAAGGCGGCTGAAAAATATGATGTAAAATTTATTCCTGGTATAGAATTTAATTTTGCAGATGACACGGGCGACGAGAAGGAATATCATCTCGTCGCTTTAGCTTCAACCCACAATGGACTTAAGTCTATTATGAAAGTTTCCTATGGGGCTTATTTTAAAGACTATAAGAATCCATATATCACATGGCAAGATCTAGATGAACTAGATAAAGATGGGGTATATCTTTTATCTGGATGTGAGGCAGGACTATTAGCAAGAAAAGCTTTATTTTTTGGCTCTTCTCGCGGAGGCCAAGTGTTAGATAGATTTTCATCTATGTTTGGTGATAGGTTCTTTGTTGAATTAAATGCCCCTTACAATGATAGGCAAAAAGATATCAATAGTATTTTATTAGATTTATCTAAACAAAAAAGTGTTCCAGCAATTATGACATTAGATAGTCATTATGCTAATGAAGCTGATGCGGAATTATTTCCAGTTTTTCAAGCAGTTCAATCTAAACGCACTATCTTTGATAAAGATAAATTTTACGATAGAAGTTCTTTAATCTCTGAGTCAGCGTTAAGAAATATGTGCGAGTCAGAATTTTCTTCCTCTATAGATAACGCCGCCGTATTAGCTTCTAGATGTCAGGACCCTAGGGAATATTTAAAAATTAGTGGCTCCTTTCTTATGCCAAAATTTGATGTGAGTTCAACGGACGACTATGAAGGATTTAAGAAGTGGAGGAAGGAAAACTATGGAGTATAATGAAAGTCATGAATATTTGACTTATCTATGTGTGAAGGGTTGGGATAAAAAACTAGTTCCCTTAAACTTATCTGAAAATAAAAACATAGAATATGCACAAAGACTTAAGCATGAATTACAAATGATTAATATGGCTAACTTAGATGATTATTTTTTAATTGTTTATGATATCATGAGATATTGTGATGAACAAGGAATTCAAAGGGGACCCGGGAGAGGGAGTTCAGGAGGATGTTTAGTCGCATATCTAACCAATATTACTCATGTAGATAGTATAAAATATGAATGTTTGTTTTCTAGGTTCTTTAATATTGGTAGACTTCAAACGGGAAATCTTGCAGATATCGATGTGGATATTGATCCTAGATATATTAATGATGTAATTGGATATATTAAAAATAAATATGGAGCAGATAAAGTCGCTGCCATTTCCACTGTTGTAAAGCTATTTGGTAAGTCTGCAATTAAAGATGTGTCCAGAGCGCTGGCAATTGGAGAAAACGGAACAGGTAAAGCCGAAAACAAGAAAGAGATATTCTCTTTAAGTAATCGTATTACTTCTTTCTTTCCTGATGATCCTAAAGCTACGGTGGCATCATCCGTATCAACATCCAGTGAGCTTAAGAAATATCAAGAACAGTTTCCAGAACTTTTCGATAAAGCTATTAAATTGGAGGGATTGGTTCGCTCCAACTCTATTCATGCATGTGGGATGACTATTTCTAGTGTACCCTTAATTGAACATCTACCTATGAAACTTTGTAAAATTAAAGGCGATGAAGATTCAGAGGAAGAAGATAATAGTTATGGTCAACAGGTACAACTCCGAGAAGTTGTAGACGTGGACATGAAGGTATTAGAGTCTAGGAAATTTTTGAAGTTTGACTTTCTTAAATTAAAAACTTTGTCCGTGGTTAGAGACACCTTAGATATGATTAAACAAAATCATGACGTTGATATAAAGCTTCAAGATATTAACCTTGAAGATGAAAAAGTATATGAATATATGTGGAAGGCTCCTAATTTATTAGGTATTTTCCAGTTTGAAAGCTCTGGAATGAGAGATTTAGTCAGAGCAGTAAAACCTAGAAGTATTGAAGAGTTGGCGCACTGTAATGCTTTATATCGCCCAGGCCCAATCGATTCTGGTATATTAGCTCAGTATATTAAAAGACGACAGGGCAGAGAGATGATAGCATATGATCACGTAGCTCTTAAACCTATATTAGAAAATACATATGGGCTACCGGTGTTTCAAGAGCAAAATATGAAGATTGCTCAAACTATCGCGGGCTTTTCAGAACAAGAAGCTGACATTTTAAGAGCAGCTATGGGTAAAAAAGATAAAGATAAAATGGCCTCTCTTCAATCTAAATTTTTAGATGGGGCTGCATCCAAGGGATATAATAGGGACTTAGCGGAATATCTATTTGATGCTATTGAAAAATCCAGTAGATATGCATTTAATAAACCACACTCTGTGGCATATTCTATTATGGCTTATTATACCCTATGGCTTAAATTTTATTATCCTACTGAATTTATTACTGCCAGTATTAATAATGAAAAAGATTGGGAAAAGATTTCTTTATTTGTTTTTGACGCACAAGAACATAATATTAAAGTTCTTCCAGTGGATGTATCTAAATCTCAAATTGAATACACCGTTGCAGGTGATAAACAAATTCTTACAGGCTTTAAATCTATTAAGGGAGTGGGGGCAATAGCTCCTCAGATTATCGTCGCCCGTGCCCCATACGTAGATTTTGTTGATTTTTTAATTAGAACCCATGAGAAGGGTTCTAAGGTAAGCAGTGCAGTTGTTGATGCAGCTAATGCGGTAGGTGGATTTGAGTCTTTAGGTTTAAACAGGGCTACAGTAGAAGCTCATTATGATAAAGTAGCAAGCCTACTTAGGGTTGAATATTTAACTAAGGAAAATAAAATTACGGAGATGGTGACAAAATACACTAAAGGCAATGAAACTATTGATATAGTGAAAGTTGTACAAGAATTAATTTCTAATTCCCCCACAGTTAGTTATGAGTTCGATAAGAGGCAAATGAGATATATTACTAAGGCTCTTTCCGCTGTATATCCAGAGAAGAAAGATACTGTGTCTGGAGTCCCTATCGAAGACCTACCAGATTGGCCTATGCTCAAAAAATGTAAACTTGAAAAAGCATACCTTGGATATTTTGTAAGTGGCCACCCCACTAAAGACGTTGCTATAAAACCCAAGAATCACCTTGGCTATGTGAGTAGTATGAATAACGGCGATAAAGTTGAAATCGTTGTTTTTATAGAAAGATTAGTAGTAGATAAAATTGTGTCTGGTGGCAAAAGAATGTGTAAGTTTGAAATTTCAGACGCCAGTGGCTCTACAGACTTAGCGGTGTTTATGAAATCTCATGAGATGTGTCCGATTATAGTTGGGTCAGTATGTCATCTTTTATGTGCGGTCAACGTATTTAACGGCAGAACCTCACTACAGTTTGTAAAGGTTTTATAGGTTGACTTTTAGAATACTTTGAGCTATATTGTTATAGGATGAGAGGTATAAATGAGGACAACTAAGAAATATTTTATTGATAAGATTCTTCATGATCCGAGACAGCGCTTTTATATGAAGAGATCTGAATGTGCAATTATCTTAGAAATTATAATGGAAGCAATTAAGGAATCAATTTTAAATCAACAGGTGGTAGAATTAAGAGGAATAGGTTCTATTGGTATTAAAGACGTTGGCCCAAAGAGTGTTTATGATTTTAAAGATAATAATACGTACACTAAGGAACATATATTGAAGTTAAAATTTTCAGCTTCGCCAGTAATTAAAGAGGAAATTAGAAAATTAAATTCAGAATTAGATTCTGAGGATAAGATTAAAAGCGACTCAGGAGATGACAATGCAGTGTAATAATTGTAAACATGATATTCCACTAAATATGGCCTTTGCTTATTCAAAGGGAGCCTGTCCATTTTGCGGTTCAGAATTTTTATCTGATTCAAAAGGATTAGCAATTCAACAGTTTTATAATAAACTATTTGAATGTTTTGGAACTAATCTGGAAATTGATAAAACTTTTACTATTCTTGGTTTTCTTTATAGTCCCGGCTCAGAAATAATTATAGAATCTTTAAAGAATTATGGTGACGCTTTTAATGAAATTAGCAAAGAAATATCTATTTCGTCAGCTTCCACAGTTGTTGATGTCCCGATAGCTGCCGATGAAGCCAAGGCTTCACCTCCAAATTCATTTAAGCCCCCTAAGCCCCCAGTAAAGAAAGTCATTAGGCGCTCTGATTCTTCTGAAGATGATTCAAATATCCCATCGGCACCAATGTCTAATACTGGAAAAGATTATTCTATTCCAGAATCAGAAATTATAGATTTACCAGAACAATTACAGTCCTTAGCTCGTAATGTAAAAACTAAAGCTGATTATGATTTACTGATGAAGATGGTGGCTGAAACAATGGTGCTGGGAGATCGTAGTGGCAATTGAATTTATTAAAGAAGTTTTATCAGCTATAGGTGGAATAAATGAAACTTCATTCCTAGATAAATACACATATATAGATGAGGTTATTAATCGTATTCCAATGTATAGTTGCATAGATCATAATGTGGCTAAGGAACTGGCGGCTATGTCATTAGCTGGGGCTAATATTTGTTCTGATTTAATTGGAGAGTTAACCCAAAGATATCAAATGTTAAATATTCTAATGAAAGAAGAGGAGGGAAAAGCTGGATTATTGAGAAGTGGTAAGGGCACAGCTGCAGCACAAAAAATGTTTGCCCAAACAGATAAGGGTTTCATTGATGCGGTTACTAAAAAAGCAAACGCAGAAACAATGTTAGAGGCATTAAAAAGAAAATATGATGTACTAATGGCTTTACATTATTTGAGTCGAGATATAGTAAAAAGTTTAGCCAAAGCTCCGTCATCGGAATCTTATGATGCGGCAAGCGAAGGTTCTTACGCAAGGCTATGAGCCTAAAATAAAAGGAGAAAACAAAATGAGTAATATTTGGGATGAGTTTGAAAAATCTAGCACTGGAGCCGCTAATGGTTCTCAGGGATCTGCCTCCGTAAAAGACAAGCGTATTGAGTTCAATAAGCCGTCTACTCAGGTTAGATTACTATCCAACAAAGAAGGTTTGAAACGTATGTTTCATTTCATTCGTGCCGCTGGAACAAAAGGGCGCTCTGTAGTTTGTTGTGGGGAGGGTTGTCCAGTGTGTGCAGTTGGCGATATTCCACAACCTAAGTGGCTTATGGTTGCCCTAGAGAGGGAAACTCTACGAGTTGGAGTTGTTCAACTTACTAGGGGAATGATGAAGGGAATCTCGGCTCTCCGTAAATTGCAACCTTTTGGCCCAGACATGACGTCGTACGATCTTCTCGTTATTAAGAGCACTGAAAGAAATAAAGATGGAAAGGATCAGACGTCTTATATGGTACATGGTCTACCACAGGGAACCGTTCCTCAGGTAGACGAAGCGACTCGTAACCGCGTAATTGCGGAAGCTAAAGAGCTAATGGACCACCTTGATGATTTTGCTAAAATTTATTCTCCAGATCAAACGCTACGGTATCTTGGTTGGGCCACTCCAGGACAAACGGGACCCTCGACTAGTGTTCCCCAGCCATCTAAAGTCACCGTTGCCACTTCCACCTCGGCTCAGGTAACCCCTCCAACTTTTACACCAGCTACATCAGAAGCGTTCAGTGTTTCCAGCTTCCTATCTAAACCAGAGCCGGAAGCAGATAATACCTTTAAAGTTGATCCTAAAATTGCCGAGGCTGCGCCATCTGTTGAGCCGGAAGATGAGGATACTCCGCAGTTTAAGCTATGATTGTTTTAGCTTTAGATGTTTCATCTATTAGTACGGGTTGGGCCAACTTAGCCATATTAAAGGCAAAGAAAGCCAAAGCTCCATTGGCCAAGGTTAAAGGCTTCGGTTGTATTATGCCGAAGTCTTCCTTGTCCACTGAAAGACTTATTATGTTTGAAAGTCAATTGAAGAGTTTAATTTATGAAGTCAAACCAGATATATGTGTTATCGAAGATCTAAATCATTTGAGAAATATGGATGTTGTTAAAGTCTTAGCTTCTTTTTTAGGTACAGCTAAAAAAGTGTGTTACGAATATCATAAACAAGAACCCATTTTGATTAGAAGATCTCACGTTCTTAAGCAAACTGTTGGCAATGGGGATGCTTCCAAAGAAGAAGTAGTTAAATATATTGAAAAATTATTTAATCTTACCTTACCTGAAATTGGGAAGGAAGATATTGCCGATGCCATTGTTACTGGTTATTGTTATGTTATTGAAGCTGGAAAAATCCCAACAACAGAAGGAGATGGTAATGGCAAAAATTAAAGAGAAAGAGGACAATCCCTTTTCTGATACTAAACGCACTGGTATTCTTAAAAAGTTTTTCGAAGAAGCAGCATGGAATGAAGATAGAGATGCCAAAATTACGGTTGTTCCAACATCTTCATTTGCATTGAATTATATTTTAGGAGTGGGTGGCCTTCCTCTTGGCCGTATTGTCCAACTTGCTGGAGCTGAATCTTCTGGGAAGACTACTCTCTGCATGGACCTCATGCGACATGCAGAGGATATGGGATACAGTTTTTTGTTTTTTGACGTAGAACAAACATATAGTGCTGATCTTGCAAACAAAATTGGTATTAAGACTCCTCCCTCTGAGTATATGGTTAAGGAGTCTAGGGCCGCTGTTATTTGGTCTAAGCTGATTGGGCCACATAAGGGACTTAAAAAACAAGAAGGAATTTTATGTCCAGATAGTGAAATTGGAAATTATTTCTTAAAGGAAAAAAATCTTAAACTTATTTTTATAGACAGTTTAAATTCTTTAATCGTTCCTAGGGTCGAAAATTCAGATTTAGGCACTCAACAAGTTGGAGCATTATCTTCTTTCTTATCTCAAAATCTTCCTTTGCTAGTGCCTAAGTTAGCCTTTGCTGGCGTTACCCTTGTTGGAATTCAACAGTTGCGCAGTAAGATTGGTGTAATGTATGGGGACCCCACAACAACTTCTGGAGGTCGTGCCTGGAAACACGATGTATCTGTTTCAATTAACTTGACACCAAGTGAAGCTAAAGACAATAAAATCTTTGATGGCGAGGGTGCGGTTATAGGTACATCAGTTACCGCTTATATTTCTAAATCTAAAGTTTCTAGACCATATATGAAGGGCCATTATAAAGTAATTTTTGGCCAAGGGGTTGTTGAGCAAGAGCGTGAGGTTTTTGATATTGCACTTCGTCGTAGGGTAATAACTAAACCAAACACTCAAAGTTATGAATTTGAAGGAGCAACGTGGCGAGGAGAAAAAGCAATTCTGGAATCAATTGCAACAGATGAATCTTTGCGTAATAAAATTATTGCTAGTATTTATGCTCGCCGTTATGAAACTCTAGATGGTGAATTTGATGTAGCTCCACCAGAGGGTATGATTTCAGATGATCAAGATGTTTAAATCCAGGAGGATAAAATGTTAACTACTTGTAATAAGTGCGGCTCACAAAAAGAAGTAAGGCTTAGAAAAAGTGACAATAAACCAGTGTGTATTGAATGTGGAGCAGAAGTGCCCCTCTCCAATATTATGATTGAAAATATGAAGAGGACTAACGATTATATTACCGCTTCAGATAATAAAGTACCATTTGGATGTAAGTGTGATAAGTGCGGAGCTATTGCTGAACTTATTTTTAACTCAACAACTAATAAAGCTGAGTGTACCATTTGCCATAAGACCATGGACATTACACCGTTTATGATTAAAGCACTTCAGATTTCTGGTCATTATAATCCATCTAAAGATTCAGTGGTTTCTCTCGAAGAGAAAGAAGAGGTTAAAAAGAATGTGCCTGGACCCAATAAGCAAACTCGTGGAGCTGTGTCACGCAAATCTAAGTAACCTTCATAGAGATTATTTTATGAGACGTGGGTATAGTTCTGACGCTATGGATTCTTTTAGTGTCGGAACTTTTCCCTTAGATTTAATTGTTGCCTCATTAAACTGTAATCAGTTAATTAATCTTAAGATTTTATACGCACCTAAGCCAGGTTCCACATTATATTATTCGGAGTTCAGGGATAGAATTATTATTCCAGTACATGATGCATATGGTAAGGTAGTGGGTATTACTGGGAGATTGTTAACAGAGGATCCAAATAGAGGTAAATATTACAACAGCGATTACCCAAAGGTATCTACATTATTTAATTTACATAGAGCTAAAAATGAAATTATAAAATCTGGATATGCCGTAGTAGTAGAGGGTAATTTAGATGTGGTGGCTATGTGGGATGCCGGAATTAAAAATGTTGTGGCCTGTACTGGGGCATTTATTACTCCAAAGCAAGTTCGTAAGTTACTTAGGTATACCGATAAAGTTTTAGTGGCAACTGATAACGATAATGCAGGTCACGCTTCTTATACTAAGTTTCTTAAAAATTCAGCGTATTATATTGAAAACAAATCGCTTAGCTCTATTAGAATTATTCCTCCATTCGGCTTAAAAGATCCAGATGATTTTATTAAAAAATATGGAGCTAACACATGTCGGGAGTGGGTTGCCGCAGGCGCCCGGCATCTCACATGCAACGATGGCAACGATACTACTAGCTTCAAAGGAGTGTGGAATGTCTGTAAATAAAGGACGCAGTAAGCGTTATCAATATAAGTTTAGAGAAATACCAGTGGAATCTATGGATGTTTTTTCCGATAACATGGCCCTTCACAATGCAGAAAATATATCTAGTGCACAAAAACAAAAGCAAAAAGAAGGAATTCTAGGTGCTATTTTTGAAATAGCAGACGAACAATTAACACAAAGACAAAAAGATATTTTGTATTGTAGATATGTTTTGGGCTTAACTCAGGTTGAAATAGGTAAGCGACTCGGAATTACTCAGAGTTGTGTTTCCCTTCAAATTAATGGTATTCCTAATTATACTTATTCTAAGAAACATGGTGGAATTTTACCTAAGCTTAAGAAAATGTGTGTTGGAGAAGCGGCTGTTGCCTCTGGGTCGGCTACAACTGAAGAGACAGACGCCCTTCTTAAAACAATCAAGAGTAGAATTAAAAAAGCTCATCCCGAATATACAGAAATAGATTTAACTAGAAAGGCAGTAGAGAGCTTATCAAACATGGGGAAAATATCAGATTTATTTGAAATGTTAGTTAAAGATGACATTGAGTATGACGAAGAGGATCTTTCTCACACATAATCTTCCTATTAATAATTAAGTATACCATTGGCGTGAGCCATATTCTTTTGTGGAGGACACAATGGGCTACTGGGAAGAGTTAGATAAAATTGTAAAAAGAAGTACTGACAGGCAGGTAGAAGGGGGCCCTATTAATTTAAAGATTGGGTCTGAACTACCTGTCGATCAGTTTAATCTATATTTTGTTAAGACTGCTTTTGATCTTTGGCAGCTTGATCCAAACGTACAAATGGACGATGCATACTGGCGACTAGATAAGGATCGTGGTTGCTTTGTAAAGCTTTATGAGGGCCAAGCAGAATCACACGATCACCGCTGGAGTGTATATGCGGACAATGATAATGATAAGATTTCTGTAGCATACAAGGGTGATGCCATTGCCACCATGGAGCTTAAGAGTTTTGGTTTCGGCGCGGGCATCGATTTAATTACTATTAAACGCAGTCTACTTAAATTATTAAGCACTAAAGAGGGACAGGATTCTGTTCTTAGTCTTGTAGCAGAAACTGAGCGTAAATTAATTACTCGCAAATATCCTGAGTTGTCATAAGAGATGATATGAGATTAACCACAGCTGAAACTAAAGCAGATATTTTTTTATTCCCCAGACTACAGCTTATTGCTGCTAATTTAGAATTACAGGGATTATTACAAGATTTATTACAAGTGGCTTTAGATAATGAAGTGGAAGCTGAGGTAGAGGTTCCAGAAGAGGAAGCGGTTATGTCGGAAGAAAATACAATTCCCAATGAAAAAGCTCCCACTGAAACTAAATCTGAGACCTCTTCTGATTTATTAAACGTTCCCTCTTCTGAACCTTCGATTATGGAAAACAAGAGTGCCACCATTCAGGGTAAAATTAAAACAGCTGTTCAAATGGAATCAGCTTCTAAAGCTGAAGCAACAGATGCTTTAGCCAATGTGATAGTAAAATTAGCTAATTTATCAAAACAAATTGTTAGAGTTGTAGACGGGGCATCTGAAATAACATCTACCTTGGGACTAGAAGACGATGAAGAGTTTTCAAATAAAATGTTAAAAATTCTTATATCTGGTCTTTCTTCAAAGGGAAATAATACAGCTGTAAAGAATTTTCTTAATCTTAAGGATGCTCCTAACTCTGTTCCATCAGATTTATATATTGTTATCGATGATGTAATTAAACAATATTTTGAAAAATCTGATCATAAAAAAGAAATTACGGGCCCCATTAGACAAATATTACAAAATGGATCAGCCCGAGCCCCCTCTGCTAGAGCCCTACATCAGCATTGGTTTTTGGTGAAACTTCAATCTGAACTTAGGAAAGTTATTAAATGGACACCATCCACTACACCAACTGAGGTAGCTCCAGAGAAGAAACCAGAAGTACTTGAGGGCAATATATGAAATACGATAAATTAATTAAGTTGTCTTTTTTATCTAGAAAGCTAGAGTTATTAAAATTAGCGGAACCAATGCCCGCAGTGTCGGCTACCCCTCCACCTAAAAAAAATCCACAACTAACAGTCAAATTAATGCAAGCATTTAGTATGTTAAGTAGTTTGGCCGCCGGTGAGGATTTGAAAATTATTGAGCAGGGTATAGCTAAAAACCCCACTTTAAAAGAGTCGTGGGATAGAGTTAAAGGCATGCAATCTAAAATGTCGGGCAGACCAGAAATAATGAAAGATATAGAAGAGGCTAATCGCTTAGCTGTAATTTTTTGGCAAGCATTAAATAATCTTGAAACTTTATCTGAAAAAGATGTAACTGCTAGAACAAATAAAATTAAAGACTCCGTAGAGGCTTTAAAGAAAAGTGTTAATGAAATTTTAAAAAAATCTGATACTAATTCTGCTGACAACAATGCTACCCTATCAATTATGTCAATACCAGCAACCCGTAAAACGTTGCAAGATATGGCGAAGATTTTAAATGCTAGTGGGGCGTTGGAAGATACTAGAACTAATGTTCTTAATGTCGTAGCTAAACCAGAATCTAAAACGGCGTTGGCTAACATTGCCACTGGAATAACGGCCACTGATATATTATCAAAAATTGAATCAGTGGATAAGCCATTGGAAAGAAAACCGATAAGCACTAGAGTTCCAAGCTCTCGTACAAGAACAGAGGCAGAACCAAGAGCAAAATATAAATTTAAAGGAAAGGCGGCAGCAGCCCTTAATAATATATCTAAATGGTTTGATAATTATGCAAATTTAATTGCATCTAGTATTAGATCTAGTCAAACAGATAAACTTGTAAGAAGTGGGCTTGCCTCTAAGATAGGAGAGAATCAAGTCGACGCAGTTAAAAAAGAAATCAAAAAATTAACTGGCAAATAAAATGGAGGATTACATGAGTAACAATATTTTTAGATTAGCTAGTAAACTGGCGGCGGCGTATAAGGAAATTCCTTATTCTGTCTTGAATCGCTTTCTATTAGAAAAGACAGCACAGTTCCCGCAAGATAGAGTTCTACAACACGCTGGCGCAATTATTGAACGTCGCACAGCCAGTCAGCCTTTTGGGGTTATTACTGTTAAAGATTTAGATACTTTAATTGGTGAGTTGGCATCGTTTGGAGATACAAATCATACACGTAATCTTTTTAGTGTATATTTAACCGAAGGGCCAGCTAACGCCCCTGCTCGTGCTGGTGAGGTTTTTACTGATGACACAAGAGAGATGAAAAATTCCAATAAAGAAGTAGAAGATATTGCTCCTGTTGCTGGAGTAGATCCAAAAGAAATTTTTTCTGAATATACAATATCTCGCAAATATGATGCCCAGACCATAGCTAAGGGAGCGGATGTTGTTATGAGATCTGTTCAGGCTTCCTTTGGAGCAGTTCCAACTTCTATTAAATTTGCCAAGGATACAGAAAAGGGTGTTTCTTATTTTGTTAAAGTTACGGCCAAAGTGGGTAAAATGGAAATTGAGGTCCCTATCGAGAAAACAACTATGGGATTTCATAAACCTATTTCTTTTTTATGTAAGTCCGCAGCAGAAGAGGTTATAGAATATACTCTTAATGCCGATGGCGCCGAGAAGGCCACTAATATTATCGAGCAACAAGCCTCTTTTACTTTTGATGCTTCTTGGTTGAAAATGAATTTTGCTGAATTACGTAGTGAAATGTTGAAGTCTGCCATAAAGAAAGATTATAAACAAGCAGAAGAAGCTATTCGTCTTATTGGTTCTAAATTTCCTACTATGATGAAAGCTATTCTTGATGATTTTCAACATGTCTTAGTGGCTTTTCAAAAAGCCGAGAATACTCATTTTTGCAATAAGTGTTCCTTTTATCAGCCAGCTGGGGTTAAGTCAGCCAGTGTTGATAATTACTGTGCAAGGCTAAGAGCTTCCACTAAGCAAATTGTGAAGTCCGCTAATCCAGAAGAATGTGAAATGCTAGGAGCTTCTATGAAGCGCACTATCCCTGGGTTTGAGGGAACAATAAGCACAAGCAATATCAAGCTTACTTAAGTGGGAGCCGTTATGAATAGTAAATTAGTGGTTGCCACTTTTATAATGGCTAATGAAGTTCCAGCTCCAGGAGAACTGGAGCATGATATGATTTATGGTCCCACTTCGGTTCAAACCAGAAACTGTCCAGATATGCATGGGGTTCCTATGCAATATATAGGAGAGGGAACATATGTAAATCCTATAACTGGCCAGGTATATGATTTTAAAAATGGTTTTAGATTAGGAGATGAAATAATATCGCCAGCCAGTATAGAGGAACAACATATAGTGGATAATCCTTTTACTAATGGTGTCCCACATGACGTATATACATTTAGGAGACAGATGTAATGCGAGGCGCAAGTGTTGCTAGACATCCCGACATAGATCATATAATAAGGTTAGTTAAAGCCGGTCAAGGTGCACGCAACATTACGAGTATTATTAATCGTAAATATGTAGCGGCTCCTAGATATCAAGTCAATTGGATTACCGTAAATGATTTTATTAAAAATTACTTACATTTAGATAAAAAACAAAGAGAAGTTCTCCGGGCCGAAGCTAAGGCAAATGGAATGGTGGTCTCTAGTGGTCAAATGAAAGAATTAGCCATTCAATCAACCCTGAATCAAAAGACTGATATATTAGATATACAAGAGATATTAGCTGAGCGTGAGTTAGATGTTAAAGAAGAACTAGAAAAACTTTACGGTACAGCTCTTTCTGAAATAGATTCGATTAATGCTAAAGTTACTTCAATGGGAGATAGGGATTTTGTTGCTGGTAAGGCCACTTTAATAGCAGCTATTGATCAGGTGCGAAAAATTATTGCGGATGTTAGAACTGATCAGTTGGAAGCTAAGCTATCTAAACATAATGACAATAATCAGGTTGTCTTAAATTTTAATCAAGTTAATGCTCACGTAGATGCTATTAAGCAAGCAGTGGTAGAAACATTTAGGGAGCAAGGTATGTTACAACAATTGCCAGATTTTCTTAATAAATTATCTGGTAAACTATCTAAGTTGAGCGAAGTTAAGGTTACAACGGCAACGGGAGAAACGGTTACAATTCAACGACAGAGTTTATCCAATGGAGGGCACGATGAATAAAGCTGGGTATCCTCAGCCGACTACATATAATATGAATGAGTTTACAACTCAACCCACAGATTTAGAAAGATGGTCTGTGGCATATAAAAACATATGGAGGTTGGTTGAAATTACAGGCACTCCGTTAGGACAAGCTAAGTCTATTATTTTGCGTGGATGGAAAGATACTGAGATTTCTAGATTTTCATCTTGGATGTCTTATTATGAAAATAAAGATGACATTAAATATAAAAATGTAGATAAATTGAGTTATTTAGATTGTGATTTCAATATGATAAAACAGGCCGCGCTCAAGGTTGCTGATAACCAAAAATTGTCTACAGAAATGATTAGTCGTATTAAAGAAGCTAAAACAGTCCAAACTGTTGTTGATTTAATTTATGTGATGAAAAAAGATAAAGTAAAAACTGCAGCCGAAGAAGGCCCGCATAATAAAGAAAGAATGATGAAAATTTTTAATGTAGTTAGAGATGTTAATAATGAAGTGGCAAGAAAAAAGATAGTGCGTAACTTAGCTCGTGTCTTGTCAATGGATACAGAGGGTTTGTTTCCAGAAATTCCACAAGCGCTTTCTAAGCTTATTGATGCTTATTCATATTCCGCATCTCGAATTCAAGATGTAATGAATAGACTTGGATTACAAATTAGTATGATTCCATCTGAAGACGATGGCGAAGAGGGAGAAAAAATTTCACCCGAGGAAGCTAAAGAGAGTTTTTTAGCTCCTAAAGAAAACAAAGAAAAGGCGAAACCATCTTCCGCTCCAACTCCCGCCATCGCCCCTTTAAATAAACCTTCAACGAAACCAGAAACGCCAATTATTCCCAGACCAGAGAATAGAGGGGTATAATGAAAGACGATATTAAAGGGCCCATGGATATAGACATTAATGACGCATCAAATTCTCCCCCAATTGCGGACACCACAATGATTGGGGGTGGCGATGATAATGTTCTTCCGTTGGACACTGACGTGAGAAAGTTAAAAATAAAACTACGAAAGATGGCAGAAGCGGATGAACCATCAAAGAAAACATCTGTATTAGGTGACGATTTATTATATGCTAAAATATATGCTCCCTTTGATGATATGGTATCTAAAACTGTTATTTTTTTCTCTTCAGACAGATTCAAAAATATTATAGATAATGATATATCATTATCTAATCACATAAGAGAAACATATGAAACTATAGAAAAAATTAGAAAACCTCAAGCCCAAAACGCAGACGTGTCTAAGTATTGGTTTATGGGGACAATAAGTAAGGTATTTAAAGCCTATGTTGATTCGGTAGATGTTAAATCTAAATCTATGTTTTCAAATGCTAATATAGCAAGTGGTATGTTGTCAACTCTTATTGAAAAACATCATGACCCCGAAGCAGGAAGTTTATATGCGGGGGGAATGGAGGAGAATGCAATCGGGTCAGCTAAGCATGTTCTTGAATTGATTAAAGATCTTAATCCACAAGAACTTGTTCAAAATGCTTTATTACATCACGCCTTTGCTAGATTATTATATATTTATGTAACGTATCAGTGGTTCAGTTCACTTAAACGTTTGGAAGGTGGGCTATCATCTATCTATCCTACGGCTACTTTAATGTCAGTTAAATCAAAAAGAAAAATTATTTCCACTATTCAAATGGCGCTTGACTCTGCCGGATTTCTACGCCCACCTAAACCCTGGCCCTCTTCAGTGTCAGACGTTAGAATTATATCCTCTAAAGCTTATGAAGTTTTGGGAGATTTTCCATTTTTAGGTGTTGCTATTGATAATGATGTAGCGGTGGCCCTTGAGCGTGCTTCTAAAATTAAAGCCATAGAATTTCTTCAAAGTAATTATGATAACATTATACTAGAAAGAAAAGACAGAAAAGGAAAAGTAATATATGATAAATCTTTTTTTGACGATGTTAGTCAAATAGAAGAGATTAAAAAACAAGATAAACTTTTAATATATATGAAAATAGTAAATCAAATTTTAGCAATAAAATTACCAGAACTGTTAGATATCAATAGATATAATTTTAAAGAAAGTCGCCTCGCTCCTAGGGCACATACCCTGAGCACTATGAAGGCTATTTCCACATTACTTTCAGCGGTTAAAACTCGTCCCCTCGCGGAAAATAAAATTGACGAGTATTCCACGTTTATTATGCAATTGATATGGGCAAAAATCCAATATGATTGGCGTACCTCTATGCAAGATTCTGATATAATTGATTCTCCTGTGTTTGTTTCTTTAGATAAAGCTGTTTATCACGAATCTAAAGCCAGTCGAGCTAGATTTAATTTCTTTTTTAATCAACAAACAGCCCCTAAGCAAGACAAAACCATAGACACGGAGTGGTCAAAAACAGTTGTATACTCAGATAGAACAGATAAATCTTTTAATACAGCGGCAACCTGGAAGGAGACACATCCCCTAAAACCAGAAATAAAAATACAAGATGTGGACTTAGTCGGATTGTTTAATTCAATGCTGAAAGAATTGAGGTGATAAATGTCTAATATTTTAATTGCTGAGGATAAAACCGCTCCCTCGTATGTAGAACAATTTAATTCTAAGATTGCTATAGATGTAGATCAAGCAGGACAATATAGTGGACTTAAGGTTTTATCTTCTGGTAAAGATTATTTTATTATGACTCGCTCATCTAGATCGGAAGATATAACCGTTAATCTTATTTTAACAATAATGTCTGGAAATTTTAGCGGCTCCTCAATTAAAAGAATGGAAAGAGTTTCTCCAATGGTCCCCGGGACCCAACGTCTATCAGACCAAAAAATAGACACAACTTCAACCAATGTGTTTAAATCTACAGTAGGTGTGGCCCTGAATGATATTTATATGAGGGCAATTGGAATGCATAAGGTTTTATCTGGAGAAGATGTAAACCTTTCTCCTCTTGGTGGTAAATCTATAAAAGATGAAATTGAGGAATCAAGAAGAGAGGTATCACAATTATTACAAAGTTATCTTCAAATATATAATAAACCATTAGGTTCAGTTTCAATTGATGTTAATGAAATTTTATCTTTTGCAATGGCTAAGTATGCAATTGAATTGGAAAATTTAGCTATGCAAAATCTCAATAGTTTAATGATGCCAATTATGAGTAATGTTATAATTCCAGAAGCAAAAAAACTCACTAAAGATTTAGTTAACAAAACAATTCAAGAGTGGAAAGATGGTATTAAATCTGGAGATCCAAGAGAGATTTTGGGATCATCAGACTATCAAGCTTTAAGTTCCAATCTCTTTAAGCCCCTAGAGAACATGTATAGAGATATGGTAGTATCAGCTAACAAATCTGCGGATGTTATGATTAGTGTTGTTGAAAGAGTAACGGATGGATATAGCAAAGCTTTAGATAGCGTAATTAAAGAAGGTATTGATAATTATTTTATTTCTTCGACTCTTAAATTAGCCACAGATTCTGCATTACAACCAAGTGTTATACATATGGTTTCTCAATATTCATCGATAAATGCAGTAGCACAGGCAATTCCCCGAGCAGCTAAGGTTTTTTTCCATGCCATAGATGACAAAGTAAAAAACACTTCTGGCGAAAATAAATCGTGGAATGTTGTTAATATAGCTCCACATTTGATTCAAACAAAACCAATGGATACTTTTCAGGATAGGGCTATGGCTGCTTCTCCATCGGTAAACTTATTATCATTAACTAAAACAGCTGCCCTTGAACTTATGGCTAATGGAAAAATTAATGATGCTTTGGTGGTTACTAAAATAGCAGCGAATTTATCCCGAGCTGATAATTTCAGTACAGATAATCTTAATTTACTTTATTTTGCTTTACAGGCAGTGGATAGTATAAGTACGGGAGAGGGAGGAAGAGCTATTAAATTGACGGGTATTGTTTCTGGTCGTGCTAAAATAGGAGACTCTATTCGCAAAATAGCTTTTCCATTAACTAAAAACATTCCTATTCTACAAGACAATCTGAGAGTTATGACGAGTATAGATAAAGTAGTTTTAATGTTGGAAGTAAAAGATGAAATGCTTAAAGAATACAGTGAGGCTATAATGGCCACCCTTGACTTAGACTCAGTTAGAAAGAAAGAATTAAGTCAATTTGGGGAGTGGGGACAATTTGGTAAAGATGGAATAATGCTTAGAACTTGTCAGTCTGTAGCGGATATTATAGAGGTTTTACAAGAGTTATTTATTATATCTACGGCCATTGCTGTGGGACCATATGGTAAAGATTTATTGATTTCTTTATCTGCTGCTAAACAGATGGAAGATTTAGATGAAAGAAGACAAAGTTTAGCTACTGAAGTTAAAAAATCTATAGATTGGTATAGTGCAACAGTTCAAAAACATAAGGGTCAACTTCCTCAATCAGCTTATACAAAAGACTGGATGAGTCAATTAAGGGCCCACACGATTACTTCTATGCGGGATATAGATGATTACTATAATAGTGTATATATACCTTCCCTTGAGGCTGTGAGAGAGGCTGGCGCCTACATGGGACAGCTTATGAGGTCTGGTAATTTACCAAATAGTTTTGCTCAATTGGTGTATGCAAAAGTTAGGTCTCAAACATTCGACTCTTGCCCATTCGGTTTAATAATTCCAAAGGGGTGTCAGTCGGCTGGGAGATTTATTGATAAATTAGATCCTGTTTTGCAAAATGATAAAGAGGAAGAGGCTGCTAAAAAAGAAGCAAGTAATAGATATAAATTACATGAAGCAATAGAGGACAGTAAAATTGAACCTTGTAAATGTAAATATTTACGTTCCCTTATGGAAGAACATAATGTACCCTCAGTGGTGTGTAATTGGGGAGAGGGGGACGGATTAGGACACGATTCAATCGATTTTACTGAAGGTTTAGGAGCATACTATCCGAACACCTTCATGAGTGGCTTGTTCAGTTTGCCGTCTGCTTTGGGCCCAGAGGGTCGTGAATCTTGGTTTGCTAGGTCACCCGGCACCACCCCATTTGGGCAGACCTCATGGACGACTCCCGGCCTATAGTATATTAATAAGTTTATATCTAAATTGCAATGTTGGAGGAGTAAAATGAAATATGAGATTGCCACTGATCTTCAGGTAAAGAGCGAAGCTAAAGAGCCTGTTGTCGCAGCAGAACTTTCTATTAACGATAAAATAAAGAAAGAAGCTTCTGGCCGCCACGTTTATGATGTAGACTCTGCTAGTGGGAAAGAGGCATACGGTAGAAGTCTTGATTCCGCTATTGAATTTCTGTGGGAAAAGGTAAATCGTAGTGTTGACGTGAGGGCAGATAATAAACTCTCTATTCAACGTGCAGCTAGCTATTATGGTGAAATTGATAAGGCTATTTCTACCATCGTTCGTTCTGATGTAGCTGGTATAATGTCTAATGAAGATCTATCTAAGTTTGAAGAAATCCGCATTGCTATTAATAAAAAACATGAGGATGTTCTTAAAACCGCATTAGCAGTACACAACAAACCATCTAACGATGAGTGTTTGGAATGTGGTACGTTACTATATGGCGGTAAATGCATTGCCTGTGAGGGTGATGGCGATATGGTTAAAGAGGCAGGTTCCCCCGCATTACAATTCTTTGAGAGTGGTTTTATTGTTGGAGTTGCCACCGACATTATGAATTATGTTGTTACTTCAGGTATGAACTTAACTGATGCGGTTAACACTGCCAAAGAATCATTCGGACTTACAAAACGTGAGGAATATCGTTTGCGTAAATATCTTAACTATATGGGAATGGTTGCGCCGCAAATGATTTGGCTTCCTCCTTCGGAAACTAGATTTTCTTAAAAATGGGGGCTCTCACATATGGCAATAAAAACCTGGAAGGAGTTGCTATCTGCCATAGATCCAACTCTGGACGCATCTAATATAGCTTTAACACAAATTTCTGCTAGTTTAGAACTGCCCGACGGAAGAAAGATTGACCTTCCAATCCGGGCAGATTCTACTGTAGATAGTCTTAAAGCAGCCTTTACTCTTCCTTCTCCCCCAAAAGAAGAGCCTGAACCTGAATCTCAACCACAGATTTTACCAACGGCTCCTAAAATAACAAGTAAAATGCGTCAGTTCATGAGAGAGTTTTTTGAAACTGAAGCTGATCAAAAAGAATTTATAGAGTTTGCTGCTTTTGATGATAAGGCTAAGCAGTTTTTTGGCGACGTGTCTAATCCTATAGAGGCCTATGAAACTGAATATCAAGCTATTCCTGGTGTTACAGATTTAGAAAAATTTAAGAATTTCTTATATAATAAACCCACGCCCGCATCCCAACCTACCCCTGAGGCAAAAGTTGAGACGCAGCCTATCCCAGCTCCCGCTCTTACTAATAAATCGGTAGGCAAGGGCCCCAAGAAAAAGAAACAGTAAGACAGATTAGTCCCCTATTATAAGACGGAGGAACGTATGGCTTTCACCCTGTATTCCGCTAAAGGTAAAGAAAAGGAAACTAAGACACCTAAAGGCCTAGAGGAAGTTGAAACTTTATTTCCAGGCCAGGGCTCTCTTCAGTCCGCACAAACCGCTCTGCAGGCTACCCCTAAAAAACCTAAGGCCGAAAAGAAAGAGCTGGTAAAATCCAAGGGTAAACCAAAATTAACAACTAAAGAATCTCCAGAGGCACTTGATTTAGAGGAATCTGAGCAACCAGAAGATACTTCTAGTTCTTTGGCGGAAACTTTTGAAAAAGCGGAATCGATTACCAGGAAAAAGGGACCATATAGTTTTAATGCTAACTCTCAATATGAAATTGATACGGACCCGTATTATAGAGTATTTGAACATCGTGGTAAAACTATTATTTCTAGTCAGCCAGACACATATATCGTTATGGATTATAAAACCGGTTCTTATAATGTGGGATATAAACTTGGGGATGGATCTGTATCTTGGTCTAGATTAACTTCACGCAGTAAAGTTTTAGTTGCTAAAATGGTTAAAGCTTTGGAAAATGTACCAAGTGATCCAGAAGCAATCAACAATCCCAATGAACCTCAAGGGTCCATGGATTGGGGACAAAGACTCGGAAAATTCTTACACCTCACTAAACGCGCAGTTGCTTATGGTAATGCTGCTATCTTTAATATTTATATTGCGTCTGGTGAAGGAATTATTCCAGAACCAGATTGGCAAAATAAAACTTTTGTAAAATCTGGCGAGTATTATAAGCCGGTTGGGGAAACTTGGGAACCAGAAGAAGCCTTTGTGTGGTATAAGGTTATAGCTTCTGTTTTAGGAACACCACAAGAGTGTTTACTTGGAATGGCTAAGCATCGTGGAACCTCTACATTTGACATATATATTGCTGATGTAGACGGTTCAAATTCTCATAAAGCCAGAATAGCTGATATAAAATTGTTTAATTATATTTCTGGTGATCAAATTGATATCACGGAAATTAATGATTATTATGAAAAATTTTCCAATAAAGAATCAGCCAAGCAAGTTGTTTCGGCAGACACAATTGCTACAGATCTTGCCACTGAAGAGGTTAACAAACTTGATTCTTCTACATTCTTCTTTGTTGATGGAAACGCCCCCAAAAGAATTATAACAGGAACTAGATATGAAATTTTAAGAGAAGGAAGCAAAGCATATATTAAAGCAGCTAGTGGTCCAGCTAAAGCGTTTCATTCTGATCTTAATTTAAGAACAGCTTTAAATGCTGAATCTATTCCCCTTTCAGAAATAGACCAGGTAGCCAGAATCACCAATAGAAAATCAGGTTTTTACCATGCTGATATGAAAGCGAAAATGGAAAATGTAATAGCCCAAGGACACGCTGTTCAGTTTGAAATAGGGTCTATGGGAGACGATGGGACTTTTTATCCAACAGGTAAAGATGAAGACGTTTTCTGGGCAATCATTCCTACAGGTAGGGATTTTTATATGGAGGTGTCTAAGATTGAAGGTGGTTCTGCTTCTATTACTGCTGACACTAAAACATTGGAAATGGTGTCTACCTCCCCTGCAAGTCCAGATCAACTTAAAGTAGTGTCTAAACTTATTAGTTCTGTGTATCCGGTTTTCTCTAAAGAAACATATGGGGATGAGGCCCTTAGAGAGCAATTCTCATCGTTATTAATTACACCCCCACCCAATCCATTATATGGTTTTGATTTAACTTCTAAGCATAAACAATCTAAAGAATTGCTTTTATTATTTATAAATTATATGTTTAATAATTTAGAAGCTAAATTAACTAAAGACACTGATTATGCAATTACAAGTAAAGAAAATGTGCTCGCTAAAGTAGATTCTTATTTAGGTAGAGTCACTAAATTAGATGCAGATAGCTTAGCACAATTGTTTTTTGGATCTCCTATAACTCATATTAATGCTGATTATATTGATAAATTTTATGAAGATATAGTGGGCGCAGGTGCCGATCAAGACTTAGCCTCCACCGAAGAGGGTTTAGGTCAACTTCGCCGCCGTGGTAAATTTGTAGATTCATATATTCAAAGCCCCATGATAGGGCAGCAAGAAGCGGGTAAATGGTTTATTAAGGCTGTGGAAGCAGTTACTATTGAACCCAGTGGTATATATGTTATTGAAAAAACTAAACATGGTACGACTAAGAAAAAACAAAATATCTATTTAGCTGAAAGAAATCTTGATTTTGAAAGTGGTACAGACACTAGTCGTTTACCTTTTGGTGCTGTGTCTTTCAGTATGATAGATTTTAGAACTGGAAATATAGTCGCCAATGTTATGGCTAAAGAATCCGGTAAATATAATTTTCAAGAAATATCTAAAGATGATTTTATTAAAGCATTTTACTCCAGTAGGCCCACTCAAGAGACGCTTGCTCAACGCTTAACTTCCGATCTGAAGGGTATCGGATTAACCACGCCTAAAGCAAAAACCGTGTCTAAGCAATTGGTTGGTCAATTAGCAGCCTTATTATCTGACCCAGAAATTATTGCTAATATTCTTGGTGTTCCAGAAGAAGATGTAGCAACCTGGTTACACGGCCCCGATAAACTAGATGAAAAAATTCTTGCAGAAACCATTGCGTATTTTTCTTCGTTGTTAGGGGAAGATAAATACATGGGCCCATCCGTGGCCCTAGAATTAGAAAAACTAGTTTCGCAGCTCACGACTAAAGCTAAAAAATTTAATGCTAAAGATTTTATAGAATCAGCTCCAACAATTGCTGCTGAACTTATGCTTATTGTTTTGAATAAATTACGTGGGACTGACCTTATGTATAAGGTGGCTACTGAGGCCCGCAGGTCCCTAGACGCTTACTATAATAATACTGGTACTGCCGCATTTGTTAAGGTGTCCACTGGCTTATATAGTGGTCCATGCGCAGTTTTTTCTGATAAAAAAGATGAAAGCAAAATTATTCTTTATCAGGAAGGTAGAATATACAATATAGATAGTGAGGATGCAAAAGAAAGTTTAATTACAAATACCATATCTAGTAAAAATGTATTTTATGTTGCCTCTATGGGGCAAACGGCAGTAAAAGCTGATGTGACTATGGTTGATAAAGCTGACCGTCTTGCAGCTGAAAATATAGCAATCAAAGATATTATGACGTTTGTAACTAGTTATAATGGTGACACTATTTCTCCTGCGGATTTTATAGAATTTTTACAAACCACTATTGTAACTAAACTCAATGTTAAGCTTAGTTCTAATATGCTTAATAAAGTTGGGCGTATGGCGGCGATGCCTAAGGATGCATTTACACAAGAAAAAGCCCAACAGATTGCAAAAATATTTTCTGCCGCTGCATTTATTCCTAGAATTTTAGGGCATATTATGATTTATGATATTGCTGCTGGAAAATCTGGACAAATGCTTAAAATTTACAGAGATGTGGTTACCACAAATGGATTCTGGGCACCAGTTCCAAGCGATTGGTCTGTGGATCCTAAGGTAGAAAAAAGTGGTATTGTGGTTTATGGAAATTCTAGAGAGTCTTATATTAAAAATCTTATCACGGCCACTCGACCCGCTCCAGCGTTTGGAGATATGGAAACAACTATTGCTTCTATGGATAGAGATTGGGGTACTTCTCCAGAGTCTCAGGCAAAAGTATATGACTTTTTTAGAAAGGTTAACTATGTTTCTGGCATGTGTTTAGCTAAAGTGGTTTCCTTTGAGGATGGTGAGGAATCAGGTGAATCTGAATTTCAAAACATTCAAATTGTAAATCAAAAAATTCAGACTTTCTTTATGGGTCCTAATAAGAAATCATTAGCTTCTAATCTTAGATATGTAATTGAATCTGGACATAAGAGACTTAGTAAAGATGTAAGACTATATGACCCATCCACTCTCGCCAGAAAGGTGGCATACTGGGCCATGCAGAATTTACATATCTCAGCTTCGTTTATTGGGCTGTCCTCTAATAGTACAGTAGAATTTAATCGATCTTCTTTTGTGGATTTGATTAATGCATACTTAGCAATGCCAGAAAAATTCAAAGCGGATAATTTATATACCGATGCTTTGTATGCCGCTATTAAGGTTTCTTTGAGTCGAGCGATGAATATTATTATGACAGATCGCCGTTATCAATTAGAAAGAGAGACTATCTTAGCTAGAATTCCAGAAGAATATCTTAGTGACGATGCGGTTAGTCGCAGCAAACAAGTTGAATTGGTTCAATATTTAACTCAAGCGCTTATGTCTTATTGGCTTTCTAATCTCGCAAGCATCTCAGCTCCATCTGGTAAAATGAAAGTAAATCAAAAATTTACTGGTTTTGAAGATTTAGTCCGTGATCCAGATGAAGTGGTAGCGGGTTTAGCGGCTGCTTCACCAGAATATCTTATCGGTATGTTGTTGTGGACTTTAGCGGATAATAAAGTACAACGTGCTGTTCGTTCATCCCTGGGTGGCGCCAATACTGGTATTACTTTCCAGGATACTATGCAGCCCGATAAACTCACATTAACCCAGATGCAACAGTTACTTCATGAAACGTTAGGTTCCTTTACTGTGTCACTTATGTCTATTTTAGATAAGTCTGGACATATTTTAAATAAATATTATAACGTTGCTATTTTAAAAGATTATAATAAATCTAGGATTAAGAATAAAGATTTAAGTCTTAGAGCTTTTGCTGAGGCAACCATTAATGATGAATATAGGGCTGCTAAAATTGCCGAAGCCTGGTCTCCTGCATTTGAAGAAATGAAAACAAGGGCTACGGTTGCAGAATGGAAATCATCTGGTGTGAAGGGCGTTATGAGTCCATCTTTTGCATTGGCTTCTAAATTTGGGGCAGGGGCAGTAATAGCTCAAGGTATGAGTGATGAATCTCATGTGAATAATGGTGTACCATTCCTCATTACTGCAATGCAAGCAATGACTAAAGATCATAGATTCGCTTTTAAGATGACTGCTGATATTCTAGAACATGAAGATTTTTCAGAAACGCTTCCATTTGCAGCCCAAGAGATTAAACGAATTCTAGAGGCTGGTAAATTTAAGTATAATTATAAAAATAAATTAGACGCAGATAGTCTTAAAAAATATTTATTGAATGTTTATTTTGAAATCAGACGTCGTAGACAGGGTGCTTACTATGTTCGGCCAGAAGACTCTATGGCAACGATGGAGGGCCAGACCACTGCATTCGAGGAAGTTGTAAAGGAATTAGCAAATAAAAAAGATGGTCTTACTAAATATAGTTTTGGCGACATTCAGAAGGAATTTAATTTTGCTTCGCTTCCGCATAAAACTAAAAAAGAATTTACACCTATGGATAAATTCTTTGAGGTGTTTAAGAAACAGTTAACAGAAAGTGGAATGAATCATATGGGTGCGTTTTCTTCTATCATGCAAACGTTTAATTATAGTAAAAATTACGCCTCGTTTCCATTATTAGTTTATATGATGAAAAGAAATCTTGGTACTATTCCCAATCTTTCTGATATTCAATATAACAAAGATTTCTTTGAAACAATGGGCCGGGCTCTTGCAGCCACAGTTATGGATGTTTCTAAACTTAATACAATGACTGATGCTGCAGCTAGGGGAATGCAAAAAAGCTTTGTGTCTGGTGGTTTAAATATTTCGACTGTCATTTCTAATATTATGGCATTTGTATATTGTTTAAATAATCCAGATATTGGGCAACATCTTAGGGAATTAAATAAACTTGATTCAGCTGGAAGAGTATCTCTTAACAGGAAAATGATGTCTACTCGATATGGTATTTCATCTCACGCTAAAGAAGTATTAGGCGTTCCTAGTGTGTCTGTTTCACCGGATTTTGTTGGTATGTTAGATCAAAGTAGGGTAAGTAGTCTAGCGGAAGCAATTAGAGCCTTTAGTAGTAGGCATCAAGATATTGAAGATGTAGTAGACTACATTCATGGTGAAGCTACGTATATTCCAGAAGAAGCTAAAAAACTATTTGAAGTCTTCGCTTCTATGGCAGGGCACCAATTAAATTCTACATCTCAGGCAGTAAGAATTGGAAACGATGAAGCTATTGATAAAGTTACGTCTGGAAATTATGATGCTTCATCTGAGCCCAGTCACAACGCATTTGTTGTGGATGCTATAAATCAAATTAACGAAAATCTGGTTTATAATGTTTTTGGGGCCACTGAAGCTAAGATGAAGTTTAATCCTAAAAAACCATTTGACACCGGGGCCATTCCAGTAGATCAATTTTCTAACTTTACAGATGCTATGAAGGCCGCCATGAAGGCTCATAATATTAACACTTCTGATGATTTAATCGGAATGATTTATAATACCCGTAGAGATTTTCAGTCTAGTGGTGAACAGTTGTATGATATTATTTGCAAAATGGTAACGTCAATGTTACCAAAGCAAGCCCCAGATTCAGGGGCTATGCCAGCTTCTCCCTCTTCAGACGCTGCTTGGAACTTCTATGTAACTCAAGATGGCGTTGACTCACTAGTACCAAAAGCCCTTAAAGATGAAATTATTAATGCGGATGTAGAAGATATATCTGTAGCTGATGTATTAGCAATGGCAGAAAAGGTTTTTGAAACGCTTTCTATTAAATTAACGGGTAAGGCATTAGATGATTTAGCTACAGTAAAGCCTAAACTTTCTATTGGACAAAAGGCATTAGATAAAAACTTTTCTACGTTGAAGGCTGATATTTCAAACTTAATTAATAATAAAGAAGAATTAGGCGATGATGAATACGCCACACAGCTTTATAATATGTATAGTAAAAATAATCGTCTTGTGGTGTTAAAATTTGTGGCCGATAACTACCAAACTATTGGAACAACTCCTTTGGAGGCTTGGGACAAAATTGCCGCCATCATGAATAATAAATTATATTTAACGGATAAGTCTTCACAGACTATCGTAGATAAATTTAAGAAATCTTTACATAAAACAGGGGGTAATAAAGAATATCCATTTGCGTCCACTGGCTCCTTTGATAATGAAGTTCATGATTTAGCATATCTTGCCACAGAAATAGCTATTACTTTATCATTACCTCATGGTAAAGTTACTGAAACATTTTCAGTTCCCGTGGACATTCAAAACAATCAAATGGACGTACAACGATATTATCGTACGGTAATGGCTACAAATGCAGAAAAACATGTGGCCACATTAAGAACAGATATTAAATCATTAACTAGTAAATATCAAGACTTGGTAAATGGAGCACCTGTTAAAGATACGGTGTTAGCCCTATCTAAAATTATTTTAGATAAGAAACACCGCTTAGATTTAGAGGGAGTGGCGTGCAAGACTCTCATTAGGCCTATGCCGTTATCAGAAAGAATTGAAACTAATGTTTTAGAAGATGTTGCTAAAACAGTTTTAGTTTTACCAGCCCGTGCCCTTAAAAGCAGTGATGATAAAACTACCCATTATATTGTTATGCAAGATTTAACTTTTAAAAAAATTACCTTAATTCCATATAAAAATCTACCCACAGACATAGCAAAAGAGATGAAAGACTCAGGAAGCGTCGTAGTGGAATTATATCCTGGAGCTGAAAGCGATATAGCAGTTTTACCAAGTGTCATGGGTTCTGATATTTCTTCAGCCTCTTCAGCTGTGGCTTCACATCTCAACGAAGCCTTGGGTGATAAAGTTCCCACAGACAAAGCAGAAGCCCTTCTCGTTTTATTTGGCTATCAACTTAGTTCAATTATAATGGCATTAACCGATACGCTTACGACTTTTGAATCATATCGCATGGCTATTATTAAAAGAATGGGTTTCAATAGTGGGTCTTATGCGGTTATCAGTCCTTCATTATTGGAAATCTCAGAAACAGTTCCAATTATTCAAAAGAATGATTTACCTGTTTCTTTTAAAGAGTTTTTATCTGACATGGACATGGAAGATCAAAATATATATTTAGATAAAGAATCTTTGAAAGATTTAGTTAAAACTGTAGTGCCAGTTAAAGTGTTAAAGGTAGATAGGACTTTGAGTGGACGAAAGTGTGCTATTGTTTCTATAGACATTCCAGGTGAGGTGATTAAATCAAAAAGTGTCCCAACTGTACAAAAACCACCTAGCAGAAGAATTATTGCAAACGTACCATATGAATATTTATCTTCAGCCGCTGCGGAAAAAACATTACCTGGAGTATATTTTGCTGTTAGGGAAAGGTTAATTTATTCACTCAGTCATCCTATTCCCGGTAAAGAAGCCCTTCTTAAAAAATTTGAAATCGGGCCAACAGATCCAGCTATGATAAATACTACATGGTTACGTAAACATTTGAATGGTATTCAACAAGCTGAAGAAGCTGGTGCCATATTACCTGGAACCACAACCCAAGCTAAACGTCTTTTGGATCGAAAGTTTGCTGAGCCGGCGCGTACAATTGAGCCTTTAATTGGTAAACTTTCAAAATCTCCAGTTATTATTGCGCGTGATTTACACTCAACCGTTTTGGATGTGTTAAAGAGAACTTGTAAGGGAGATGAACAAGCATCGATGGATATAGATTCGCACTTAGCTCCAATTATGCCTAAAATGTATTCTCTTACACCAGTTAAAACCAGAACATTGGCAAATGCATCTGGACAAAAAAGCATTCGTTTTGATAGTGGATCCGAATTGGTTAATGCATATTGGTTGCCTTCTACAAATGCTGACGCTGATTTTCAGAAGAATATCGGTAAATATTATGATACGGCTAGGGCGATATACGGGGTGAAGAAAACCAAATCTGCTGGCCTTATCAAAGCTATGTCTGAGGCGACGATTATTGCTCCCGCTGAAAAAGCGTTGGCTTTATTAAATGAGTCTTTATTGGTTGCAGAAGAAGTAAACGACGATTCAATGATTAAAATTTTATCCGCTGCAATTGAATCCATCCAAGATCATTTTTCTGATGATTTAGTTTCCAATCAATCTTTAGTTCTCTTGACTAGGGCTCCTCTTGGTGATCGCTCTATTATTATACCAGTAAGTAAAAATATGTTTTGTTCATTACAACAGCTGATGGCTTATTATACAAACTGGAGTACATTAAAGAGTAAATTAGTTATGACTCCAAAGCTAGCAGAAGTAATGTCCGGCGGCCAAGAACTGCCATGCTCATTTACTTATTTGGAATCGTATGCGGATGGTAGTGAAATCAAAGTGCGTATCGCAGATATGGGAGATGGTTTTAAAGTGGTCCCCCATAAATTCATTTTAAAAAGCCCCACCACTGGAGCTGATTTAGGTGTAGCAACTGGCGGGTCTAACTCATATTTAGAAGATAGCTCTGCTAGAGCAGATAAAGACTTTGTTAAATCTAAGGACGATAAGGCGATTAAGGTATTAAACCCATCTGCCCTTTCTCGTATTAGAAATGTAAATGGGCTTAGATTAGTTGTCTATAATGGTCAGTCTTTTACTAAGAAATTCGAAGCACCTATTTTACCAAATGCAATTAGTGGTATTAAAATTAAATTTGAACCTCAGCGTGCAATTGTAATGTCTGGAGATAGATACGAAATAGTATCTGATGCTTCTGTGTCTCTCAATCCAGACTTTTCATTGCGGGCAACCAGAGAGCGCGGTAAACTGAAAGGCGGTGGTTACGACCTTAAGGTTAGCGATAGTCGAAGTACATTTGTTAGAACTATTTCTGGTGACGAGCAGCTTAAACGTATTAGAAGTATGATGGATAGGGATGCCACTATTTATGAAATACTGGGTGCTGAATTTGGCAACTTGGGCGATATTATTAAAGAACAAATGAATCAAATTGCCATTACACAGAAAGCACATCGCACTGCCGAACTAAGGCAAGAACAGGGTGGAGATGCAGATCTCTGCGCAGATTTAAGGGCCCTTGGTAGTAAGTTCCAAACCAAAGGTCGTGGATCAGATGAGCGCGTTATTGAGATTCCAGACAATACAATTTTTGATGATTTAAATAAACTTAAATGCATTGGTATTGGTACTAAAATACAACCCCTAATCCACCCCACGATAGAGGGGGTGGAAGATACTCCCGCAGTGAATGCTTCTATAGCATTAAATACGATTGATGTGGTAAAGCGTGCTAAATTCAAGAGGGCTGGATTTGCTTCGGGTGGGGGTGTAAATCTTTTAAACGATTTAATTGGTAAGAGAAAACCAGGCGCTACATCATCCCCATTACAGGCTTCTTTACAACATGTATACAATACCGTTCTTAATGATGGATGGAATGAATTTATTAATAAATATGAAATGTCTGCAAGTAAACAATTTGCTAAGAAAAATCCATATATAAATTTAATCGATAACTATAAGAAACTATTAGAAGCTAAACAAAATGGAGTTTCTCTTGGGACTGAAGCCGATAGGCAATTTAAAGCTTTGAGTGCTGTAATTGGCGCTGGTAAATCTTATTTAAATATGTCTATGTCTAAGGTAGAAGAACTAATTAAAGACGATACCCATAAAGCTGTTTTGTCTAGGTTCCACGATATTACAGACATAGAAAAAATGATTACGAATAGCCATAAAGATGGACGAGGACAACACGCTTCACGTGTTTCAAAACAATTATTTCTTTTGGGATCCATTCTAGCTTATTATATTTATTTAGCTAAACATGAACCAACAGTAGAGTCAGCCGATGCTCTTAAATGGTACGAGCGTTTTCTTAAAACTGAAGCCCAAGGAATAGTATTTAATTTTATTAAGCAATTTGGGTTGTTGGATGCGGGGGCTAGATTGGGTATCACGGGCGTTAGGGGCAAATCTAAGAATTTATTTATTGCTAAATCACCAGATCTTGCAAACGTTACTCGGCAGCTAGAGGAAAATATTAAAATCATAACCGATAGTATTGCTGCTAACGATGGCACAACTGGCTATGTAATGGGATTATCTAATTTCTTTGGTTTGATGCCTTTAAGTAATCGTGTTTTAATTAATGTATTGTTTAAAGATATTTCTCCCTTTGGTGTGAAACGGGATGAAAAAAATCCACAGGTGAAAGAGGTATCTGAAGCATTAAATAATTTATTTCAAGAAATAATGCTGGGAGATAGTTCTGTATTACAATTGGACGCTAGCACTAATATGGCTATTGGTGAATTACCAGCCACATTTCTTCCAGAAAATTTCCGTAAATTATTAGCCATTGAAGAGGAATATATTCCAGAAGAAGAACTAGAAATGGATGAGGGTGAAGATTTAACACCTGAACAAATTGAAGCTTTGGGGCGCAATGCCGATATGTTAATTATACAATTTAAGAAAGCTATGCCTATCCGATTTGCTAAATTAATATCTAAGCCTCGAAAACTTAAGGTGACCACTATGAAATGTAAAACTTTTGGAGATACAGACTTAGTTACAGAACCATCAAGTCCCATGAATATTCCAGAAGATAATAAACGTAGACAAGAACAAGCCTCGTCTAAACTGCTGTTGTTTAAATATGCAGATGAAAATGTTATTGATGCTCAAATAGAAGAATTACGCATTGTGTTAGCTGAAAACAATAAAAACATGCAAGAAATGAAAGAACAATGGACTAGGGTTCTTGTTAATTCTATAGACTTAAAAGACATAGATGAAAAAGAAAGAATCAAATTTGCAGAAGACACATTTAAAGATTTTACTAAATTTATTTATAAGCGTGATAATCTTTATAAGAATGTGGATCAATTACCAGCTATGCTAGAAAAATTGTATGAAATTATATCTGGCGGTCATAAATATGATAAAATACCAACAGCTTTTATGCAAATGTTTTTTAGCTATAGGTCTCCAGCGTATAGTTTAATGCGTAGTATGGTGTCGTTATTTAATGACAATAGTTTTCTAGCTGAACAAAATGCTTTAATTGAAGATGTTATTTCATCTAATAGTTTAGATACATTTGAAGATGGAAATAAATCGATGGAAGGAGAGGATGCGCCAGAAGGCACTTTAATGAATCCACACACCTAAAATGAAATGTAGTGTTTGTAAATTACAATTTGAGCCATTAACTAGCCATGAAATAAGTATGTGTCCTGATTGTAAAATTTTTTTAGCCCGTTCTCCAAAAGACCATCAAATAGATGTTCCTGAAGAGGCAAAGGAAATTGCAGTTCCAGTAGCAAAAACATTTGCTAGAGATTTGGCTTCTGCTTTTGAAGATGTAGACGTAACTAGATGGTGTGAAAAATACGTTAGCTTACCCGATAGTGATGCTCCCTTTGGCGTTAATGATTGTGGAAGGGATTATTTAAAAGAACCTTTTTATTATATTACTGGCGAGGCTTTATCTAAGGAAGGTAAACCAACTGTTATTCTTAAGGGTCGTCAAGTAGGTTTTTCTGTTTCTTCTTCTGCTTTATATTTGTATCTTTTAAATTGTGGTTTATATACAGATCTAAGAGTCCTTCATGCTTTTCCATCTTTATTAAACTCAGCTTCTTTTAATGATGAAAAGGTGGAAGTAATTCTTTCTAAATCGGAACACATTAGACGCAGAACATATACATCAGAAACCATGTGGTTCGATGAAGATTCTAAACAGTTAAATAGTAAACCCAAATACATTGGTAAGTGGACACAACGTGTTAAGCAATTTCAGGGTAATAATTTTTTAGTAATAGATGCTACCTCTAAGGACTCTGGCCGTCTTCGTGGTCAAACTTTCCATATTATATTTTATGATGAAGTTCAGGATATGGCTAGGAAAGCTATAGAAAATCTAGAAGAAACATTAACGACATCACCATATGGTCCACCAGGTTTAGGCGTTAAGGTGTATTTTGGTACCCCATTTAATGAAGGTACACATTTTCATGCTTTATGGCTTAAAACAGATCAAAGGTATTATCATTTAAAATGCCATACTTGTAATGAAACATATCCATTTTATCAATATGGCTCTGATTCTTGGCGTGAAATATGGGTCGAAAAACACACAGTTAAATGTCCTAAGTGTGGAGCATTGGAAGATAAACGTAAAGCTGTTACGGGTGGACTTTGGGTTCCGCAAAACCCGACATCCCCAATGCGAGGATATCATTTTAATCAATTATATGTTCCGACACTTTCAAAGGAAAGTGTTCTTTCTAAAGAAATTGATAAAGCTCCCCAACAGTTTCAAAATGAAGTCCTTGGGGAATTTTATGTTGGCGCTATGTCAGGGGAATCTTATAGAGAACTAGTATTAAGTTGTGCTGATAATCAAGTATCATATCCTCAATATATTGAGCCTTATACTTCTACCACAGTAACATTGGGAGTAGATTGGGGAGGAAAGATAGATGAAAGGTCCCCACAAGGTAGTTATACGTACATATTAATACTTTCGCATAAAGATGGGAAGATGCAAGTAGAAAGATTAGAAAGGGTGGACTCTCGTGACCCAAGCGAGCAAGTCCAAAGAGTGAAAGATTTGTTTATAAAGTACTCTGTTATTCAGGGTGTAGGAGACATGGGTTATGGTTTGGCTCAAATCTATGAACTCCAAAAGGAATTCAATCGCAGGGTATTAGGCTGCCACTCCGTGTCAGCTAAAAATGTTTATAACTACAATGAATCATCTATTCCTCCCTTCGTTAGTGTAAATAAAGATATGGTTATAGATGAGGTTTTATCTCAATTTAGAAATTCTAGATTTGTGTTGCCATATAAAACCACCGAAGATCAATTTTTAACAGAAGCCCTAGCAGAAGAAACAGCAGGTCTGTTGCCAGCTGAAAAGCTAGTTAATGGAAATAGAATTAAAACATATGGAAAACGTGGATCAAAAACAATAGATGGTTTTATGGCACTTATGTATGCTTATATAGCCATGAGATATACACTATCTGGCGGTTTTTCTTCTGATGTGCAAACCACTTACGGCGCGGGTAGAGCGATGCCCCTTCCAAGAAAAGTTAGTAATTTACCATCTAGTTTAATGTCAAGAATGAAATCGAGCGGTAGAAGATAATTTAGGAGATCAGAATGGACGATGCTAAATTTTACCAGGGTGACGTTAAAGGTTTCAACCCATTGGACGAGCTTTCTCCCGCTCGTCGTGACCAATTAAAAGGGGGGCCCAGTAAAAAGTCTACCGCCGGAGTTAAAACTGGTGATATTACTTTAAATATGCCCGCCGCCGCAGTTGATTCAACCAAGTCTTTATCTGCTTATAAAACTGCTTCAGAAAACGGTGGAGGCGGATCTGTTAGAACAATTCCGAGAGTTTATTCACCTCTATTTGAACTTTCTAATTTACAGCTTCCGAGGGATAGGCGTACTTTAAATGCGTGGTGTCGACATTTTTATTCCACTCATCCTCTAGTTAGAAACTGTGTTAATCTTCATGCAACGTTTCCAATTTCTAAATTTGAAATCACTTGTGATGAAAAAACTATTGAAACTGAAATGAATGAATTAGCTGAAGACATGAGACTAATTCATGTGTTGTATGGTGTGGCACTGGTTTATTGGATGTTGGGGGAAGCTTTTCCTTATGGAGATTGGAACGATAATGATAAGACTTGGCGCCGATGGGTTGTTCATAATCCTGATTATGTAGATGTTAAATATTCTGCCGTTACGATGGAACCACTTATTGCATTGCAACCAGACGATACCCTTAAGCGATTAGTTAAAAGTAATGACCCTAAGGATAAATATATTAGAGCTACATTACCAAAAGAAATAGTATATTATATTTCTAGAGGTATGAATATTCCTTTGGATTCTTTTAATGTTACGCATGTTAAGTTTTTATCTGAACCATATGATCATCGTGGTACAAGTATTATTGCCTCTTGCTTTAAGGATTTAATGTTATATGATTTACTTAGAGAAAGTGAATATGCTCAAGCAGCCAATCTTATTAATCCATTAACTCACGTGAAGTTGGGTGATCCATTAGGTCGTTGGCGCCCTTCCGATGAAGACTTGGCTCAATTTAGAGACATTTTTGTTGATTTGCAATTTGACCTTGATCCTAAATTAATTACACATGGCGCTGTTCAAATTGAAAAGGTCGGCAATGCGGGCGGAATAATTGACACCACCCCCAAGCTTGATCGTATTATTAAAAATATTATGGCAGGTTTAATGGTTCCAGAGGGAGTTATTACTGGTGAAGGTCCAAATTATTGTTACGATGAAGAAACAGAAACTTTAACTAAATCTGGATTTAAAAAATATAATGAAATTACTGACATAGATGAGATTGCTACGTTTAACCCCACCACCAAACTTATTGAATACCAACATTATAATGAGAAGATTGTTAATCAATATGATGGGAACATGGTTCATTTTAAAACTAAATTCATGGATATAAAGGTTACCCCCAATCATAAAATGTATGTTAGGGATCGTAAATCTTTGGAGTGGGGAACCGTAGAAGCCTCAGATGTTAAGCTTAGAAGTAATATTCTAGATCATGGAGACTGGGTTGGCAATACCCCGTCTGTAATTGAATATGGTGGTTTTACTTTTACACCTAAAGAATTTATTAATTTAATTTTCTACACGTGGACCAGAAGTAGGGTAATCGAAGAAGCTGGTGAGAAAGTAATGATTTATAAATATGCTCAACGCGGTCCAGCAGTGGAATGGAAAGATGCCCTCGTGGTGCTTGGCGTTAAGTATGATGCAAAGTATAAGGGTTATGTAATGCGGGACCAAAACTTTATAAACCTATGTCAGAAAGAAATTAATAGTGAATTTGATCATTGGAAATTACCAAGATTAATTGGCGAATGGAGTAAACACGACATTTATGAAGTCCTCAATAGATTAGCGGGAAAACATGGCATTGCTAAAAAGAGTTATGTTAGTAGACGTGGTTTATTATTACGTGCTTCTTTTGCTTTATATTCTAAAGAATTGTTGGATTTTATTCAAGAACTATTCTTTAAGTGTGGATATTCTACTAGAATCGAAGCTGAATTTAAACCATGGAGAAATAAAACTATTTATAGAATGAATTTTTCTCATGTTGCTAAACAGACGGCAAGAATTATTGACACTAGATCTAAGGGCAAGACTCGTAAAGATTGCAAAGCTGAAGTGCCCTACAATGGTATTGTATATTGTTTTGATGTTCCCCCTAATCATCTTTTTATCACTAGAAGAAATGGATTGGTTACTATACAAGGGAATAGCACGGCTTCTGTGGGATTAGAAGTCTTACGTCAGAGATATTTAATGTTCCGAGACGAATTAGAACATTGGATTCGTAATAAGGTTATGAAACCAATTGCAGTGGCTAGAGATTGGACTGTGACCGAATCTAAACAGAAAAAATTAATTATTCCAAGAATTCAATGGAATAAACTTACGCTTAAAGATTTAAATGATTATATGCAAAAGGTGGCAGAGGGACATAATACCGCTAAGGTTGTCTCACGCGATTCGTATTTAAAAAGCTTAGATTTAGACCCCGATGAAGAGCTTGAGAATAGAAGAAAAGAAATGATTGAAGATGCTATTCTTACAAAAGAAAAAAACATTCTTTATTCTCCCGCTTATACTTTATCTGAACTTCGTACGCTTAACACCGATTCTCTAATTGAAGATAGAGTTGTGCCTGGAGCTAATCAACCACCTTCTGGCCCTGGAGCAGGTGGCCAAGGTTCCCCAGATTTCTCTGGTGGTTTAGGTGGGTCTATGCCAGATTTAGGTGGTGGGCTTGGCGCCCCACCTGAAGGCGAAGCCCCACCTGGCGGCCCACCAGATATTGGTGGTCCTCCTGAAACGGGATCACCAGCATCTCCTGGTGGCCCCCCGCCCCCCGCAGGGCCTCCTCAATAATGGCTATTAATATAGTTGTGTTGTTTTGGGTCTTATTACTTATGGAGTAGTGTAAATGAAATTAGCTTCTAACACGAGTCGTACATATAGCCTTGAGGAAATTAAATCCTTAAAGGTTTTATCTTCTAAACTTAGTGACCATGCACGTATTATTGCTTCATTTGTTTCTGGTATTAAAAATAGCGATGTTACTAGATTAATTGCTAGCGATGAATTGATGAAAAAATTAACTGAGCTGGATGGAGAAGTAGATAAAGCTAAAGATATGAAAGAATTAAATGCTTTATTGAGCGGTTCCATCGACTTGAGGGTATCTAATCAACTTGATGTTCCACAAAAAGAGGTAGAATCGGTATCAGCTAAAGCTAAAGAACAGGCAGCAGGAACACTTTTACAGCCTACTGGAAGTATTAGGGAGAATAAATCTATGAAAAATATTATTAAAGAAGCATTAAACGATGCCCCTCCAATGCCGGTTCCAGATTCTCCAGCGGCAGCTGCTCCTCCACCATCCCAAGAAGACAACACCCTTGTTGCTATTTTAAATACTGTTAACCTTGGTCAATTTGTAGATGCTATGCAAGGTCAAAAAAATACAAATGTTCTTGCTGTTATGCAAGATTTGAAACAAGAATTAGATAATGCAGCTAAGACGGCTGGATCTGAAGCTTTATTTGCATATGATTTAAGAGGTAAAGCTGCCGCAGCTCAACAGTCTGCCGAAGACTCTATGCAGTCGGTTGCTGATATGAAAAAACAAATTAACGTTGTTTTACAAGCACTTAAGAGTTTTATGGATTTTGCTAAAACTAATTCTCCAAGTCAACCTTTACAGTCTCTTCAGACCAACGTTGAGGCACTTATCTCTGGTATTAATGATGGCATGAAAGATGCCGATGTGAAGTGAGGAGGATATATGTTAGTTAAAACTGCAATTGTTGGCGAGGTAATTCTTTGTGACAAATGTGGGCATTGTCATGAACTCGAATCCCCTTGTTTGTTTGAAACTCCTGTTGAAAAAATAAAAACAGAGGAAATAATCGATCAGAAAAAGGGCCAGAACGATTAGGTCTATTAATAGTAATTCATTAAACAGGCACAAAAGTGTGCTGTAAAGGAGAGTAGCATGCGAAAAAATTTTAGTTTTAGTGAGCTACAAGGGGCCCTTCGCACTACCAGCCTCACCAAGACGGCGTCGGCACTTAATCCTGGGGAGATGTCTCCAGAACAAGCGCTTGAAAACATTTGCACCGTTGGTGATACGCTGGATGCCCATGGCCTAGAGCAGGAAACCGAGAAGCTCACAGCTTCTATTCAGGTTCTTATGTCTCTGATTAAGACTGCTGCTAAAGAGAACAGTTTTGAGATGACATTTAAATGTCCAGACTGCGGAGCCGAGATTGAAGCTGAAGTTGAGATTGAGGGAGATGGAGAAGGAGAGACCGAAGAACCCAAGAAGGAAAAAGAGGATGAGGGCTCAGAGGAGTAAGTCATGCTTATTAAAATGGGCGAAGCCGCAGGACCCTCTTCAGCTTTTCAGTTTGTTACTCCAGATGAGGCTCTTGAATCTCAGATAGTGAGTGAGCGGTTCGCAAAGTTTTTAGAAAAATTTAAATCCGCTGCTGATAATCACTCTATCAAGGGCCCTTCTGTCGCTCCGTATCGTAGTGATGATTTTCTTTATTTTAAAACAGTAATTATGCACGCAGCAGAACGATCAAATTTAGATAAAGCTGGAGAACTTACTGGAGATGGTAAGTTTCTTATTACAAAAGAAAGTGATAAAGAAATTTGGCGTTGGACATCCGATAAGGGAATCTATCCATATGCAAATGCTAATGGAGATATTTTTCCAGAAGATGAGCTAGTAAAAGCGGCAAGTACTTGGGTTGGCAAGGGATTATATTGTAATCATCAATCTAATGATGTTGAAAAGCTTAGAGGTATTATTGTTGATACCATTTATGATAAGGCTTCCAAAGAATTGTGGGGCCTGGTTGCATTAGATAAGAAAAATTTTCCCATTCTTGCTGCTCAAGTAAAAAACGGTACTATTCGTAATGTATCTATGGGGACAGCGGTAAAGCGTTCCTATTGTACGCTTTGCGGAAACATGGCCGTTGTGGAAGCAGATTATTGTGATTGTATTAAGCGGGGAATGAAAAATCGTGTAGTTGGTAATACATTGGTTGGGGAAATTAACGTTGGGCTGACTGGTGTGGAATTATCGTTGGTGGGTGTTCCCGCAGATAAAGATGCAACGATTAGACACGTCTATGCGAGCTTACAAGCCCAACTTGCAGAAATTAACGCAGAACTTAGTACCGAAGCTTCTGATGATGGTATACAGAAGGTTGCTGAGTTGAAAGAACAGATAGATGCAGTTGAGCGCACAATTAAGCGCGATAAGGAAAAAAAGTCTATAGGAGGCATTACAATGCTTACAGTTGAAGAGAGGGAAAAGCGTGCGGCAGATCGCCGTAAGATTCTAACTGCTTATATGCAGGGTACGACTGAACCCAAACCCGGCCAGGTAAATTATCCCCCTGAGCCTATGAATGAGCAGCTTCGTGGTGAGGAGCTTGCTAAATCTAAGAGAGAGGAGTCTGCTACCGCCCCCCAAATGGGTGATAAAGGTGGAGACCAGAAAGTGCGCACCGAGCAACAGAGGACTGTTGCTGAGAGAAAGACTGATCGTGAACAGCTTCGTCAGGCATACATGCAGGGTACGACTGAACCTACCCCAGGTGGTCAATATACTCCTGAACCTATGAATGAAAAACTTCGTAATGAGGAGTTGTCTAAAGCCAAGGGCGAAGAGACAAGCACTTGCTCTGCTATTAATCAGACCAACTCTATTAAAGAGAAGTTGCAACGCGCCTCTTATCTTGGCGCACGATTTGTGTATGCTAAAGATGAAGAAGGCACTGTAATTCCTGAGCAGTCTTTTTGGGCTGTACACGCCACTGATGCTCCTCAGGCAGAGTTCACCGAGGAAAATTCAATTCTAACGGTATCCGCTTCTGAAGCCTATGGTAATGACCTCCATAGAGTAGCTAAAGATGACACTGGTAGTGATGATCCTGAGGGACGTACTAATTGGCAGTTTATGGCTAGTAAAGCTTATGGTAATGAACTCGTAGCTTTTATTAAGGATGCTGGTATTGACACCGTGTTTGCAACATTTAAAGTAGCTGAAGATCCCGCTCTAGCGGCTGGGTTGGAAGCACCGCCTGAAAGCGAGCCAATTTCTGGAACGGATCCTTTGGCTGAGCCTGAAGCTCCTATCTCTCCTGAGCTTCCCGGTGAAGAGGGATCTGAGGAAGATAAAGATAAGGTTACAACTAGCGAA